ATGTCACAACTCACCTTAATATATGGTACGGGTAGCCGGACTTGAACCGGCAAGACCTAATGGTCGAGGGGTTTTAAGCCCCTTGTGTTTACCAAATTTCACCATACCCGCATAAATCACTTATGCTATATTTCAATGTTAGACTTTGTATAACGCCTTATAAATAAAATCTCTTGTGTCTACCAGCTCCACCACTCAGCCATCTATGAGATTGTAGTGGTAAAATGGCGTTTTTACATAGATTTCAGAACGTTCCACCAAAGATAGCTTCGCTCAAAGAAACCCTCTTGTGGCTCTCGTTAACCTTTGTAAGAATATTCCATATATTCTGAGCATTCACCCCAGCTGGCATTGATACCGCAAACTCCTTAAAGTTACCGTCCTGAAGGGCTTGCCTCATCGCTGTTCCACTTACATCGGGAGAACCCTGTCCACGACTGAAGGCCTCAGGGTTTTCTTCTGCCGCGAAAATAACTCGCCCTTCATCACACAGCGGTTGCATATACTTGTCTCGACTTTCGGGAGGGTAATTTAAGCTTGTATCAGTAGGGTCTGAATAAACAACATACGTTTCTAGACCCTCTCCGACCTGACATGCATCTCCAATCAAGTCGTATACCTTCCTCACTGGGCTTCCGCCATATTCAACAGTAACATTCGATGGCATAATTCGTTCGAGCTCTTCCTGCCACACTCGCTTCATGTCAGCGCCATAAATTGGAAATTGACCCTTCCTTAGTCTGTTTGATGTAGACACAAAAAGAACTACTTCATCGTTCTCTCTAGCTGCTCTTTCCACAAGATAGTGGTGCCCCGCGTGGTACGGCTTGCCAGAAACTGGAATCAAGCCTACCCGATGATCAGAGCCGTGAGGCTGCTCGCTCGAAATAGCTTCATAAATCAGGTCTCTTACGTAACCACGTAACAAAGATTCTTCCTGTGGTTCTTCTGGGGTCCACCCTTTTCTTCTAGCTCCCCCAACAAGCTGGTTTGCCATAGCGAATGTGCCTGTCAGCTTTTTTAAATTACCACTACCCGGGGGGTGCTCGAAAACAATCCCCTCCATAGTCGAAGCAACATCTTCAATGTTCTTAAGTTTCTCAAGCTGCTTATCTACCAGCGCACCAATTTTTTCGTCACCGGATCCAGCTAGCCCTTCAAGAAAATCAATCGCACCCTGGAGTTCAGCCCTCTGTCGCTGTAGCTCTGTATCAGTGTCCGAAACAAAAAAGCTTTCCATTCCCCTGAGAACTTCAATGGCAAAATCGTTAATCGCCAGCTCAAGAGGACGTAATGTAGCAGAAATAGCAGAGTATGCATTTGCCTTTGCGCCGAGCTTTGAAACAAGCTTTTGCTGGTCTTTGGGCAAGCCCTTCTTAATCGCAATTATTTTTTTAGCACCCGGACGTTGAAAAGCAGCATCGAGAACATCTTGAATTCTGTCTTCGGGAATACCTCCACGTTCTGCAGTTGCCCTCAAGCGGAGCTCCGCTAAATCCTCCAGGGTAGCATCCATCCCTACAGGAGAAGCAATTCGAGCTATAGCTTCCTGCACTTCTGCCAGCGGCTCACCTGAAGCAAGTTGTTCTAATTGAACTGCAACTGGCCCCCACACAGTCCATGTTTCACCGTCAACGTCTATTTCTGCCGCATCTAACGCTGTGGAGAATTCTTGAAATGCTGCCCTGGCATCAGGGTCGTCCACAGGCTCACCAGCCGGGTCGAAGGTGTTGAAGTTGTGCAGTACCACACTTCCCGCATCGTATACAATTAAATTAGGGTTACCTGGATACATCACTTCCATATTGACATATCTTGCGCCGTCCGCAAAAAGTACTTGTGCAGTAGGACCCAGGGTAGAAATAGCCTGCTTAATCGCTTCGAACCCCTTTGTGAAAGCACCCTCTGCAGGATGGCCTGCCCACTTGCTTGCAAATTCTTCTGGCGTCATACCACCCTTTTTAAGGTCTCCAGCGTTACGAGCTGTTTGAACGTCACCAGCTTGATTGACTGTCAAGAAGAGGTTCTGACCGTCTACCTTTTCAGTTGCCTCTATATCAGCATCAGCGACGCGAGCAAGGATATCTGAAAGCTCACTAAATGTTAATTCTAGCGACTCATGAAGATGAGCCATATGTCCACCGAGAGCACCCATATTTCTAAACTCCGTCCCTATAGGATATTTATGGTTTGATAAGTATTATATGCTCCAAAGAGCGCATATACACACGTACGGGAGAAAGAAATGGCTAGAAAATCTGTGATGAGTGCCGGGCAGGTAAATGAAGACAGACTAGAAGATGCGGATGGCGATACTCTAGTTCAGGTAGAAGAATCTGCAGATGAAGACAAGATTCGTTTTGATACTGCTGGTGTAGAGCGAGCAATCATCACAGAAGCTGGGAGAGTAGGTATCGGGATTTCTACGCCTGATACGGTTCTACACATAGAGGGCGCAGACTCTGTCATACGCCTTGATGATACAACTAGTAACTATCGGATAGATCTAGAAGTGGCAGGAGGTCTTAAATTAATGATGGGTACTACCACGAACAGTGATGCCTATATGACCTTAATGGCCCATGCTGGACTAAATAAACTCGACACCGTGACACGAGATTTTCACATCTATGGAACTAACACCACCACAGGCTTCTATTTTGATGAAAGTGAGGGAAACTTTGGCGTGGGAACCACTGGTCCTGATAGAAAGTTAGATGTGCTAGACGCGTCAAACCCACAACTTAGGCTTACGCATACTGATGGTTCAAAGTACGTGGACTTCAAAGCGACACCGGCGGGTGACCTCTGGATCAAGCCATCAAATGCCAACGGACATACTAAATTTATATCAGACTCAAATTCTTCGATAGTGATTCAATCAGCTGATGTCGGGGATTCAGACGCGATTCTCTCGTTTAGCGTTGATGGCGGTTCTTCCATACCGTGGTCGATAGGAGTAGATGACAGCGATGCCGACAAACTTAAGTTCGGTACAGCGACTCCTGATACAAACTCGAGGCTTACAATAGACAGTAATGGAGCAGTGGGCGTCGGAACCACGACCCCCAATTCTACGCTTGACGTTAACGGCTCAAGAAGTACTCGTATTGATTCGGTGACTGGGAACGTAACGATTGATCATACTCATCACACTGTCTTAATGGGTAATGGTGATGTTGACACTACCTGCACGCTTCCCTCTGTATCATCTGGTATCCAGGGAAGAATATATACATTCAAGAAAATTGGTAGAGATTCATGTGACTGTTTCGTACATGCAGCATCCGGTGAAGAGATTGATGGGCAGGTGGATGCTGAACTCGAACTTGTCAAAAAATATGATGTGTTATCTGTTCAGTGTGATGGTTCAGTATGGTGGATCGTCGGCGAGATTCGCAATCCCTAAAATAAGCCAGCAGCGAACAGACATAGTTGGGGTGCAGTCAATTCAGGGATGAGATAGTTTAGCAAAATATCATATTTATACGTAGATGGAACAGGGGCCCACAACGTACACACCACTAGTGAGCGGTCAGCTTGTTTCCATTACGTTCAACAAAGAATTGCTTTCTAACGTAGGGTTTGCAACAGCGGGTAAACGAGAAAATTACGATATCTTTTACGAAAAGATTAGGCTGAGCTCATGGCCTGGATGGAATGATTTTTTTGGTAGCACCGTCCAAGTCCAAGAAGGTGATATCGCAATTATAGTAGAGAAGATGGGCCGGCCCTTACAAATCTGTAGCGGGCCAGAAGGTGCGATTTATGATGTCTACGAAATTCTAATTAACGATAAAGTTTGCCAAGCTTTTCGATGTCACCTAATTCCACTTGCTCATCGTCCATTACACCTTACCGAATAATACCATAGTAAGCTGCAGGGAATTCCACGCCACAATTATTGTGAACAACCAATTTAAGATGTTCCACGCTTTATCTGACATATTACGACACAGATAACTGACACCGATTGCAACAAACAATTTATGAAAAAACAATCCAGCGATACCATAGAGCTCAATAAGGCCTCGAGCAACTGGCATAACCTCCACTCCGCCCTCAAGAATAATACACGCAGTGGTACAATAATCCACAAGGTTCAAAAGCAAAAATAGGCTGAAGTGCTCTGGAACCATTGACCTGGGTGATAATCTCACCATAACTTTTTTTGTTTTATGACCTGATCTGCTATCTCATTCTTAAATTTTGTCGTTGACCAATCGTGGTCACGAACGTGATAATAAACGGGAATTCCAAGATCGTCACCCGTATATCGCTTGCCCTGATAATCTGACCCAAGAACACGGACGCTGGGTTTGACTATCTTTAGAGTGTTAAGTAAGTCTGCTTCTGTATCGTAACACACAACTTCGTCAACATACTTGATCGCCATCAAGATCTCTGTTCTTTCCTCAACAGTTAAAACAGGTGGAAACTTATCAGTGTTTTCAACAGTGGGGTCAACGTGAAGTGCAATAATCAAGTGTTCACAGGCATTTTCTTTTGCATCACGAAAATATCGAATATATCCTGGATGAATTACATCAAAATTTCCAGCTATTATTCCAATCGTCTTATTTCGCCCAATCACAATTACTCCCTACTTAAATTCGTTAATGTTGAAATGATTAAAACAACGGGGCTGATACAAATCAGCGCCGCCCACTTCTATTTCATGGTCTTGTCGTCCCCCAACCTTCTGTGTGTAATAGGCATCAGCAGCGCAAATGGTACACACAGCGGGACATATTTCGATCTTTGTTGCGTATGGCATCATCTGCGCAATTTCACCATAGGCCTCACCGCTAGAAGAAAGCTGGAGGCTCGAAATTAGTATAGTGTGACCGCGGTTGTAGAGCTCAACCAAAGCTTTTCCCGAGCCGGGTATCATGAAAGCTTCATCAACCGCAATCACGATGGGGGAAGTAAAGATCTCTACGCTAGCAAGGATGTCTTCACCATTGTCAACGACAGCTGCTGCGACATTTCCGCCAGTGTGAGTAACAATGGAATTATTGTCATACCGATCATCAACGCAGGGCTTAAACGCGAGGATTGTTCTTTTTTGATAACTGTATCGATCGATCGCGCTGAGCAACTTCGACGTCTTTCCGCCGAACATCGGACCACAGAAAATGACGAACCTATTTTTCATTATGCACGCTTGTAATTGCTAAAGCAAAGGCATGCAAAAACTGTGCAAATCGCTCCAAATATCCAGCTACCGTGTGAAAACGCCTGTAGGGCAAATGCGACATTCAAGACCGCACAAAACAAGCTAAACCTACTTGAGCTTAAAAAATTCCTTGCCATAATAACACTTCTCCTGTAATGGCACCCCCTGCAGGATTCGAACCTGCGACCTACGGCTTAGAAGGCCGGTGCTCTATCCACTGAGCTAAGGAGGCTCAAATTCATTATAGCTCCTTACCTCGAAAAGTTCAATGTATTAATCTCGAAATGTTTCGAAAGCCATTCCAACACCGGCAACACCCCATAGGGCGCTCATTATACCGACAGCAAAATAAACAGACATGTTATCTCCTTATACACGAAATAAAAAATAAAAAAGAGGACCAAATTAATGGTCCTCTTTACGGATATGAGACACCTATAATCCCGTGCCTCCCTGCGGAGAGAAAATCTCTAGTTATCACCCTTATTCGTAACGGTTGTGTTCGTTACGTTGGTAGTGCTAGCCTCACCATTTTCATCGGCTGCTGATATTGTCTCATTTTCAGTGGGGGCTACACTAGAATTTGACACCTCTTCAACTGCTTCTTCACTACCTTCGGATGACTCCTCAGCTTCCTCAACTTGGGCTGGTTGGACTGTACAAGTTCCCCATGCTGTTGCTATGATTATAGCACCACCAACAACGGAAATCTGTACCTTCCACTTTGCCCATAGATTCTTAAGATGATTGATCATTTACTCTGACTCCTGCGCCGTATCTTCAACTGCTGTATCTTCAACTGCTGTATCATCGCCGTCATCGCTACATGCAATTAACGACCCAAAAAAAATAGCTGCCATGAAGGCAACTGCTCCGTACTTCCACATTTGTATTCTCTCCTTTGTGGGTGAGACCTTTATTTATACTCTAAACTCCAGAAAGTATAAGCCTTTTTTCACAAATGTACAATTTTTGCTAAAAAAATGGTGGTTACTTGACGCGCGCGGACGTCGTTCACCTTTTACTTTATAAATTTGTGCATCGCTGCACGAGCAACACCGCGCCATCACTCATTTTACGACCAGTGGCCTGCCACCCATACTCTACGGTGGCCGCGTCTTTCCCAATGTCCAGGTTCCCAATGGGCCCCCATGTGGGGACGAGGTGGGGGTGGACCTACAGTCCGTGAACGATAGGACTTCCCATAGTGGGGATGAGCCCAGTGAGACTTAACTCGAACGCCGTGAGACCAGTGTGCATCGACCCATGCCCAATTCACAGATACCGAAACTGACGGTTTCGGAGTCGGTGGAGGGGGGGTCCTGTGGTGTGTATGTGCGTGTGTTGCACACCCCAGACAAAATGCAGCCAATATAGTAAACATGTTTCGCTCCTTGGTTTTATCAACCAATTAATAAATAATAGGTTTACTATGCTTGTACATATTATTTGGATTGTTTACTAATGACCCACTCTTCGTGGTTAATCGCGTAATTCTGTGCTGCTTCTCGTAAATCGATTTTCTCATCCATTGAAATATTTTGAAAAGATAGCTTCATCTGCTTGCCCAATTGAATTGCTTGCTGCATCTCAAGAACAAACTCATGATTCTCTTGTGAATAAGGAAGTCTATAAACTCTTGATAGTGAATCTTTTCTGTGTGCCAGAGAAAATCGACTTATCCACACCTCAGTAAAAGAAAAATCATAAGCCACCCACAGCTCTATAAACTTAACATCGTTCTGAGGTATTTCAACTGCTCGAGCCCACACCACTTCAAATTCTTCAGGTAAATCAGCCTGTGTTGGATAGCCGCTCACGTCCCTAAACGTAGAAAAAGCTGTCAGGTAACCGTGCATTAATACAACAACAAGCATTACCTTCAACGCTTGGTGCAAATTTGACTGTACCAAACAAACCGCGACGCAAATAGATACGATGGTTAGATAAACTAAGAAACTCATTAATAATATCCGCCATGAAGGATTTCTCCTGCAATCACATGGGGCAGGTCATTGATGTCTAAAATCTTTCCGCCAGAATCTATGGTAAACCTGCAGACCGTTTCTTCTTGTCCACGATACGTAAACATTAAAATAGTATCAGCAATCTCCTTACGTGGAGAGATACGATAAACAGTTACGCGGACAGGGATTGGGTCATCTGTCACTTTATTGTACATGTGCGCATTAACAATAAACTCGCCAGGAATCTTTCTTCTAATCATTACAATCTCTCGATTTTCTGGTTCAGCAGCTGTATCGACTGTGTCGTAATTTGGATTATCATAGTGAGTGCCCAGATCATCACGATCTAAATGCATCACAGAATTATTCATCTGACGGAAGAAAACAACTTCGCCCCGAGGATCACGAACGTACAAATCTACATCATCATCATATTCACCTGGCCAACTGGCAACAATAATGACATAAGCAGACAGCTCAACATCGGCCTCTGAGGTATCTTCCCTTTGCATGAAGATCAACGCAATAACAAAAAATACAACAAAGCATAGAAGCGTGTTAAAAAGTACGTCTAAAAATGCCAGGTTAGAATGATACGAGCGTCTCACCCGTGCTCCTCACGCTCCAGTGTTCGCTCAAGCATAAAAAATTGAAGCTTTAAAAGAACACTTGCTATTAGCCCAGTGAGAGTTGTAGACAGCGCAGTTGCCATCCCGGCGCCCAAACGAGCGACCATCTCTTGTGCAGCTTCAATATCAGAAAAGTCTAATGTCGCAAAACCAGCCAGCATCATCATGAACCCAACAACGGTGCCTATCATTCCAAGAGAAAGTACGATGTCACTAAAAAACCACCCGCGCTCTAAAGTGGGATTTGGTTTTCCGAGGTCCCATGAAAACCTTGTCTTCCCGATTTCAATCCCACAAGCGATCGATTGCCACACAAGAATCGCAGCGACGATGAATGTAATCCTTGTTACATCATTCATCATAATTTCCTGGAGAAGCCCGTAAACATACGCCAGCTCAGCTCCCACAAGCATCGTGCAGAAGCAGAGCCACCACAGTAGCATAGCGTTTGATATCTTTGGCAAGCGTATGCGCAATTCTCGACCCCTAATACTACTTATATTCCAGGGGGCAATGCTTACTTTATAATGACAGCTGACTCAAAATACAGCGTAGGGGACTTGATACGCCTAAAGCAGAGATATCGTGGACATGGCAAGTTAGCAATCATCGTAAAAATTCACAAAACAGAAGTTTTACGAGAAAACGGATGGACTACTTTCGATTTTTGGGTGCTGACCGAATTAGACGAAATGATATTCATCAATAGCTCATGTATCGAAAAAAGCTGGTGAACAGTCAATCTCCACCGTAGGTCTTATAAAGCTCAATCTCATCTTCATATTCTTCTTCTTGACCCTTAATCGCTTTGTCTAGCGGCCTACAAGACTTACGACTAGTGCTTATTGGAATAGGAATCATTTCTATTTTTCCGCTATGCATGCCCCAGCGGTCATGACGATGGTTCCAATCATCGTATAATTCATGAGCCAAAAGACGTACTTCAATCTCAACCTTTTCACCCTTGAAGTGCTTCTCAAGCGAAACTCTAAAATAGTCCCGACCGCCGTCAACGGCGACGCCTGTGCGCTTAGACTTGTCTCGCCAACACATACACGTTCGAAAATCGTGACGAGTCCTAGAAAAAATTGTATTATTACACGTTCGACAATAGTACCCTGTAATCGAATTAGACGTCTGCATTCTTATTGGTTCCCTTCACCAGAATCATCACAAATGATGTTATTATGTTCATCAAGGGGTGGAAAATATTCATGAGCAGTGTCCCACGGGCACCAGCAATTAGAGCCACCCGGACACTCATTATTTAAAGCATCCAAACCAAGATAACAGCCTGTCAAAAATAGTAAAAATCCACTCATCTTATATTCCATGTACCAAGGCTGGGGCGGGTGGATTCGAACCACCAACCTCCGGGGTAACAACCCGGTGCACTGCCAATTATGCTACACCCCATCTTTGTGTTCTAGTCATAATTATGCTACAAAAAATTAGTAGTGGTGAGCCGCCAGGGACTCGAACCCTGAACCTAAAGATTAAAAGTCTTTTGCTCTACCTGTTGAGCTAACGGCCCCAAATTAGGCAATCAGCTGGAAAAGTAAGTAAAAACAGACCAGCCGACATGCAGTAATTCAATTAAGCACACCACATAAACAAGCCGTTTAAGTTTACTAGCGTCATCACGCACGCTAGATAACGATTGTGCTACATTTGTAATTCTATTTGTTGCCATTTTTCTTCACTCCTAATTTTGCCATGTCTTCTTTAGTCTGGGATCGACATCGCGGCCTGTCTTAAACTCAGGCCTGTCTTCACCCATCATATAACCAAGTTCTTTTGTGAGCCTCTCTGTGGACTTACCCCTTTTTGTAAACTTTCTAATCTTCTTTTCAATCCGCTTAATGTGCTGATTTTGACGCTCCGTTTTTGAACCCACTGTTTCTCCCTTGAAGATAAATCTAAACAGCTTCTGTAAATATTACAGGATTATTCACAATCTTTTTTCGTAGGACCTTTGGCAACCCTGGATTAACCATAAGGGCTTTCGGTACGACTTCATGTCTAATATAATTTCTCATAAAAGAAATATCGAAATTACTTGAATCTATTACGTATGGCACATCCTTTCGGTCACACCAGTCCTCAAACACTGCCTTTCTCGTCTCTAGAAACGGCCTCAGATACCTTCCGCGCTTCGATGGGATTAATCTAGCCTCTCCATGGAAAGCCGTAAACAGCCAGGTTTCTACAACATCATCAAGGTGGTGACACGTAACAACAGGCAAATCACCCGCCTCACGCTCAAAAAAATCGTAGCGAGCCTTCCGCCAAAAGTCTTCTTTAGACATGCCGGGAGGAACGGCCTCTTTGAGGCCACCAATTATATGGGGAATGCTTTTAGAGCCGCAATAATCAGATACTACATTTTCAGCACTTTGCGCATGGTGGGTGTTGTGATTAAAGTGCAACACCAGAATTTCTTTGTTGCTTCGTGAAAGAAAATCTAGAGCTGCCATTGAATCAGGTCCACCCGAGACAGCAATCGCTAGCCTGCGTGGTAATTTCGTTGATAGTCTAATCATTTTTAAGTGGTAGGGCGACCGGGACTTGAACCCGGAACCCACGGTTTATGAGACCGTTGCTCTGACCAAATTGAGCTATCGCCCTGTAATTTTCTCCAAATATCGAAAGTCATATCCCTCTATCCCGTACGTACCATCTGGAGTCAAAAATAAATGATGTTTAAAAAGGCCAGCCACGGGAATCCTTGTGCTTACTGGACCAAGATATACCATGTCATATGGCTTGTCAGGATTACCTTTCCAGAAATGACGAACAAATCCAATCATAAAACCATGCTTACGCGCTTCGTCTCTTTCTTCTTGTGATATACGAAAAATGCTTTGTCGAACACCCTTATTATCACCGACAACACGAATCACATCACCAACGTTTGCATCTCTTACATACATCCAGCACCCTATAAAAACACCACGTACAGCATTCCAAATATACCAAAAACCATCATCCAAAAGAATAGTTCTACAATCAGAAGGGCAAGAATATACGCTCCTGCAACCTTAAAAGCCCAAGCAAAATCACCGGTAAACAGACCAATGAGAAAGATCAGAAAAAGCAGCATTTCACCCTCCTATTAATTTTATTATACCAGGTAGGGAGTGAATTTACACTAATCAGATATCTGCTCGCATCAAATCTTCGGGAGAAAATGACTCTTCAGTATTATCATCAAATTTCACGATAATCTTTGTAAGACCAGACATCGATCCCTCTGTTGTCATAAACGGCATCGGTACTTTCTCAATACGAATAACAGTGCCGACCCTGCTCATCTGCATAAAGTGGTATACTTTAGAACCAACCTTCAAATTTTTCATTATGTTGAACTCTCTCTTCGTTAAACTTACGTGCTAATTTTATAACAAAATCAGAGAAAGTTTCGGTAAAAAACCACGGCAAAACTGCATGGATGCCGCAGACAACTGACATCAACATACACGACACAGCAAAGGAGCCAGCTCTCTTAAAATGCTGAGAATACGTCATGTTACTTTTCGTAAGGTGGTGGCACGGTATCATCATTTTCTCCTTCAACTGTCATTACATCTTCTGTACATAGAATACACTCGCCCGAGGGGAACCTCACACGAATTCGTGAAATCGAAAAAACAGCTAATATTTCCCCCATCTCACCCGTCTCTAGACATATCACAAGATCATGTTTCTTGAGCATCTCCGGTATCTCCTGGTAAATTCGAACGAATATATTTCGTCCATGCGTACATTTTTCTTTCAGAAAGATACGAGACAGTCCCTTGATGTGCATACGCTTCGCGTTCGAACGGAATAGCGCGATATGCAGCGGGTCCATCTAATCGTTTAACCAGACGAAACCAAAGATAGAAAGCGACGTAAAGAACACCGAATCCAACGATCAATAATTCTAGCCACTGCTTGAAATGGATCGTTTCGTGTTGCTTTGTTTGGTCGCTCATCTCGGTTCTACAAAATACAAAAAAAACTAAGTTGATAGCGTGAATATCGATTGGAGAAAAAGCAGAAAGACACACTGGCACCCTAGAATTTTCAATAAAAATTGGGCCACAGCTCTTACCAGAAGTTGTCATAATACTACCCTTTCAACCAACTGTAAATATACCCCCCAAATCTATAGTTATTAACAGGGCAATTATGACAAGAACATTTTTCATAGCAATTTTTCTGTCTGTATCTGCAGTTTTTTGCATTACATTTTTCAACACACCGAAAGTGCACGCAGAAGCACCAAAAGTAATCGCAAACACAACATCTCCCCGTCCCGCAATTATCCAGACGGTGTCCTCAACTCGAATGAACGAAAGAACAAGCCGTCACAGCTCTGTAGCTGTTCAAGGCTTAAGCGGCGGACATGGATCGGGAACGTATATCAAGCACAACGACCACTACGCTGTTCTAACTGCTCGACATGTTGTCGATGATTCTAATATTTTTTATGTTTCAACCGGAGCAGAGAAAGTCGTTGGTCAAGTAATATGGAAATCAGAAACTCATGACATCGCATTGTTGAAAATACCGAGATTGAACTCTAGAAAAGCAGTTAATGTTTCCAGGCATAATCGTCAATTAAGCGTCGGAGACGAAGTGGTATACAGCGGTTATCCGGCTAGCTACGACATGTTAACAACAAGAGCATATGTTACAGGTTATGAAGACGGATATAGGGCTGTTCTGCTGCATGGGTTTATTTGGTTCGGCTACTCTGGTAGCGGCGTGTTCAATGCTCAAGGAGACATCGTGGGTATAGTCGTTGCGGTCGGTGTACAGGAATACGATGAAACGAGGCAGGTACTAGAAGACCTTGTTTATATGCATGAACTGAGCGCTGATCACGTTGCCAGAATCCGACATGCCTTAAGATGATTCGACGCTTATAATCTCGAGCGGCGTTGCAATATACTCATTCCATAATCCAGTCTGTACGCCCTCTGGATCTAAGCACTTGTCTAAATCATAGCAAATATTATTCGCTGCCCTACCGGGATACTCAAGGCGATACATGTTGCACGCTCGTCTGCCGTTATCCAGAGCCAAAGACTTTATATCGCTACGGAACGCAGCCCTTACATTTCCTACTAACCTAACAGTAAGAGTGGAAGTCTTTCTGAAAAACATCCGCTCAGCTACAGTGAAAGTTGAAATATCAAATTGCTCTCCAGCTTCTATCGCGCGGGACAAACGATCTAACCCATCCGGGCTTGTAAAGTGCCATAGATCTGCTGGATTTTCCAGGGTACCATAAAGCTGCGTCGTGTATTCATCGTCCAACATCACATATGGTTCGATATCCCCACGAGAATAAAAGTATGCAAACTTCAATTTAGAGACGTCTGGGAAGTAATGGCTAAATTCATTCTCGAACCCCCAAAAGCGATGGTTCACGAAGTCCTCTATGAAATCAAGAACATTTTTGCTTGTCAGGAGGTCATATCTATCCACCTCTACTGTGAGCTGATAGCCCCAGAATTTTGCAATAAGTTGTACGAATCGATCCATATCTTCTTGTGTGCAAAAAGACATATGTTTACAGCTGATTTTACCTGACCTCGTGTCGAATCCACGGGACTGAAGCTCTATTAATTCTTCCACAACGGTACGCCATTCGCCTAACGTAAAAAATACCTCAGCTGGACGGATATACCCAAGCACCTTAAATTTTTCGAAGTTACCCATTTTCTGGCCTAAATTCAATCGGCCATTCTTGCTCAGGCCACCGAGACATTAAATAATACTGCCAAGTGTCTCTAATCTTTGTCATCAGGGGGGACAACTCTTCTTCAGAGTAGCCCTTGCTTAGTCCTGTAGCGTAGATCTTATTGAGGTCTTCATCAATTTCATCCGCTGCATGCGACTCATGCCTCTTAGATTTAAGAACAAGGCTGGACACGTATGAGGGCACCTCAGCCTCACTTGTGTAGTAATAATCAGCACGATCTAAGGATTTCCATATCTCAGAATCCGGGACGTTCCTCTGTACATCCATTAGGACATCTGTGGACTGTCCTGAATGTTCTAGCTCGTGGCGAATATCAGCTTCAATTTCTACTTTAAGCTTTTCTACTTCTTCGTCTGAGTAGTCTGTTGGCATTTGAAGATTAATTCGAATATCTGATTCTTCTCGCTGCTCATCAGTCGCATCTAGATCAAATTCATAGCTTGCATCGCTGTTAAAAATATCTGCTGGCTCCATTTTCACATACACATTTCGCAGCCACAACACTGCTTCTGGTAACTCAACTTCTACTTGAAACCCAAGCGGACCCTGTGCCGCAAACGCACCCCTGAGGTCTTCATCTAAAAGATATTCGATAACTTCATCAGCTATCAATGTTGCGACCTTCTCAAGCTTCCGGCCAGTTAATGATTTTTCGATCAATAGAGCCCTCACGTACCCACGTAATATATCTTCGTTCAGGTGTTTGTTCAGCAAAGCCAAGAGCTCTTCGTCTTTCTTGTCTAATAGTTGTCCAAATGGCGGAACCACAATTCCCTTTTTGTCTCTTGGGCCTTTTTCAATAAAGCCAGGAATATCCTCTTTCTTCGCTTCAATCGCTTCAATCGCCTTTCGCTGTTCATCTGACGTAAGCATTTTGATTACATCTTCGGGATGTCGTGTTGCTCTTAAGCCAGAGAGATTAAATTTACTTTGACCCTTTTTCCATTGCTTTAATTCTTCACCGGACATCCAGGATGGTTTTGTTGCTGGCCGGTGGTGGCCACGTCCATACAGGGAAGGCATCATCTCATCCCACAACTCTTCCTTGTCCATACTCTTACCCATGAACTCGATCTCTTTACCCGCCTCGTTCCAGACATCTTCAGGAACTAGTACTTCGGAACCATGATCATATCGATGTAAACCACCTGATTTAGCTATAACCCACTGTGGTACTTTATAGGCGTATACGTGACCAGATCTACCGTGATTGATCGCTATATCAATTGGGTTGGGGGTTAAGAAAACGCCGGACTTAACTGGACTATCAAGCCAGTGTCGTTGCCAGTTGTCGGTTCCTGGAACGTCTACATAGTCGCCTGTTCTTTCATGCGTGTCCGGGTCAATTGCATCCGGGTCCCACTCTTGAAAATACGACATTTTCGGCTGGGGACGAGCGGGACGAAAGCGATTAATGTGATACAGGACACGTTTGTCTTTCTGGCTTCGGACGGTTTTTTCCAAACAAAGCTTGATGTATCGTCTTACTAAATTTTCATTCTGCTTACTCAACACTGGGAGATCCATCACAGCGCCAGGGTCGACGTCGGGCTGTACACTCCCTAAATCGCAGGGCGCATTGAGCACAACATTAACAAAGTGCGGTACCGCTGTGAGTCCCATAGATTCTACAAGCTTAACAAAAGCCTGTAGATGGTCTGCTCTATCTTCCCAGATATGTACTTCTTGTAAGTCAGGCAATTTTTCAGCTAGCTTTTCAATCATTGAAGATTTCCACGGCAGAGTCCTAACATCTCCAGTGGGCTTAAGCAAGATCTCTTCAAACGTTAGCCCTCCCATAGCAAGAAGCTCTGCTATCCGACCAACTAATTCAGGTTTTCTTGTGCGACCTGTCATTAAAATCGCATATACATTGGGGTCGGCTATACTGCTATGTGCACTAGACACTGTGCTGCCTATCCACAAATCATTGGGAGGATCGATTACACAGGGCGGTGACAACGATTGTAGCGTATCGTACCAATGACCGATGTGACCTTCCCAATCGTCGGGATGCATCGGGCTCATGAAAAGAGTTGCATCAAAATCGTATATGTGCAACTGAGTTTTCATACGCCCAATTCCTTTAGCTGTTCCACAGTGTCTACGCTTCCGCCCGGCAGATGCCAGATACCAATTCCGCCGGCGGCATTCCAGCTGTCGACGGTCGTAAGTTTATCATCAATAAGTATGTTGGGAATGCCGTTGGTCGTTGCATACCTGGCTTTCTGTTTGGCTGGTGACATAATAATTTGAGAAGGTTGAGGCTTAAGCCACCTGTGTATCCACAATTCCTTCCCTTCGGCCGTTGTCATAACAGCTCCCTCTCTCGCCCTAATTTCAGCAGTCAGTATATTCACAGTCCGACCAGTCCCCGTCAGAAATGGCCAAAGTTTTTCCAGAGCGTCAGCATGTGGCTTCATCTCAGCAAATATAGGACCAGGATTTGCTCCAACAGCACCCATCATAAAATTTCGAACCGACTTAATATCTAAATCAGGACGACCCTTTGCGCGCCAATCTGGACCGAGCTCTCCGCGTACTTTTGCTAGCCTCTTCTCGTAACCCTTCGTAATTTCAATCCCTGGAGAGATGCCACCGCCCAAAAGACCGTTGATAAATCTCACAATCATATCTTCAAAATTTACCAAAACGCCGTCCATGTCACAGAATATCTGGGACTCGGGTTGCACTCGAGCAGTCACTTGCAGCACCTCACTGATGTATTCGCGAAGTAAGCTCACCTTAATATTTCCTCTATTCTGCCGCACACAACGATTGAGGTAATAGCCTCAAAATTATGCTTATCGATAACTGGCTTAAACTTCCAATTAGACATCGCAGGCTTGCCACCCTCTGCTGGATTCGTAGCAATAGTGATGTGAGGATATTCTGGTCCCTTCATCGGAAGAGGTAATCCTTCCAGATCAACTAGCGCAGTCATGACCTGAGCCGATTGTGCAATTCCCACGACTCTCACGCAAAGGTCTTGGTCAAGCCATTGCGACGGTAACCGTAATTTCTGGTTGGGTGGATTAATAATCGTCATGTGATGAGCAAAGACTTTCCAGCCTTCGGGAGCAAAAGCGGCTAGCTTCTGATGTGACGCGTCGTCCAGAACAAATGCTGTATATTCTATCCCATAGCCCTGACCAAGATTTATCTCTGTCAAAAGCTCGCTTATGTATTCACGGAGAAGGTTCATTATTCAATCTCCACCAGTTTTCCAGCTGCACGAAGCGCATCGATGGTTTTGGGAGGTGCCGTGTATCTCTTACTGAGCGGTGAATCAACCCAGCGAGTATCATCAGATTTTTCTGCGGTGAATGCTGGTACCGTTGTCTTCATGGCTATCCACTGCTGGCAGTTATCTTCCCATTCTGGAGTTAGCGTATCTTTCATGTCATCTAATTGATGCGCTGTGACGTCCGGTCGGTTGTTCATATAGTATTCCCATACACGTCGAGCATAAGGAGAAACCGAACTTCTATCTGAAATTAAGCCGCCAGATCCGTCAAGCGATGCGTACTCAATTGCAACATCATATACTAACGGACCCCAACCGTGAGTTGCTCCAGAACCTTCCACCACGAATGCATCGCCACAAGGTCCGGTCTCTGACGGTCTTGGCTTGGCAATTTCTATTCCTGCGTGTATGGAATTATCATACCTCTCCCCGTGCTCCTCTCTAGTCCTCCACCGATTTCCCTTCTCATCGCCGATGTATACGAACACTGATGAACCGCCGTACCTTTTTAGTATTGTCACGAAAGCACCCTCAGGAAGATCTTCCACGGTCTTGGCAGCTTCGGTGAGCAGAGCTCGGATATATTCGCGAAGCAGGTTCATTTTGGTCCCACATAAACTACATTACCAGATGATGGGTAATCACGACCCACCGACTTCCAGACTCGCTGCGCGGTGCCGGAAGTAGAACCCGCTGCACACTCATCAGCGCCGACAAAGGCACCACGATTACCAACATGCTTACCAATCTCTTCAATTATTGCCTTGTATAACTTCTTACCGTATCCAAATCCCCTAAAAGCTTCATCCACATGAGATTCTCCTATCGCATATAGCGTCGGCCCCAGGGTCGGAAATTTCGGATTATCGTAATCATAACCCTGAGCTTTGAGTTTCTCTACATCTTCTGTACAGTGCTCGTACTTAAGAACTTCGCGAGCTGTAGCTGAGCCTATTCTCATTCCGCTCATCATTATAGCAGCTGCGACTCCATTTCCATAATTTTGTACTCTGATAGTGACTCCAGAAGAGTCAGCGTCTTCGGTCAAGATCTCTCTTATATACTCACGCAGCGGATTCATCTTCACAACCCTCCTCTGCACTTATAAGTTCTTTTATTCCAGACGCGTTCCACACGCACCCTGACGCTACGTCCCACCCGTAATACCAGTCCGAGTCCGGTCGCATTTTCCATAGATAGGGACAGATCTCAATACCGTCATAATGACTTGCGACCTTTGGCCAGTCAATCTTGATGTCCCCGTAGCTATTGGGAACGCCGTACATCTTCTCAAATTTCTTAAAATCATGATTATCTGTTATGAACAAGATTTCATAATCATTCAAGACAACGTTATATGCGCTATCATATCTACTTGCACCGTCCGTTAGGCCCGTCCTACAAAATTCCAGCCAGTCTATCGAGCTACCGTCTTTGCATTCATACCACAGACCACTGGGCTTGTAGCCAACCCTCTGTGAAAAACCACTGATCTGTGGTTCTTTACCGTCTCTAGTGTCTTGTCGGCTGTGGTGGATGCGCACCTTCTCTCCACCTGTCAATGGAAAATGAGACTCACGGAGCAGCTCTTCTATGCATTCACGGAGGAGGTTCATGCCTTTACCATCATCGGATTGTCTTCTGCCTTTATCATTAGAGGCCGGAACTGAGTCCTTTGCTTGGCCCACTGATCCTTAGACTTGATAAAGACGTAAATTCCAGTGAGAGGTATCTCAGCGCCAGGCTTAAACCTTACTTCTGCCTCATCGTAAAACAAGCCGGGCTCTTCGCCTGCAGCCTGAGGATCGTATCCAGCTTCTTCATCGACCGTGGCTTGAAATATGACGTGGAGTTCGGCGCCACGGTTTGTTGCTCCCCAGGCATCTGCAAAACTAACAGCAACATCAAAGCTGAGCGACCATGATGCACCCGTACTTTCGCCCTCAAGACGGCCAAGCAAAAATCTTATCAATTCTTGCTGCGTAATTCCTTTCTCTTCGCCAGTCTTAATGTACTGACGGACCTTTGAAGCCAAAATAGCTGGTGACATCTTGATCTTCATGCCACGCCAGACATTTTTCTTGCCCTCTGTACGGGCAGGCCAATACTCTGTAAGTAACGCTTCTCGTATATACGCACGTAACTCGTTCGTCTCTCGAGGACCCAGCGAAGATGCCTCTCCGTACTCTTCCTCGTACCACCCTAGCTCATCAACTAGTTCGTCTGACTCTATATCGGCACCGACCATACTGATCACTACGGGATTAATGATTTCCCCCACTCCAATCGGAAGCGGAGGGATGGGAATGCCGGTCATCGAAAAGAATGCCATGGGTATAATAAAATTATCGAGTGCCTCCCCTACAATAATTCCTATCGCGATAGGCAAGCCCTTTTTGAGGCCACCAGAAAGACCCTCTTCCCGAACTGCACTACGAATTGCACCAATTGCCTTTTTGATGAGCTTAACGGGGTTAACCTTTTCATTGGCAGTTTCCAGCGCCGCAATGACCATCTGCTCAGATATTTGATCTTCAAATTCTGCGATCTGCGCCTCAACTGCTTCTTTCCTGGCTTGGGTCGGCAATCGATTACCTTCCCACGAGTCTGCATTATTCCAGCCCCATGAGTACCCCAATATGTAATCGGCAGAATCCTCAGAGTGACCCAACTGTTTTGGACTTGGATCTTCAAAAGACCACCCTTTTTGTTTCTCCCACCGACCCTCTATTGCGCCATCAAGAAATTCAGCAACATCCTCGTTGATTTCTTGCTCCATGACATGACGAACTAAACCAGGGGCTATGCGTTTAAACGCAGCATCTAACACGTCATCATAATGACGAGTCTCTATAAAGTCACTCACCCCTGAAAGCAGGGACGCTTCTGCTTCCTCTCTTTCAAGTAGAAATTGTTCTCTTACGTACTCACGTAGGAGCTCCACGCTAAGCTTGCTGTCTGTATCACCCATAATCCAATCATGCGTAAAATTATCGATATCTGTGATTTCGCTGACTAGCGTCTCGCGACCAAGACCCTGAAGATAGCCCTGATATGCTTTATCAATTTCTTTCAGTGTTACAGGATCGAGGTGTTTGGCCAAAGAAGGGTGCATCTTCATCCGAGCCAGAATGGGATACTCTTCCAGCTCGGCCCAGGTGTGTTCCTCATTCTTCCCCGCTTGGTACATGGCAAATAATCCATCTGCGGCACCAAGCGCACCACCAACGAGTGGTATCTCCCCCATGGCGATCTTTATGAATTCAATCCCGACATTTGCACTACGCACCCGACGGCCGGCTTCGTCTGTTTCTTCTTGGATACGTTCGATAAGATCCAAGATCTCACCGACAGTCTTCATCTGACTTGGGTGGAGTTCTTCCTCTGGAGGGACGTTAACATATTCTCGAAGCAAGCTCATCCGAGCCCCCCGAGTTTCTTCAAGATTTTAATTCCCTTAACTCGAACGGAACCAAATCCGACGATCTCCTCTTCCCAATGAAAGTCGTCTAGACGATCGAATCTGTACAATTCCTTCAAGTCAAGAAACGTATTCGTTGCCGAATCTGCGATTAAAACTACTCCCACCATACCGTGTCCGGCTCGACCGAATTGCTCGGCCACGTCTCTTGATGGAGTCCATGAAGACACTGTTCTTGATTCATTCCGGTTTTGATATTCGAAATCAACCGGGATAACATCAGACCACTGCCAGTGAAGTTTCGATGTTGGCCATGTTGCTTCTTTCCAGCCAGGCGCGTGTTCATCCAAGTATTCTTGTGAAACTTCCATGCCGCGGTAGGCGTCGCCACTCGTATGTAGTATGAAAACGTCGTTATAAGCTGGATCTTTGGAAAAACTTACCATCGCATCTAGCAAGTTTGTAGGCACTTTTGAACTAAGGCCTTGCAGGTGACCCCATAATGCCGTCCAAATTTCTCCCTCTAGCTCTGTGTCTCTTTCGGATCCCATATGACGTCCCAGCGGAGCCCTATCAGAAAATATTTGCCGACCAAGTTCACCGGCCTCCAACATTGTCCTTACGTACTGACGCAACGATAACTCGACATTTTCTTGCTTCATTACAGGAGATGAACTAGCTGGTACACCCCCGGCTGCGCCGTGGATTCCTCGCTCATCGAAATTTTGATTAACCCAAGCCTCCAATTTATTATTCATGTCAGGGAGTGGAGCATCTGGTGGAAGGCTTTCGAGCCAAGGAATCACGACCTCATCGAATGCAGCTTCAAGCCGATCATCCAACATTTGCTGATACTTATCATCAACATCCAGCATGTCTAGAACGACGTTGTCTTTCGTGGCCAGATCATCGGGAGTGTCTTTTGCTAATTTGTAAATATCACCGATTGTCTTGGCCATCTTGATTCCTTTTCCAACCACAGGAATGAATTTGACCATTTCCCAACCAATTTTCTTAGCAAGCTTTTTCATACGCTCTTTGCGCTGGGCTTCATCATCGACGCCCTTTATCGCTCCTAAAGCGTCTAAAACGCTTCCCACCGTTTGGCGTTCCACTTCTTCGCTCAACACCTCTCTTACATACTCGCGTAGGAAAGCTTCATTATATGAAGCAATCTTGATTCTATCAGGCGGAATATCTTCCAACACTGCCGCTGTTCCCGTAACTGCAATTGCTAACTTGGCTTCCCTACTTCCGGGAACAAGCAAATTTTCTATATTGACCGCGCCGTCACTTGCTATAGGGGATAATTCTTCTGGACCGATTCCATCCCACCAAATAAGTTCATCTCCATCCAAGCTGGGGGGCTCGTCTCCCAGGTCTGCGACAGCTGCTAAATCCGCTACAAGGGATAATCCCTCTGTGTCGACCAACAAGGGAATCCCGGCGAATTTTCCCTTTTTAACAGATAGAAAAACAGGCCGCATACCATAAAGCTGGTCTGCCCATTGAGCGTGCACCTGGGTATAGCCCGCTTCGCCGGTAGCATCAACCTCAAGACCGTTCGCTAATATATCACGAGCATTTGCTGGAGTGGTTGCATGATACATCTTCATAATAGCTCCCGTATGTACGACCTTAACTCGCCAACCAAACTCGAATATGCATCAACCTCAGCTGCCTTCATAGCTTGTCCTATTGCTTCACCTGCAAGGCCTTGAGCCATTAGCTCTTGTGGATTGCTGGCTGGCGGATTTGAAACAAATTTCAAAAAGCCCTGAACAACACGATCAGAAAGCTGAGGGGTGACAGCTGCGAAATCCTCAATATCATTAATAGAAATCTTGTGTCGAATGAAGTCCTTCTTTAATTGGGGCGCAGTTTCTTTTGTGATGCTTTTCAATCGAATCAAAAAATTAATAAGAATAATCTGCTTACGAGAATAACGCATTTCTTCCAGCACCTGCTGCGTATCTTGTGATGCATTATCACCCAGCAATGCTGCAACCTGTACATACGGATTGCTGGCTGTACCAGAAAGCGGTGTAATTTGAAGACCCGGGAATATCTGCTCAAACAATCCCAGTTCTGTTATCAGGTTTATAAAGTGATCAAGGTTAGCAGCAGAACTAACACCGTTCAAAAATTCTTCCCTTATACGCTCTGGGCTAACATCAGTCAAACTATTGTCTTTAAGAATTGCAGCCTTTGTAGCAGGATCCAGCTCTGCGCCCATTCGGCCTGCGAATCGAATAGTACGTAAAATACGTAGCCTGTCTTCATCAAAACGTTGGGCTGGATCTCCAACGGCTCGAATTACGCCGTCTTCAATGTCTTTTATTCCACCAACGTAATCAACGACCTCGCCTGTATTCATATCATAGAACAACGCGTTCACTGTCAGATCGCGTCTTTTTACATCACCCTCTATACTGGTGAATGCCACGCCCTCAGGTCGACGACCGGGGCCTATATCTTCTCTAAATGTTGCAATCTCGTATTCATTTTTGTCGGGGGTCTTCACTCTCACCACACCAAAAGCTTTTCCTGTTAAGTCAAGCCTGAGTCTGCCATGGCTCTGTAAAATTCGAATCACCTGGTCTGGAGTTGCATTCGTAGCGACATCGTAATCTTTGGGAGTCTTCCCCATCAACGCATCACGAACAGCACCTCCAACGACATATAATTCTTTTCCCGCTTGCTGCATACGACGGTGGATATCTTTCAAGTCTTCTGGTACAGAGAGATTTAACGGCTCACGAATCGCGGTAGCTTCTCGAAGTAGCGCTTCATTCATCCATGCATCACGGTCCTGCATCATCACATAGAGATCATCATCCCAAGGCCCTTCACCACCCTTCATCGCACAATTGAGTATAGCCTCTTCAGCAGTGAACTCCTTGTACACCTCAGGCTGATACATATCGTAATAGAATTCTTTTTCAATACCATTTGGTTTTGTTATTCTGGTCTGATCATCAAAGACTAGATCTCCCATTTCAACCCACCCATGAACAACTGGCTTCGGCGGCTTCTTCCACTTATCTGTTACTGTACCATGAACAACTTTGAACTTACTCTTGTCATTTAAGTTCGGGTGCCTCTTTGGGCCGCGGCCCGGCTTAGCCTTCGTAAAGTGATCGTTAAACCACTCTTCAGCTTTCTGGTATGCGAAAGGAAAACACATTCCTGTAGCAAGTACATTACTTTCTACAAGCATTTCTTTTACGCATTCGCGGAGGAGAGTCATGAATTACCCGCTCTGTTCTATTAGCAAAGTTCTTACGTACTCGCGGAGCATAGACTCGTTCATGGAAGAAATACCACTTACAACATCACCAACTTGAACGCCTCGCTTCTTAAACCAGCCAGCATTCATTTCTAGCGCATACTTTGCTGGCTCTGTTGACCTTACAGAAGTTCGGTTAAAAGGATGCATCCGCTCTATATTAATAATTTTTCCAGCTTCTGTTAGATAAGCAATCGACAACGGGATGAAGGTATTCTCCATCCAAAATGAACGATAGTCGGTGTCAGGGAAAACGAACAACATACCATCATCCTCATTCATCGATTGTCTATGCATCAAGCCTCGATTTCTTGCTTCTGTCGTTGTTGCCAGCTCAGCGTTAACTTTAAAGCCACGTACACGTAGATCAATACATCCGGAGTCAACCTGCGATGTCATAATCTCTCTTGCATATTCGTTCAATAATTGCATCATCCGCCGCCCAGTAGAATCTTCATGTGGTCTCCGGCGCATGCCCCCGAGATACCACGACAATACCAAGCCTCATAATCAGGCCCGTACCTATTCGCATATTTCTCGTTAGGATGTCGGCCTGTCCAGTCCACCTCTTTACCTAGCATCGCTTCCACAGCCTCCTCTGTCTGAACTGCAGGGACTCCATGTCGAGTGATCATGATATGTGCAATCTTCCCTGACATCTCTGCAATTGCACCAGCTCTTAGATCTGCTGCTGTCTCTTCGAGATAGCGATCGATTGCAGCACGAGTTCCATCATGGCCGACGATGCCCAGCTTGAATCGGCCCTTGACCATCTTTCCGCCGCGAAAATAATCGGGGTCAGGATCTTCGTCTATGTCGGCTCCCTTCATGATAGTGTATTTATAGGGTAGATCCCCTGGACTTTGAATTTTGATGTTGCCAAATGTCGCTGGGCCCTCTTCCGACGCCGGCGTTAGCTCGACATCTTGATATGCAACTTGTATCAGGTCAAATATTTCTTCATCCAAGTCACGCACGTTCGGAGTATTGGTTGCAAAATCTGCAGGATCGATAGGGATGGTCTTTCCCTTGGGTGCCTGGAAATCAGCCCAGCTCTTTTCCAACAACGTTCTGCGTATCAAATGTCGTAAAGCAGATTCAGTTAACCTCATTTCTTATCTTCCTCTTCCTTCTCAAGTTCGGCGATTGTCTTCTTGCTCCACTTCTCTTTCGGCATCAATTTTTCAATCCTGAACGCTAACACTTTCATGCCATTCACAGTCGGTTGGCCCAGGTCATCGGTACCAAGTTTCTTGACCACCGTTCGCTTGTTCTTGAAGCGACCGGTTAGTATGATGTCTCCAACCTCAAGATCGAGCGCAAGCTCTTCAGCAATGATCTGTCTAATCTGTCGTCTTGTGATTTTCATTAGAAATTCACTGCTCCTCTAGTGCTAACTTCTGGATACTTGTCTACCATCTTATCTTTGAGGTGACCGATCTCTTTCCGCATCATCTTACCAAAACTAACGTTGTCACCAGGTTTGGCAACAGTGTTATAAAATTCATCAATCAGCATGCTGGCAGTCCCTTGGCCACCTTTATCACCACGAGTCTTCATATAGTCAATGTACCACATATCATTTCCGCCTGACGAAACACCTTCTTTGTGGTAGTCTAAAAATCCAATAACGCAAGCATCAGAAACCCCGGGAACCAGCTGGCCCTTTCTCGGTTTCTTTAATCGTCGACCCGAAGCGCCATAATATTCCATCTCTTGTCTTTGGTTGAAGTATGCATCTATTTTGGGCTTGCCAGTAGGGCCCATGTGGGGTTCTTCTACCGATGTATCGCAAAGTGCTATTCTTTTTATATCTGAAGCGCGACTGTACTTAAGGGGAGAATCAAGCGTCCGAAACTCAATGCTTTCATTAAGAATTTCTTTGATATATTCTCGCAATAATGACATTCCGGCACGTCCTATTAGGGCGGCCAACGTCTAACGAGCGCGGCCTGTACGACTAAGTATCTTTTTCAAGCGTAAATTAACCGTTTCATTGCACCCAGATTCCGAAGAAATCCACCCCGCTGCCACGCGGAAAGCTGATATCTTCACTGACGGAGCAAATTGCTTACACAATGCAGCAACTGCCCTTACATTATTTTCGTTATCATCATAAAAAATTAACTCATCTGGTTTATACTTGTTTAGATATCCAGTCAATACGTTGACCTTGTGTGCAGCGCTATTAGAGCCCTGGTCACCCACTGTATGTAATCTGCTGTCATCAAAGCTGATTCCATTATCTTTTAAGAACTGAAGGATCTGGGAGCGGTTTAAGGGCTTTACTGACGTTCCCTGAGACGGACTGTACATCTGCTTCTTCCCTGCTCTCGCCGTTATGATTAATGCTAGCGTATCAGGATCTGATTCTGCTTCAACCAGCTTTTTTAACATTGGGGTAATCACTTGAGCTTTGCTCACATCAAATGAAGATGTCCCAACGTAATCAATCACATCCTCAAATCCTTCAGCATGCTCTTCATACAATGCAAAATTTGCAGAATCTAACCAATAAAACTCATTACCACCCGTACCCGTTACATCCATATATTGAATATTGTGGTCTAGCAACCAGTCTTCTAACGTGGGAGAGGACGTTCCAGCTGCCTCTGGGCGCTGAACACCGATTCGCGATTCAGTAACCGCCAGCGTGTCATCAAAATCAAATGCAACTATTTTTCGTATAGGCATGAAATTCCCTCAATCTTAAATATAATAAAAGACATAGTTAAAATTTTCATCCTGGGGGCGATATGGCTTCGACAGGGTAGCAAAGGAGTATAAGAGTGCAGGTGGTCTCAGGAAACAGCAGACCTAAATCGCGGTTTCAAAAAAGATAGTTGCCAATAACAACAATCACTTCGAATACGCCCTAGCTGCGTAATCGGGTGGTTGCCTAAAACCATCTATCCAATTTAGGCTAAGTGAAGTAGCATCACTGAAATAAAATAATGCTCGAACCTTGTATCCGCGAGCAGGGGGGTTTCACCAGCGGAAGATTTGTCAGTTTAGAAAAACTGTCTAAACCTGTGAATGACTTGATCCCTAAACTGCTTTGGACGCGGGTTCGACTCCCGCCGCCTCCACCATTCTTTGTACAATTGTACTAAAACAACATATTTATATCATCATGGATACGATTATAATTTTAGGAACGAGGTATGGCTTCTACATCTTGGAACCGCGTTGGACTAGAACAACCCACCAACATAGAAGAGAACAAGAAAATAAAGCCACACCCAGACACTATTATTTCTGAGAGGTTAAAAAAAATTATGCCCGACAATGACAAAGCTATCGAAGAGCAAGCGCAAACAAGCGATAATCCTACGGACGATGCACATATCAACATCCCAGATGCGGGAGATGATTTTGATTTCGTAATGGCCTACGATGATGATCCCGCGGCCACAGACGAAAGACTACTCCCCGACAACACAGCTGTTTCAGCTATTAATTGTGGATTCATAGGCGTTGGCGGAGGGGGAGGGAAAATTGCAAAAGCATTTCTCGATCTCGGATTCAGTAAGACAATACTTGTTAACACAACTGAAAAGGACCAGCCGGGCGGAGTTGATCCGCAACATTTTGTTCTTGTTCCCGGAGCGGATGGTGTTGGAAAAGATATCACACTTGGAAAAAAAGTGTTAGCAGAAAACAGCGCATTTGTTGAAGATGCTGCTCGAACACGAATCGGACAGGTCGATTGGTTATTCGTTATCGCCGGTGGTGGTGGAGGAACCGGTAGCGCGTGCCACGAATTAGATTCTTCATTAAGCCGCTACCTACAGTCAATTGAAGCAGCAGGTCGTGTTGTCTATATCGTAACGAAACCAACAGCTCAAGAGCTTCTCAACCCCACTATCAAGTCGAATTATCAATCACTTATGAGTGATGTAGGCACTAGCCCCCATATTGTAATAGACAACGAGAGACAATTACAGTTGCTCCGTGGTAGGACTGGTCTTCTCAACATGATGCCAGTAGCCAATAAAAACTTTGCTAAGCTTTTGTGGCAAGTCTTTAAGCTTGCGTCAGAGCATACAGAAATCCAGACATTTGATACAAAGGACTTGGAGCGCTGCTTGAGCACAGCAGGTCGTATGGTTATCGGAAGCACAGTTGTTAGAGATGTTAATAGGAACGACCTTGGTTCTCTTGTCTATCAGGGGTGCTTGCGTTCATCTCCTTGTCCTACACCAAGCGGAAACACAGAAACAGGTGCACTGCTGCTGGTGGTGGACAATAACATGGCTTCGGACCCCGAAGTCGGAAGACGACTTGAGTCAGCATTCTCATACGTCGGTGGTCGAGCAAATACTGTTTTCTCTGGCATCTATGTAAAAGAAGGAATTCCAGGGTTGATTGCTATTACATTACTTGGTGGACTATAAGCTTAAGCATTTTTATCTGGCCGGACCGCATATTTATGAAAAGCGTATGTGTGCGATGGAATAGCAATGAAAAAGCTAAATGTCTCTAAACAGCAATTACAGTATATTATTAGAGAAGAGCTTTCAAAGCATGAACTGATCACGCTCCGAGAAGCGATCAGAGAATTATTAAGCGAAGGTATCTACGATCCTGGAATTCTTAAAGCTGTCTTTATGGCTGGCGGTCCAGGAAGCGGAAAAAGCTTTACGGCAAAAGTGCTCTTTGGCGGAAGCCTCGCAAATGAATTGTCGGCTTCGACGGCCATGGGACTTAAAATTATTAACTCTGATCCAGCTTTTGAAAAATATCTTGAAGAAGCAGGTGTCGACCCAGGCGATCTTGCAAGAATTGCAAGAGAAGATCCCGAAAAAGCTTATGAGCTAGGACTTGACGATGAACGTGGTGTACCTGCCAGCTCACCTCGAGGGAAAGCAAAACAATACAAGACAGCAGCTACGCAGCAATACACAAAGTCAACGGCACGGCTCGGTGTTATTATCGATGGAACCGGTGATGATCTAGCCAAAATTGAAAAGAAAAAAGAGGCCATGGAAAAACTTGGCTATGATACCTACATGATTTTTGTCAACACAACGCTTGAGGTTGCGCAAGAAAGAAATATGAACCGACCAAGAAAGCTGCCGCCGAAAAAAGTTGAAGAAATCTGGACAGACGTTCAAGCAAACCTTGGCGCATTCCAAGGATTATTTGGACAGGGAAACATTTCGATTGTTGACAACACAGTGTACGGCCCTGTCGACGAAGCAGTACAGAAAGCGGTGGGTGGATTTGTCAATCGACCTATTAAAAATCCGATTGGTAAAAAATGGATCGAAACGGAACTGGAACAACGTGGTGGTGGAACGAAAAAAGAAAGAGGCCGCTTATTTGGAAGAAGCAAAAAATAATCTATTGCTCATCGACATAAACAGCAATTTGTTCCAGTGCTTCTCTCAGGAATGAGATCATCTTTCCATCAACATACAAAGTAACGAAGTCTTTATCTTCAGAGTGAGAAGCAGTCTTTAGCTTCGATGTTTCGACCGCCAAAGCAGTCGATCCCTTATGTGGACCCTTCGTAAACTTCCAAAGCATCCCAGCTCCTTTTACATTATTATTATACCACACCATATCGAATTTTGCACGAAATTTCGATCTGCCTCTTTCTGCTTTCTGTCACCGCGGTCAGGGCAGTTTGCAGAGCGCCCCAGTGTTCACGGCTTATTCCGGTAGGTTTTCCACCAGCAAGATCAGTTAAAACCTCTAGCGCATTCTTGTATTTCTGTGCTTGCTTTGGTGATGGGCTTGTGCGTAGATTATGAAGCATATCCACAAGCTTAACTCGAAGCGCCAGTTCATCACCCAAAAGTGAGGAAATATAAACGTCGTAGCGTACTCCCGCCGAGTGCGTCAGAGCCTCCACAGTCGCAAGAATTTTTTCGGCAGCGCTTGGATCACCGAACGCTCCCCTAATCCAGGACTTCATTTCTTCCTCAGAGCCGACAGTGCCTTCCTTCGGAGCGTCTTCCAGCGTATCGTGTAACAAGGCAACAAACTGTGCTTGCTTATCATTAGGGTAATATTTTCTTGCTAAATTACGTACAGCGCTCGGGTGAGAAAATCCCGGGGCTCCAGAGCGACGCTTCTGACCCATGTGGGCCATCCTCGCAGTCGCATAAACATCTTCGTAATCTTCTCTCGAAAACGCTTGTTCCATATTACTAAATATCGTGCAACATAGCAAATTAGCTTATTACAAAAAAACTTGAATAAAGATTATAGTAAAAGAAAGTCCAACACAAAGCATCGTTTTCATAGTAAGCATCGATTCCCCCAAAAGGGCGTATGTCAAGATGGGGAACACAAGATATGAAATCCCAAAAGCCAAGAACCTGGATGCCCAAACGCTATCATTTAGCGCAGTATACGCAAACCGCGCCCCGTAATAAGCACATAGCGATGCGGGAACCGCTGTTAAAATCGCTATCTGAAGAGATTTTTCTTTCCACTCAGGTGAAATAAACTGTGTATTTGCCGCAAACCATACAAGCGTGTGGAGAAGAGTGAACATGGCTGCAGCGTAGATAATCTTCATTTTTCCTCATTTTGAACAACAACCCGCTTTATTTCAAAGCCTGGTATCTCTTTCTTTTGCGAATCTACAAGAATAGTATAAAATACCCCAAGAGCAGGCGGGCCCAGGTGCTCTTCTAAAATCATCGCAGTTAGTCCATTTTTAAGAAGAACTAAGTCCCCTACTTCTATTTTCGGTGCTTGCATTCTGCGACCATATATTTGTCAACTTTATAAACTTTGTTTTCATACAGCACTTCGTACCACGGTTCTCCAACATCTAAACCAGGGTCTTCTTTTATACATAAAACACGAGCTCCTGGAGGGGGATAAAGGCTGGGTAGCGGTAGCTGACTTAATACGTCTAGAATTTCCAAAACACGACCCTTCACTCTATAGCCGCTCCATCGCTACGGGGAGGCTTAACTTCTTCAAAGAGTGCCATGTCACACAATTCAAAAAGTGCTCCACAATAAATAACATCAATAGCTTTTTTCAGAGCAATATAATCTTCGCTGACTCGTCGCAACTGATATGAAAGGTCTTTCTCTTTGGGCGTCGAAACCACAATACACACTTCTCCAGCGGGCGGATAATCATTTTTAAAAATATCTCCACGAAGATGTGCGCAATAACCATCGGGCTTTCGAGAAACTAATGAACCTTTTTTTATCACAACTCAAGTTCCTCCCACTCACCGTCCCAATTGGTAAACTTCACCTTTTTAATACCAGCTTTTTGAATCTCAGAAACACAGAGCTGACAAGGCTTTGCCATTGTCCGACCGTGGTCACACTTCTTAAAGCGCATCACTTCCAGCTCGTCACCAGGCTCGGCAAAACGAAGAACGTTCATTTCCGCATGCATGTGAGAAGCCCAAGTTCCGTCAGCGTATTGCCTCTTAAAACGAGGATGTGTCTTGTCGGTGTTCTCCCCAATGCGAACGACCCTACCGTTCCGGCGAAGAATTGCAGCCAAATGATAAGATCGTCCATTCGCCACAGCCAATTCCTTAGCTCGATAATACACTCGGCATTTTATTGCCCTCCCAAATCATCGACAGTCTTTATATCACGAGTTACTATTTTCTCTAATTCAGAGACAACTGTCTTATACTCTTCAGAGAAAATATCATAGAAATCCCTGACCCAGTACCTGTAAACGCTAAGCTGGTATGTGTGAGGTTCAGGCTTACTTGACGTTATCGCAATGACCCACTCCCGAACTGCTTCGTAGCTTGTATCAGCTAAAACAATCGGACACTTTCCAGAAGGAATCGCTAACTTCATTGGTGTGTAATTTATCTGTGCATCAGCTGTACGACCCCAGCTTTTCGAAACACCTTTTCTGGTTCTAGAGCGCCTTTTTACTTTCTTTGCCACTTAAAATCCTTTTGATATATTATACCAAAAACTCAGCAGCTTTTCACTTCCAGACAACCATCTTCGAAGCGTGACCTGGATAGCGATCTTCCATCCTGAAAGCTGATGTGGTGACAGCATATGCATTCAGACCAAGGTGATCCTTCCACATCATTTTTTCGGCAGTGCAATTTTTTTCGACAATAAGCTTACCATCGACAGAACTAGCGGGATAACAGAAACCGCGGGCTCCCTTAACAGAACGAATAACTGATTGACCTTTTCGTAGTTTAATGCTTGGCATTTTTTCTCCCAACACCTTTTTTGTTACATCAAGTAAATATAAAAACAAGCCCGCTGGTGTACTCACACACTCGGAATTACTTTCGTTTATTTCGCTTCTTGCGTATTTTTTTCTTACGACTACGTCCTGTTTTTTGCGGTGAGGACTTGCTTGATTTGCCGTTATAAAGCTCGCTGTCTTGCTCAAACTGCGCTTTCACCAGCGCCGCGAGCTCCCTATCACGCTTTCTAGTCTTCTTTACCTTCTTAATGAGCATTGATCGCTTTAATCTAGAAAGTCGATTTAAAAAAACCTGGCCTGTCAGGTGATCAAATTCATGCTGAACACATGCTGCTGGGAACCCAAACAAATTTAATTCTCTAGGGTTTCCCTCACGATCACAAAAAGTTAATACACATTTTTCATAACGAGGAACGTAAGCAGAAATTTCTGGAATAGAGAAACACGATTCTTCAACGCGAACAATCTCACCGCTACATGATATGGAGGGATTAATCACTTCCAAAACTTCTTCTTCATGGTCCTCTATTTCAAGCAATTGTGGGTTTATAACAAATGCGCTTACCGAATATCCAATTTGGGGCGCTGCAAGACCGTATCCCTGGAGCACTCGAAATGTGTCTTTTAGATCATCAAGGAATTGATATGAATCTTCTCCCGTTGTAATTGGTGAACACACTTTAGACAACGTCTTATTCGGCCATGTAACAATACTTTTATACATCGTTAGTCCCTATCTTGCCTAATAATTTCAGCCCACCAAACAAAAAAGCACAAAGTTGCAGTAACACCGCTGAACAGCGTTTGTTGCGCTTCTCCTAGCGCAGCAAAAAATGCAGCAATTCCAAAATTTAAAAACGTCAATACAACAAATATACGTCCTCTAACGCTTTTTGGAATCATTGGTTACTCTCTTTTTCTTCGCTCGACGTGGGCGCTCGGCGGCAGGAGTATGCCACGCTTCTTTCTTAGAAGAAGTCTTCTCTGCTTGTTTTGACTTTACTTCTTCAGAAGACAACGAGGGTACAGGCTTGTCGGGAGCGGTGTGTTCTTTTTCTGCTATAGAGGTGTCTATAAACAATGAAGATACGTCTGAGGTCTTGGGGGGAACCAGATTATTCTCATTGCACCACTTTTTGAGATGGCTCAAGCTAGTAATCTGTTTGTTTTTTAACCATTCGCCTAAATTTATCTGTCGGCGGTGGATCCAGCTTTCAAATGAGCGTTTTCTAATTCCATTTGTCATCATCATTACCTGAACTATAATATCGTTTTCTGGCAGCTTCTTCAGCTAGCATTCTATCTCTTGCATTACAAATAAGTATTTCAACAGTACGAAAAACGTTTTCGGGCATTAGATTCCCATCGAAGCATTCCCACCCAGTGTTCTTAAGCCAAAACAAAGCTTTCCCTAGATCTGGTGGGGCTGCGGACAACATTGCTCTTAGCTCATTTAAAAATTCGTTTAATAGCTCTTCATCCCACTCAAGCGCTTCAAGCAATTCAGTCCTTTCTCTCAAGGACTGAAATTGCTCTATGAATAAACGCAGGCTCACAAATCAATTCCCTCTGACATAATGTCTGCTACGCTTTCCTGGAACCTTGGATCAAGAGCGATCCGCTCAATCTCGTCATTTGGCATTTCGTAAAGCTCGCATACGACAGACGCAACCTTTCGCATTCCGCTTAAGAAATAGTTTCTAGCAGCAGAGTGCTTCATGGAATCGCCATGCTCTGTCATAATTTCAGCAATTTCACGATAGCCCTTGCCACCCCGCTCAGTTACTGTTGCGTAGCCGTGTGTGGCTTTGAATCCCTTTGGCATACTCATTACTTACTCCCTTGTAGCTTCAAAAAATCAGCTTTTGAAATTGGAAAATTCTCAGAATCATGGTCATCTTCAGACAACCCAAATCGAAGACGAATAATCTTTTCTTCTCGAGAAGATAGCTTCTTAAGAGCGCCAACTAGAGCACCCCGAAGAACAATACGATCCAGACTATCGCCCGGATCACGATCGTCCGTGCCTCCAACAAGCTCAGCGAATGTTCGACTCCCCGAATCGTTTTTCCCTACCGGGGCGTCCAGTGATAGTTGAGGTGCTCCTGACTTTCTGATTGCCTTTAGAGTCTGAACCGGAACACCAACTGCCGCGGCGACTTCTTCAGGAGAGGGCTCGCATTTAAACTCTTCGGTATATTCTTCCGTGAATTTGTACGCTCTGTACATTAGCGCTCGAGCAGAAGTTGGCATCTTAATTGCGCCAGACTGGCCAGCAACGTGAGATTGCACGGCTTGACGAATCCACCACACAGCATATGTACTGAACTTGAAACCCCTACGCCAGTCAAAACGATCGACCGCTCTAATCAAGCCAATATTCGATTCTTGAATCAAGTCTTCAAACGAACATCCGCGGTCACGGAATTTCTTTGCAATAGAGATCGCAAGACGAAGATTCGACTGAATCATCTTTTCTCTAGCAGACTGGTCACCCAGTTCAATTGCTTTTGCAAGCTCTACTTCTTCTTCTCTCGTGAGAAGATCATGGCTTCCCACATCCTTAAAGTAATGGTCTAGCATCATATGTTTTATAGCCCCGAGTAAATTAGGTTAGTCACAGATAGAGGTATTTCCCCATCCATCATTAATATTATACACCATATGTACGTTACTTTGCACGATATCTTGTCTTTTTTCTCAAATAATTTTGATGAGCAATTTTCCTATTTTTTCGACACTCCGCTTCTCGAAATAAATAACATATTTCTTCTTCATAGCTCTTATAAAATTCAGGAGGACTATACCGCCTCTTTTGTCTGTATCGCTCCAGTAACATTTCGACTTTAGAGTCGGACATATATTGGATATTTTGCATATCTACTTTCCTAAAGGGCTGACGTGTTTGTCTTCTTTGAGCCATCAATCGTTGTTATCCTCTTCGTTTACCATTGCACAACCAATTGATAACAGGTTAATCGCAACACTGGACGCATTTGTAAGAGCCAAACGAGTAACCTTCACAGGATCCACAATTCCTACCTTCATAAGGTTACACACCTCATTAGATATACCATTGTAGCCAAAAGATGAGGGTTTTTCAAGCATTTTCTCTAAAATTACCTCAGGCACAGCACCACAATTCTTCGCAATTTGTTTAAGCGGCGCCGTTGCAGACTTGTATAAAATTTTCTCGCCTATCCCCGATTCAGGCTCTAAAATATCTGAAGCAATCCTTGCTAAAACTGCTCCACCACCTGGGATAATTCCTTCCTCTATCGCTGCTCTAGTCGCGTAAATGGCATCGTCAACCCTGTCTTTACGTTCACGAATTTCTGCTTCTGTCGCGCCGCCAACTCGTAAAATTCCGATACCGCTACTCATCCTCCGAATTCGACGATCGAGAACTGCGTATATTTCATTGCTTTCTTGCTGGCTTTCTTTTGCAGCCACAATATCGTCAATTCTTTCAGAGCGAGTTGTCTCATCACCTGCTGCTCCGATAAAAATGCTTCGAAACCTATACGCCAACAACCTATCACACCGACCCATGTCCCCTAAACCATAGTTCGTCCAAGTCGATGGTTCGTCTGTTAACATCTCGCAGCCAAATAAAACCGCTAAATCTCTCAATGCCTCTATCCTTGCATCTCCAAATTCAGGAGCAGCAAGAACGCATGTCTTGATTAAGTTTTTTGAATGATTTAGAATTAATGCTTGAAGCGCTTCGCCAGTTACTTCTGGTGATATTAATACAAGCGGTCTACCTGTTGAAGCCGATTCTTCTAAAAAATGCATAATATGACTCAACAGGTGGACTTTTTGTGTTGTAATTAAAATTGCAGGATTCTCAAGTTCACAACACATTCTCGCTGGTCGGTTTATAAAGTATGGTGACACATAACCACGATCAATTTCACACCCATCAACAACCTCCAAAGACGACTCAAAGCCTTTTGCTTCATCGACTGTCACGCTACCTGTTTCACCGACAGCTTTCAACGCGTCTACGATCAATTCAGCAAGGTCCTCTTCTCCATTAACAGATATATTTGCGACTCTTAACAGATCTTTATCAGACTTTACGGGACTTGACTTGCTTTGGAGCTTCTCGATAAGCGTTAACGTCGCAGACCTGATACCGCTTCTAATATCGTTTAATTCATGACCAGCATTAAGGGCCTTTAGCCCTTCGTGGAAGATTGCAGATGCCAAAATAGTGGCTGTTGTAGTGCCATCTCCTGCCTCTTCAGCAGTTCTTTGAGCTGCTTCTCGTACAAGATGTACACCCATATTGGCAAATCGATCGCGAAGATGAACTGCTCTTGCTACGGTGACCCCATCCTTTGTTAAAATAGGAGACATACCGTCTCTTTCAATTAGGACGTTTTTTCCGCTTGGGCCCATTGTAACCTCGACAGCAGAGTTGAGGGTATCAACTCCCACTTTTACTTTTTCGCGGGCGTCATCGGAAAAGCTGATTAATTTTGGAGACTCATCAATCATCCTTTGAGCAGCCTCTTACCGCCGCGGCCCTCACGGACTGGGCCTCCATACTCAATAATTCTTTTTGAATTTGTCACAACATCCTTTGCGACATAAAGATCACCCTCTTTATAGACAATCTCAGTCTCAGATATCAATCCTTTTGCGCGCATTTCTACCAAAATCTCAGGAGGTAATGTACCTTGTTCCATCTTTCAAGTCCTCAAATGGCTTAGAATATTTTTGCCATGCATTTTGACTAATCATACTCTTGAATCCAAGTGTAGTAAAGGTTTCCAGCACACTAGAAAATTCTTGTTCGCTATAAGAAATTTGTAGCGTTGATATATCCTCAAGCGCAGTCAGCGATATCAACCCTACGTTTCGCAAAAAAACCTCTTCATGCTCTGGACTGCTTTCGAAAAACAACGATCTGGCATTAAGATCGCTAGCCAGAGTAGCTGCGCGCTTGTTCCCAATCCCCCTAATACCGGGAATATTATCAGACCCATCACCTCGAAACGCTTTCCAAATAGCGTAGGGGTAAGCGGGCGCCGGGCGAAAGCTTTTTGAGATGGGATTGTAAAGCTGCGTCAGCGGAGCATCTTGGCACAATTGAATGAAATCTGTATCGCTTGAAACAATAATCTTTTCATGATCGTCAGGAATAGACTCAAGCGCCAAATGCGCTATTACATCATCAGCCTCTGCTTCAGGATGTCGTAAAGTCACAAATGGAAATTTCTCCCTAACAATTCTTATAATTTCTTTTCTTTGATGACTAAAGCCATCTTTATCATGGTAAGTGCGGTTTGCCTTATACTCGGGAAGAACCTCTAACCTTTTTTTCGGTCTTCCATCAAGCACAAAATACACGTAATCAGGTGAAAACTTTTCAACGATCGGTTTCAGACTCCGAAAGAATGTATGGACAATAACATTCTCGTAATTACGCTGATAGCAAGAATGACGCGCTCGAAAGATCAAGTTGTTCGCATCTAAAATCAAGTGTTTCATATCAAGGCATCCTAATTCTTGCGATCTTGCCATCTTCTAAAACAACTTGAGCTTCCTCTCCTGCTGTCTCGCTCATTGGGATTGCCTCTTGCGCCGGACCGAATTCCTCAGCAGCTTTCTCAGCTGTCAGGATCAATCGATCTATGGCTGCTGTCGCCAAGGTCAGCATGTGCTCTCGAACATCTACAGTTGTGGAAAAAAGCTTAGTTTTAGATGGGTCAATCTCTGCACGCTCAATGCCCTGCTTGGTTCTAACGCTTAAAATATACCCAACCTGTTCACCATCGATGCGTGTTCGAACAATCTTTTCAGCAATCAAAGCTGGAATAACTGTCTCTGTTTTGTTTGCTATAAAATAAACAACTTGACCAACCGAAAAATCTGATTCATTTTCTAATGTCATCAATAGGCTCCAGTGAAATTGCTATTTGCGGACCCTTTGTTTTCCACAGCTCTAATTTTTGCTTAGCATGAGAACGTTGCGCTGGTGTAACGGCTTCCTCTAGCGCCTTAGTATATTGCGCGATGAATTTTTTGCTCCTATCAGAAAAACCGCCAATCAACGGAATGCACTTTTGAAATGCCGATGATTTATGCATTCGGGATTTCCCTCTTGAGCCAGGGCTAGCCACCTTAAAATCATCATATCCTAAATCACTAAAAAGGAAAACGCCTACATTCTCATATGAGCGATCGAACATAAGATATAGAAAATCTAACGTTCTACCGTCAGACAGTGACGTACGATCTGCCTGGAGGGACCATGCGCCGGACTTTCCTTGGCAGACAACCTTACACTCAAGCTCTTTATCACCCAATGCAGTAATGACGATATCAGGTTCACCAGTCCTACCATCGTTACGACATGAGCCTACGGCTTGCCGGATAGCATCAGCAAAAAAATGCTCTTGAGCGGGAGACAGAAGGATATTTTGTCTACCAACATCACCACCGAGATCTATTCCATGTTTTGCGTATGTTCGAGTCATATCATCTGCAAATCCCATGATATTGTTAACAGCATCAATCGCTGCCTCACGGGAAAGATAAGAGTGTGACATCAAAAACCTCCGGTATTATTTGATATAGCTATATTTTACCATAAAACCGCAAATTTTACACATCAATCACTAGTTTCACTACCCAGCTTACTTCTAATATTTTCAGTAATTTTCGTGCCAGCTGGCATCGCCGTCGAAAGAGACTCTAGCCCTAGAGCTTGCCTTACTTCATCATATAAGGCTGTACTCAATTGATCACGTAAAATATTCATATCAGCATATTGATGCAAATCTAATTCCACGATCGGCATTTCTTCGCCATCAAGACCAGGCTCTGTCTCACCAGTGTTTCTAGATTCAAAAATGAAAAGAACCTTCGGCATTTCAGCTCCAATTGGAACTTCTACAAAAGGAATATGAGATGTCAGTCCATCTTCAACTTCTTCATAACAAATTTCTGGTATCCATCTCTCATCATTCATAACATCATCTCCCAGACATGTACGATTTCATTATAATCATAAACCGCGAAATGAAAACTGGAAAGTAGAACTAAAGGCTTGCAAGCTCTTTAGAGAAATTCATTATTACATCAGAATATTTTTCGCCTAATGGACCAGCTTCTTTGAATTCCTGTACTTCGCTTGGCTTCATGTCTTCTGCGACATAGTCCATCACACCTTGAAGCAATTCTTGACGAGCTTTCGCGGTTGCTCCCTGAAACATACTTGCAAGTATACCCTTCTCTAGAAGCGGTGCAAAATCCTCCGGTCCAGCATCTTTCGGAAGACTCTTCCCATCAGGTAACTTTCGAAGATCATCCATCATTGTCTTTCCGTCAGGGCCAGCTAACTCTTCTTTCTTCTTTGTGACAACCTTCTCGACTTCCTGAAGTTGGGAGGTGAGATCTACATCCATTGTTTTTAGTTTTTGAGCGACCGGTGCTATTTCTTCCAGACTTTTTGCAGATGTTAATTCCGAAAGGGCAGCCATTTGATCCTGAACCATCCCTTTTACTTCCTCGATTTCAGCCATCTTCATCTTTACGATATTCTCAGCATCCTTCCGCAATTGCTTACCCCAAGCCGAAGCCTTAAGAGCTTTAGTAATTCTTTCTATCACTTCTTCTTCAGATAATTCAGCTGGAGGCTCTTCCTCTTCTTCCTTCTTTTCCTTCTTTCCTTCTTCTTCTGCTTCTAACAAGGGCGTGACCGATTGATATCCCTCGCCAAAAAATAGCACCTTGAGGTCTCCCAACAGGCCACGAGCGGGTCCTGCCTCTGCGCCCCTCTTGGTGTCAACATCTCGAAAAACTGCGTCTAGCTCTGGACTGATCCAATCCATCCTCATCTTTATATAGTCATAAACCGGCTCATTCAGGTCATTGGCTTGAGATAGCATTTGAGCACCCAAAAATGCACCAGGGTTGAACATAAAAGCCATCAACTTTGCATCGCTAGATGCCAACGTTTCATCAATCTCTTTCATCGTTTCAGCATATTCTTGCCGGTATTTGTCACGATCTATTTTATACTTTGCCCGGAGCTTCTCACGATTTTTTTCACTGAAAGAAAATGCATGAGACAGAGAAATAAGAGTGGCGGATGACACATCCTTGAAAGCTGTTTTGGCAACCTTCATCACGTTAACAAATGGACCAATGAAAGTTTTATAGACTTCATCAGGTGATGCAAAGTCTCCGAACTCATTCTCAAGCAATAGCTCTTGAGAAGACTCTGCAAGAATTTTCCTAATTTGTTGCCTGATAAACTGCTCATTGGCTCGCTGCGCTCTATTCATCTTCAACTCCAAGCTTTGTGCCAAGTGCACGGAAGTAATTATCAATCAACCAATGCTCAAAATCATTTAGGTGCTGTCTTTTTGTTTTTGGGTCTCTAGTGGAGAAATTTCTCCTAGCATCAGAGGGAAGACTGACTAGTAAAAGTTTTTTCAATTCCATCCACTCGTTTATCTCGCAAACGCTCCCGAGACCAATGGCTTCTTCAAGGATCTCGCTATGTGTCATTACGACCGCCACGGAAGGGGAAGAGGGAGTGTACTCTTTTGAGCCTCTCCCTCCAGGACTATTTCTTCCTTTCTGCTCAGAAAAGAACCGCTTAATCGAAATGCTAGGCCGTCTATTTTCACATTTATCCCGGGAAAATGGTCAAGCAAAGCTTCTGATTCTTCTAAAGATTCATATAGTAAACTTGTAGAATTCGCGAGAAACAGACGATCAGCAAACTTCCTTAAACTAGCCACAAGGAAATTCTGCGATTGCTCGCTTAATTCACGCACTGATAATCGTGTCCCGCCTTCAGCTGCTGAAATTGCAGCAACATCAGCCCTTAAGTCAGTATATACTCCAGTACCACTAATGTTTCGAAGATGCAAAACAGGATCAAAAATAAACTGTGAACTGTCACTTCGCTTGATGTCTTCTCTCATTCTTGCGAACATGCGATCTATCAATGGACTAGAAGTCTTATTACCCTTAATATCGATCCGAACTGCTTCTCTTACGATTACCCTCTGGGAATTTTCCCAACCAGCGATACATATTGCAGGGTCAAGTATTTCAAACAAGCACCACGTCGCAGACCCGGGACGAAAGGGCCATACATCTATAATGTTATCTTCAATTTCTTGAAGCGCTTCAGCCACTGCGTCTGAAACGGCGGAGCCTTTCATTCGATCAATGATGTCCTGCTTGTAAACTCCACGAAAGTCTGACTTGTGTCGAGCATACCTCACTTTGGCATTCTCATCCAGCTTAGCATACACCTTCACGCACTCAAAAATTGGTCGGACTGCGGGCGTCTGATGAGTCAGTACATCTGCTATCTCAAGTATATCGTCGAGGCTTAAGTCGTCAACAGACCACAAGAAAGGATTGACGTGGAACAACATCTCTATAGCTCGTCTGCTGTGTCAAGCCTGCCTTGGAGTTTTTCTTGTTTTTGTTGCTCAGCAAACTTATTTGCCTTTCTTCTTTTTTGGCGCATAAACTTTAGCGTTCCGTTTAAGCTTGCTCTATCAGCAGTCCCTCTTGTCAAATCATCTCGCTGTTGAACGAGGTCTTCAATTCTAATATCTAGATCTTGCACGCAGCGTGAGGAACCGAACGGAACAACACGACCCCCAACACAGCGGTGATCATCGCCGTACGATGCATTCTCAAAAACGCTCATTAGTTCAAGCTGCTTATTCGCTCTCTCTCCAACGACTATCGGCGCTGCTCTGTCAACTGGAATTCCAGAAGGCGTTGCAGCTTTCTTTCTCGATGATGTACGTTGACGAGACTGCGTTGTTCTTGCAACATCTGAGCCGGCCTTAGGTTCAATATCAATATCAACATCCAAATTCTCTGGACGAGGGGCTGCTGCGCCAGATGTACCACCCGTCATTATCGCTGCCAATGAAGCGAGATAGGTGAAGAGAGCTTGTTGCTCACCCTGTCCAAGCTCTCCAAAATATGTTTCAAGCTCTTTTGCGATTACCTTATCTTTAAGGCTCTTGCCGGCCCTGAGGTTGTTTAGCTGGCGCTCAATGTCACCAATGCTGAGCTGCGTAGGGATATACGCTGGAGCGGTTACTTTAAATTTTTCGCCCTGACCACCCTCTGAGTCTTCGCCTCCTTCTTCGCCCTCTTCAGGAACAGGCTTTGGGTCCATATCTACATCTTCAGCGTCGGGCTTAGCTTCTTTTTCTTCCCCCTCTTCTTCTTCATCTTCCTGCTCATCTGTTATTTTTTCTTCATCAGAGCCTTCAGGAGCGCGTAACTTTAATTTATCAATTTGTTTTGATAATTTATCTTGCAGCTTTTCTTCTTCGCTCGCAGCGACCTGCTCTAATAGCAATAGCTTTGCTATTTTTGCACCAACGGCCTCGGGATCAAAACGCTTCATTTTTTATTTACCGGCTTCCACACAACAGTATTCTGCCAACGCTCTTGAAAACGACGAATTCGCTCCCTTCTTTTCTCTTGGTACTGCTGCTCTTGCTCAAGTATCGTCTTTGAGTCTTTCTTTCGTTGACGACGATCTTCTAGATCTTTAATAAACTTATCAAAATATGACATTTTCAGTTCCCATGGTAAAAGTTAATAACGCCGATCTATCTTCTTGAATGGTCAGATCCCATTTTTTAAAGCACTCACTAGATGCCTGTAGGCTGTAATCACCCGTTACGCGGATCGTGATCTTTGAATCGCTCACCGCGCATGATTGTAAAGCCCCTAACATTTCTTTGCAATCACTCCTCGTAATAAATCCTATCGTTAAATATGCACCTGACACGATTGATTGCAACGCACCATTTACTACCGCCGTTGTTCCATCATCACCGACAGTAATTGTTAATCTACTGTGATCTGCAGCTTCTATATTACCCAGGTCTTTGTCGGTAAAAAGAGCATCTTTTAACTCTTCCGAAAGGATAATATGGTCAGTATCTACAAGTTCTTCATAATCCATTGTTACTTTCATGTCAGCCATTAAAACAGCTCCTTCATAAACCCAACGTCTCCAAAGACATCATCACAATACTCTGCGTATTCCTGGTCTAACTCGGTAACTCGATTTAAATCGTGAGTTTGAACCTCGATTTTAACATCATTTCCCTCAACCAATATCTTCCCATAATGGTCTGTTTCTTTTTCTTTTTCCATAATCTCTGAAACGAACCAATTTCTGGTCGATAAATCTGGAAAATGAAATGTCCGGACAAGCCTTTCTGGCCCCTCTTCAACAACCCATGAAACCTCAGTTGCCTGCACTGGAAGGCTTGTTGTTTCGCACACTAGATCGGGGGGCATAATATCTTTGAGCGGGTTCCTTTGCGGAACAGATTCACCCAAATATTCTCTCATTAATTTATCCAATTTCATAAAAATGCCCATCCAAGATCATGAATCTTCAGCTCGAAAATCTGCTGCGTCTGCCCACGCATCAGACAAAATCTTTAATTGACGAGAATTTGATTTTCCATCCCATGCGCTTATCGCTCTTTCAGCCAGTCCAGGAGAGAGAACCCCCAAATTTTCCTGCTGTGTGGTAAGCTTCCTCACCAGTCCTGAAGCTTTTTTCACTTCTGCATCTCTCTCCTCCATGGACATATCAGGATTTTTTCGTTGCAGCTTCAATCCAATCTTACGAGGTGACACTGGGGAATTCCCGACAGCCTGGTTGAAGACCATTTCATGGACAAGCGGATCCAGCCCAGAAGCTGAAATCTCTTTTCGAATCTCTTTTCCCATATCTCTTAGTAGCGATTGATGCGCTGGTAAAATAAACCCAGCATCCATAAACGCCCGAAACGCATCAAGTTTATCCCACATAGGATTATCAATACCAACTTCACTAACGTCTTCTTGTTCAAAAAGACCAAGATCTAAGCTACCTTCTACAAAAGCTTTTCGTGCTATAGGACGAATTTCATCCACATCTCCAGGAAAGTGTTTTGCCAATGTCTCCATCTTTTTTAAGATTCTATTAACGGTTTGTTTCGCTCCAGAAGCCCCGGAAACGCCTGGAATTTCTTGAGCAAGATCCTCGAATGACATACCACCACCAGACTCAATTGTGTCTAAGTCATCTTCGGTGGGTTCTACCTCTGAATACGACCCTTCCTCTCCGAGATCATCATCATCATGATCATGCCTTCCCAGTCGAAATTGAGACCAGTCCCCCTCTGCGATTAGATGGCGCCAAAGCGCGGTTTGGACAAGCTTACGTACCTCATTAACCTCAGAATCCTCTTCAGCTTCTTCCGCCATGGCTTCTTCTTCACCCACGACCTCAACACCAGCGCTTTCATTATCAACAACATATTTCTCAAATTTGTCATACGTCAGCTCCGCTACTTCGTCAGGTAAACGCTGAGCCAACACTGCGACTGCTTTTGCTAGCTCCTTACTGCTTACAGGCTTATATTCGGGGTCGTCAACTGGGGGTTCATCCACTGATAGCTGTGTGGCCATCTGGGGGTTAACAGTGATCGGAGGCTCATAGGGATCTGCGGTCTCTGGTTCTTCAAACTGAGTGCCTGCCCTCTGATTATCTTGATCGCTGTAAAGGCTATATGTGTCTTCAAACAAAAGTTTTCTGGCTTGTGTTCTAAAATTTTCGAAATTTCGTTTCATGGCCTACCTCACCAATAAGTATCACCAAGAATAGCGGTTTTCACGGAGATATTGCTGCTTGGTTCATTGCAACACCAGCGCCGATTGTCAAACCCACACCAGTTAATATTCCAATGAGTAAAGTAACCTCTGGTGATATTTTTGGCTTTGTCAATCTATTCTCTAAATATTCACTATAATCAGTATGGAAAGCTAATCTTTCATCATATAATTGTGTTCTAATATCCAGCGCTGACTGGCAATTATCTAATAATAGCTGCGTTTGATTCACTGCTGTTGCCACCTCATATTCTATCTGCGCTTGACAGGTCGCTTCTTGTACCTCAAGATTCGCTAAAAGCCGTGCGGCGTCCTCGGTGGTAAACAATACTCCATCATGAGGAGCGGGATCGCCCGCTTTTATTGGAAGGGGATCGTCAGCGTATGCGATTGTTGGGAATATGATAAGCCATGCGCAGATATATGCGCAAAGCAAATTTGTAAAAACTCTCATACCGAAATAGTAGAGTGATTAAGTCTACAGTAAACCTGCTAACTTGCGCCAGCGCTCTAGAAGTACATTATCAGATGGGCTCAAAGATTCATTGTGCTCCATCCCCTTCTGTTGACGTCCTAATGCATTCCCCAAAGTTGTTAAAACAGGGAGAATTTGTGCAGCTGGAGCCATAACCTTGTGACCCTTGATCTCAGCTCCCGGATCTACAATCATTGTTCCTGCCCAGCGGTGGTGACCATCTAAAATCTCATTGCCGCCAGTAATATAAGCTCCGAGTTCCTGACCACCGAACCCGCCACCGATTGCAAATGCGAGTGATTTTCCAAGAAGAACGTTTGATTGTGTCGGGATCATTGCGGCCACCTTAATCGGTTCATTCTCCTGCACTGCGATCATATCATCCCCACCGTCGTCGTCATATGACTGAAGCCCTTTTGTCAAAAAGCTAAGAGCCAAATCTTTGATCGCGTTGAGGTCGACAGCATCTTTTTCACCTTTCACAGGCGCGCCTGGCATACCGCCCTTATGACCTTGGGGAAATTTGTCTTCTAACAAACTCGCCGCTAACGAATATTTTGATTCTTTTTTAGCTCCGCCTAACTCTGCTTCATCGCCATGTTCCTTATGCCATTTTTCAACATCTGCTGTATCATCAGCAGAAGGGTCGTCCATATCGATATTGATCTGTCCGCCGGGGCTTAGTGCATCCTTAACGTGGACAACATCCATAGGCTCGAGGGCAGGCATATCGGATTTTGGCTTGCCACTAGAGGGAAGCTTGCCTTGAATATTGATAATGTTCTGTTGTAAAAAGTCAGGGCCTTTCGTCTTCACCCAATTTGCAATCGCAGCAGCGCCTTCTGGTGTGTCGGCCTTTGGAATCCCTGGGGTAAATTGTGGATTATGATACTCTCCAATGGCGGCAAAGATGGGCATTTTTACATCACCGCTAGCGAGCTGTGCGACTATTTCTGTCGCATCGACTCCCTTGATATTATCTCCGCCCTTCATCGCAGTACCCGCAGGTTTTTGATAGGCCTCAGGAACACCCTCAACGTTGACCGGACCGTCAGACTCCCCTGCTTCATTTAGAATGCCCCGAATTTCTTGCAAAATAACTGACCGTAATTTACGAGAAGAGAGCTTTTTCGCCCTACGCTTGGGGGTTGAATACCCGTATAATTCAGCTAACGTTCGCTTTGCCATCTTGTTTCTCCGAAAAACCTACACTTAAATATGGTGTGTTATAACAAACTTCCTATTCTAAAAACCGACGCAGACCCGCGGCGATTTCTTCTTCTGGGGTATCTGATTCAAGCAACTCCAATACTCGATTACGTTTTTGCTCATCTAAATCGTCTACCCACTTTTGAAGAGCTTCCCTCGCTTCATCTTCAACATCGAAATATTTTTCTATATTATTTTTAATTGCTTCGGTTTCTGCATCTCGCGCCTCAGCGATCGCTTCTTCTTCTTTTCGTAGTAGATCATTTTTTGCATCTAAAATCTTTCTAGCTTCTTTATTACCACCAGATATAGCAAAAACAGCAAATAAAGCTCCAAAAAAGCCCACCAAAATCTGCCAATACTTTTTGCACCAACCGCAAACTGCATTTTTTATTTTTGCCCAAACCATCATGCCACCTATCTGTTAGGACCGTGCTTCCACGCTAGAGCCGCATCAATTACTGCTTGGCTGCCGATATAGATCATTGCGATCATTCCCCAAGTGTCACTCTCCAAATCAGACCACGCTAGCAAAGCTGTCGCTGTTACGAAAACCAAAAATTTACGTGATATTATTTTAGAAGTAACCCTGTCTAAAATTCCAACTCGCTCTACCAACACCGAAACCTCAGCGGGTAACTCTTCTTTACTCATCTTAAACTCCCCCTAATTTGGTAAATCATCATCATTACTGGGCGTCGTTTGTAGAGGAAATGAGGATGTAGTATCAACTTCAAAAACCCCCACAATATTTTCAACAACTTCGCCAATATTCGAAATATCTCTTCCTATGCTGTCTTGTGTCCGCGACATGGCTAGTAGCGCACTTTGTAAATTATGCAGTGTCATTTTCACCAGAGTAAGAGTTTTTTCTAGCTCATAGACTTTTTGCTCTAAAACCCTTACTCGCTCTCGTTCTTTTTTCCGTGACCTAAAAAACCACCCCATTATTCGTCTCCCCGTAATTGGTCATGTTTCTCAATCGCATCGAATAAGCTGTCTGCGTCTGTTCCCACAACCTTTCTCAATTCAGAGTCATATTTTTCTTCAGCAATCTTATCAACAATCCTCACTAACGTTGGATTACCATTTGCTAAACGTGAAATAAGACCCTCAACAATTTCTTGCATCGAGAGCTTTTTACGAAAAGCCAAGACACGAAACTCTGCGTGGGTTTCGGTAAGCAAGTTAAAGTGGACCGATTTCTTGCGAATAAAATCACTCATACAGCTCCACCACCACCTCCACCGGCAGTAGCGCCAACGGCAATTGGTATTTCTGTTGAGAGGTCTTCTCTTTTAGCGCGCTCCTCTTCGTTTGTTTCGATACCATGACGCACTTTTAGCAAGTCAGTAAACTCATCAGCAATTTCCTCGCCATACTTGTCTAACAAAAAGCTTCTAGCTTTCGCCTGGAGCAGCTCTTCAATATCAAAAAAGGCGTCGAAGTTCTTAACAAGCCGAGCTGTCTCACTCGCAAATTTATCTATATCAATAGGAGGAGCTTCGGGGTCATCTTCTTGCTCTCGTAGAAGAATTCTAGACAGCGAATATCCTTCTTCCTGTATCGCGGCGCTCTTAAGCGAATCAGATTCTATATCAATAAAGATTGCCTGTAATTGGTCATCCAGCGATTTCCCAAACCTAACTTCGTCTTCTTCTTCTACCTCAACCTCTGGCTCTTCCTCTTCACCTTCAGCTTCTTCACCCTCTTCACCTTCAGCAGTCTCATCACCGGCTTCTTCGTCACCAGCTTCTTCGTCACCGCCTTCATCTCCACCCTCATCGTCCGTCGCAAACGGGTCTTCTTCGTCTTGCTCTCGTAAAAGATGAGCATACGCTCGATTAAAAAATTCTCGTATATCTTTTTCTTTCATTGCTTCGTCTCCGAAGGTTTGTTAAACAACCTTGCAAGCTTATCGGCACGGCTAACACGGTCTTCTATAACATCCCAGTTTAGTTCCTTCATCATAGCAAATACGTACTTCTGCTTATCACTGAGATAATCCCTGAAATATGCATGCTCCCACATATCAAGAACGATCACTGGATAGCAATTTAGTGGAATATTGATATTATGTAGATCAACAACGACGTTCATGAAACGATCTAAAAAGCAATTATAAACAGTCATTGCCCAACCGTTCCTCGCTGACAAGGCACATGCAACAAAGTCACGTTGCCAGTCATCAAATGTCCCAAAATCCCTGGCTAGTCGCATATAAGCTAGCGAATCCATTGTTATCTTTGAGTTGGGGTCAGCAATATTATCGAAATAATAAGCATGAAGAAATGATGCATTTAAATTATACGATTCCTCAATTTTCAAAGATCGAAAAGCAGAATCATTTGCATTCGCTTCTGTTCTATCAACAGAATCTAATTTAGCAGAAATATTATTTGCAGTCTCAACATAGCCTTGTAACAATTTCTGATGTGTATCGATTGTTTTCCTGCTCAATAAATCTGTCTTAAGATCGTATTTCTTTGCTTGAAGCACATAGGCTTCGTCTAGTCGCTCTTTTACTTCATTTAACCCAAGCGTGTCTCGAATAACTTTCTTAATCTCTTTATCGTCAAATGACATTTTACTTTACCTCGTATTCTTCTTCAAAGTCTTTTTCATCGACCACGAAATATTCTTCATCTTCGGCTTCTTCCTCCGGTACTTCCACCGGTGCGACACCTGGAACCACAACTTCAACACCATTACCCTGAATCGTTAAATCATCTTCAGCCAATACTCCATCCTGGGGTCCGCCTAAAACTTCTTCACCCTCTGGAGGGGGTTCAAACCTTGGCTCATCGGGTTCTCGTAAAACAATCTTAACGCTGCCGGGTACATCACCCTCGACTCGATCGACTGTATATTCATAACCAGACTTCTTATGACGTACTTTCAAATCAGGTTTGATGATAATATTTCCTTGAGCATCAAAAATTTCTGCTTCTCGTAAGGTCTCTGATAATCTTTGATTATATTCAAATTTCAGCACCTCTAAAATATATCTCGAATCAACACTACTCATTGTCTTCTCCAACACCCGCTAATTGGCCCCACCTCGTGGACTCAAATAAAATTTTATCACTGCGATGCGAAGCATCAAGATAACGATAAACCGCTCTGTGGACTGTGCCAACAGTAAATCGTCCAACTGATTCTTCTTTCTTCTGCATCATTGTCGATGCCAATTTAGGAATCATGGCCTGCAGGGCGTCCATATTTTTCTTAGAGAATCTTCTTCCCATAGCTTCTTCATGCTCCTTGCGCCAAGCGCCGACGGCATTCCCAACTTCCTTCTCTACAGCTTTGGACAGCCCATCAAGCGTGTCATTAATTCCGGTCTTTAGTGCGTCATATCGACCGTTTGCCTTTATTGTTTTTTGAGACTCAGCGGCTAACCCATCATACCAAGCGTCGAGGGCATTAGAAACAGCCACCCCGGGAGCCTCTGGCTCCTTAGCTGCTGTTTCTATCTCATCAGATGGGTCGGCGTCCCCCTCACCAGCATCAGTTACGCCATCGGCTCCCCCTGCCGCTGATTGCGCTGCCGATGTAGCCTGTGTCGTTTCTTCACCGGCGACTTCGGTGGCACTTTCGAGGCTTGTTTGCACATCAGAAAGATCGACGCCCATGAACACATCATAGGGAGTCTGCTTAATGGCGTCAGCGATTAGGCTAGCGTCTACAACTCGTCCACTTTTATCGCTCTTAAATAAGCCGCCGATGAACGCCATCGCCTTCTTAAAGAAGCCACCCTCACTTTCTTGTTCTGCTGCTTTCGAGCCAGCGGCCCAAATCTTATCAAACCACCCAGGAATTTGATATGCTTGCTGAATCCCTGCATCTAATTTATCGAGCGCCGGGAACTCTCCGCCTTCTTGGCCGGCCAACTCGCCGATGGTCTGAGCACCATTTTCACCCACTGCGTCTTTAAAATTTGCCAAATCTTTCTGCACGGCGCCAACCGCAGCGATCAAAGCGGCAATATCACCAGCAACTGTTTGCAATTTTTTTGTATAATCCGCTGTCATCTTTCCAAGCTTGTCTGCGTCGCCACCCTGTATCAGAGTAACGATCTCCGCAGCATCAGGCATGTCTGTCATGAATGTATCAAATTCACCGAATGGCTTGGACCAGACCTCTGCCGCATCTGCAAATTTGTCTGTTGCTGCAGCGACCAAAGCCTTTATTTCTTTTACTGCTGCGTCTAGTTTGTTGGCATCTTCACTACTGAATTCCTCAACTAGAAGCATTCCACGGACTTGGCCCTCTTGCAACGCAAGATAAGTTAGCTCGCTAGAATATGCTCGAAAAACTGCACAAACAGAAATTTCAGCAAGATTTTCTACTAGACCTCTACGCATAAGAACAACTCCGGCAAACAAAGCACTAGACTAAATATATACGCGCGGCTAGTATTTCTTATAGGAATAGCGCCTTACTTTTACTCCAGCGGCCCTCAATAGATCCAGCCCAGAAATATCACGATACTGCTCGTTATAAATGACTTCGCTAATCCCACCATTTACCATCGCTTTTGCGCACATTCGACACGGACTTAGTGTAACGTACATTATCTTTTCCGCAAGAATATTGTAATCACATTTAAGCAGCGCGTTAATTTCAGCATGAATCATTCCAGACTCACCCGGAACTTCTGACTCTGCCTCATTGGGTCCGCCTGTATAATTCCCGTTATACCCAACAGCTAACACTTGTGTATTTTCTTTCGTAACAACAACAGCACCAACCTGATGTCGCGGATCATAGGAACGACGAGCTATTGAATGAGCAAACCCCATCCAGATTTCATCCCATGGCGGTCTACCATCCGAGCTCATTCAAGTACCCTTTAAGACTGTCACAGCTTTCGACTTCATCTCCCCAAACTGACCATCCAGGTAACTGGTGGCGAGCAAACAGTTCAACCTTCGTCTGGTCTGGAAACATCTGCTCAATGCGAGCCCTAACTTCATCCGGCTTTTTGCTATGCTCTTCACGGAGGTGCTCTAGATATTGTCGCACGTTTCTGGCACCTCGAGGTCGAGGAATCTTGCCATTTTTTCCAACAAGGCAAAGCTCGCACTGCGACATGGTATAAAACCCAGGATTAACCCGCATCTTGTTCCACACAAAGGCGACTGTAGAATATTTCAGCCCCCAGCTCTTAAGCAGCTCAATGCCCTGATCGAGGTGTGGGTTTGTTACCCACATAAAGACAAGCGAGTCTTCGTTAAGAAGCTCCTGCATTGGAAACTGCTTAAGCTGTTTTAGTTTGAGCGTACCATAATGCTTGCGAGCCCCACCTGTATCACCCATTCCAGGTTTACTATGTTGTAGCTGGCCTTTGTAGTCCCATGGCGGATCTAAATAAACAATATCAAACTTTGGCGTTCTATCAAGTGTCAAAGAGTTCTTCAATGTGAGTCTCCTTAGGAAGCGTAAATCCTGCTGCTTTTTTGTGACCACCGCCACCAAACTTTTTCGAAATTTCAGATACGTCAACAGAATCGTGAAATGCACGTAAGCTGACCTTCGTAACCTTATCTTCATGATCCCAGTACCAAATCAATGCAAAATCACAATCTGGTGAAAGTCTTGCTCCGATTTCTGACATCCAGTGAGAAGCGTTCACAACAAGAACATCCTTCCCTTCAAACTTTCTTGGCTCAGCTTTCTCGCAAACCTTCTTTACAACTGTCTTAGAATAAGCAAGTATATACGAACCGCGTTTAACAGCGTCATCAAACACCGAATCATCTTCAAACTTTTCAAATTCCTCAAACTCAAAGGGGACCATATCAAACGCTGCTGCGAACTCCCTTGAGTATGGGAGCTCCCACTTCCAAAGATCACGATCTTGAATATATTGAATAAACTTGGGAGCATCTTTTCCAGGATGAAAAAATTCCCAAGCCAGCATTGCACCCGACTTAGTCATGTCAAAATGTGTATTTGTTATATCATGTAATTCTACCATTGCAGATTTATGGTGGTCAATCACGATGAGGTTTTTTGCAGACTTTATCATCTTTTTTGTAACTGCATTCGTAAACGAGAAGTCTAAAATAACAACGTTCTTTCCCTTTACTTTTGGGGGGGGATTACCGTGCTTACACGGATAAAACTCGGCACGTTTTCCCAACAGCTTCCATGCTGAATACGCAGCCCCGTAACCGTCAGTGCAATCAGCGTGGTAAATCACTACATCTACTGAATTTGGGTCGATCGAGCTCATTTTCTTCTCCTTAGAATTAGGACTTAGTCCTTTGGATAAATAAACTGAAACTCGTCAATTGTGTCGATTGCTCTTCCATATTCGTCCTCAAGCCGGACACTGTTCTCACTACTTCCATCCGAAATTTCATATACTACAGAATCTTTATTTGCACACACCCGATAAGGGCACCCTGCTTGGACATTCAGCATACCACCTGGACCTAAAACTTCTTTTGACGATGGATACTGAATTGGGTCTTCAAAATGTCGCTCGCAAGCAAAAATAACAGTCACTTCCCCAGATGCAACAAACAAAACTTCATTCTTTTGTTTATGAAATTTTAAGCTTGTACATAAACCAGAATAAATTTCAAGCTTTTTTCCAGTAATTGTGGGGACAGCGCTCCAGCGAGTCTCTATACCCCATGGCATTTCTACTGTCACCGATTTGCTGGTCCATGCGTTTCTATTCATCGTCCAATAAGCCCCACCACTTTAACGTGCTTCTGAGCCCAGCCCAAAACTCCTTTCGGGGAATCCATCCGAGCTCCTCATTAATTTTATCTATAGAACCCAAGGTAAATTTTACGTCGCCTGGGCGAGCGGGAGCATGATTGATAACCATCTCAGGAAAATACTCTTTAAGTGTCTTAAGAATTTCATTGTTAGTAACAGCTACGCCTGTTGCAACATTATACATTGCGTAACCTAACGAATCGGGGTGATCAGCGGCTGTCACCATAGCACTTGCAACATCATTTACATACACCATATCACGCCGTTGTTCTCCGTCTCCATCACTTCGAAGGGGCTCATTTTTCTTAAGACGTGTACACCACGCAGCGATTGCAGTTGAATAAGGAGAGTCTCCCACCTGGCCAGGGCCGTACACATTGAAAAACCGAAGTGCAACAAAATCCATACTGTACAATCGGTTGTACAATTCACCAAATTGTTCCACGACAAGCTTCTGTAGTCCGTAAGGTGACTCTGGATTTGTGGGAGAAGATTCTCTTGTTGGAAATTGGTCGGTATTGCCATAGCTGGACGAAGATGATGCAAAAACAAAGCGATCAATTTTTCCGGTAGCTGCTGTCATTAATTCAATTGTTTTTTGAACGTTTGTATGGGTAGTCGATGCGGGATTCTTAACAGAAAACTCCACACGCGGATTGGCAGCCAGATGGAAAATTACATCAAATTCACCTTCAGCAATTTTCATAAGAACATATTCATGAGCAAAATCACCAGTAATAACCAGCGTCTTACTAGCATCGACGGCCTGTGTTTCGTAAGCCACTAAAAGAGCAGGTGGGATACACCTAATATCTATACCGTCTAATACAGAGGGGTCGCCATTTGACAAATCGTCGACACCAGTTACATCCCACCCTTGCTCAACTAACATCTTCGTAAGATGACCGCCGATAAATCCACAGCACCCTGTAACTAACGCTTTACGAGTATACACAAAAATCCTCCGCTTCCATTTCTCTAATTCCTAAAAATATTTTAATCTCTTTTACCTGCTTGTTCAAGTCCATGTCATCTGTCTCTAAAATCAGATAATCACAACTTGTACGCTCAGCAAACTTACGATAATAAATGTCTAACTTTTTCAACATTTCAGGTGGTAATTGGTCAGGATATTGATCATCGACCAGACCAGAGTAGTCTTTCCGCAAACATATGATAAACTTCCCACCTACTTCAGAAAAATTCTCGTCCATCCACAAAATTGCATTCATATCTGTCTCTCGCTCGAATGCTTCTGCGTAGACATACTCACACGGATAAAAACGGTCTAAAATAACTGATACGCCTGTTTGGCGAATAAAGTCCATTAAAAATGGGCCACCATATTTGAGTAGATTAAGAAAATAATCTGGACTATCAAGTTGCGTTTTCCATTCACTGGAATTTTTGAACACAGGAACGTCTGTCTGACGAGACAGTTCTTCAGCAATATTTGACTTTCCTGTCATGTCGGGTCCAATGAATGCTACCTTCATCCGTGGTAATCTCCCAAAATATGCTCAAGAAGATCTACCCTGTATTCTGGTCTGGGATCAATCACTGTTCGAAGAGCCTCTTCCTGCTCGTCTACTAGTGCTTTTCTTTGCTCGGCATTCAACGATGAAAGCCAGTTTACTTTGCTTATTACATCACGAGTTGATTCCACCACAAGTTGACCATTTAGTCCAACAGGAAGAGCGTGCTTAAATTCTATTGGGACTAACGCTGGTACGTTGCTTTTGATCGCTTCAAAAAATCTCCCCGTAATATTACCATACGGCGTATACGCGTCTTTTGTGATATGGGTAACAGTGATAGAAGAATTCAAGACTCCGAAAATATCTTTGTACGCCAAGCGTGGGCCAAAGGCAACATAGGGAGTTCCCTGCAGCAATTCTTTTGGGTCTTTTCGCTCTGGAGACTTTTGTAACCAATTACCGTAAATAGACGTTTGAATTCCTCGATCTCGAAGCGAGCGACTTGAACTTATGTAATACTTCTGAAATTGATCGTCTCTCTCATAATTGTTCCCAACGTACGTGTAATTGTAGGAATACTCGACAGGGTCAAGATAGCGTTTCATATAATTGCACCACGGAATGGTAATACGCTCCCTCGTTTGCTGTCGCGAGTTCACGCACGCATCAGCTAGAACTGCATTCGGCCAGCGGAGCTCTTCTTCAGGGGTCATCTTCAAATCACCGTCATGAATAATGATGGGTATTCCTTTATCATGATAATAGTCAAGAACCTTACACTGGCGTGTATAATCAGACTCGAAAATGTCATCGCCGCTGTTCTTCCAAGTGGGCCAACGCCATTCGACATAAAGAATATCACCATCGGGAAACCCTACGTCATCATATTCAACACCCGGATATCGCTCGATATCCCGCATCTTTTGAAGTTGAATCGGTACGTGGCCACGCTTCATAAGCTCGGTAACAAAGTCCACCCTGTTCCCACGCTCACCATCAGGTGTATTTACAATACTATTTTTTTCAAGCGGAGTAATAAACCCCCAAAAACTATACAAAACTCTCATCTATTCTCCAAATTTGCTATTTTATTATAGCCAAATCTTCATTTATTTTCAAGTTCTCTTTTCGCTTTTACAAGTGCTGAACCGATAACTTGGTGCATATCGTAGTATTTGTACTCTGCTAGCCGGCCCCCGAAAATGACATCCTTTGCCGATTCAGCCATCTCGCAATACTTCTTATACATTGCTATATTCTTCGCATCGCCGATAGGATAATATGGCGTTTTGCTCCTGTCATACTCTGCGGAATACTCTCTTGTGATAATCGTGTTATCCAGTTTTCCAGCCGATTCAGGCAAAAAATGCTTGTGTTCTACAATCCGAGTAAAGGGGACATCTGGTGAAGTATAGTTCACTACAGCGTTTCCTTGAAAGTCACCCATCAGCTCTTCATGCTCGAACCGCAAAGTGCGATACTCAAGCTCACCATGAACAAACCCAAAAAATTCATCAATTTTACCAGTGAACACAGTCTTCTTTGCAGCAGGAATAAAGACGGCTCTGTTTTCAAAATAATCAATACCTGTCTTCACCTCAATTCCTTCCAGCATATTATCAACCATTGCAGTGTAGCCGTCAACAGGAATTCCTTGGTACTTGTCGAAAAAATAATTTTCATCAAATGTAAGACGAATGGGAAGTCTCTTGATAATAGACGAAGGGAGTTCCCGCGGGTCGCGTTGCCATTGCTTCATTGTATAACCACGGATGAACGTTTCGTATACTTCTCGCCCAACCTGGGAAAGGATCCAGTCTTCTAAATTTTCAGGATTCTCACAATGAATCCTCACTTCATTAAGCTTTGCTTTCGCTTCAGCGGGGTCCATAACACCCCATAGTTGATGAAGCGTCATTAGATTAATGGGAAACGAAAAAATGCGATCGCCAAAGCGTACCTTCGGTTTATTGATGTAATTGTTGAATGTCGTAAATCGATTTACGTACTCCCAAATTCGATCATTGTTTGTATGAAAAATATGGGCACCATATACGTGTACGTCAATGCCATTTCGCTTTTCAGAATACACGTTACCACCGATGTGCTTCCGCTTATCAATGACAAGGCACTTTTTGCCCGCGTCAGTCATTTCTCTAGCAAACGTCGCGCCGAATATTCCAGCACCGACAATAAGATAATCATACTGATACGTCATTAACGACTCCTGATATTAAATGAATATCCACTAAAATCTGTGATAGCTTGAATTTCGTTTGCTTCTGCTGGCTCGCCAAGTCTTCTTGCTCTTTGTGCAGCTAAGACCCGAGCCCAGTCAGCCCATATTTGATCAGAATTATTAGCATAAGCAAAATAAGCAGTCCACAGACGAACGGCATCTCGAGGAGTTGTAGCATCAGAAAGTGCTTTCTCAAATGTCATTAGCTTCTTAATCCAGTATGTTAATGCCTGCTGGTTGCACCCAGCAGCGTCAATCGCTGGCATTGGACCATGAATATCAGTTAGCTTGCGCGTTTTAGCTAGACATTTTTCGCTTAAAATCGTCTCGACCATCTCAAAATGACGTTCGTAAATGTGAAGAGAATTGCTCATGTGAGTATAAGATCCAAGCTCGACACCCAATTGTCCAGCTAAAATTTCTTGAAAAAATGTAAAAGCAGGGATGTCATAAGCAATTCCAAAAATCAAATCAGAGCTTCGCATGTTAACAATCATATGCAGCTCATTATCTCGAATAAAAAATTGCAGCGTAAGTGTGCATGGTACATCTAACTTCGCATCAATTCCGTCTGCCGGCATTCTCAAGTGCATTACTGCCCTGCGGGAGTCTGGATCTCTTCTTAGTTCGTTTACGACATATTGCCATTGCGTAAATCTACCATTGGCAATCTTCTCATTAGGGGCAAAAAGCCGAGCACCGTAAGCAGAGTTTGCTGTCACACCATCATCACTAATATCTTTCCAGAAAGCTGAGTACTTCGAGATCCATTCAGTTTTATTATTTGCAGAAAGATACCACAACAATTCGGCAACCATATACGTCACACTAAACTTTCTTCCCGCAACGTAGGGGATGCGGTGACGAGGATTCTCAATCGTAAAAGATACTCCAAGTTTTTCCCTAATTTTCTGACCTCTCGGTGCAGATAAATACGTCGAATTATTATAGACATCATCAATCAATGATAGATAACATTCAGTGAAGTTTTCAAATTTTCCAGCAAACAATTTTTACCCCGTTCATCTTTAAGCGCGATACCCTTTAGTCCTTAATCATAACTGAAGAACTTTGATTTTTCTCATAGAAGTTTGATATCCAAAATCATTTTTCTTCACTTCAGCTACGCACAGACTGTAAAGCGGCAGTTCGGTTTCACCATCCCAGCTCCAGCAAAACATCCGATAGGTCTGACCAGACAATGCAGTTGCTGTAACCAGTAGATAGGGCCGCTTGTTCTTTGTTAGCTTCGGCTTCACATCTGACACGAGGAACCAATACAAGTCATGACCATTAATTTCATCAATGGGAAAAATGTCCATTTTAGCAAGCTTTTCTTGAACCTCGCTTGGGACTAGTGTAGCTGCATTAAATGAACCGAAATGTCGCACGTTATTCTCAACTCGCTCTCGTCGTGTCCAGACACCAGCTCCCTGAGTATCAAGCAACGCCTCGTTAAAGTTTCTACGACCACGTTCTGGATCCTTCTTTGTCCATTTCTTGATTTCAGAATTTTTACCAATCAACACTTCATGCATTTGTTTGTAGCTTTCAAATGTCTTGTTGTCACCAATAAGATCCATAGACTCGAATGCTTGAATATTGATTAACGCCTCCAAAGCACGCTTGTTAAATTTGGAATGCCTCCACTTTCCGATATCATCCCACAACAAGTCGTCAATATGCTTATACGGTCGACTAGTCACAAGTTCGTCGATTGCAGATTCACCAATACCCTTACAAGACAAAAGAGAAGGCATAAATTTCTTACCTTCAAGAATTGTCCAATCCTTGGTCGCGTAATTAATATCAAGGGGCACAACTCGATACCCTAGCGTCTTAACCTCAGCGAAAGCCTTGGCTCGCTTCTTATCATTACCCGACATCGCTTCAAGATAAGCGCATAACCATTCCTCTTCGAAATATGTTAAAAGCCAAGCGCAGTAGTAAGAGTCAATAGCGTAACAAACTGCATGAGACTTATTGAAGCCGTATCCTGCGAAGAAGAGAATCTTTTCGTACAAATCATCTGCAAGCTGACTATCCACTCCATTCTTAACAGAGCCAGCAACAAACTGCTCCTTAATAGATCGAGCCTTAGCAAGACTTTCTGCAGCCTCTGATGCTTTACGCTTCATAATACTGCGACGAACAGTATCTGTTTCTTCCTCTGGGAAACCAGCTACAACAGAACAAAGCTTCATGATCTGCTCTTGAAAGACTATCAAGCCGTATGTTTCTTCTAGTACTTCTTTGATTAGTGGATGCCCATAATCAATCTTCTCAGGATTATTCTTGGCCTTGATATACAATCTATCGACCTTCGCAGTGAGTGGGCCTGGACGATAGATAGAGGTCAGCGTAGCAATATCGATAATGCTCTTGGGCTTGGCTTTCTTAAAGAGGTTTTGCGCACCTCTTCCCGCTAGCTGAAAGATACCGGCCCAACGACCACCTGCATAAACATGCTCATAGACATGCTGGTCATCCATATCAAGAACCTTGGGATCCATATTTGCATTGAACCACTCATAGACCTGCTCGAATGTTGGGTCCTCAATACCCTCTTTTCTTTGAAGAATCAGCTCAATCGTTCTTTGAATGATCCGTAGCGTTTCAAGACCGAGAAGATCGAACTTAATCCAGCCAAATGTTTCAAGATGCTTATAGTTCATGCCTTCAGCCCAGGGGGTCTGGAGCTCACCTCGAGCTTTGATCAGCGGCATTCTTTCAGCTATATCTTCTGCGACAATGCAACCTCCTGCATGACGACCAAGAGCCTTGTTCTGTTTAAACAAAACCTGGATAGGGGCGGCGACCTCTGGATGCGCCTCGATAAACGCTCTAAACTTCTTAGAATGAGCTAGAGCATCTTCGTAAAGTAGAACGAACAGGTTTTTATCAGTCCCCTGCTTAAACACTGCACGCTTCACATCTTCATCTACAGTTGACAGAGCCTTATTTACCTCGTTAAATGGAATTCCATAAAAACGAGAGATATCCTTCACAAGGGACTTAAGCTTGAAAGTATTATAATTCGAGATGGGGATAATATTCTCATCTCCCCACTCATCTTTCATTAGCTGGAGAAGCAAATCTCGGTCACCAACATCGGTATCGATATCTGGGGCACCCTCACGACTTGGGTTTAGAAAACGACCAAACATAAGATCGTATTCGAACGGGTCAACGTCTGTCAACTTAAGAACATAGGCAACTAGACTACCCGCGGCCGAACCGCGTCCTGGTCCGACAAGCATGGCTTTCTTGGCAATCTTAATAATCGCTTCCATTGTTAAGAAATATCGAGAAAAATTCTTATCTTTGATGATTTTTAGTTCTTGCTTTATTCGCTCGATATATTTTGGATCGTTTGCCAACCCTCGCTCAACAAGACCCTTCTTACATGCCTCAAGCAAAGCCTTATCATCTGTCATACCTTCAGGTACAACATAAGAAGGAAGCTTCATGGTACGATCGGGAACGATGTCTTGGATAGCCTCGTGAACAAGCGTATGCGGACGCTCGATTGCGTCCTTTACCACTTGGTCATTGTAAAAATCCATTCCGTCTGTTGACTCTAGATACGTATCCCAAACCTGAGGAGCGTTCTTAGGATAAAGCTCGCACTTCAAATCATCTCTTGATTGGGGCAATTTCGATGGATCGAATTCACGATAGTTTAGCCATCCCAGCTTTTTATAAAGCTCACGTTCACGCCAATGCTCTGGTCGGGCATAATGAGAATCTGTTGTAACAACCAGCTTGTCTTGAAGCCCCTGGTTATTTGCAAATTCAATGATCGCCCGATTTACTAGATGCTGAGCTGGAAGTTTGTTAAATTGAAGCTCGAGGTGTACATCATCAATTCCGACAGCATCAACAAGCCCTTGATACGCATTTCCAACTCCCGTCATAACGTTACGGTGAAATGACGGATCGTCAAGCAGCGTATGCTTTAAATCATCAAACTCGACCTGTTGAGCGTGCCTAAAGACCTCGTATGCGATTGGGCCACCAATACATGCTGTTGAGACCATTAGATGGCCTCCCTCAGCAGCTTCCCTTAGCATCCTATAGTCAACACGCGGGAACCTATAGAAGCCCTCTCTGTAACCCCTACTAACGAGGTGGAACAAACGTTGGAGACCCTCGCTGGTCTTGGGCAAAACTACCAAATGATGGCGACGCTTCACTGGATCGTAAAACTTTCCAGACTTCGTTTCCTCTTCATTTTCTACGGTAAGCCCAGCTTCTTCTTTACCGATATCAATAATTTCATCGTCGCGGTCTGTGACGGCGGTGAGCGGAGTCGTAATTGCTTCCCGCTGTTCTCGTAATGAGAACAACGCTTCTTTATCACCCTTCTTTGCAGCCTGGCGAATTTCGTAATCCAGCTTCCAAGCGTCAAGGTCTGGATGAACGTACATTTCACAACCAGGGACAAACCTAAAGGTACCCCCACGCTTCTGGACCTTTTCCGCATGAAGAAAAGCATGCCCAAATGAATTCATATGACCATGATTTGTGAGACACCATCCGTCCATGCCGTTCTCAATGACAAAGTCGATGTGCTCTTGTGGATAGCCCAGCCCATCAAAAGTAGAAAACCCATCATGAGAATGAAGGGAGATGAACTTATTTGGGGGAACCAGTTTAGTCTTACGCACAAAACCTCCAATGTGATGTATTATAGAGGGTATGAGAGGTTTTTTCAGCTTAACGTAAATTAATCTTGTGGGTTTAGGAACCCTCAAAAGAAAAATGACGGTTCGGGTCTCTGTACGACGGTATGAAGTCAGACTCTGGACGAGGGCTGGCACCAACGGCACCCGCATCCAATAACGCAAAATCAAGGAATCCCTTCATATATGAAGTTTTTGGCTTAAGATAGTCTGCTGCTGCACCAGAATTTGCGGCGTGGACCATATGCACCCACTTGTTGTCAAGCACTTCATAAAGAGTCTTAGTAGGACTATCATTATTGGGGTCAAGGAGAGAAATATCATCATAATACAGAAAATGTTCTTCTGGTAGCACATACTGAGATCGATCCATGTCTTTATACATTGTCCACCAATTAACTCCTCCCGTGTCTAGTATGACATCATAGCCATAACCAAGCCTCTCGCACCAGCTCCCTGGCATAAAATTAACGTTCATGTTAGAAAGAAAATCTCGCTTAAAAAAATTACACATCACATGTAAATTCCACACATGCTCGCCAGATCGTGTCACATGACTTTCGTCCGGATGTGTTGGGACCACCTTTCCGTACGCGCCGTGCTCATCTAGATATTCTTTAAGCTGAACGGGCTTAAACGCGAAACAATCCTGATCGAGAAACCCAAAATAATCAGGTTTTCTTTGCTGGACTACGCCATAAATCAAATTAAGCGTATGGCCCAGCTTATCGGAAGTAGATACATGACCTTGCGCTATTCCCTCTTGAAATTTCGCACAGAGCGGATCATTGTTAACAATAAGCTCTATATCATACTCTTTGCAAATCTCAATAATTCGTAAAGAGGCCTCTGGGTGATACCCCATATTGTTATCAACAAAGATTAGTGTAACATCTTCGTCACGCATAAATGCTCGCAGCGTTTTCGCTTGATACTCAGCACAAAACGGGCTGTTATAAAATGGAATATAAATTTCAAACACTATATTCTAACCTCAGTATATGTCCTTTAGAATGATCACTCACTTTTATTTCCCTTGAAATCGTTTCCCTCGAAGATGCTTCTTTGCCCAATCTAGCCAAGCATTCGCTATTATGTCTACGTCACCAGGAGCTATTAAAACATTTTTACGCTTCTCCCAGTCTGGGCTAGCCCAATTATCAAGCATCTCTCGAATTTCTTCTTCTAAATCGCTTATTGATGATGTATTCTGTGCATAACCCATAATATGAGCGGACACTTCCTTCGGATCGAGATAATAGTCTTTCGCGCGATCAGATTCTGGCTCTCCAGAAATATCAAATTCGTCATATGCATACCGACCACCGTCAGGTTTTTCCATCCCTTGATAATAGCGAGGAAGGTTTTGTGTCATATGTTCCATTTCATGACGAACAGAATTTGAAATTTCTGTTCGAAGTGTCGATAAATCTGCACCTGTTAACTCTACAGGCTTTATAATCGTTAAATGAATTCCAGGGTCACCCGTCCTGTTAATATCATCTCCCGAAACATGCAGTTCTGAACCCTCGTTTACGAAAAGAGAAACGCTTAAATAAGCGTCTGATTCTTCGAAGTCCTCATCAGCGGCCTGCCTGTTTATTTTTCCGGGAATAAAGTCAATATCCAGATTATACGCAGTCGTGGCTTGCGACCGATATCCTTCGTCATCGATTAAGTCATCTATTGTTAATACAACATAGCGCTCTCTATTTGTGGCACCATCCTTTACAAGGTCCATAATCGCTCTTGTAACACGATTGGACATCCCACGAGCAGACTTCACATTCGATTCCAAGAGATTATGCAGATGTAGCTCTTCTTTTATTATTTTGCTTAAATACTTTCTTGAAATACGTTTCATGATAAAGCTTCCAGGCTATATCCTCTAACGTCTACAAGTCTATCATGAATAAGCAACGTCGTAATTTCTGGTGTGATAGACACCACAAGACCGCTCATTCCAGGTTCAAGAATATAAGATAGACCGTCATCACCGATACCGCAGTGGGTATCGACCACATGCGCTATCTTACCCTCTTGTACTTTGCTCTTCTCTTTTCTCAATTTCATCTTTTAGCTCTTCTAACGATCTGCTTATTCCAGACTGTGTCAATATCCGCTGTAGGACTTCTGCACGGAGGGCAGACATACCGAAATTCTCACCCCAAATCCATGAGGCTTTTTCCTCAAGAGCCTTTATTTTAGCCCTCATATCAACTACTCGTTGTTCTAATAAGGGACGTAACTCTTGATCTAACATGTCAAAAGACAAATCTAAATCCATTGCAAGAGATAGTAGCTCTTTATAGTCTTCGCCATCAATTGCTGCAGATGCCCGCCGAAATATTTTTGAAAACTTCTCTTTTGAATCTTCTGGCGCTTTGTCAGGATGCGTTAATTTCGCAATTTCACGAAAAAGTTTTCTTGCCCATTCTGGCGTGGTGTCTTTTTCAAGTGGGGTATTAGCATTCTTTTCTTTTGCTTCTCTACCCCACTTTTTGCCGCGGCGAGCCTTGATACGATCATCGCGTTGTTTTCGACGAGCATTCCTCTCTTCCCAACCATCTCCCTTTACGGGTCCAATATCAAAAGACTGGTTATCTGAGCTGGCGAGAGACTTTTTTTCATTATTGTACTTTAAAAGAAAATAAGTGAGATCAGAAGTCCACTCCTCTTCATACTCAACTAAAACAATAGAAGACTCATCATAATAATTTTGCAACATTCGCAATTCTGCCTTCAGCATCCGGACTCTTCTCTGAATTTGACGGGAAGTCGACGACATAGCGTACTATAAGTATCGTCAATATCCCGTCTCCAATCGCGAATGAATGATTTCATCCTTTCGACAATACGCAGCAAAAAGCTCATCAGAATTAACCCCGACAAGGACCAGCACAGAGAAAAAGTAATTGAATGCATCAACAATTTCCTCTAAAAATTCTTCCCTATCAACTTCTTGTAATTCTGTGTCTCGATGAGGCTTCCAGTTTTTCAAATGTTGTAATGCCTCAAACATTTCTTCAACACCACGTAGAGCCATATCTCTAACATGTTGCTGGTTCTTTTTATCAGAAAGATCAATCGGCCAAGTCGGATACTCGGTGGGCTTCTTTGCTCGTAATGTACGCATAAACTTTTCACGTAAACGAAAAATTTCAGCTAATTCATTGCTGACAGTCTCACTCATCCGTGGTTTCTCCATCAGAGGCGACGTCTTGTACTGCCTCAACCATTCGCTGAATTCCCTCCTGGAACGTTTCATGGTAATCCGGATGGATGTCCACTGTCCCTTCATATGCAACAAACGTCGCAGATCGAAGATTGTCCATGATGTCTGTTCCTGTTAGGATTGCCATCTGCAAAAGCTGGGCGATATGTGATATCGCGTTATCTGTTAATTTCAATTCTTCGGTGTCCATATTTCCTCCACACATCGATTTTTATTATAGGAATTATCAGAAGATTGTAACCATCCGTGATAATCGCTCAAGGCATGATCATTTGGCGAGGTTTCTCGCCAATCTCCAACGATGAAAATGCGGTATGTATCATCCGCATACTTTCCGCACCCGTAGAGGTCCTTCGCAGATGTCCAATTCCCCTCTAAAAATTCTTGACTGAAGCGTTTAAGCGTTTTTACCCGCTTGTTTGCTAATCCAAGCGCCTTGATGTAATGATACAATTCTTCTTGATCAGCGTGTGCTAGCACTTCTGGGGAAGGATAGCGCTGGAAAAACCTTTCAATCATCGGTTCAACCTGCTTACGTGATGTTTGGTTTAACAATAAGCACGTAACAAGAATTTTCCAACCATCTGGCCAGAAACGCTCTTGCAAAAGATCAAACGGCGACCTTGGTGGAACCCACGAATTCATTATACTCTCATCCTACAAAAAATGATAATATAAAAATTCGAAATTTACATCATTTAAAGTAGTTAAGTGCCCACATCGCAAGAGCCATACCAAACTGTACAACCGCAAAAACAGTGATCGCTTTTGTCTTGAAAAGCTTCAAGTCTTCAACTTCTTTTACCATGACCTGTAGCTGGGTGGGGGAAGCCACCTCATCGATTTTTTCTTTCCACATCTTAAGATCATCAACGCGATCTTCTCGTTCTCGCATTCTTGCAATTTCTTGCTTAAGCTCTTGAATTTCTGAATTCAAAGATTGAATACTGGCGGCCAAGGTCTCTAGCTCTTTGAGGACTAGTCTTGAATATTCACTCCACCCATCATTGTCTTGAGCTGGCATTACTTGTTCTCCTCATTGCACTCGATCTCTACATGTAAATATTCAAGAATAGAAACAATTTTTGCTTGCACAATATGAAGCTCAGCGCCATCTCTACTCGCGCATGCATGTAATTCACACAGCTGCTCGACTACAGCGTCTCTAACTTCAAAAGCCTCTTGCCAAGGTACATCGTGACCGCATAATTTCTCTCTAAGAGCGCGAAGTCGCAAAATAGTATCAGAAGCTTTTGTGTTAGACATACTTTATCACCACGGAAACGAACGAACTATTGTTAAGTATTCGGTGGTGAGTGAGTATTACACAAATTTCAGCAGTTCAAACACTACCCGATAGGGATCGCAATTAGAGGAAGGGCGCCGATCTTCGAGATATCCCTTCCACTCATTCTTGGGGACAGAATTGGGTATTCTAACCGATGTATCTCGGCTGCCAATTCCGTGTGTAAATTTATTATAGCTTGATGTTTCGTACGCACCGACGAGTCTGAGATCGTTTCCCGTTCCGTAATTTTCTACTGTTGAAGGATGAAATTGCTTCATCTTCTCTAATATCTCGTTAAAAGCCATCTCTCCACCAACATCTCTCATTTCCATTGTAGAAAAGTTTGTGTGGCAACCGCTACCATTCCACCCGGCATGGGGCTTGGGTGACCAATCGACCCCCAAGTCTTCGGTTTCAGATAATAAAGATAGCATATATCTAGCAACCCACAAATCATCACACGCTCGTAATGCGTCTTCTGCAAAACATTGAAATTCCCACTGGCCTGGAGCCACCTCTGCATTATACCCTACAATCTGAATTCCAATATCCCAACAGCCTGTTGCGTGAGACCTTACCAGATTACGCTTCTTTACCCTATCACCGCCAACTGAACAATAATAGCGCGGGTCATTGATCGGTTCACCAGCTCCATCAGGCCAGAAAATATTTTTGTTCTGATCGGTTAAGAAAAACTCTTGCTCAAATCCGACCCACATATTTTTCTGAGGATTTTCATCTAAAAATATCCGCAACGTCTCGCGATAATTCGTCTCGTGGGGTGTTTCATCAACATTGCATACTTCACATAAAAGAAGATAATGCGCAGGAGAAACTTGATAAAGTCGAGCAGGAAGAAGTACTCTTTCTGAATCTGCTGTGGTGGCTTGCCCAGTGGAGGAACCATCAAAATTCCACGGCTCAATTTCTAATTCAAAAGATTCGTCGTCGTCACTCTTCAGCGGCTGGACTTTCGTCTTTGATCTAATTGCTGGTGTGTCAAACCCATCAACCCAAAGATAATCTATATGTACTGTTCGCATATCATCTCCTGATGACACCAATTATATGCTATTTATCTAAACAGTACATCGGCGTTTTTTTAACTTCCTCTAAAAGAGCGGGAAGATCCAGGCCAGCGCAATCAATTTTTGTTCTAATAAAATTGTAGTGATTACAGAATCCCTGAAATTTTCCTCGTACACATTCTTTATGCACGCTGGTCTCGATATGCCCCGACGAATTTTTCGGATACTCCAGTGGAATGCCTAACCCGACGTGGACAGCCTTCCATAGCGCCTTTAAAGCCTCAAGTTGGATTGGATAGAAATCTAGAAATGGCTCCCGCGTGGAGCCATGAACGTAACCATGCTCTTGAATGGGCCGTTCGCCATAGCCATGCTTAACATACCAGTCTTGGTACTTTGTATAATAAGCATTCGAAATTTCCACACCAATCCCTTTTGAATTTCCCCCGACACCATTCGGTATACCAGCGTGCCATGCCTTGTGTTGCGTATCCAGCATTTGAAAAATCGTTCCATCATTATCAATTAAAAAATGCACAGAGATACCGCGCTTATTCAAGACTTTCGCGCAGCTATCTGCGCTTAGGCACACGTCCCAATGATTAACAAAAAACGTAGGAGCCCTATCTTCTCTCCCAGAATAATCTGTGTAACATCCCTTCTTAGACTTATGGCCACTGGGTTCGTCCCATAAAATTACATTATCCCACTCTATAGGGATAAAATGACCATTATGAACAATATATTTTTCGCCTTGTCTATAACTTTTCTTTAACGGAAGAGTATCCATCCAGTCAGAAATGCTTGCTTCTCTTTCTGTCCACACTCTACGATATGTCATGGGGCCAACAAGACCGTCTGCTGTCAGTCCGTTACCGCGTTGCCACTTCTTGACTGCTTTCACAAGATCAATATCGAACTCATCACAGCCGAACCACGATGGTTCCCACCCCAGCTTTGCCGCACTTGAACTATTATAAAAGTCTTTATCCATCTTCGTTCCCTTTTTTAAGTTGTTTCCATCTACCTCGTTCTGAAAATTTCGTTACTCCATGCGGCGCTGGTTCACCAAATTCATTCAAAGCCACAAATACAATCTTCTCAACAGATAAAAGAGTCTTCTTTGTTCTCTTATTCCTTACAATCATTTTAAGTGTTATGGAAGAGTTGCCAAATGAAACCATGTCAGTACCGAATTCAATAACATCACCCAATTTTGCAGGGTGTCTAAAATTGATCTCTGACATGTGAACTGTTACGATATTTCTAGTCCCTAATTGACAAAAGCAAAAAATCGAAGCCTCTTCATCAATCCACTCCAGGAGTCGACCACCGAACAAAGTTCCCCTTGAATTTAAGTCTTCTGTTTTTACCAGTCGCCTGGTTCTGTAAGCTAGCATTATTCAAAATCAATGTCAACAGTAACTTTTATGCTTAACTTTGGAACACGGAGCTGATTTGCTAACCCATGCCGCTTCGCCTGCTTTGCATCTAAGAACCAGTCAGCATGTTTCTTTTTATCAACAATGTGCATAAAATAATCATCTGCTTTTCCGCAGTTTTGCGCCATCATCTTATAAACAATTTCATTTAACCGATCAGCTTCCTTGGCACCAGCCTTTAGCTCTTCCACTTTCCCCATGTCCATTGAAGAAACGTCATGAATCATTAAAGTCGCGTCTGGGTCCATGAACCTGCGGCCTTGTTCACCGAAAGAAAACAAAATAGCGCCACATGACATTGCTTTTCCCTCAACAATCGTCGCTACCGGAAGCTCTGAATGCTTAATCGCACTTATCATTGCCATAAGACTATAAACTTGGCCACCGTAGGAATCAATGACCACTGGAATAATGTCTTGTCCTGTATTGTGAGCCAAAGCCATCTCATCGCTAAATTTCTTAGCGGATTCTTCATCGAATTTGTTGACTCTCACAATGAGCGGGCTTTTTCGTAACTCAACTTTCTCTATCTTGTTATCAATTTCTGATGTCCAATGCACTTTCTCTCCTAAAACGCGACCGATTCGCCGCAGCCACAGGTTCTGGTTACAAGCGGGTTATTTAATTTTATTCCAGACTTAAACGGTGTTTCTTCGTAATCAATTTCCGTCCCGTTCAAAAACAGATAAGACTTTTTGTCAATGCAAATCTTCACTGAATCGAAATCAAGCACCTTATCATGTTCGTCAGGCTCTGTAACGAAATCAAATGAATAAGAATAGCCAGAACAACCACCCCCGCGGAGGCCGATCTTTAAATAAGCTTCTTCAACCGTCATTTGATTTCTTACAATCAATGATGAAATTCGATCAATCGCAAAATCTGTCATCGTAATTGCCATGTTGTGTTAACCTAATAGTACGGATTTATACCGGAAGTGTGATCTGTTGTATCTATGACCTGAGTTAGCTCTGGAAATTGTTCTTTAAGTGTAGCTTCTATTTGTAATTTCAACGTTATGCTAGAAGATGCGCACCCTTGACAGCCACCACCCATTACAACATGAAGAATCTTATCATCTTCGTTATAACCCTCTATCGAAAGATAACCACCATGCATTTCAAGAGCTGGATTTATATCGGCGGCAATAAACTCTTCTATTTCATTCCTTGTCATACTTGTCTCTATAGTCTTTAATCGCAGCTTTAATGGCATCTTCAGCCAATACAGAGCAGTGAATTTTAACTGGTGGTAAACAAAGCTCTAGAGCTATTTCAGAATTCTTAATTTTATTAGCATCCTCGATGCTCTTTCCCTTTACCCACTCTGTAACCAAACTACTAGACGCTATTGCAGATCCGCAACCAAATGTTTTAAATTTTGCATCTTCAATAACACCGTTATTACTAATTTTTAATTGCAGTTTCATTACATCCCCACATTCTGGGGCGCCGACGATTCCTGTACCCACATCGAAAGCATCTTTGTCCAGCGAACCTATGTTTCGTGGGTTGTCAAAATGATCTATAACTTTGTCTGAATACGCCATAACCCTAAATATTCATCCACACTTCGCGGTGCCACAGGTAAGACAAGTTGCACACCCTTCCTGATACACAATGTTGCTATATTCGGGAACCTCACACTCACAATCAAGGACGCCATTGCTTACTTTTGTGCCGTCTGCGATGTACTTTTTAAGGCATCTTGCAATAACTTTTGAAAAGCAAAAAAGATCAGCGTCTCTATCCTTCAATAATTGTTCAACCAGATACTGGGTGGGAACGCCGTGGCGTAGAGCAAGAGAAATGGTTCTAGTAAACGCTGAGTGGTTGGGGTTGTCAAAGACTTTCACAATATCTTTTATAGCTATTTCGTTACCATTTTCGCCGAATATTAAGTCATATTTCGATGGCATAGATTTCCGAGCGCGTCTCCTTATTTTCCCGCGCTCATATCGACGAGGAATTTCAATGTACTCAGACAATCCGCCAATGACCTCATAGGGCGTACCTTCCATGAGACCCACCATCACTGTCCATTCTTCACCCTTAATAGTGGCTTGATGGATATCACACTCAAGTAAGATGGGACGTCTCGGGGCAGACCGCGTAATAATCCTCTCGCTATCACGAGCGGACACGTCCTCCTCCTCAGCAGCAACAAGAACGCCGGCTCGACAACCGTCTCTATAAACTGTCACTCCTTTACATCCAGATTCCCATCCTGTCATGTAAACGTTCTTAACTGTTTCAACATCTGCATCTGCAGGTAAATTTGTAGTATTTGAAATGGCGTGGCAAACCCATTTTTGTGCGGCGGCCTGCATCTTTACTTTCGCCACCCAATCAATTTCTGCTGCTGTTGAGCCGGCGTACGGGCTCATTGCAACAAGCTTTTCATTGTCCATAGTTGTACCGCCATCGACATTGGTGGCATTCATCCACTGCCTAAAGCCATGATGATAAACTGCATATTCTTGCCACTTGTCACCGCTATCATCAATAAAATCAACTTGAGCATCCTCATCCTGGCCCGTTATCTTTTTTCTACGGGTATAATGAAGCATGTAAGCTGGCTCGATCCCAGATGTCGTTTGTGTTAACACTGAGACTGATCCGGCCGGTGCTGTTGTAGTCAGGGAAATATTTCTACGACCGAACTGTTCATTCAACTTCTTAATCTCAGGCTTTTCTTTCCAAATTCTCTCTAGAAATGGATGACCATCTTCTTTAGCATGGTCGTGGACGGGAAAAGCACCTCGCTCTTTTGCCAAAACAGCTGACGAATAATATGAATTTACGGCGAGGCCCTTATAAATCTCTTCTGTAACCTTAATACTCTTCTTGCTTCCATAACGATGACCAAGCATCGCTAATACATCTCCCAAGCCCGTTATACCAAGCCCGGTTCGTCGGCCCTGCTGTGCCATTGTCTTGATATTTTGCCACAAGCTTTTTTCGATTTGCTTGACTTCAGCAGACTCTGGATCACCATCAATTTTTGCAATAATTTTTTCAACTTGCTCAATTTCCAAATCAACCATATCGTCCATCAAGCGTTGCGCTTTTTGGACAGCATTTCCAAAACCTTCAAAATCAAATTTTGACGATTTTTGCCATTTGTTTTGTACAAAGCTTGTCAAATTAATAAGCATCAATCGACAACTGTCATACGGAGACAAGATAATTTCGCCGCATGGGTTCGTCGAAGATGAACTAAACCCTTCATCTTTATAGATGTCGGCTGGGGTCATCTTTTTTGCAGTGTCCCAGAATAATAACCCCGGCTCAGCTGTTGCATGTGCACTCTCAATAATCTCATGCCACAATTCTGAAGCATTCACATACTCAGAAATTTCCGGCTTTTTAGAGTCTACAGGCCAACGTAAATGCACAGTTGAATTATCACGTACGGCACTCATAAACTCGTCAGAAATTCTTACAGAAATATTTGCGCCGGTCACACGAGTTAAATCTTGCTTGATCTTTATAAAATCCCTAATCTGGGGATGATGGACTGATATCGTTAACATTAAAGCACCCCGACGGCCGCCTTGAGCAACTTCCCGGCATGAGTTTGAAAAACGATCCATAAAAACCTCGATTCCATCAGTGGTTTTTGCAGCATTCGCAGTAGATAGGCCCTTCGGGCGAATTGTGCTTATATCAAACCCAACCCCTCCTCTACGCTTAGCAATTTGGACTAGTCGCTGATCTGTGGAGAGAATTCCGCCGTAACTGTCTTCTGGAGCGGGAATAACGAAACAATTAGATATAGACTGTAGCTTACAATCATTCCCGATTCCCGCCATTGGGGAACCTTGTGGGACTACCTGACTAAAACCATCCAGCAGTTCGTAAATTTCATCATATGTCAATGGGTTTTCATATTTTGATTCGATTCTATGAAATTCCGTCGCTAGTCGAGCATGCATTTGGGCTGGGGATGATTCAAGATAATTTCCGTCAGCATCCGTTAGAAGGTATTTAGTGACCACAACGTTAGCAGCTAATTCATCACCTTCAAAAAATTCTAGTGACTCTTTTATCGCAGTTTCGTAATCACATGCCATCGTATTACCCTTTACCCAATGTTGGTGATTGACTTCCATTTTTCTCTAAGCGCGCTTTTTATTTCTTTTTCATCATTTTCAACAGCTTCTGCGAGTGTTGACACATCTTCATCCAATATAGCTATCTTAGAAAGAGCCGTGTCGATGTGAATAGGAAAAACGATCCCATCTTTTCCGGCCCTATTTTTTGCGATGAATAGACGGCCTGAACCGGAGGCTTTTTCTGTTGCCTTTCTAGAGAGTGAGACAACAAAGTCGGCTACCATAGCTTTCCCGTATGCTTCTGACATGTTCTCTAGCCCAACAATGTCGGAATTCGCAGAATCCCTGTTCGCTTGTGAGGCTGTCCAGACTGGAATATTCAGTTCCATTGCAAGGTTTCTAAGCTCCTCGTAAATTAGCTTTAATTCATGACGTAGAGAATCATATGATCGTGTAGACCGCATAATGTCGGCATAATCTACGATTATTACACTTGGCTTAAAATTTCTAAGTGACAATTTCTCTATGTGGTTCTTAATCGTAACAACCGACGCTGACCCAGTTGGGTATTCTTTTATAATCAACCTACCAAGCTCATCATTTTTCTCGTAAAAGTCTCGAACAACTTCTTTCTCATCTATCACGTTGGAAGCAGATATGTTACAAAGATTTGCGTCGTATCGCAGGCCAACAGCTTGCTCTGTCAATTCAAATGTATAGTGAAGTACATTTTTTCCGCATCGCATTGCGTTCGCACCCATTGCCACTAGCCAATGTGATTTTCCAACACCGGTATTTGCAGTAACAACGCCAATTTCTCCTCTTCCCAAGCCGCCGTTCAATATATCTTTCGAGTCTAGCTCATAAATCCCTGTTGGGCAAACACATCGATTAATCTTTTGAAATCTAGCTTCCATATCTTCAAAAAAATCATGACCTACAGTGTTTGGAAGACCAATTGACACCGCATTCTTCATTAGCGTAATTACGCTCTCGAACTCACCTGTAGAAATCAAATTAACCGACTCTTCAAGAGCCTCTTTAAACGCTTGCCTTTTACAAAAGTCAAGAGACTTTTCTTTAACATATGCAAGATCATTTGGGTTGGGATTTTCCTTCATTCTCACAAGGTAAGAAACAATTTGATCCCGTAGCAAGACATCACCTTCCTCATTCAGCGCATCTTTGATAATGCTTATAAGAAGGAGCTGCGTCGGAAAACATCTGTACTCTGAAAAATACGCAAAGTACTTCTCACAAAGGTACTCAAGGTACCTGAGCTCAAAAAAATCTGGTCGCATAATCTCGACCATCTGTACTGCCCATTGTTTGTCTGATAGTAGCCCTTGCAAAATTTTCTCTTGAAAATTCTTGTTGTATTGGGAGAATTGACCCGGTTGGACCGAGTCAAGCAATGCAAAAGCTGGTGATGTCATAATTTTTTCCTAATTTAATGCTTTAAAAGTCATAAAAAGTCTATCTGTATCGAAATTTTTTATACACAGCTGAATTAAGCAACGCATGAAACCCAATTTGTCCCTTTTCCCAGCTTGCATCGAAATAATGTCGTCTATTTTTTGAACTTGAGTGCCGGAGAGGTTTCCGCTTCCGAGGTACATGAGTTTCCAATTTTTTTTGACAATTTCTTGATCAGACACGATATTATCATAAAGCTTTAACCTCTTTTGTTCCCGCCGTTCTCGACATAAGCTAAGTATAACTTCAACACTCACAAATGAAGAAGATTTAAGCTCGGGAAAGCGCTTTGCCATGGCTTTAAACCCAGCGCCACGTACACCTTTTAACCCATCTGAGCCGTCACCAATAAAACAACGAGCAACACAAAAATTTTCAGGATGAATACCAAATTTCTCTAAAATTACACGTGGGTCGAGCTCTGCTTTTTGACCAGGGGACCATTGTTTTACTCTGGGTGAGATCAATTGATAAAGGTCTTTATCTGTCGATACGATTACACATTTTTCATTTTTAAAATTAACATTCACTAACCTTGCGATTATATCATCTGCTTCGCAATCGGAAACGTAAAATTGCGAAACAGGAGTATGTCGTAAGATTTTAACAAGCTTTGAAAGTTGCTCATTTCGATTTGAAACAGTGTCTGGAATATCTTCAGAATAGAACCTGTTTAATTTTTCCGGACGGCGGCCCGCTTTATAATTGGGATCGATCGCCCTGCGGCGGGGGGAGCCGCCGCCTTCCCAAACAACAATAACACGGGTTGGGTTATACCTCTCAAGCAAAAGCTGCAGGCCTTTCAAAAAACCCACAATACCCCCAACTGGATCCCCGTTTTCGCTTAGCGAAGGATTTGCTACAAAGTGTCTAAAAAAACAATTTAACCCATCGACTATTAGTATAGGTCTATCATACATCTAAATCTGGCATGTCTTCAAGGTTTAGCTCCATCACGGCAGAGCGAACCTCTTCATACGATTCAGTGTCTAGCTCGGCAGCATTGGGGTCTTCTAGTTTTCGAATCATACAAAGCTCAAGCAAAGCATCAATATACTTTCGATATTGCGGGTCTTTCCACACATCATTGAAATCCGCTTTATAAAACTTCTTTTCCACCAAAATTTCCCCGGTGGAAACGTCTGCGACTGTGAGGTTTTTCCAAGCGGATGTCCCCTTAATACAAATTTCATTTCCGTCTACAATACCTGCCCCGAATTTTCGTAATTCATCAAAAACTTGCTCATGTTCTTGAATTCCTTTCCCAAAATGAATCTCGAAATTACAAGTACGAAATGGAGCAGCGACTTTATTCTTGATTGTCTTTGCAGAAACGTGAATCCCGACAACTTCTTTATTCTTGTTTTCAATCTTTTGGCCGGCACCAAGCTTAATACGTACGGAGGAATGAAATGGAATCGCTTTTCCTCCCGGCGTAACTGTTGGATCACCATACATCACACCGATCTTAGTTCGAATCTGATTTAGAATAACAAACAAAACATTTTGATTACCGATTACACCTGTAATTTTTCGCATCCCTTTAGAAATAGCTCTTGCCTGCAGGCCAATCGAGTTTTGGTCATAATCTCCTACCAATTCAGCCTTTGGTGACGAAGCAGCGACTGAATCCCAGACGATCGTAATCGGAACATCCTTATCCATCGCCTTTGCTTTCATAATTGTAGCCTCTGCAATCGATAATACTTCTTCAGTACAGTGAGTGTCAACATACACAAAACGCTTAGTGATATCAACACCCAGAAGACTGAGATTTTCTACAGAAGTAGCATTTTCTGTGTCGATATAAACAACAATTCCACCCATCTCTTGGGTGGAACGAGCAATCTGAATTGCAATATGAGACTTGCCAATCGAGGGCGGTCCAAATATTTCCACAATTCGACCCTCTGGTAATCCACCATTGGGTCTATTAGAGATAATATAATCTAATTGTTTAGAACCTGTACCGATCCAGCGTTTCACGTGTGTAGGAGATTCATCTTGTGATAAATTGTATGCAACACGAGAGCCGTGCTCCTTATTTAAAGACTTAATCAAGTCACTGGTGAAATCAACTTCTTCTTTTTTCTTTCTTGCCATTTAGATCCCCGTGAAAAGATTATAAAATCAATCCAATAATTTTTCAAAAAAATGGGGACGAATTGCTTCGTCCCCATGAAAAATAGTACTTTCGTCCTATAAATCAAAAATCATCTTCTTCCAAATCAGCAAACGCATCGTCCAAACTCTTAAACTTCGATGCAACCTGATCACTTGAACCGCTCTTGCTCTGATTATTGTCAAACCCGCGAGATGTACCTGTCGACTCGGCTGCTTCAGTGTCGCCCTCATTTAGCCAATCGTTGACAATCTTAGAAAGCGCATCATAAGACTTTGCTTCGTAAAGCTCATCAAGATTAGGGAGCGCTTCCGTCCATTCCTTCATCTGCTTTGCAGATGAAGCCAGCTTAGATTGCTTTCCACGGGGACGAACTTCAGTCGTGGCATAAAGCCGACCGGGTTGCTTTGTACAAACGACCTTCACATCACGACCGTCTACTGGGTCCGTAATATCGCCATAGTCTTCATCGAGCATAACATTTAGCAATGACTGGTACACAGTCTTTCCAAATGCCCACAGACGAACGCCACGATCTTCTTCTCCTCGAACAATCACAGGAGCGTAGTACCGAGGCTTGGGATAAAGCTTCTTGCAAAGCTCATAAGACTCTTTCGTACCTTCATCGCGCAACGTTGTGATAAGCTCTTGAATCGGGTCGGGGTTTCCGAATTGATAGGGAGCCAACAGACCCGGATTATTTCCGATGTTATAATAGAACCATCGTTCAGAAAAGGGAAGACCGTCTTCGTTGTCAAACGCCAACATACGAACGATCGCTTCTTCTCCCTCTTGAGGTCGCCACATCGTATTGCGACGAGAATTATTGCCAGAAAGCTGGCCTAGCTTCTTGCGAAGCGCTTCAAAATCAATTGCCATTTTTTTAATCTCCAATTTTTAATATGCAATATTCAAATTCCCACTACGGGTGTCCCTAAGGACAAGTAAAACTTAATAAACAAACTGTTAATGTTCAAATTTAATTCTTATTTTTTTTAGGCTTCGTATACGGTGCTGCGCCACCGAAACCGCTAGCATTTGCTTTCCACGCGGGTTTTCTTTTCTTCCGACGACGACCTGTCGCTGGATATGATGGTCCAACACCAAGTGGCATTGCGGGACCAGGAACGCCTCCAGCAGAGGCTTCATCATGATGTCCTTCATCGTCGTCGTCATCTCGACCATCAATGAAATCAGGCTCACCAAGAATTTCAGCATCTTCTAGAAGAAACCTAATCAGGGTTCGCAGTCTTTCTTTTTGTTCATTAGCCATTAACCTTAATTATCTCAAGAAAAACGTAGTTGTGGTTCTACCTCAAAAAATTGTGGTTCTACTTTCTTTAGATTCTGCTGCAACCACTCGCACTCATTTTCAGCGGCATTTTGGGATGGTGTAGACTTCCACCAACATACTAAGTCAGGATTCCAGCGATATCGACGTGCTTTAAGCAGCGGATTTTCATCCCGTTGAGAACCCACAGCAAACACATGATAATCAGACTCAACGGCGGCTGAAAGAAGTTCTTGCATCCTCCCAGCAGACCTTAACAAGTGTAATGTCGCGTCGATGTCGGCAATCGCATTATGGGAATCATAAAAAAACCCATGCCAAGCGCAGAGGACCTCCAGAGCCTTAGACGGTCGACAGACATTGTTCCAATTGACTTGTGACAGAGAGCAACACCAGATGGCATCTGGAGGAGGCTGATAGCCGTTCCTCTTAAGGTTCTTATCTATCCACTCACGATCAAAGCTAGCGTTATGCGCAATGATAAATTGGCAAGAATTCAGAATTTTTGAGACTTTCTTCCAGTCAATCTCATGACCAGCAAGATCTTCATCAGAAAAACCAGTAATATCGCGAATTTCTTCGGGAAGAGGAAAACTCGGTTGCTGAAGAAACTCAATACATTTCTTAATGCCAGATATTTCACCTGTTTCAGGGTTCACAAAAAAAGGTCGTACAGCAATCTGGATTATTTCATTTTTATCCGAATTTAAGCCTGTCGTTTCTACGTCCAGAACGACTGCTGGGACATCTCCCTTGATCGGACCACGATCTGGTGGTTCAAGGCCCTTTAACCTGGTTAATACAACTAAATTATCACTGTTCTCAAGGTGTTTCATTACTTTTCCTAACTAAAAATATTAGTATTTTAGGAAATAATGTACAGGGTTATTTACCGTGATTCCCAGCTCTTGGTTTTCGATAAATAAACCACAAGTCCGATTCCAGACAGTACCTTTATTTGGATTACCTCTTCAGGGACTATCATTCTAGACTTCACAGCCCCAACAAGCGAATAATTCAAAAATTTCGCGGCTGTTCCAAGCTTCAATTCACCTTGGGCAACCTGAATACCTTTTAAGTCATTTTTTGACTTAATTAACTTGGTGGCACCGAAAGCGCGCTGCATTGCTTCTGTCCCTGAAATCGCTTGCTTTATAATGCCTGACAAACCGTCGAAGTTACCACGCTCTGAGCTGGTGACTTTAAGGTTTTTCATCAATTTCTTTGGATCACTTTCTGCCAATGCACCGGCTTCCATTGTAAGCTTACTCGGCCGGCCTCGAGCTCCAGAAACTACAACGTCACCCTTGGTATATTCTCTTTCTTCTAACAGAATCTTACGAATATGCTGTCGTAATTTTTCTTCGTTCATTTTAACCTCGTAAGCTTGAGGGGAAAGTGACCCATCTTCTCATCAGAAAATCCTTTAGCGACTATGTCTTGCAACTTGTCTTCCTGTCCGTTTGGCACATCCATAATTAGGGCATCATGAATAATAAAGACCGGCCTACACGAAGGAATATTTTCGACAATCTGGCAAAAACCCGCTAGAGCGACGTCAACAGCTGTTGATTGTAGAAAATTATTGACTAAAATATTGCGACGAGTGTCGGTGACTTCGATAGGTCGACCATAAAAATTGGTAATATACCCGGATTGTGCTTGGTCATTCAACATTTTGAATATCTCTTTTAAGCCAAAAAACGACTCGACCCTCTTGACCAGCATGTCAGCAGAAAATGTGCTTCCGTCTTTCTGCAAAACTGACCTCAACTTAGAGGTGCCTGCGCCGTAAAGCGAACACAGCACAGCTAGCTTCGCAGTGTCTCGCTGAATTTGAATATTAGATTTCTCTATAAAGAATTGGTATAGATCTGTTGGACTCTTTTCCCCCGGTAGCAACTTCTCCCCAGCAGTGATATTAAACGCGACTCTTGGCTCTAGTGATGTAAAGTCGACTTCAAATAAAGACCCACCATCAAACCTGCTTCTTAAAACTTCACGATATTCTTTTTTTAGAGTTAAAATTTGCGGACCAGTTTTAATTGTAAGACGTCCTGTTTTAGTAGAAACTCTGCTATATTGTGGCGGTTCAATTATGGCGTTTTTGCTAGCTTTCAAAAAGCTAGTCAAAGCAGCAGAGGTAGTCATTTCCAGTTCGTGCTTAGCTTTGTCCATGTCGAGCTGACATGAGTATAGTTTATTTAAAATTCTGTTCGTTTCAATAAAAAAATTAGAATATTCATTATTCGCTATATTTTCTTCTGCGGCTGAAAGGGCATTGATGAAGTTTTTAAACCTCTCCATAAATTTCCTTTTTGGCAATATATGAGCCCACGGAACACCCTTGTCGATCCCGCATGTTCGCATTGCTTGAATAAATTCTGCTGGTATCAATTCTGGTAAAGTGATATCAAAAAGCTGGAACAGAGGCTCAGACGCATTGATTCTATCACCACAGCCATAAGTGAATGTTGCCGGATATTCATCGGTGACCCAACATGCTTGGCCATCTTCAAGTAATAAGCTCTGTCCTGTTCCTATAGCATCTTTACAAACAAAAATAGACATTAGAGCAAAATTAGAGCACACAAGTAGTATGTTCAAGAATTATCACGATTCTTCTGTCTCTGTCATCGCAGTAAGAGCTTTTTCGATAGATTGGAACGTGCTGATATATTTTCCAAATGCGTCTACCTGTGTGCACTTAAGTTTCGTCTCAAACTTCCCTTGCGATATTGTGTGGCCTATCCCGCTTACAACATACACATTGTCGACAGACGTGCCCGTTCCGAAATCTACAAAAAGATGCTGACCATATTCTATCACAGGACAACCAAGCGTTGTCATTGAAAGTGATGTTGGTGCCGTCTGTAGGGGGAGTCCCGCGTCTCTAGCGCCCTGGGCTGTTGTGCCCCCGCCAAGGCCGCCGCGTTGCATATTGACTGTTGCCAACTTTGAATTATTCATCGAAGAAAGATCAGCGGAAATAACCGCAGAATTTTGTGAGCCATAAATGATAGATGGCATCGATTTAGACACAAACGCTTTTAGCGCTCTAAAACCACCCTTAAGACGAAAATAATTTCTTGCGAACTCTTCCGGATCTACGCTTGTAATCGCTCCATTCCCATCAACTGTTGCGCCGACTAGCTCAGGCACTGCCTCTAGAAGACCGGCGTCTAATGCTTGAGAAAGTAAATCGATAAACTCTGCCTCATGGTCTGCTTGTGCGGTTTCCTCTTCGGGGTCTGGCTCTCTAGCGGACTGAGATGCGGCAGAAGACAGCATTCCAAGAGAATTGCCCCGGGAGGCTAGCATCATTTTCCCCAGCGCGCTATATTTTGTCGCTTGGCTATCGAAAAGATGAATCCGTAAAATTGTCCCTTGCCTGCCCTGGCCGTCTTCAATACCCGTTCTCATAGGAACGGCTTCTATATGCATTGTGAGTCGTGGCATTTTAAATTCTTGGTCTGCAGACTCCCCGTACGCATCCTCTAAGCGCTTAACTTTTTCATTGTACAGCGCAGTAGCATCTTCAGAGATAGATTCTTTCATTTTCTGATTTCCCTCATCGTCTGTTTCATATAGCTTTGTCAAGCCATACGCAGCAGAGGCTTGATTATGAACAAATTCCTTGTTTAAGAAGCTTATAAAACGACCTAATGGAATATTTGCAGTAGTTTCAGTCATTTCTTTAAATTTCTTTGAAAACTCTTCGAATTTTATTGGAAATTCAGAAATATTTGTACCAGTCAGATATGAAGACTTGTCATTAAACGCATAAAAAACAAACTGTACCTCATCAAACCTATGTGTCGCAGCTAGAGGTTTTCCCACGAAATATAACAATAGAGCGCCAAGACTGATATACCGTTTATTTTGGCCATGAATATACACATACGTCGATGACCCGCCCATACCTGTGAATGTCCTTGGAAACGGATCGAGCCCTCGTCCCCGGAGCCTCTTTGCAATAGATAATTTATTCTGTACGGCACCGGCGATTGTTGCCTTCGCATCTGCTACTACACCTGATTTTCCGTCACTGCCGAATAATGCTGTTAAATTATCTACCATTTCATCTGTCGCAGAGCCCTCTTCCGGATTTCTATTATTACCAAGAAATTTTGCTATAGCTTTTGACGTCTCTTCGTCAATCGTCAAAGCAGAACTGGTGTCTGATGCTGCACCCAAGAATGTCGAGCCACCGACATCTTCTGATGCACCGCTAGAGCTTCCCAATATCTGGCGTCTTAACACAGATATCGCTTCGGTGAGGTCTCTTATTGTTTCCATAATATCGTCAACACCCTCGCCCTTGCTGATATTCGTGGTATTAACCGCGCTTGATCCCTTCATCGATAATTTGAGCTTAATCTTAACCTGACCAACTTCGTCAAAGGAAAATGAGCTATTAACAATACCATATTTCTCTGATATCTTCAATGCGTTTAAAAAAGACCCAAAGAAATTACCAGATAATCCAGCATCTGCACTGGCTGCTGAATCGTCTGGATGAGACCACCCATAAGTTATCATGAGCTCTGTTCTTCCATACAAGTCCGGCTTTACAAATTCAGCTATCTCAGACAATCTCGATCTGTCGTGCAGCGTTAACGATAGGTCAGCTGTCTTGTGAGACATCATCCCTTTAGACGGCGTAACAGTTATGTTAAAGTCATTAATCGACATGAACGGCCTTGTTCGATCAATGATCGGAGCTCCCCTGGTACCACCATAACTGGGTAATTTTTCTCCCGAATCGACTTCATCGTCTGTCGTTGCCTCGGGGTCAACCGTAAAATCATCATACGTTTCATTCATGGGAACCAGCGTTTGAGGAGCAGTGAATAATTCCATACCTGCAGTAGAAATTCCTGCCGCTACTTCTTCCAGCAGCTCCTCATCTCCGGATGCCATCGCAGCATCCTGAGTTTCGACAAAATCGCTAATCGCGTCCATGCTTGTCGCGGACTGAAGGTACTCATTCACCGAGTCTTCCTCTAGCTTCGCTTGACCTATTAAAAATTGCATTAACGATATTGTTTGAATTCTACCATCATCGCTTACAGGCTTATTTGGCGTTATTAGTGTTATATCAAGATAAGGAATACATCGAGAAAATTCTAATGTTGGAATTGCGTTCATAAAAAGTGCCACAGCACCAGTGTCTCGTTGCGCTGGGGTTAGTCGGACGGGGAAAACGCACGTTGCAGTAAGATTAGGGTCGGATTTTTGGGGCGAAGCAAAAACTTGGTTTAATATACTCCCACCAATCATCTCCTTAATAGATACGCTTGAGGCAGGCATACCACTTATACCCATAGTCTCAAATGAGTCGGGCTCTCCTACAAACTTGTATAAAGAAGCTGCTATGTCTTGGTCAGCAGCATCGTCACCAGACAACATATCACCCAGTTCTTTAACGATGTCGTATTGAATAACACCGCCCTCTGTTGTGTTCATTAATAGACGGACCAGCTTCCGTAATGGATCATTGTCAGTAAATGAAGTAGTACCAAATTCAGCAAGATCTTCTTCTCCACCAAAAGCTAAAACAGAAATAAATTCTTCTTTCGATATTATAGAAAAATATCTCCCAAGAGCCTCCACAACAAAAGAAAGCTTGTCGTCAACTAACGCCATCCACCTGTCATCCTAGCATGCTATTTATCTGGGTTATGTCAAGCGGAATTGCCAAATACGTCCCGGGCGGCACCTGTAAATTCCACCCAATCCCACTAGCTGCAGCGATGACCCACCACAACGTTCCATCTCCGTAATATTTACCTGCTAAAACATCTAAACGCTCTGTTTCTGATGTTGTGTATGAGGTTACTTTTATCTTGTTACGCTGTACCGCTCGATAAATGTGAAGCCCGGGTGAGAAAGTCCCATAAAATTTTCCTCTCTTTAACTTCGGAGCCCTTCTATATCTTTGCACAGTCATCATTATTCTCCTTCGTCAATTCTTCCACCGGCTCGACCAAATGCCTCACGGACAGCAGCTTGGAAACGATCTCGTGTAATTTTTCCAGCATCGACTCCTCCAGTCCGGCGAGCAGCTCCTGAGCCTATATCGGAAACAGGTACAGTACCAGCAGAGCCCCGATCGTATTGATCAGTTCCAAACATTCCAGCAATTTCACCAACAGGATAATTTATCGCCCTTGTAAAGCCGTTGTTGTCTATACCCGGCGGGATATCGTGTATCGGTGCAAATTGGATTGATATCTTCATTGCAGTAGGTGCCCGTCGGCCCATCGATTCCATGTCCCACATCGCATCTCCATAATCCATATCGAATGATGTAATAAACCCAGCTAGCCCTCGTCCGCCGGCGGCTTCGAACGAACTTACAATAGCGTTATTTTTCGGATCAAAGAAATCGGAAATTTCCTGCATCTGTTCTTCCAGCGTCGTGGGTGTTGGGTTCGGGTCAGCTGGACCAATCGGAATTAGGTCTTCTTGCAAAACAAAATAAGAATGATAATGACCTTTTGCGCTCACTGGACCGTACGGATCACCAACATCATCCCGGTCTACATACTGGACCGCATATTCGATGTTATGACTACCTTCCCCCATTGATAATTGCACATCGCTATCCCACTGATCGATGGTACCGTCGCCATCGACGTCCGTTGGGTCGTAATCACCACCACCAATCCACGTACGCCCCATAATTTCTACCGTTCCATTTGCGGTTGTCCTACTAAGAAATGGAGTTTGCTCAACGTGAGTTGCTCCAACAGGGGTTGGGAGCCCGGGCTTTGCACCAGTATCCCATGTCGTGTATCCCCTTGAAGATGCTTTTAATATCGCTATATCTCCAACAGCGAAGCCATGAGCCTCGTCGCTGGGCGCGGAGGGTTCACGCGAGAATCTCTCATTAAATGCTGCTATCTCAGCATCATGAGCCTCTTGATCGGCCTGAGATACCCGCTCAATCGTTACAACATCAAATGGTGCACCGGATGGTGCATCTTGGCGGCCGCCTTCCAAATCAGCAGATTCCGCAATACCGAATAACCGCGCCAAGTTAAACCTTGTGTAATTGCTTCTTATAACATCCCCCACTCGTAATCGTATCATGGGGGAAGCAGTGGGAATTTGTGAAAAGGGCATAATAAAATGCTTTTCGCCAGCCTGCACCTGTTTTCCCATCGACCACTGTGGATATAGTAATGTGATTAGCTTATTGACGCTCCACCACATCGAATCAAAGTCTTGGGGTGATGTAGACACAATCCAAAAATCAATAGAAATGCTACGCTCAGTGCTCTGATAAATTTTAACCTTATCAATTCGACCGTAACCGCTGGAATCCTGATAGCTGACAGAGTACGAGTCCTTGATGTTTGACAGGAACCCATGAAATCCCACAATTTCGTTTGTACGAAGATCATGAAAATAAAAGGGCATATACTCTATTTCAAATTGGTCCTCTAATTGCGACACCATTTCTTGTGGAAGCCTACTAACTTGAGACAACAGCCCCTTTCGCTGTTGCTTATCCCAATGTCTTGTTGTGTCTGCGTTCTGATCCGGAAAACTGTCCCCTGTATCTCCCTTAGTATCACCTACCAGAGCCATCAACGTATCAGGTGTCCCAAATCCCATATCAAAGACAGAGAACGCAGACTTTAATTTCGTTGGTAAAAGGAACCGACCGGGAGCAGAGCGGTGGCGCCATGCCAGCTCTGATTTGTCTCTTGCTATTCTGCTTTTGGCCTGGCGTGTTTGTCCATTATCAGGCATCTGCTCCAGCGGGTTGCCACCTCGACCACCTAATGGAAAAGACCTTCTAGCTCTCATTACAGCGATATCGCCAATAACAGCAAGAACCATGATAAACCGAAATGAAGGAAAAGAAAGTAGACTTGTCACCAATTGATAAGCAACTAAAAGTGGGTTCACATCAAGAGAATCAAGAACGATATCATCTATAGCCATGACAAATCGAACGATATCACGATTAAGAACCCTGAATAAGTTTGCGAAATTACCAGAAGTCAAAACTACATTCTCGGCAATCTGGTCTATATTCGAACCCAGGCTCTCCCACCATAAAATAATGCCAGGCCAACCTGCGGTCGCGACCCTGGGGTCAGGAGGATCGACAGCATTTCCTAGCCCCAAAAACTCTATGATACCCATAATAACACATAAGGTAAAATCGTGTTTAAGCGCAGGGATGCCAATCATCCGCATTATTCGTGTTCTTTGAGATTCAATTCGGTGAGAGCCCATCCGCATCGCTGATGGAATTGTGGGAACAGGGCTTCCGCCGCCAGTGTCTAGTAACAGCATCACTGCGGCGATTGCGGCCGCACCCAGAATTACTCCAGTCATGCCGCTAAGAGCGACAGCAAGCATAGCGGTGCGGTTTTTACCAGTGAAAGGCTCCAAATGTGAATTTAGAGCGCCAAAGCTCTTTGACGCTAGAAGAGGATTACCCATCTCATCGTAAAGTAACTCAGCATCCAGCGACGGTTTATCGGGCGCACCGTAAGCGTTGGCAGCCCTCAAAAAGTCCATCGTTATTTTTGTATGACCAGACTGTTCACCGGTCGGAAGTAGCGATGCAATGACTTGCAGAGCGCTATCTGGATCTGCGTCATCTTCTTTTGCGTGACCTGTTTGACGTAGCAACAACGACGCAGCGACCTTTCGGAGTTCGCTAAATAAAATTTCATCACCCTCGTTAGCGTGTACTCCGAACTCAGGTTGCTCTATCGCAGTTGCGTGAGTGAACTGTCCATCTTCGATATAGGGAGATTCACCATCTGGATTAAACCGATTATGGCTAGTGAGGATCGCGGATATTTTTTTCTGCTGGACCGGTGCGTACGTCGGTATCTCTATTCGCTTTTCACCGTATTGATTTCCAACACCCGGTTCAAATGGTGGTCTTGTCCCCTGGATATCAGACAGTACTGCATGTCCGTCAAGTTGGTTGTTTTTATCCATGAACGATGACAAGGGTTGCGCGGTGGGACTTGCTTCATCAAACTTCCCAGAATTGCTCAGCATATCGAAAGATGTTCTTGCAGCAGATGCTTGCTCGCTATTACCTCCGAGCGTATCGGTATATCCTGCCGTCGCAGCATCTTGACCACCCATCTCGATAGATGCAGGTGAGCCATCAGCGTTCAAATATGACGTCTCAATGTACGTGGAATCCTCTACCGGATACGCATTACGAGTTCGTGCGTTCGTCGTCAGCGAGCTCATATAAGAGGCAAGAGTGTTCCTTGACGACTCCTTTAAGTCATCGCCCTCCTGAACAACACCGCTTCCTCCCGTACCAGCTGGAGCGAAGTCAACATCTGTAACGTCATCAGCCACTATTCTTAAGTACCTCTTCTAGAGCTTTTTGCACAGCTTCGGGATGCTGTTTTAATTCTTCTATTATCTCCATGATTCTTTCGACACTTGCCATCATCTCATCACTGTGCTTCATACAGCTTTGCAAATATTCCAAATCTTCAGGACTGAAACCGACACTTTCTTCTTTACTCATTATGCTGCTCCTCCTGCTGTGGCGAGGGCCGTTGTCATAACTGACTTGTCGACGAGTACCGCGCCCACCTTATTCGCATCCATAGTGACGCTCAAGTTAATCGTAATATTAACTGGCTTATTTTCAACTGCTATGCTCTCAGTAACACCAAAAGCGTCTGCAATCTGCTGGAGATTCGCGGCGATGTTGACTTCCGGTAAAGTGGCCATGACATCATTGATTTTAACCATGTCATCCACCATAGACTTGATCACCGCGACGGCAGGTGTCTCCGCTTCACCCCCTCCAAAAAGGCCAGCGATGGCAGCGCCCGCCTTACCCATGAGTCCAGGGCTTTGTCCTTCAGCGAACTCTGCAAATTTTCCTAATACATTCGCTAACGCCTCAGTGGCTGTAAACATCGTCTCTAGTTTCGCAACCTGCTCCTGCATCTGCTCGGCACCTACTAGCGCGTTCAAGTCCGCGACGACTCCAGGCATCACACCTGTAATTGCTGTAAGCGCGCCGGCCATACCTCCAAAAAGCTCATCAATCTGCGGGCCGTTTATACCCTCAAGGGAGGCCTCCATGATCTCTTGAACCTTGGCCAACGCATTCATCATTGGACCAAGGGCCTCAAACATGATCTTCATCGCTTCTGCTTTCTCTCCAAAGCCCGAAGGAATGCCCTCACCAGCCTTAACAAGCCCACCGATTATCATTGGTAATTTCTCGGCCAACATATCCATAATGTCACCGAGACCACTGATTACAACAGCCATATTACTCGCTACGCTGGGGTTGAAAAACCCTGTCATTGATTGCACCACTTTCAGCGGTTCCGCCATGGCTGCGGCGAAACTAGCAACCGCTTCGACGACTGACGCTACAACCGACGCTTTCTCAAGTTGCGACTTGCTGAAACCCATCGCCATCTTGACAAGGGTTTCGACGGTGGAGACCAAAGTATCCTTGATCTTATCTAAGAAGCCACCCATCGCCTCGAACACCTCTGACATCGATGGTCCACCCATCAATTCAGAAGCAACGCCTAATTTCGCGGCGTCGATGGCAAGACCACCCAGCGCTTGAAGAGCCTTCGCGATGTGACCGACTACCTCTAGTCTTTTTGCAAGGTCCTCGGGGTCTTTCATAGGAATTCCCTCTGCGGCTGTAATCATCGATGCCACTGATTCAGCGGCGCTGACAAAGAACTTGCCCATTGCCCTTAAGCCAATCCCCAAGATCGGAAGAATGGGAGATAGAGCCGTAAATACGACAGCCAAGGGTATCAACATTTTCATGGCTAGAATCACGTTGATCATGGTGTCTATCATTGCTTGTATTGCTGGGGAGCTGATTGTCGCACCTGCCATTTTTTCTGCTTGCGCGAGTGCTGTCACGAAAATTGTAACACCAGCGGTAAAAAAGGCCGCTGCGGCTATCAAGCCGACTGTCATGATAGGGAGCAAGGGCATTATTACGGCGAAAGCTATACCAGCAACGGAGAGCGCAACAAGAGCCAGGAGCGCAATTCCTATCGATGCAAATATCTCAGCAGTCGTCGAAATATCAGGCAGGGGAATCTTTGAAACAAGGAATAACGCACCAGCGAAGATGGCAACGCCCACAGTTAGAAATGCCGCGGCGGCTAACAGCCCGACCACCATCGCCGGGAACATTGCAGCGATTGCAAGACCAGCTAACGCAGTCGCAGCAAGGGCAATAGTGGCGACAATAGCCAGACCGAGCATAGCGAACACCTTAACAATTTCCTTGAAGGGCAATGGCGCTAATATCGCGTGAACGACGCGTAATGCAACGGCGAAGATCACCATACTAACCGACATCGCTAAACCAGCTAGAGCCATAAACGCTAGACCTGGGATTGTTACTGGTGGTGCCAACAAAAGACCGAGTTTAGAGATAACAAATACCGCTAAAACTGCCAAACCCATAATGGCCATTATCTTTGCAATTTCTTTAAATGGGATTCCGCCTATCAACGCGTGGACAGCCCACAGGGCCGCGGCGAACGGAATCATCCCGAGCCCTATTGCAACGGCAGCTAAAGCCATATTGACAGCAGAAGATAACATCGTTCCGGGGTCTAAGAATTTTGCGGCTATCATTACCAGAGCAAGGAATGGAATCATTACAGCCATTGTTACCATCAGCTTACCGAGGCTAGACCACGATACCATTCCAATAATCCCGGCGGCTATGGCAATGGCAATTGAAAATGCAATAACAGCGGGAATGAATGAAGCAACAAGCACAGCTAATTTCCAGCCCGCCTTCATCATATCGCCCTCTTCCAATTGATTGATCTGTTCGATCGCGGACTTCAGGCCTGCGCCGACGCTCTCGCCCATCTGTTCCATTTGTCTTGGATCGGGCATCTGTTGTTCGGTCTGCTCAGCGACATCTCCCACCATTGACAAGATCCAGTCAGTCAGCTTCTTCACGGCAACCGCACCGACAGCTGCTCCGATTGCATTCATTGCACCCAGAACTATCATCTTTCCGAAAACCCACGCCATCATTACAGCGCCGACTGCGGCTAACTTGCCCTTATTCTCCCATAAGACAGCCCCTATCAGCTCAACTAACGCCCCTATCATATCTCCGACTGCTGACATCAGCGCAGGAACGATCTGGCTCATGGCCTGGGACATCGCACCGCCGATCCCGTCCTTCGCGGCGTCCCTAACAGCATCGGGATTCCTTACTACGTCTATTATTCCATGAATCATGGCGACAAACTTGTCGGCTACCCACGGAATCATCTTCGCGATCTGCTCACCGAGGAATATAATCCCCTGCTCGATCATCTTGCTTAGTTTTCCCAGGGGGCCTGATTTTGCTGCGAAGAAATTCTTAAATAAATCAGTGAGCTCTTGAGCCATTTGTTGAGGGCTATAGTCCCCCTTACCAGTAATGGAATCCTTAAATTTCTTGAATATCCCTAAGACTCCACCCGTTCCGCCTATACCGAGAAGATTCTTAATGTCGTCAATATTGAAAAGATCTTTGATGGCAGAAAAAACGCCCATATCGCCGAGAAGATTTGCGAACATCTGACCTAGCTCTCGACCAAAGTCAAAGACCACCTGCATGGCTTCTCTAATCTGCTTCAAGAGGTCTCTGAATTCCTTGTTGTCACTCAGACCCTTGGAAAAACCTTGAGCCAATGCATCGAATACGCCCGTGAACTGCCGACCGGAGTTGAATACTCGGTCTAGCGTATCAGCGAGTTTATTCATGACCTCCGTCTGGGAAAGTTGCTTCTCCTCTGCTTCATCTGCTCCGGCGGCGATGTCCTCATAAGAAGTGCCCATATTCTCTTGTGAAAATGCAGTGGCAAGAGCCTCTTCGCTAAGACCGGTTTGCTCTGCGAGCAGCGCACGTTCTTGACGCGTCATGTCTTCGACAGACTTGCCTGCCTCATGGAAGGCATTCTTCATCATATCGATGCGCTCAGCAGGATTTTCGGCGTTCATCATCGCCATGGTATCCAGCTGAATTCCAAATGCTTGATTCAGTTGAGACACGGAATCCGCTGCGCCCTCGAAATCGTCAAATTGACCAATAACGCCTTGGAGACCCTTAACATCAATTCCGAGCTTACGTGCGTACACTGAGGCGGCAGCCATTTCCTTAGTCGACAGCGTTCCGAAGTTCTTGAAATCAGCGGCCATCTCACCCATGTCTCTCGATATGAGCTTTGAAGAAACGCCAAATTTGTCGCCTAACTGGATGGAGTAATTTCCGACATCTTGTAAAGTATTTGTTAGACTCTTACCAGAGGAAATTGCTCTAGTTGCAAATCCAGACATCGCGTCGTCGGACAGACCCATTCCTTTTTTGAACGCTAGAATTTCCCCAGCAGAATTCGCAAATTCCTCCGAAAGCATTCCGAACTTCGAGCCCAACGCGCTAGCGATACCTTGAAGATCTTTCATCGCCGCGGCGACGCCGCCGGGGCCGACACCGTATACTTTACCAAGACTTACACCTGTGCCCCCCAGGTCGCTAGCGCTCGACTGGAGATCCCTCATCCCTGACATGAGGGCCTTACCCTCATTCGAGTGAAGATTTCCAAACTCTTTTCTAACTTCTTCGACGGCTTCGCCTAGTACATTTGTGGCAGATGCCAAATTATTGGCCATGCCAAGCAAGCCACTAAACATCTGAAACGGAATAGCGATAATAGCTTTGCCGATATTAAAGATACCATTGATAGCGGTGCCTATCGCACCTCCCATCATCTTGATATCAGCTATCGCACTTTTAAAGCCCTTTGCAGCGCCCACGGCAAAGCCAGCCAAGGCCACATTCGTTTCCTTGATTTTCCCTACCAGCTCACCGAATGATTTTACTGACGTCTCTGCTTTTTTATTTGTGTCATCGAGAGCGTCATTCACTTCACCGATTCGATCGGTGACATCACCGGCCTCTTGTGCAGCCCCCGCCAGGCCTGCCTGGACCTCTTTCATGCGTTGCTGGATGTCGTCCAGGCCCTTACACTCCAGGGCCTTACAAAGCTGAACAGCAGTGTCTACCTGCGATGATAAATACTTCTGCTGTTTCTCCAGAATCTTCTGTCGATCTTGCAGGACTTTATTGATACCCTGCTGGATCTGTAATTGATTCTGAAGTTCTTTGGAGTCAGCCACGCTTTTTTACCGCCTCTTTCTCATATAAATATGGCAGTTCGAAATCTGCGCTAGCTATCGATTAAAAGGGCCACGAAAAGCCAGTGGCTTGTTTCAACTTCCTTGAAGCGGTTCTTTTCTTCGTAAGAGCAGTGAGCACTTTAGAAACATGCGGTTCTTTTTCATTTAGGCACTGAAATAAACCGCGGGACTCTCTAAGGGTATCTGCGAACAGCAGCACATCCTTCTTCTTTCCGTGGAGTCGAATTTCTTCTACTTCACCGCGAATATATCTAGCACAATCACACAAAAATTCTTTTCTATCGTTTTGCATCTGGCACCTCAACATTTAATTATGTGAATCTACGTAATTTTGACGGGACTTGTGCACGATGTTTGCCCATTAATGCCCTGGCATCAGCGGAATTTGCATGTGCTGCCCTGGAATCACCATTGGCTTTCTTAAGCTCTTTGTTCAAGCGTTGGATAAACCATATGCGCTGCCATATGGGGATGTTGTACACCTCTACGTACGAAAACCCCATATAATACATCAGGGCAAAGATGTGCTCTAGAAAGGCCTCTTTGTGGTCACTCGTCAGGCCAAAAAAACGCGGCCCCGAGGGGCAGCCGTACCTCCGAATGTTCCAAACAAGATGTACAATCCATCCAACTTCTCATTTGAATTCCGGGCTCATTTTTATCAAGATGAGTTCTGAACGCTAAAGAATCTCTGGCAGGCATGCTACGAATAAAGAGGTCAAGCTTTGACTTATCGGTGACACCGTTGACCGACACGATGGAGTAGCGCAGACGAGAAGTAATTAAATTCTCAGACTGTTGACCCTGTTTCTTTCGACGCTCCTGTTCGACCATGATATCTTGCTCATCGGCACCGGTCAAGAACTTAAAGCGTACCTTCGCCTTAGTTACAGGAAGCTGCAATTCGAAAAGATTTACCCCGACCGACACAGGATCGATACCAAGGCGATTGATCTCTAAGCCGCCAAGATCAAAAGCTTGCTTCGATCGTTGCTGGCATGCTGGACAATCAACTTCTACTTTGTACTCCGCACCGTAGCCTGTCACTCGTAATGCAATCATTACTGCGTTTCTATCACCGGCCAACATTTGATCTGGTTCAATAGCCTTATTGAGCATACAAGACTTCAGCAGATGAGATATAACGGTTCCCTTCTTGATAAGGGCTTTAGAAGTAAGAATGTCTTCTTCTCTGGCCGTCATGGCACGAATCTGTATTGTTTCTTGATTCGCTAGAGGGGAATCCCCAGCATAACATCGCCCCATTGATGGGAGCGGAACATTTTCAACTGGTATTTCGAAGCCGAAATCATCTTTCATAACATTCGATGATGGCATATGCTCTTTCATATCACCAAAAATTTCGCTTCGACCGGTACCCTCTTTCTTAGTGGACATAGACAAACCTCACAATTAGCACTCCATAAATCTTATAGTTGCAGAAATCAGTGTAAATAAAAAACGTCCCAAGTAAAATTGGGACGTTTTCTTGATACGTTATTGACGTGCGTCAAATAATCTAATACTGTAATACGCAGTTGTCAAACCTGATCGTGAGAGATAGCTCCATCGGATCTTCAGCGCCATAATCCAGATCGCCAAACCCAGCCGAGGTCAGGAAGCATCCCTTGAAATCCCATAATTCAACAACTGTTCCAACAGGATCGAGCATCTTAACTTGACAGTCGCGCTTATAGAAATCGGCATACCCACCACGACCAGAAACTGATTCGAAGTGTGTACGAACCCATTCCATCACCTGCTGTGCACCGGAAGGCGCGATCGGATCGTGTAAGGTTACCGATAAGGCGTCGAACTTCGTTTTGCCAGCAACCCAGCGAGTTGAGTTCATGTAGGAAATTTCCATTTCACCTGTGTTAATTGTGGGTCGAGCGGCGGTCTTAATCAAAAACGCATCAATACCCTCACAAGCAAATACCCATCTAAATTTCCTTTTCGGCTCAAATTTATTGGGCAGCATGTCGGTAACTGAAAGAGTTTCTGCCATTTTGTTTTCTCCTATACGTGCTTAAATATACATCAGCAAGATTAAATTTCTGTTCCAGCGTTAGTAACAACGAAATCAAGCGAAATGAATTCCACGGATCGCGTCGGTTGAAGGAAGATTTTCCCTCGAACCGTATTGTTTTCCACGTCTGCTTGAGTAGTCGTGGTAGTATCAATTTGTACCTTGAACCGATCCAGGCCTTGCTGCGCCTGAATTCTTGCCAATACAGGATTCACTGCCGCTGAAAAGCGAGCAAGAGTAGATTCTCTATTCGGTTCGAAGAGGAATGTATCACCGATTGCGCGAACTTGACGTCTAATCTCAATCAAAAGACGACGTACGTTCACTCTATCCAACGCTGACTGCGCTGCAAGGAGCGTTTTCTGACCGAAAACAACAACCTCTCCCTTGGTTTGGGGGAATGCGGTGATTGGGTTAATATCAACGTCGTATAGCGCATCAAGATTTGCTCTACTCAGCTTCACTTGAGACTCTAAAACGTTCTTCAATGCGCCCCGCGTAAAACCGGCGGGGGCGAACCACGGATATGCGACAGAATCATTTAGCGCAAACGCACCAAGAACAGCCACACTCGGTGGTACCTGCACGTTTGTGGATGTGCCTACGTCAGTCATAATAACATCGGGGAAATATGCAGCTGCAAACGAGCTGTCGAGGTTTCGACCAGAAAATGTATTGACCGTGTTCGTAACGCTTGTTAGCTGCGCAGATCCGGTGACTACCTCGTTATACGTGTCCTTATTCTCAATGTCCATAATGTACATTGCGTCGAATCTTTCCTCAACAGACTGTATTACGTAGTCAGACACCGACTTGTGACGGATACCTGGAACTGCCAAAAGCTGAATATCAACATCGGATCTTTCAGCAAGAACGTCCATTGCCTTACGATACGCGGCGACTGTTGGCCCCGTTACCCCGCCCTGTAACGTTACATCTGCCATCTCCTTTGTCACAGCAATATTGGAGAACTTAGCTTTCTCATTATTGAATATATTGACTCCATCAAAGCCCCCCTGAACTATGAAAGAGAACTTAAGAAAACGGCGAGCAGAGGAAAGACCGAAATCATTCGCTACAGATAACAAGCGCGAGCCTCCGGAGGCATTTAGGGTTCTTGCGGTACCATCGATATCCGGTATACTCGATGCGGCGACACCAGATCTGCGGTACACTGCAGCGGCCCATTGCTTCGAATCAGCAACCGGAGTGGAATCGGTGGTTGTACAAACCTGGATGTTTTCCAGACTGAACAAATTGTTGTTAAATTTATCGGCGTCTAAAACAGTGCCACTGCTATCAGCTGTACCCTCATTATTACCCACCATCGCTTTACGACCAGATTGCGAATAATTTGCGAAATATGTCGAGTAGTGCTTGATTGATGGGTCGAGTTTTACGTTCTTGTTAGGCTCAGCTACGAGATCCTTCACCTCAAATTGGACGCCCCAGTAAAGCTCAGCGGCGAGTGCCTTTTTCGGAGTAACATTCTTAGAGACTGTCGCTCGATATGGCACCGGATATTGAACAAGACGAGAAGCGACAGACGAATTGAGAAGTGGTGTAGCAGAATCGCCTGGCTGACCAAATATCGAAGATCCAGAGGTAACTAGATGCTGCGGACCGCGGAATCCGACTGGCAGGCAATCCGCGGGAAGCTTCCCCTTATCAAGTTGAGTGTTTGTCTCAACGCGAATATAATTCGACTTGTTGGGATAAGCACCTTCCAAAATCAATTTCTGAGATCCAACGCGCTTATCGAAGTCATAATACAAATGATAATCTCCAATTTGCCTAGCAACATATCGATCAGAACCTGGATCCAAAGAAAGCTTAGAAAATTTCTCTATGACGACCGGCTCGGTGTCACTATCGTTGTAATCTCTCACTAATAAATCGAACGCTCCAAATGGTTGATTTACGTTTGTGGACTTAACAATATTCTCAATAGAAATCTTTACCCTAGTATTTCCTATCGCACCATCATCTAAAGCATGGATTCGGAAAAGATTGTTGTTTTTTCCACCATACTTCTGAGATATAACATAGGGAGAAACAGCGGTACGGAACCTGTCTTTATAGCTGTCAAAATCTGGTACGTTTGCGTCAGTTGAATTCGCCCGAGATATCGAAGATGTCATAAGGAATGCAATGTCCTCATTACTAACTGTGCCGCCGGCAGTCGCTGCGGCGTACGTCGATGACACCAGACTTGACCCAGTCGGATATGCGATTGCCGGGTAAACATCCCAGTGGGCGTATAGGTAATGTCCTGCATTCTGGAGCTTTGTTGGGTCTGTATTCAAAACATTTGCGAAATAATTCGGTACATTCGGATCAAAAGAAGCTGTGATAATCGTGGGGTAAGCGTCTGTATGGGTATGACCATTCAGCAGCATCACGAATTCTTGACGGCCGCCAGCAAGGTTCACAGCCCCGTTTGATGATCCTGCATTATCCGCACCGCCCGTCCCAAAAGAGCTACCCGCGGCGTAATTGTTGGCTGAGGGGGAGCCCAATGGCGTATTGTTTGTAACAGTCGATCTAGACGCACTGAGGGCGCATACAACTCCCGAGGGAACCATAACAACACCGCGTAAAATCGGTTGGACAGTTCCCAAGCCAGCATCAGTGAATGCCGCGGAACTTCCAGACTCTTCCATGATAACACCAAGAAGGTGAGTACGTCCAAGAACCCCGGCGTTCCCAGCACCCGCGACTGTTGAGCCCGCATATGCGTTCGGTCCGATTAGTCCATTTGCTTTGGCTTCTTGCGCTCCGACCGTGAAGCCGGCGTTTGTCACATCACCGCCGCTATTTCTTTTCTTTCCGTCGCCGGCGCCAAGAAGCCTTAAATAGGTTCCAGCCTTCGCGTAGTTTAGCCACTGACGCATCGCCATCGGTCCAAACTTTACACCGTCCGTATTTCCAAATTCAGCGACGAAATCAGCAAAAGTTGCTACCGTAATAGGAACAAATGCTCGACCCTGATCAGCCGTACCTATAACACCAGCAGGTGTACCTGTAGGCGCAGCCTTTGTTGGGCCTGATAGGTCGATTTCCCTTGTGGAAACCCCAGGACTCTTAAATGTCAGTTCAGCCATTTCCAAAAATCTCCTGTTTCTCTCTTAACTATATCACGCAAAATCTACACCGCTGTTTGTGATGATAAAATCTATCGCAATAAATTCGATTGCCCTTGTCGGCACAATAACGATTCGACCATTCAGCTTGTTGCTTTCAACATCTTCGGAAGTATTGTTGGTGTCATCCATAACAACCTTGAAAGACTCTATACCCTGCTGCGCCTGAATCGCAGCTAGCATCGGTGTAACTAGATTTATGAATCGTGCTCTTGTAGCAGCGTTATTCGGCTCAAAAAGAATCTTATTAGCAACGCCAACAACCTGACGCTTGAGTTCAAGCAACATCCTACGGACATTCACTCGATCCAACGCAGATTGAGTAAGCTGCATCGTCTTTTGGCCAAATATTACAAATCCACCATTCGGAAAGTTCGCAATCGGGTTAATTCGATTATCGTATAAATCATCTCTATCGCTTGCGGTCAACCTAACATCGGTGTTCGTAACAATTCCTAACCCACCTCTATTAAATCCAGCAGGAGCAAACCAAGGATATGCAACAGCATCGTTGTACGCTAACGCTGCAAGAGCAGCAATAGACGATGGAACGCGGACTGCCTCGCCGGTGTTTGAGTCGTTGATATAAACATCAGGGAAGTACGCGGCGCAATAATTGTTGTCAACCGCCCTTGACTCGAATTGCTCTGCTGTTTCCCTCACGTCGGGGGTGGAGTTGGAGGCGCTCTGAATCAACGTCCTATCTTCATCTCCAAATAGGCGTGTGGAGCTCTCTGACCATGACGGAATGTCCATTAAGTAAATGGCCATTGAATAATCACGGACTCTATTGGCAGCCCAATCAGTGACAAATGTGTCTCTTATACCGGGTATTGTTAGGATGTTGCTACGTACCGTCATGGGATCTGTCATGATACGAGCAGCTTCTTTATACGCAAATATATTATTGTTGAGACGACCGGATCCAGCGGGATTAGTACTAAGACCAATTGTAGAAGCGCTAAATTCATCAGCAGCCTTCCCTGTTTCACCAGACGCGTCGGTCGACGTAGCTCGATCGTTCATTAATGACATGTCTTTATCAAGAATATTCAAGCCGTCGAATCCACCGTATAGCGGAGTCGTGAACTTAAGGTAACTCGTAAAACGATTAAAATGCACTGACGATGAATTAACAAGCGAAGCAAAAGTAACTCTATTTCCTGCACCGTCTGGATCATTTACCACATAGGTTTGCGAATCAGGTACACCATTTCGAATATATGATGCCTCAAGCATGTGCTCCTTTGCAGAACCAGTTACATATTGTAGTAATGTTGCAGAATTTGAACCTGCTGTGGCGATCGTGACTTTGGCAAGTGAAAACTTGTTAGCGTTAAATGTAGCGACTGCAGAGCCAGAAACTAAAGTATCAAGCTTTTGAATTCCCTGGAACTTCGTATATGCTGAAACTGTCGGGTTTGGCAGAGAAGACACATTCTGGTCCAAAACAGCACTGGAAAGGTCGTTCTCCTTCGGGCATCTTTCAAACTTTGTACCCCAGTAGAGCCTCCCATCAACACGCTCGTCGTCACCAGGCAGCCCAGAGAACCACGGTGATGCGTTGACCGCACCACGGGTAATCTTAAAGCGCATCGGAAGAGGAGGAACAATTGAGCCTGTCAGCGCCGATGTGACGCGACCCGCGAGACGCGGGTTGTCGAGTTGTCCGTACGTCACTCCATCAAACTCAAGAGCACCCTTGAGCGAGTCTGTCAGAGCGTCTGACGTCTTTATAGCAGGGATCCCAGCGAAACCGAACGGTAAAGCATCTGACGGTACTTGCTCCCTATAAACAGCTTCTTCTATAACAACTCTAATATGTACAGATTGATTAGGATATTTTCCACTAACGACAATTCTTCTTTCATCGTCGTTTTCTGCATCGAAATTGTACCGTGCCTTATAGTCACCAATTTTTCTACCGACAAAGCTTTCTGAGTTGGGATCTAAAGTGCATGCAGGATAGCTTTCCAGTACCTCGGGATCTAAATCGGTGTCGCCAAACCGACGGACCTGAACCTCAAACGTACCAAATGGGTAATTCTTATTTGAGCTAGCCCGCAAATTCGCAATAGAAACCTTGACTTTATTATTCCCGTATGCTCCGTCCGACAGGGCTTCAAAATTGAATAATTTATATTCTGTGCTTCCGTATGGTTGTGATAGTATAGCGGGAGACGTAGGAGTTGTATATCGTGTGTCGTAACGACCGAACAACATTGTAAACTCGTTGCCCGCGCCCGAGCTTAATGTTCGGCCATAATTTCCAGAACCTGAAAGAATGGCAATAGACCCCGCGGTTTCAAGAACAGGAGCGATCTCATTTTCTACAGCAAAATCCATGTAAAGAAGGTGCTGGTTCGTGTAAAACTTCGTAGGATCAGTGTTCAAAACGTTCGCAATATACGCGTCACTTGCAGGATCAAGTGACGCAGTTACAACTTTAACACCGGGATAGCTTGGAAGCTGATTACAGAAAGCTGACCCAAGCGAAGAAGAAATCGCAAGCAAGAAATTACCACCAATATTGTTGGCTGCAGCGGTGGGAGCGCATCCATCGGTCATGTGGTTAGCCCAAGAGTCACCGACATCCATCACTTGTATTCTTGCGTTGACCGAACTAAAAATAACACCTCTCACTATATGAAGAGCGCTTGAATTACTGAAACTTGGGTTATCAGTAAATTCCGGCATCGCTGCAGCTTCATTCGCGACTGCATCGTGCTTTGCAACTAAAAATTGCACCACGCCATTCTGAGCCTTATTCGTGGGCGGGGAAGCAGATATATTCCCCGACAAGACAAATCCTGCGTTTACCACTGTGCCGTAGGTTTGAGTGTTTGTTATGTTAGTTGTGGATTCATTCGCACCGGCACCTAAAACGCGCATGTACGTTACTGCTGTTCTATTTTGTAGGAATGCTTGGACTGCATACGGTCCAAAGCGGTCGGGGTCAATGTCTCCAAAGCGATTCAAAAAATCTTGAAAACTGCCGACTGTTACGGGCACAAATGCCGGTCCCTTCTCAGCAGTACCTACGATTCCTGCTGGAACACCCGTTATTTCGGTCTTTCTCGTCGACGCGTCTATTTCGCGTTCAAAAAAGCCCGGGGATCTAAATGTCTGTTCTGCCATGAGTCAGGTCTCCTGGATCTACTTTCATCACAAATAACTATTTCGTGCAAAGGGTAAATGTCACATCAATCCTTGAAGAGATCGCCTAAATCGATAGATAATCCATACGATGGGTATTTTGACTGTCGAAAAACCGTCTCTCCCTTCTTGTTGTTCGCATATAACACGTTGTATTGTGATGTTTCATCCTTCCCAGTAAAGGGGTTTCTTTTAGTAATTATTACTTTCGGTCTGTTCGGATACGTAGCACCCGTACTTGTTGAATCCGAATTTGTCGAGCCGATGTTAACGTTGTTTGAGACAACAGTTACGGCACCCGGAAATCCGGTAGTTAATACGCTATTTGACCCTACAGGCATCGCTTGCCCCGGAATTCCCATATCATCAGTATCAATATCTTCCAATATGAAATGGCCCGGCTCACCTGCGGCGACAGAAGACGGAGCACCAGTATTCATATGGGAACTTAATTCTGAGACTCCAAAATTAATATCTGGAGCAGAAATTGATCTTCTAAATGGCACAGGCAGTCCGGGCTCTTGCGGTGCAACAACATAAGCCGGCACACTCACACTAAAACTATACTTAACTAGTCTTTCATCATCAGAAAAATCATCAAAATTATTGCTTGGGTTTAACGCGGCGTCAATATAAGCGGAAAATTTATACCCTGATTTTGTAGTTATTAAGAATGTTCGTTGATGATTTTGGGTATACCCGCCCATAACAGTTGTCAATAGCGAATTCATTTCTTGAGTGTACTGGGTCCAAAAAGTAATCTCATAATTCGCAGTGTATTGTTTGATTGGAGGAATTTCAATAAATTCAATTATGTTTTTGGCAGTGTGCGGCTCGAGTATTGTTCCGCCACTTACAGCTATTGGCGTAGGAAAGACTGTTCGTCGGGTTGCAATACGACCACCATCAGTTCCTCCCCCAAGCCCAGCATCAGTCTTATTTCCAGCGCTAACTGCTATATCATCAGCGTTTTCAAACCCGAATCTATTTTGAAGACGCTGGTATCGTGGATCTTCTTTGGAAATTCTAACTTTAATCAACATCGGGCTTCCTTGACCATGAGCAGCGCCCTTTGCGTTTGTTTGATCAATACCACTGCGGAGTATCGAAACAAGTGGTAATATAATCGCACCGGTTTTGTCTCGTAGCGGCTTTTTCCTTGCCAAAATTGCGAATCGCTCGCCAGTAGCGAAAATAATGGGAACCCGCTTTATTGCCTTTCTGCGCTTGTAAAAAAGCGGAATTTCTTCATTAAAAAAATTAAATAAAGCTCTGTCTACATCCTCAATGGTACAAGACGGGATAGAGAAATCCTCAGGGATATCTTCGCTTGAATAACCAAGGTCTAATGAACCGTTCTTGTAAGTAGTCGTATTATAGCGCGTTGGCATTTTTGCTCTCCACCTTAACCATTGTTGTAAGAAATCTCATCATAAAAAGAAGAACTGATTGTTGCGGGATCTCCTTTAGGCGACACCTCCACAGGTGCGGGGCTAGCTGGTAATTCCATTTTCCCTTGCTCAATCAATGCCCTTTTATCTCCCGTTTCGCCAAGCCTATTTTCCGCAAACCCGCGTTGTTGTACAAACGTGTCTTGCACAGCATCAGAGTCTGAATAACCTTCGTCAGTCGGACCGTGCGGATCTTTATTAATTAGGCCTTGACGCGCTTGTTTTCCTTGTAATTTCACACCCGTCATGTGCTCAACTTCACCATAGATTGTTGACTGCCATTGAAGTTGTGTTATCTCAAAAAATGTCTCGCCGTAGCTGAAATAATCACCCTCTCGGACCTCAATATCCTTGTCTATTAAGTCTCGATAATGGAGATATGCACCGACGATCTGGCCGGAATTTACACCAAATCTAGTCGTCGTAATTTCTGGAGCATTCCATTCCACCTGAGCACAAATCTCTATGGGCAGATCAAAAACCTTCTCCATCGCTTCTTCGTATACGTCATGAATTGTTGTTAAGTCTTCTCGTACACGGTAATAGTATATCTTCTGGCCAACGACGTCTTTTATGACCTCCTTGGTGATGTCAGCTATTAAATCGACTTCTCTTGGAGTTATGAAGAGACGAGCCATGCTACCCTCCTCATGCTATTATGATCGATTTGCCAGCGGGTATTGGAATCTTCTTAAGCGCTGTCTGTATATTGTCGGAATCTGCCGCTTGAGCCTCCAATATCTTACTATACGTCAAATTTTCCAATAATTCTTTTAATTGGTCGCGGAGCCTTGTTTGGTCTTCTCGGCCTCGACCTATCAAATCAGCGCCATTGAGCTGAAGATCACCAGACGGGATTGGAACGGCAGAGAATTTCGATCTTACCTGTCCTAATAATTCTTCGCACAAGGCTTTAGCATATTGTCTTACCCATTGGCGTCCTATAGAATTAACATTGTCATAAGTAAAGCGCCCAAATGGAACATTTGAAATATCAGAGACACCGTATATCGTATCATCTCTAATATCTGGACTAATTGGATTTGGGCTATATGCAATACGTATCCACAGCTTTCCAGGATTATCCCCCGTTGGCTTCGGAAATATCCTTATCTTACTACCGATTATTTTATATGAATAATTTGATCTTCGAACTCTATTTGACACACCCATCTGGCCAGCCCGAAGGACATCTTCAAAAACCGGCAAAACGTAAAATACAGTCTCTGGAGTAAATGATTCAAAACTAAATTCATTGTTTAAATAATTCACAGATGAAGTTGTGTCAAAAAATCTGTAAGCGGCTTGCGGAGAGAAGTGAAATACTTCTTTTATCCGCATCTTTGTTCGAGGATCGTTCAAGCTACTAGACACCATGAGGTTGCCACCATTGTCTTTTAACGTTTCATAAATGTCATAATCTTGAGAACCGGTGTTTAGTGCTATGGACCCTGAGAATTCGTTATACGAACCCCCTACACCGCCCTCCATTGCATAGGGCTCAGCCATCCTTAGGAGATATTCAAGATTTTGCTTTGGAAACAATCCAGTTACTTCATCACCACTTCCGGTCGGCATACCAAGAAGATTCGGAGTTTGTGAAAGAGCGTTCGCCTCATTAACAATTCTTCCATATTCTAAGAATGATTCTTCTAAACATGCCCAAATTTGTTTTTTCGTTAATTCGACGCTTAATATATCATCGCCCAACTTCTGTTTGACAAACGTAATCACAGAATCAGCTTCCGTTTGAAACGCTGTGTCTGTGTCGAAAAAACCGAATGGTGTCGGATTTCTGGTAAAAGCGAAAGTCGGCATATCACACCCTGTTCTAACTATAGAACTAGAGCATAAAAATCATGTCAATCACGATGAAATTAAAAAGGCGGGGTCCTCGAAAGGACCCCGCCAGATTTTTACGAACGAACTATCTAAACTTTAGATTACGTCCATGTTCTGGACAGTCACTGTGCCGTAGAAGTCGTTACGGACCATCTTCTTACCATAGCGAGTCATCACGCCCTTGCGGGGGGTGAAATCCTCAGGAGCGAAGATAGTGGGAGTAACGATTAGCGGTACATACGGAGCGTACACATACCCAGTCTCCAGATAGCTACCACCCTTGTACCCAACAAGAATCTTGTTGCGTGGGAAGTAAGGATCCTTATAGACTGTGAAGCGATTGCTAAGCGTACCAACCTTCTCACAACCCAACGTCATTCCGCCCGCGACCTGGCCATCACCATCAAGGGTGTAAGCAGGACGATAGAGGACAGAAGCCTCGAGGATAGTAGCAACATCAGGACTTACGACCATGAAGTTTGCAGAGCCTCTAAGGGTCTTACGATGGATTTCGTTCGCCACATCGATAACTGTCTCTACAAGAGTCTCGTACCACTCGCGGACTGTACCAGTAAAGGATGCATGTCCTGCTTGGGTTGAACGATTCTCGACTAGAGCACCAGTCTTCTTGTTGACGAAACGACCGGGCTGACGTGACCAGTAATAAGCTGTATCGGCTTCTACCAAGAGATCGTTAAGGATCTCACGGTCAATCTCTAGAGCAATCTGCTCGGAGAGGATCTGAGTAAGCTCAACCTCAGCGTCCAGGCTGTGGTAGGCATTCAGGTCCTGAGCAAGCTCGGGAGACCAACGGGCACGCAACTTACGGGTCTGAGCGACGACTGAGATACTCTCAATCTTGATATCGATCTCAGGAATCTGAGGCTTCGGTGATGTACCGAAATCAGACTCGAACACCGGCACGACAAGAGTATCGCCAACACCAGATGTAACATCGAGACTATTGCCCTTCGGATACGAAACGCAGAAGGCCTTCAGGTCTGTGCTACCCAACGCGGTACCAGAAAGTACCATCAACAACGCTGCACCAGAGGTGGATCGCGTGGCCATTGGAGCTGCTGTGATTGCACCACCCGCAGAGGATGACGTAATCAGCTGGTTGAGACGACGGATGTTATACACACCCGCTCCGCCCTGGTATATGTCGCCAGGAACAGCAAGGTCCGTTGAGGTACTGTTGAAACCAGCGGTACCGGTTAGTAACAATGCACATTCCTTAACCGCGGTAGGATCGAAGTCGGAACCCAGTGCTCCGAGATTGACAGCCAAGAAGCGGAACTTGCCACTCTCGCTATCAACCTTAGTTGTGACCGTAGGATCAAACTGTGCGAAACGACCGTCTGCACCAGCAGATGCAATCCCGCCGGCAGACGTTGAACGACTCTGTGTAGCAGAACTACCAAGTACGAAGCATGCGTTCGCGACGGTTGTGATGTTACTACGAGCGTGGACTCTAGAATAACCAGAGCCAGCAAGGTCATACTGCCCACCGGTACCAAGAGATCCAGACTGGATACCCTTACCTACGGGGTTATTATATATGGACTGACCTTTCGTGTAGATCGACTTGGACGATGTACCGATACCTGTGGTAGCCGTACCACCAATGTTGGTGCCATATGTGTAATCCAGATAGAAGAGCAGACCAGAAGGTAAGCTCATTGGCTGAATTGATACTAGCTCATTCGCAACCAGCCCACCGAAAACTCGGCGTACGATTGGGAATGCGATGTTAGTGAAACCTCGGATGTCACCAGATGAAGCGGAGGGGCTCATCCCACCACCACCGAGAGTGTTTTGCTCCCGGAGTATCTGACCTGCCTGGTTCTCGAGTAGCTGTGCCATGTTTTCACGATGGACGCCGTCGAGACCTCGCAGGAGACCGGTCCGAGTCCACTTTTCTGTCAAACGACGTCCATGGCTGCCCATGTGACGCTGACGGATACCTTCCGTCAGTTGATCGAGTGTGAACTTCTTAGACATGTTTTTTTCTCCTTTAGAAAGTAGCGTCTATTTGGTGTCGATGCCAGCAAGAACTGCCCAACGATCCTGGTGCTCAGCACCCTCTGCGACGCTACCTGCGCTGCGAGTGGGTCTGGATGCGGAACCGAGAACTCTTCTCCCTGACGATCCCTCGGATAGGGACCTTCTCTTAAGTGAGCGAGTCAAGCTGTCATAAACAAGCTTGGCTTCTCTAATGGTCTTGGCACTATCTAAAGCCTCGACAATGGCACGCTGCTGCTTCGAACTTACATTACGATTTTGCATCAGTTTATTCACATAAAGCAATTTTGCGTTAAAAAGATTCATTTCGGAAAGCTTACGCTTAAGAACTTTGTTCTCAACTGTAACCTTCCGGGATACGGATTGTGTGCGTCGGCCGGATGAGCGTCTCTGAGCTGCTGCTCTACGACGACTTTCGGCTACGCGGCGGCGACGAGCTGCTCTACGACGACGATAGGATTCCGGCATTGCATCACCAGCAGGAACCGGGGGACCAACCTCAGGTGTCGGAACACCAGGATCACCAAGCTCATCAGCCAGTGCGTTAATAAGGTCATCCTCATCAACATCAAGAATAACGTCACCTTCATCATCTCCACCGTGTGCAAGCGCTGGATCGGCGGCGGCTGCTCTGCCAACTTCCTGCTCCTGGAGACGACGGGCACGGAGGCGTCGAAGTTCACGCTTAAGCATGCGGGGGTCAATCTCATAAACCTCACCGAGGTCTCCAAGATCTTCCTCACCCTCGAGGCCTTCTTCGTCCTCAAGTCCTTCTTCGTCTTCAACTTCACCCTCAGGTTCGACAACAACGTCTAATCCGAGTGCTACGCCAAGGTCTTCTATTGCAGTTTGAGCGGCGTCTAGTTCGACCTCACCCTCCACTGCTTCCTCGTCAGCAACTCCTTCATCTCCAAGAGCTGCTTCATCTCCTTCGAGATCATCGAGGTCCTCTTCTGCTAGGAAGAGGTCCATTTCATCTAGTTCTTCCATGCCATCTCCAGCCTCGAATAGACGGTTGAAAATGGCGCGGCTGCGTCGGTCAGTCATTTGTTTCATCTCCTTTAAAGTTTCGAAAAGTACAAGACGAACCTTTTTCTCATTGTTGTTAGGGATAACTATTGACTCCCTACGCAAATTGATCATTTCGTCTAAAAGTTTTGTATATGACTTTTTAATTACAGCGCGTTGCCTTCGGGACAATCGACGATATTCGACCCCCTCCAACAATGCATCCATTCTCTTAACCTTCCGTCGAAGCTGTATATTTCTCTCAATCAGCTTATTTACGTTGGAAGACTTAGAGTTATTGCGTTTCATCTTTCGCCTGGATGAAACGCTCTCTCGTGAGAGAGAAGAATTTTCGGAAACGCTTACGTTCACGTCTCCTTGAGCATTTACGACGACAGAAGCATCATTGTCGAGTTCGACATCATCCTCATCGTCAACTAATTCATCGGGAGCCATTAATTCTAGCTCCATTTGATCAAGGGGGTCGACAGCGACATCATCAATGGCAGGAAGCGCTTCCACTTCCCCTACATCAACGGCAACGTCGTCAACCACAGCATCTACGACATCATCCGCTAGCGGGCTGTCGTCTTCTAATTCATCAATTTCTAAATCATCTGGCTGCTCAGACAACAATTGAGCTTCTACCATCGCTTGAATTTTCGGGGTAAGAGCTTCTATAATCTTATTCTTAGCGTTCTGCTCGGCCATAGCTTTAAGCTGCTGGGCCTCCTGAATCGCTTCCATGTAGAGATTTGTTGACATTATATTATCCCGTAACGCACATTCTAAATATGCAATTAAAACGAATATTCCTATTCTGCATCACTCAATTTCCTCTTCTTGTCTAATAATATCACCAATTACTTTTCGAAGTTTCACGATTGTTGGATCTTCGCCGTCTTCAATCTCAGAAAATTTTACAGTATCGCCTGATGTAACTGGAGCTTGAGACCACCCTCGATATGTACCAGTTCTAGAATATTGGCCTGGATTATATGCAGCCGGTGTGTTTACGCCGCCGCCGCCCTGCAGGCGGTTTTTATACATACTCGGGAAAGGAACCATCCCTGAACCAGCTGCCTCTATATTCAAACCGGAATCGGGACCAACTCTTCGGTTACCACCCTGAAATGCAAAACGATCGGCTGCTCGCCCACTTAGCGAATCAGTCGAGTCAGCAGTACCGCGCATTTTATTTAAGACTCTTTTTATAAGGTCTTCATCCTCAATAAACATTTCATCATCAAAAGAAACAGGCTCAGCGTACGGAAAATTTCCGCCCTTTACTCTTTGTTTGTGAAAACGATCCGAGCTTCGACCGTAGCCAGCGTCTCTTTTAGCATCATAACTACGTCCCGGACGTAAACCTATGCTTGTCGGGTTATCGGGACTGCTCATTATAAATCAGGGACTCGGTGCCTTACCCATCACGTAATCGCCCAATGTCATGGTCGATTGCGCGGCGGAAGATTCCGCTGGAGTAAGTTGAGAACCAACACCAGAACCCCATTGATCATTCGGCGTCTGGCCAAAACCATCAGGCGGATCGGCCTGGTCAGCAGGATTCATACTACCGGGTCCAGGAGAAACAGGGTTCGGTACCCATGGAGAAGCAGGCAGACCGCCACCTCCTTTTTCGACGTCGCCATAATCAGGTGCTTCAGTATAATCGCGTTCGAATACTCCGAAAGTGTGACCAGCATCGTTTACTTCACCGTCTAATAGCAAAGCCTGGCCTTGTTCTGTCACGCCATCGTCAGTTAAATCACCGAGATAAATTGGAGACGCAGGAAAACTAGCTTGAATTGTCGTTGTGTCGGCGCTGCCTAAATCAGCGACAGTCACAACAGCTTCTACCATATTTTGCTTGTGGGAAGGCATTTTTTATAGTTCCTTTATAGTTTCTTTAGAATTTTACGACGCAATCTTGTACGACGTTCGTGGACTTGCTTGAGCTTCGTGTACAGACGACGCTCATGAATTTTAAGAGCTTTCATCCAGTCGATATCAGACTCAAGAGAATCAGCGTACTCATCGCCCTCTACCTCTTCAGCCTTTACTTTCTCAGGGTCTTCCACTCCAGTCTCTAATGTTTCTCGAATTCTTCTTTTTTCTTGAAGCACAAGCTTCTTGAGAAGAGCGGGTGTAAGTTTTGTAGGTCTTGCCATTTGAATCCTCCGGAATAATATTACTTATTTCGCTCAATTAGTTTGTTATCATTTTTTAGGCGAATCACTAAAAGCTAGCGTTGCCCAATTCTGTGCTGCTCCACCGAAAAGATCAGTGGGATCGTTATTAGCTACTATTCTCGTCGCGGTATCACCACGACCAACAGGCGCGCCTTGTTCGGCTTCAGCTTGCTCCTGTAACGTCGTCGCGGCAGTGTCTTCAAAAATTGCAGCCATTATCGGATCACTAGTGATATTTTGCACATCGATCGGTCGTCGTGGGGGAAGAGTATCGTATTTCAAATTATCCAATGCAGGTCGGGAAACCTTTTGCTTCTTGACAGTTTTCCTCGATCTCTCTACCAGCTTTGCCGATCGATCTTCGTTTAAAGAGTCCTCTGTTCCTGTTGCTTCCAAGAGAATCTCAAATAAACACTCTTTTACCAGCGTTTTCAAAGTTGAACGTGATACCTTAGCCATTACCCAATCCCATGATAACCAGAAGAGCCCGTTAGACTAAGCTGGTCCCGAGATATGCCTGTCAGGCCAGCAATAATTGTAAAACCGCATGCGCCGGCGCTGGTGTCTGACCTTAAGAAAAGATCGGTACAAGCCAGTTCAAACCGAACGCTAGGTGCGCCCACAATTCCAGCACCCGCTGCAGTCCCACCAGCATTTGGCCCAACAACGAAATAATTCTTGTGGGTGTTTTGCTGATCAGCAGCTGAGGGCGCCGGTTGTGGTGTCACATATTTTTCTGTTCCATTCGTCTGTATTTCTCCGGTGGGAACTGATCCTGTAACCGCACCAAGACCGTTAACACCGTTTTGCGAAAATCCAACACGTAAATTCCCAGAAGTTGCGTCAGAACCACTAACTGCTATTTGAAACCATCGAGTCACACGAGGAAAACTAATTTGTACAACGTTCCCCGAAGCTGTGCACTCATCGTCTGCTGATGACGTAACGTACGGTGTTCCACTTACTTGATATGCTGATGCATGTCCTAAACCTGGGCTCGGCCAATTAGAGCTCATCGTCTTCACCCCACTCTAATATTTCGTTAAACATTCTATAAATTCTATCTGATTGATTGAACACATCATCTAACTCATTCTGTCTTACTACTCGTCCCTCACGCATCATAAATGCGCCAGGAGTTGATGGCTCTGATACAAAATCCCAACAAATAAGTTGAAAATCGTCTTGCACAACGTCAGTGTCTCCACTTCGCTTTGTTGATCCAACGCCTCTACTGGATATCCCAAGTGTTACTCCTGCTTCGACAAGCTTCTGAAGAATTTCACCAGCTGGGGTATCGAGAAGTTCGACAATTCCATAACATATATCACCATCCATATACGCTTCTCTCACAATATGGGATGCATTTTTCAATTCAACAACAGAGCTATCAGGATGATCGCACTCACCAAGAGCTCGATTCTCTTGAATAAATTTCTGATAATTTCGCACCTCGCGATCTAAGATCGCGCGGGGGTACACTCTACCATTCTGATTCAGAGTGTCAGCCTTTTGCAATACACCCTTCATCACAATCTTACCATCATTTTCTAATTTAGATTGTTCCACGAGCTCTTTAGTATATTCAAAGGGGGCCCATTCTGTCAAAAGCTTAAGTTCAGCCATTATCATCTCCCGCGGTTAACTCTTCGGTGAGTTTCATCAACGTTAAATATTGAGATATAACAGAGTCATCTACCTCAAGAGCAGACAAATTCTTAATTTTTTCTTTTACCCCACCAATTTGCTCACACAAAATATCATTCTCGCATGCTCGCTCAAACGAGGTTAGCTTATCAAGGGTCGTCTTTTGAATTTCAACGAGCTTGTTAGAAATATCACTTGATGAATCTTTTTGTTTTGAAAAAACATATTGCTTCATCAACAACGTTTGTTCTTCACTTAACACTTTTCCAAAACGCTCACGCATTTTTTCTTGCATAATCTGGACGGCAAGCCTATTCACATCCGGGGTGGCTAGCGCAGTGAGGTCTGTTGTAGCTTTCTCTTTTAACAGATGCTCGTGTAGAGACTTCTCAAACTTGGTGGTAACAGTTATATCTGGATCTCTGCTTCGCCAATTATTCAACAGCGTCTGGACTGTTGCGAAAGCTTTATATTCTGTAACTCTTCTGCTGTAGAAGTCTGGTTCTGCAATACGATAATTTATGTCTCTTATTAAGGCAGACTTTTCTTGTCGTAATCTAGTCATATTCATATTACGTGCAGCTTGCTTTGCTTCATTTATTATAGAGACAGCCAACGAGGGGCTGGGTACTTCAGTCGTTACCAAAGCTCGAAATAATCGAAATTCTCGATGTAATTCAGTGCCCTTCACAAAGTGGCTCTTTAATATGCTTAGAGCAACATGCGAATCTTGCTCTCGGCCCTCCACTAATGCCGAGGAAATGTACTCGGATAATTGAGCGAAGAGAACTCCTACATTCCTCTTTTTGTTATGTTTAACTTTCATCGATATCTCCGGCATCGTATTCATCAAGGTCGAATGAATCTTCCTCATTTTCTGCTGCTTCTGACAACAGAACGCCACCTTCAGGAGCCAAAATTGACGACAACGATTGCATCGCTCTCCTCAATTCGGGAGTCATGGCTGGTTTGACAGTTCTAGACATACTTTCGTAAGTATCCTGCTCATTCCATTCTATGCCCTCAAATGCGGGCTTAAGATAGTCTTCGCCATAAGGTTTTCGCAACGAATCTTGTGGACGGCCATGAGTTACCATCTTTTTAAAGTCTGGTGTGTGCGTCGTGAGAGGACCACGTTTTGCTTGGGTACCCGGAGTGGGCTTTCCAAAAACCTTTTTCACAGACGCTTGTGCTTTTAGGGGTGCGTCAGGGTCGTCTATGGAAAGACTGGAAATGTCAATTTCTTCGTCCTCATCCTCGTCATCACTGGTGGCACGCCGATTTTTTCCACCAGCAGGATGCGCAGTCAAGAGCGGACCTTCAGGTTCATCAGCAGCAAAGAGTCCGCCGCCCTCATCACCACCGGCTTCTTCGCCGCCGCCCATGTCAAATCCGCCGCCGCCTTCGTCGCCGCCTTCTGCGGCACCGGAAGCCTCAACTTCAGCGTCTATTAACTTATCTTCCTTTCTGCCCTCGATAATTTCTTCAATTACCTTGTCTGTCAATCCCAATACGTTCTTTTGTACCCATCGACGATCGTAAAAGCCTTCTGGTACTTTTCCAGCTATGTCAAAACGTGTAGATATTAACTCAAGCTTCTGTAATTGCGCTACGCTCGATGGGTTTGATAATTTCAACTCGAAATCAATTAAGTCTTCTCCATCGTAGCCGTGAACAAAAAGATGAATCATCGCCAATTTGTTCAATTCAGCAACCACTGTCTTCTGAATTCTCTGGATCGTACGACTGAACCTTATGTCTTCTTGTGCTAGGGTTGCCTTCGCACCAATGTCTTCATCATACCCAAGATATGCCCGCGGAATTTTCAACGCAGCAAATAATTTCTTTTGAATATATTCTACATCTTCAATCGCGCTGGTGTTAGCACCACCTGCTAATGACTCAATCTTCGTGCCCGACTCACCACCACGAACTGGGATAAAATAATCCTCGTCAACGCTAAGTGGGTTAAACCTGAGATCGACTTTCCCATTGGTCTTGTCTATAACTGGAGCGCGCTTCAGCGAACTTGTGGCTTGCTCAAGATAATTTGGAACATCTTCAGGAGGCACGTTTCCAACATCGATGTAAAAAACACGTCGTTCGGGAGAACGAATAACTCTATAAACCAACATCGCATCTTCTATCAATATTAATTGACGCCAAATTCGTCTTGCTGATTCAAGAACCGAAGAACCGTACGGCAAAAACGCATCATTGCCCAAAAGACGAAAATGTGTTAATTGCCAATTTTCTAGTGTAGAATTCCCTTGTGTCAACCAGCGAAAACGAACCGCACCTGGATTCTCAGGATCAAACCCTTCTTCTCGCTCTACTTCTGATATTGGAATAGGATAAGCATTGATAATACCAAATTCGGGATCAATATCATTAAAGAGAAAAAAATCACCGTATTTACAGAGATTTCGAACCCACATCACCAAATTAAATTCTAGATTTAGCGTATCATAAAAAAGTGTTTCTAGCAGCTCTTTCTGAACATCATTCTCACAGAAGATATGCAAGACTCGCCCATGCTCATCCGGACTAACTGTTTCTTCTGAATATATGTCCAGAGCTGAGGCGATCTCGGGAGTGGCTTCCATCTCACTAAAATCAGAATATCTGGACATCCTGTCGAACGAGCCGTATGCGCTGAGGGTCGTATTGTAGACATCATTATGAGCTCGCTTAAACAGTGCCGCTGAAGAAGAAGTGCCGCTAGTGCCTTGTGTACGTACTCGACGTTTAACCACAGGACCTGCTCTAAAGAGGTTTGTTAACCTCTGGAACATGTTTCCTTTATCAGCCATTTGTGCACTCCCTCGGTAGACTAGAAATCAAAGTAACCATTTAAAATCCACCGACCCAGATATCATTGGGTGATCAGAATCCATAGAAACCGGCCAACCCTTGGCAGTAAATATTCCGACCTGCTTATTAAATGGTGACATATTATTATCTGACTGTGATTCTTCTGTCTTGTTCATCGCAAAACCAGCCAACATTGCTTTGTTCACGTCCACGGCTTTTTTAGAGCTAACTTTATCTCCGTCATATAACCAAAGACCAATTGCGAATGACATCACAAGGTCATCGGTCTTCCCGCGCTGTGCTTGCGCTTTGTTATTGCTCCACACAAACGTCTTTAATTCATTTACCAGACGCTCAGAATACACGTCAACCTTATCGTTCCTTATCATCTCTTCCAATTTCGTAAGAATTTTTGCGCGACTTGGTCCTTGCGTTGAAAATCCAGCCTTGCTAATTGGTCCATTACCATACAATGCGTTAAATTTATCTTTTTCTTTAGAAAAATAAATGTTTCTGTACCCAATCTCTTGAAGTTTCATTAACACAGCATATCCGTATGTGTTACTTTCAGGACACAGGAGCGCTTCATGATATCTATTTGCGGCCTCGACCAAAAGATACGCAAGTTGGTCAGGTGGGACCTTACCTCGAAATTCAGCAACCACCTCAGAAATAGTAGTGTCTATAATATGAAATGTAGAGTAATCATTTCCGTCACCGCGGGAGACATCCGAAGATATTACATATTCATGGTCAGGGAATGCATATTTCCACACCCACACATTGTTTTCAGGGCCCCATTTCTCCAACGGGACGCGGACCTTATACCGTAATTTTTCAATCTCTTCCATTGGTAGAAAAGTATCACCCGAGGCTTGAAAATCACAAAGCAGCTCTTGAGCAACCTGCTGCTTGTTCATATTCATAGATTCTTTATTGAACCATTCATCATCACGCTCGGGATGTACATCCCAAGGAAGCTTTATTGGGTTAAATTCATTCGTGCCCTCAACCGCATGATGCCACAAGTCATAATACTGTCCACCGGTACCGTTGGGAGTACTTACTATTAGGGCTCGCCCACCAGTTGACAACGTTGGATATAGCCCTTTCCATAATTCATCAAAGTTTCGAATAAACGCAGCTTCATCAACGATCAGTAAACTCAAAGCTTCAGACCGGCCCGCATCTTCTGAAGTTGGTATTGCCTTTATCGCAGAACCATTTGAAAATTCGATTCCTTGGGTGTTCTTTGTGGTTATGTCGGTAATCCACATCCACGGAGGAACACCGGAAAGAGCTATTTTAACTTTTTTAATGAAGTTTTGAGCAACGGCAAGCTTAGTAGCAATAACAAGAACAGTTTTATCCTTGCGAAATAACGTCATCCAAACTGCATATGCAGCAGTGAGTGTAGACAGACCAAGCTGCCTGGATTTAACCACAATATTAAAGCGATGATCGTTGAAGTGCTTTAAGCAATCATCCTGGAACGAAAATGTATGAAACGGAATTCTCCCCCGGATGGGGTGTTGAATCTGTACATAGCGATTAATAAAATACGCGGGGTCTTTACCGCATTTTACAATCTCAGCTACTTGTTTCTGTTTGGTCAGTGGGGGCATCAAGCATTATTAGCTTACTTGCAACGTCAAAAAAGCACGATAATATGCAACTCTTCGAGGAGAATTCGCGGTGGCTTGTATCAATTCAACATTGTCATCCCGTGAAGTCTCTGTCGCTGTAAGTGCCCTTCCAGCAATATCTTTAAATTCTGCTTTGATCTTCTTTACACCATCAGTAAAAATATCGTTTGACATCTCTCTTAAATTTGTCATTTGACTATCAAGGGAGGCCTCACTCGCAAAATGCACAATACTATCAAAGCGCAAGTTCAAAGTTTCACCGTTCAGATGATGTGATAATTTAAGATTGTCGACAGACTTTCCCCATGTCGTATTTAAACAATCACCTAACGCTCGAATTTCATTAACCGTCAACATTTGTAAGCTCCTATAGACTAACTATTCGCCAGACGAAACCTTTTCTCGCCACGCAGCAATCTCTGAACTGTTCGGTTCGTAGTCGTCATCTTCATTTATTTTTTTTATTGGCTCCAAAAAACTTATCCAACACTCTGTGCAGCACTTGACCTCTAAGTATTGCATGCAGTCTTGAAAATCACGAAATAAAAACCCACATAGAGGACAGTCTAGCGGAACAAAGTTTGGCAGCGAGTCATTATTCGCAATGTCTGATTTTTGCATCTTTCCCTATTTTCTGTATGTCTAGAACGTTATCTACGATATCTTTTACAGCATCCACATGTGAAATAATCAGAATATTGGAAAAGTATTTCTTAAGAGACATTAGTAAACGGGAGCAGGCCTCAATGTTTTTGTCATCTAGCGTGCCGAAGCCCTCGTCAATAATCAACACATCACTTCTTGGGGCATTACAAATATTAATAAGCGCAACCCGAAGAGCAAGAGATGAAATCATTTTCTCCATCCCGGAACCGCATTCTATAATACGCTTCGAATCACCGTAATCTATGAAAATGTCCAAATTATTTGAGTCTAGCCGAGATTCAATCTCAACGCTGAAATTCACCACTCCCTGCAAAATCTTCGTAAGCTCAGCATTGATACGGGGAAGTTGAAGAGATAAGATTGTTAGTGGAATTCCACGTTTATCGACTGCCTGCGTAAACAATGAGTATGTTTCCCAGCGGTCTTTCAGAGCACCAAACTTCTCTTTCTCTGTTTGTAGCTCTTCTTGTCTAGCAGAGCTTAGGCTAATTTGTTCTGTCAAGTACAACCGCTCAGCATCTATTTCTGATATTCTTTTTTCTAAACGCTTAAGATCAAGCCGCATTTTAATAATTTCTGCATCTTTCTCTTCATCAGCAGAGCGGAGTCGCATATCACGTAGAAGCTCTTTACCATGTGAAATTTCACTAACCACTGCTTGCTGGTCGCTTTCTAGCTCTCTTAAATTGAGCTTTAAGTCAGAGTTTTTTAACCTTAAATGCTGCGCATTTTTCAGCATTTCTTCGTACTTAGCTAGCTTCTCCCCGAGACCCTTATCCCTTAATTTCTCAAGATTCTTTTTAATCGCCCCCAATTCTTTCCTGGTGGAAGAAATGACACTTTTTTGTCCGGCGATCTCTTTGGCACTTTTGTGAGCATCTTTAATATACGGGCACTTAGGGAACTGATCACCGCACGGAACGGTATCAAGTTTCTTCGCAGACTTCGTTTGTGACTGTAAACGCTGCTGCTCGAGGTCTAGTCTTGATTGTGTTAATTCAATCTGATTCGCTAAGTCTTTTTGTAGTTCTGCTTCTTCCTTCAACTCTTTTACAGGAAATTGTTCACAAATTATATCAATTTTTGTAATTTTTCCTCTAGTGACATCCATCTCTTCGCACGTTTGTAACACCTCTACGCTCAGAGCAGAGTTACGCTCTTCTAGGGTCTGCAAATGAATAACCTGTGTCTGTATATCTTGTTGTGTATAAACCGTATCGGACGGAGATGATATCAACTGTAATTTGAGTTGATCTCTCTTTTCCTTTAATTCAGCTAACTCTGCCTCAATCTCTGCTCTTTCTTGCTTATGAGATATTAACGCGTCTGCCTGTTCAGTGATCAATGTACTCCAGTCTCTATCTGGGGCAGATTTCATCTCGCCTCTTAATTCTGTTATTTCATTTTTTGCCATCCTCAACATCGTATCAAAAATCTGCAGATCTAAAAATCTTGTAAGAATTGCTTTTCGCTTTGTAGCACCCTCGCGAATAAAGGCGTTCATATCACCCTGAGATGCGAATGACGTCATCAAGAAATCATCGACGGTACCTACCAGACCGCGTAAAACTTTTTCAGTCTCTCTTCGCTGTTCTTCCGTACTGTCTACTATTATATTCCCGTCATCATCTAGCGCGTAAAGATTCAAGTGCGTGGGCGCAGATACCACTCCTGTTCTGCTTGTTCGCTTAATTGTTTGCCGGTCAATACGATACATCTTGCTACCGATCGAGACATCGACACTTGCGCGGCAAAAATTCTTTCGACTATTCACAATGTGCAAATTTTTCAACGTACCGCGATCAGAAGAATTAAACAATCCGTAAACTAGTGTCCCAGGAATCGAAGATTTTCCGGAACGATTTTTACCAAAAATACCAGTGATACCGTGAAGAGCATCAAAGTCTATGATGTTATCTTCGCCATACCCGAACATATTGTCAAACGCGAGCTTTCGTAAACGCCACTGATGTGCTTGTTGGTTGGCTTGTTGAACGCACTTATGAAAAATATCTTTGTGCAATGCACGGAGAGAATCGCGTTGGTCGGAAGAAAGTGTATTTCGTGATACAAAGTCAGTCATAAGCCGATCTTGATATTTGAAACTTCGTAGATCAGTTCTGCTTATTTCACCTACAGAGGTTGAAATTACAACATCTGACCCAGTGAATGCCTTTGATTCATCCTTTGAGACAACTTCTTCAGCAGAAAATGTTTCTCGTAACTCTGTTTGTAGCTGCTTAAAGTCAACTTGGTTTAATCCTTCATGCGCAATTCTAAATCTAGCACCAGAAGCGTATTCTGGAATTTGATCTAGCGTATCTATGACTGTGCCTTTCCACCGGTACGTTCGAAAAGCCTTCTCATTCTTAAGCGGAATAAACTTTGAATCAAAATCATCTTTATCCCTAATCTCCCAGAACAAAAAACCCTTTTCTACCGTCTCACCATAATTCTGCTGGATTGTTGAACCAGGATATGCAATTTTTGGTGTCAAATATTGCCTCTTGTGGATGTCACCGAGAAAAGCAAAATCGAATTTATTGAAAAAATCAACTGACACGCTATCCCCATTAATCTCCCAATCTTGATCGGTCAAAGACCCGTTCACAGGACCGTGGAATGTTGCGATATTGATACAAGATGGATCTGGCTCAACATCATCCCACCCCCTTATGTCAAAACAGCTGAATACATTCCACTTATAGCCAGCAACCCCGGTATCATATGTACCGGATTCTTTGAAGAGATGTATGTCTGGATTATCTAATGCTTCTAAAATAGGCGTAATAGCGTCAAGCCTATCTTCATTCAACATCAATCCGTCATGGTTCCCCAAAATAACATGAACAGGAGCAATCTCGGCTAACGAATTAAACCACCAAGTCAAAATATGAATTAATTCAGGACTGATCCCCTGCGTCTTTGAGTGGACAATATCGCCACCAATAAAGATCGCATCTGGACGTAGCTTTCGTAATTCTACAAACGATCTTGAAAATACATCTCTGTATTCTTTATGTCTTGTCAGCCCACGAAAGTGGACATCAGCAAAATGCGCGCACCGAAACATAACACCCCTAGATTAAAGACCCTGACCGAATCGTTCCAATAAGCGATCGCAGTCTTGCCATCTCACTCCATTCTTCTGCATGAGGTAGTAACTGCGAGAGATGTCCTCTCGGCATCTCACCCACATCAGAAAAATTATCAAACTTCAATATTTTTACGCAAATATCAAACCTAGCAAGAGTTGCAGCAATTTCATGTGTCTTCTTAATCGCATCAGGATCAAGAGCAAGAATTACTGGGGTCTTGTTTTTCACTATCTTTTTGAATAATTCATGTTGGGGACTCAACGTGCTACCCAACAAGCAAGTCGTGTTTTCATTCGATTTAATTAAGTCAAATGGACCTTCGACTAACGTGAGCTCTTGTGACCAATCAATATTAATATCGTTAAATATCACGTCAGCTCGTCGTACTTTTGGATTTAGATACTTCCTGTTCACTTCACCATCGATAGCTCTAGCAGTGTAATAATTCAGCACCCCCTCACCATCAAAAGATGGGATAATCACCCTACGACGATATCGACCGCCGGTTACAGCCCCAATCTTGAAATACCATAAATCTTTTTGTGTCAATCCACGATTGTAAAGATAGCTTCTGCATGCTCGAAGATCTGGATCAGCGTTCTTCCCTAGTTGAGCCAATAGCGTAAACTCCTCAGGAAGTTGAATAAGCTGAATTTCTTCCTTGATTTCATCAATCTTCTTTTCAAATATGGCAGCGGCATGCGATGAAAAATTAGGCTTATACTTTCGAAAGAAATAAGCTAACCCTTTCCCCCGGAGGCCGCAAACCCAACAGTGGTAAAACTCATTGTCAACTCGCAACGTTAGTTTCTTTTTCGCTGGCTTTCCAAAAGAAGAACAGTCTTTGTTGACACATCCAATTGCAACATTCACACCGTCTCTATCAAAAAGCACAGACCCAAACGCTCGCTGAACTAGCATAACGCGCTTTTTAATATCTAAATCATCGCTCATCATTCACATATGCTCTTGCGATTACAAAAGCATCAGATATATCATAACAACAGTCATCGAAGATTACATGACCCTTTCTTGGACCAGACTTAAGCGTCTTGGTGGGCCATGAAAAATCATCCATATTCTTCTGAGCCCACTCAAATACTTGCTCTTTCGTAGAAAGCGAAGATTTTCTATCTATTTTTAAGCCTACCGATTTTCGCGCGTGATTCACATTTATAAAGTCTGGTTGTAGATTCGTACATTTATACGACAACCAGCTTACTATACCATTAAATCTGGCAAGAGTAATCAGGGTCTTTGCACTTGAAAAGCCGGGTCTAAATGCTTGTAGGTTTTCCTCGATCGCTATAGCTTCTATGCCGTACTTGTCAACCAGCGTCATGAGTGTCTCATGCGCCCTCTGTGCCTTGCTGAACATGCACCTTAGGTCTTTTAATGGAATATACCCTGCATCCACCAGAGACCCATCAGAAGTTTGCAGCAAGCACCATCCGATACAAGACGTAGAAACGTCTAATCCCAAAATTACTTTCATCAAAAATCTAAACGCACTCGAACCATAAATCGATCATCCTCTCTTTTTACTATAGCTTGAGCGAAGTTCGATTTACATATAACATTAAGATTTTCATCGAGTAAGTTTACATTTGTAACATATGCGAATGATGAATTTAAGTCTGCATCAAGATCTGATGGGTTCAGGTCTTTATACGTTGGATTTTCAGACCTGTTTAAAGAGTTTGCGTCCGCAGGGATATTCATCTGAAGGACGTAGATGTGCTGTTGGCCGGCCATTCTAATATCAAATTGATCGGTTCCAAAATATGGGATTGTGGGAGTCTTTACAACTGCTAGGCCCTCATCATATAATAGCGTGCCAGCAGATGACCACACTGGATGGCTCCCTGTACAGTCGGCCCGATATAGGCTACCACGCTTGTTATCTTTTAATGTAATTCGTACCCGACCTCCCGAGCCAGTTACGCTTGAGTCAGTTAAAACATAAGAACCGGGATCAATTTTGTTTCCATAAAAAAGATTACTAGCATCAAAAAACACAACTTCATTCGATGTTGGGTCTTTTGTTCTATTAAAAATCGTTAATACAGAACCAGCAGGGAGAGATGGGTCATCTGGGGAAGAACCTGCTAGAAAAGCAGATATCGAGTTAGGATCATCGGAATTTAAGAGTCCTGGAAAAGAATCAGACCCTGTACTTAATAGATTGTTCAATGATACCATACTGAGCGATCTTACCCCAAGATCATCCACGAACAAACTTAAGCTTGCTGACCCAGATGGTGCTGTTTGTTCTAGCAAAGAAAAATTCGGAAGTAATCGACCGTTATCGCAAGGTAATACAGTGAGGTTTCGCTTTCTTACACTACCTGTTGCGAATAAAAATCCGTTTGCGCTAACCCAGTCTGTCGACTCGTCAATTGTCGATCCCGATAGAGCCATCAGTCGAGGAAATGAGCCTCTTACAAATTCTTTAACAAAATTTTCTAAATTTAGATAATGACCGCCAACGCCGAAAGATAGCGCAACATTAAATGGGTCGTTTGTATTACCTACTGCTGTTTGAAAGGGTGTTTGAAATATCTCGCGAGTCCTTGTATCTTTCACAAAGAAGGGAGGTACATAAAACATGAGGTTTGGTTCTTTCTTAATGTCCTCAACGCCGTAAAGGCTGGCAGACATAATATCTTCATCATCGCGGTAAGCGTCATAAATTTTCAGCTCATGTAATTCGGCATTTAGTGGATGTCTAAACACAAAATAATTTGGGTCTTCGCCATCAAAATCACCAGCAGAAATTAATCCGTCACGGGTTGCGATTGTATCATTAAAGAATTGTGCAATTAACCCACCGCCTACTCCGTAAGTAGAATTTGTTCCCTCATAAAAATTACCAACAAACAATGCATCAGGATCACCAGCATTCTCATGTGAGCCTCCTATCCATTTTTGTGTCCAATCGGCTTGCTGCAGAAATGTCGGAACCAAATCAAACGTTCCCTTTTCTCCACCGTCGATGTAAAATGAGCCCGTTGAATCCTGGATATCTTCCGTGCCACCCCAGCGCACACAACAATAATGCCAGGTATTTAATTTCAAAGAATTATCACTAGATAAAAACACTAGATCTTGCGGAGCTGGTCGAGCATTATTAGCAACATCAAGAGAGATTTCTGACGGTGGTATATCTGCAGAGTGACTCAATTGCAACATTAGTCGGAAACCATCTGGAAATTCATCTACATTTTTAGAGCTTCCCGATACTAAAGATATCGCATAACTGCTAGACATATGAAAAATTGTCCCTGCTGAATACGCTCCTCGTCTAGTTTCGCTCGTGTAGCGAGGGTTGATGTAAAATTCGAATGAAAAAGAACCAGAGGGTCTATATGTCGATGACACGTCGAACGAAGATGACGCAGGATATATCAAAACGGAATCAGATGGTACTTCAGACCCAGTAAAAAAATTCAATGTATTGTAATTCGTAAATGCCCAATTACAAGCAGAGCCATATTTCGGTCGATAGAATGGAAATAAAACTTTTTCAATTACTCTCTTTCTTAGGGTATCGCTCGTAAATTTAAAGGATGGCTCAAATCGAAGCACCTCGACCTGCTTATCTCGCTTACCAGTGGTACTAGCAGAATGCACAGCCTCCATATAAGCGAGCACTGACCCGGTGAAGGGGCCGGTACCCCCGGCTGTAAAATATTCGACAGCTTCTAGTCGAGCGGTCTCCAAGCTTTGTGCAATTGGAGCTCCGTCTTCTTCACCACTATCAGCGGGAATTTCTTTCATCCCCAATGATGTAAGCGGAAATACCTTGACAGATCCAGTTGCACCGCTTACAGACGAAGACACAAAGGTTCGTTTAGGCTTTGTTAAGATCTTAAACGAATCGAAGTAAGTCTTGTCGAGCTTAAAGAGGGCCACTCTTCCCCCTAGAAATCAAGCCTGATTCTTACCGTCAAATCCTTCTCATCATTCTTTTCTATTGGACGTGATAATTTTGCGACAGCAAGAAGGTTATCATTCGCGTCGTAAAGGCCCACTGTTGTTATGAACGAAAAAGAACGTTGTACATCTTCTTGACCCTCATCTATTACAACAATCCTGTTTGTGGTATCGGTATACGTGGGATTTGAAGAATAGTTGAATTCATCAGCTGTAGCGCGACAGAATAGCAACGTAGAATTGATATTCGTATTATTTTGGAAGGTCTGTGCTGTAAGAGAACCAGAGCTAAAGCGGCAACTCATAAAGTGGTCAAGAATATCATCAATACTCGCAGACACCATCAGATCGGGAACAAACTTTATTGTTCCGACACCGGTACCCGGTCCACCTATAGTCGTCATCCCAGTAGGAATGTTATAGGAACCCGCCGTGCTTCCGTCAATCGTGATGCCAGCAGGTCCTGTTGTTATACCATCGCGCATTCCCGAGATAACGCCCCACACAGCTTGGCTCGAGCTGATTACACGATCGACATTCAACACAATGGCACCTGCGTCGTAGAACACTAACCCAACATTATCTGTCGTGTCAGCAGCATTAACCAAATTACCAACCTCGCCGCCAAACGTACGACGACGATTTGATGCAGCACCAAAGTCAGTATAAATTCGTTCATCAAGCTCTGATGTAGAATTTAAGTTTTGAATAACGTTTGCATTAGAAGCTGAATAGTGCATCCGCATCGCAAACGTCTCACGCTTAATTTTATCACGCGTGAACAAACGCTTGAATGAAATAAACAATGCAGAATCCACAATATCAGTTGTAGCTGCGCTTCCAAACGGTGTAACGAAAGCGGATTCTGCGCTACCCAACAAGTTAGCTGCATATTGCTGGTATATATCCATCTTTTCTCTCATCATCATTGATTGAGAGGGGAACAAATATTTACCAGCACTATCGATACCGGTGGAAGATGAAACAACAGTGGAACCCGCCGCGTACAAACCGACAGTGGTATCAAAAATTGCATTAGCCGTCTGAAGAGAGAAATCCTGATCGTATACTGTGTGGTATAGAGATGAAGTCACCCCTGGGCCAATGCCGCCAGTAACAAATAACTGATATTTTTTTCGTGTCGCAGAACCAGATATGTCTTCTTGAATTACATCTACTAGCTGGTTTAATACAGATCTGGATGTTTTTACGTCTGCTGCTGATATCTCTTTAAATGTCGCCACTTTTTCTTACCTCACTTCTCTATTGCGACGGTCAATTCAGACACAACACCCGACTGTACGCCGGTTACCTGCACGGTAGAAGATATTTGTGATTTATTGTCTGCGTCGCCGTAATAGTCAAATACGCTATCAGATATGGATCTCGTTTTTATAGTTAAAGACAACTGCGAACCGCCAATGCTTGTTGTCGTGCTGTCTCTAGTCACGATGTATGTTGCAATATCATCGGAGTCAATTGAATCCGGAGTATTGTCTGAGCCGTCGAGCTCCAAGAAACGATAAGGCAGTTTCACAATAAATGCCTGGTCCCTCAACTCTGGATCGATTGTATTTTCATCAGACACATTCTGGCTCAGCGTAATTGCTTGAGATGCAGTGCTACCTGTTCTCTTAAAGGTCATCTTTCCAGAAGAAACGTCTCCTGTAATCGACACACCAGGTAATTTAATCAAGGTGGGGTTTGAAAGGCTGAGCAGTTTATTCTTCAAAGCAAAATTCTGATTCGTTTGTGCTTCAAAGACGGGGGTATTTTTCTCTATCTTTTCTTTACCTACCGTACGACCAAATTTCTTAATAGTCGCATAATCAACTTCATCATCACCAAGCGCAAATTTTACAATCGAAAAACTTCCGTCATTTCTCGCCAGGAGCTGTCTTCCGTAATCTGTTAAAACTGCATCGACAATGATATTGTTGGTGCTATTGTCTAAAAATCCCATAATATTATCTCCACACGTCCACGTTTAATTATAGCATAAATAAAATGGCGTAAATTAACTCCCCTCTATCTCAGAAGAAAATTGTGATTTCGCGGCAGGTGTCGTGTTTTCTAACCGACTTTCATCAATTGTAACGTTGATCTGTGCCTCGTCTAATCTGTCTACATTTATTAATTGAAACACATACTTTGATAACGGATCAATCGAAGTTGTACAAAACGCTGGAATATCTTCTCCTGAGCCCCGTGTTAATGTATACGCTTCTGGGTCAAAATAAATCGAAAGATTGCTATGCGAGCTATCTTTCATAGAATCCACAAAGAAATTTTCCTTCAAATACCAATTCGGGTATTGCTTCGGCGCGCCGGCGTACGAAACAAACTCTTTTGTAATTCTATTTTTGGACTCGCTAAATGAAACCCTTATCTGGGTTGAGTATTCTGACGTTAACTGCCTCGCATCAATAACCACTAGAGCATAAATATACGTTTTTGTCTTATCAAATTCAGGGTCGATGTAATACGTCGGCATATGCAGGGTGGCTTGTATCAAATCAGGATCAATCGTTTCCTTGCTCGATGTTCTTATCACCGAATCATCCCAATCGTAATGTGCCAACAACTGAAAGGGCTCATTAATCGTTGTTCGTCGAAAAACCTGTAGGTACTTGACATCACGCTGGGGATTAACAGGGGGAGCCCATGTCACAGAAAGATTGTCGTCATCATAATTGTAATAAAAATTAATATCATTTGGCGGCTCCGGACGACGATTTTCTGTTATTGTTGTCTTTGATATTGACGCAGGCCGTGAGGCCAGCAAGAATGTTCCAATAAAAACTTCACCACTATCGTAATCAGTAAGGGGAATACGAAATTTCGCAATCGTTCTTGCGCTATATTCATACGTCATTCCATACGCAACCTCAGAATCATAGGCTGTCCTAATATTTGAGCCAAGAGCTATAACAGGTGACATTGGATATCTTTTCCCCTTATAGAGCCTTGTTTTCTCAAACACAAATCCCACCACATCAGCTTGAGCAACAAAGTTTGCATCGTCCGTTAGCTCCACATCTATAAACGGCACATCAAATAAATACTCAGCATTGCTAACATACTCATTTAAATCTGGTTGGATTGCATCAACCGCTGAACAAAATTTATGTGTTGTATCATCAAGCCGCAAAGAATTTCCTACCTCGGCAGCTTTACGAAGCAATGGCGGAACGTAACTTGTATTTAGTACGCCGACCACATACTCGCGCTTTTCTTTTTCGAAAAAAACAGTTTCTGTTGTTGCCTCATCTGATTTAAGCGATGGGGGCAATAACGATTCTAATAGGTCTGAGTCTACTTCACTTTCTTCAGACAGCATATTCAGTAATTCTAGTGGAGATGCCTCTTCTTCACCAAAACTGGTAAGTCTCCTACGAAAGAAGTTTTCTAAATTCGTCTGCAATTGCTCATTAGAAAAAACGTAAGAATCAAAATCCATCCCAGCGGCTTGAGTCTCTGTATATATCTTTCCTTCATCAAGCGCTTTCTTAATTTCGTCCCTTGTCGACTTAATAGCGCTGTTCCTGGTCGCTAGCATGCTTTTCGGGCTGTCTTGAACCCCAAACTCAAGCGTAACATATCGTGGAATTCGAGCGTTTAGATTAGTAATATCGACTGTTCCCTTTTGTAAAAACCTGGTGGAAAGATTCCCATTAACTGCCTCAGCACCAGTTTCGTTTATTTTTTCGTCAGAAACGAAGAAATTATAGGAAAACCCTGCGGTTAGTGATGTGACTTCTGGTACATCAAAAAAATGGAGCGGTCGACTTACAATTGATTCACTACTCATCCTCTTCTCCAGTCGTCTCTTCTGGTAACGCTATCGTTACTCGAAAAGTTGCCAGTTCAACACCCTGTGATGTCTCTAAACCGATGCCCACCTCTTCTTGAGCTATTGTCAATTGGCCGTTAATCATATTTTCAATCGCAGCATCATCACCAGAAGTTTCTTCTTCTATTTCGAAATCATAGGGATCAAATGGAATCAGCACAATATTCTCAAATTTGCTTCCCAGAGTTAAGCGATCTGATATTGTCTCAGTATTAGCAACCGCTCCAATCGCACTTAAATATTCCCAGACAGAGAATGCAATAACATCTCCATTAAAATCAATCTCTAAATCAAGCGTTGCATTCGAACTATCATACCAACTAAACGAAGCGAGCGTCCGTTCAGAAGGATCAAATGCCAAATTGCTGCCAGACAAAAAATTTAATGATTCTGTGTCAAGACCCTCTGCGAAGGGTAAGCGTACTGTCTTCTCCATCAGCTTAGAAGTTCCAGCATCATCAGGGGGATAATTCGCAGGCGAGAAGTCAACGTCATACAGAAGCGACGAGTATATTTTCAATACTTCACTTATTTTTAAATTTTCAATGTGCGACGATGTAACATTTCCACTGTCTATTTCCAAAAGATCACATTCAGTCATTGTATTTTCTACCATCGAATTATCAAAGACCGAATAATTTGCTTCCACCACACCATCGCTCACGGACGAAACGGAAGTAAAGCGAAGATTTCTAGGAAACGAAAAAACTTTTTCTTTAAATTTCAGCATCGGTCTTGTCAAGTCAATCTTCTCAATTTGGACTTCAAATATGTCAGTTAACAGAGCGGAAGACTCCCTAGACGTATCCTCTAGTGAAACCGGTATGTTATACAACGCGTCACACATACCAGAAGTTAATGCAATAGCCATAAACTTCTTGGGCTCAGAAAATATTTCATCTTTCATCATGCTAGAAAAGAATGTTAGCGCATCATTGCTCAGGGCTGGATCTCTAGTCCTTATTCCGGAAAATGTTGAAAAATCAGAATTATAGCTAGAAACAAACCCACTTAAGGTCATAGCTAGATCGCTTGCTACCGGGAGACCCTCTTGGATCCGATTTCGTAATGTCAAAACTTCCGAAGATGCATCAGTGTCGGTAGAGAGGGCAGTTTGTAAGCCCTCAAAGGCTATCGCGGTATTATCTAAAAATTCAGAAAACGTAGCAGGCACCGTTGCGACAAGCGCTTCCTCCTGTACTAAGCTATCTGCCACGCGACCTAAAGTATCCGACACTGCGGCGAGTTCGTCCAAGTCAACTTCCTCTTGAAAAGCGTCGATGAGCCCTTCACTAAGGTCTGTTAATTTCTCAGAATCCAGCGTGATATCCATACCGGGTACTGCCATTGTATCGTTTACAGCTGGCGAATAGCAGCCCTGCGCAGCGAACATCTGCATTTTTGTTATGCACATGAAAAAAGCTATTTCGATATTTCCCCGAGGAATACCAGAATATGTAGAAGCTTCACCGGTGAAACATGAACCATCGGCCGACGAAAACATTTCAATAAAATCGTCAAATATTGTTAATAGCGCTATAAAAATATCATCATCAGACGCAGAAGTAACGAGCGATTGCAGCGTTAAGTACACGTTTGATTCAGTTAAAGTCGTTGATGAACCCAACACGCTGGTCGTAGTACCGGCGGATCCCAAACTGTCCAGAAGGAGGGCAGCTGTAGCTGCACAAATTTCAATATATCCACTTGAGAGAGCTGGGGTCGTAGTCTCAGTAGTCGTTGTAATCGGAGCCAACGTCATCGACGTTACCAATTTTGAGGATGCTGCAGAAGTTTCAGCGATTACAGTACTATTTGTTACAGCAGTAACGAGAGTGGCGCCTACATTCGATGAGGTAGAGGTCGCTGGTACTCTTCGCGTCTTCGTTGATGCGACGGGCATGCTCAGCGTAACTGCGCCAATTGATCTGGTTGGAGAAAAAGAAGAGACTTTTTTCGTTGAAGATGTTGCGAGTGGCGCTACGGTTACGCTTGTATCAACACTCGCCTTGCTAGACGTACTAGTCGATCTAGTAGGCGTTGACGCAAGTGATCCAACAACTTTTGCACGCTGGGCTGTCTTCAGACTACTCTCGGTCGATGGTCTAGAAAGCTCTTCTTTTAATGCAGCCAAAAACAACATCAATTGAGCTAACATTTTTTGGTCTGAACCAGATATAGCCAACAAGAGAAACTCAATCACGTCTTTTCGCGCGGGAGATTTTTTTGCAACCAAATCCAACAGCGGCACAATAACATCTTGGATTACTAAAATAAATGCGCCGACAGAAGGAGCATAATCAGAAGAAAAATCAGCAGTATCTAAAAATGCCGCTGTAATGGAAAGCGCAGTTTTTCCGTGAGAAGCTATTTCGGCATAGGTGTTTGAAGAAGAATTTAAAATCTTGTTCCTGATTATATCTGGAGCAGAATCAAAGAATATACCGGAATCGTCTGGAAGAATGTCACGGGGCTCAAAGGGAAACGAAAAAGTATATCTCCCATCATCGCCATGAGCGAACATCCGTAAACCAAGATAATTAAAACTAGCGTTCTTGCCGGGCATAATTGAATTATTGTTCAATCTAACTTCTAGAGTCGATGCGGCAGATTGATTTGTTCCTAATTTTGAGGCATTATAAGAAAGCTTGAGCTCAGAGCTTATTTGATATATTAAAACCTTAAGGGCGATTTCATGATCTTCGCCCAAAACCGCATCTAAAAAATCAAACGCAGATGCGTTCTTTAGCACATCTTTAAGGGAAGTTATTGCAGGGGGCTTGTCAGGTAAACTAGATCCGTCTGACGGGATTTCTCGCTCTTCTGATTCGAGGAGTCGAGGAGAACAATTGTCAACAGAAAGCGCGTAGTCACGTAAAATAGTAAGCAATAATTGAGTATTCGAAACCTCACCAATAGACTCATTAGCTAAAGAAAGAAAACTAACTACGTCATCTAAAATACTAAAATTTGAAGCATCCAAACTTTTTAAGAAAGCTGCACGCTGGCTGATGTATTGGGAATATGTCTCTAAATACTCTAGATTCAGGGCTTCTTGCAAAGATATGTCAATGCCTTCCGGGAGATTTTCGATATTTAATACCTTGATTGCTCTATTAATTTTTAGAATATTTCCCACTGACGTTGCTTTTGTCCCTGTTGGATCAAGCGTCGGCAAAAAATCCATCATTCCCAGCACGACAGGGCGAAGCGTAGTATTGATTACAAGCGAATTATCTCTAGTCTCTGTCAATAATGCAGTAGAGCTTTTCTTAGACCCAATAGTTCTGGGGGCGGAGGGCGTACCACTTTTCTTCTTTCCTTGCTGTAATTGATACGCTTCTAGCCTCTGACGTTCGGCTTGCTGGTTTTTTTTCTCTATTCTATGTTGTTCAGCACTTTGGATAGGAGCCGCTGTTTTCCCCCTGGTACTTGTCGATGAACTTTTTGTCTTAGATAGCCTTGCAGCACGGCCTGATTTTGTCTTTTTTGTAGGCTCAACAGATGCAGCTCTTTTTATTATCGTAGTCTCTATTTTTTCTTCGCCCAATAATAACTCTGATAAGCTGATTATATCATCTTGGTCAACGCTCGTTAGCGGCGACAGATTAGCGTTGTCTAGTAGGCTTCCCATTATCTTTGTATAATCCTAACATTACGAAGTTCTTTAGTCGTTAAACCCGCCATAGGATTCGCTGGTATGAGTGTAGTTCTCAAAGATGATAATTCCTTGAAAGAAATATTAATTGGTCTAATCTCGTAAGCATAGCTGGAATTATATGGTATTTCCCGGTTTATGAAGTGACGATATGAAAAATTCATTGAAGAAGAATCGGCATGGACCGTTCCTAGCAATTCAAAACCGCCGGCCGATGTAAGGAATACCTGGAAGTGATCTAATCTTGCCATATCGCCAATATATGACCACTTTATAAGATTATTGTCCATCCGCTTCTCGACAGTGGCGGAAGAGCCCTTCGTTATTGAGTTTGGAACTGCTATTTCAGTTGTTACTTGAACGGCGGTTTTGCCCGCAAGAAAAGGATCAATCGGTTCTAACGCAGACGGCGCGTTGGCATCAAGCTGGCGAGCTGTTGATGCCAGTGTACTCTTTCGTAATTGCATTGGCCCCCTAAATTTTTGAACGGATCTGGAAAAAGAGAGCAGCGTTGTCTGGTCTATTTCTGTTGTTACCAAATCAGGAAACAAAGTATCGGCTGGTCGAATGCACGCTGTTACTTTATAGGCGTATCTAGTTCCAGCAGCAAGAGGTTTGACATTCTTTTCTTGCTGGAGTGCTTGTGAATCTGTAAATGTTCCAGCCTCTTGGGACCCAAATGACTCAACCTCCCCAGTTTTAAAATTTTCTCTTTCTACAAGAAATACAATTAAAGAAGAGAATTTATCACGGTTCGAAGAAACATCACCGCCAAACAGGCCTGCTTGATTTGCATCAGATAATGTTGCCTCAATTTCCTCAAATCCAAATTCAGTAAAGCTTCCAGCAATAGAAAAACTCACTGATTTACTATTTTGAGTCGACGTCAGCGTTGCTGAACCAACTTTCATATCAACTTTCTTGTTATCTTCTTGCGATTCAATAAAATCTATAATGGCGGCTTTTCCAAGCACTTCTTTCCCATAAAGTGTATAGGTCAGTGGAACGTACTTGTACATTGATCCTGGAAGAGGCTTATCACGGAAACTCACTACATCATCCTCAGACGTCACGGATTGAATCTGGTCATCTACTGAACCTGATCCCACAAGCGTGAATCCGCTCCCTGTCTGTGCTTGCTTTTTAGAATATGAATTATTCGTAAGATTATATCTTCTTAATGCCACTGAGATTGCATTCTTGGGGAAATCTGTCACTGTAGTTGTTATTACGTTCGATTCGAGCTTTGCTGTCGCTGTCCCTTTCCCAGAATAGTCCAGCTTGACCTCCTGACGAGGTGTTATCACTGTAGACGAAAACTCTTCAGTGGGACGAGAATTAGCGCCAACAGCCGTTGCTCTATACATGACAGGACTTGCAGTTGCAACCTTGTCACGAAAACGAATTTCTCCATCGCCAACATCAAGGTCTGTGTCTAATATTGATACCCAACCTGTTCCAGCAGAATTATCTGTTGGAGCCAATCGACGAAATAATTTGACTCTTGACGCCTTAGAGTCTAACTGCGTCACCCCCACCGATAATTCACCAATGCCCAATTGAGAAACAGATAGTGCTGGAGGCTTTGTTGGCGTCAAAAAATCATTTAAGATTTTCGCGTGGGAGACCACAACACCTGCTTCGCCGACAACAACACCCTTGCTTGATCGTAATGTTGCATGAAGATAAAATGTTGACCTGCTCTTTAAGCGCTTTTCAGAAAGCCTTACCATACGCTTTAATTTCGCATTTCTTAAAAACACAGTAAATATTTTTGGAACAACCTCTTTCTTTGTTTCACGAAACATAACTTTCTGAGCTAGCATCGCGTCAGATGGTCCTAAAAATGAAAGCGCATCTGGCCTTGATTTTTTAAAGCGACTTTTTCTTCTAGAGCTGACAATTTGTGCGGGGTCACGTCTCGTAGAAACAAAAGCATTTGACACTTTCTGTAAGCTCACCCGCTTTCGACGAGGCAAACTACCTGATAAAGGTAGAGTATATAATTCTGAATTTAAAATTGGAACAGTCTTTCTCTTAACAGGCCGACGGTAAGCTAGCCTTCCTGATGCAATCCACCTTGCATTTTCGTTTGGTATAGCGTCTGTTATTTCTGTCTTTAGATAGGCAAACTGCTGAGCCTTTCTTGTCTTTACCTTTTTCTGAGCAGCTTTTTCTAGCCTCTTTGTAGATTTTTTAAAAGACTTTGTAGAAACAGCAGCTGGTTTTACCTTCGATTTTTCTGGTTTTTTCGCGAGGAGTCGTACTTCTAAAAATAACGCATCAGACCTCACGGCTTGGGTAATATCGATAGAAAAAGTAAATCGATATATGAACGATCTAGAACCAGGTTCTCCATACACACGAAGCAACTTTGCGTACTGGCTAGGTATCGTCACTACGTCGGGTGAAATTTGCGGTTTAAATAGCATCTATCAACTCAATCAAATACAACGGTAAACAGATTTATAAAAGTATCTTCGCCCGCGTCATCATTAAATAGCTTGCCGACAAAAAATACATGCTTTCCTGGGCTGAATGGGTCTTCATCTTCGAACTCACCGAAATCTATAACCCTAAGCTTATTTACGCTGCCGCTACAAACTTCAAAGACCTGGCACACTAAATTATTGTCTTTTGAAGTCTCCGGAAATGTAACGCTCAAAGGGGCGCCTACACCGGTTTCACCGCTGGGATCGTTTGCCCCAAGTGAAACCATAAGATCTTGGTAATTTAATGGAGCGGGTTGTTGAAGTTTTGGATAGTCTCTTAATACAGCACCCGATGTCTTGTTTACTGGTGACATAAATTGGAAATTCGGTATGTGGGTTAATTTCTTGTCTTGCCATAAGCTTTCGGCATTTTGTAGAGATATTCTACGAGGTTTTGTAGATGGAATAGGTAGATTACAAGTTACAAAAAATGTGTGAGAATATGTGCTAACTTTAAAATCATCATTTTCGTCGAGGGGATCACTCGATCGAAGGGGCTGCATATCCTTCAGCGAATCAACACAGTCTGTAAACGCGGTACTAGCACTAGAGACTAACGTGTCGCCAGCCAAAAATGCTGTTCCTCCAGAAGCCCCGGAAAGTACAAGCATCGAACCGTTTGTTAGCTCAAAATCTCCAGCGGGAAATGATATTTGACCATCATCATCGAATTCTGGAATTACTTGGTCTTGTGGCCTATTGTGAGCTTCAAAGAATATACGGTTTGTAGTGTCGGTGGCACGTTTTGGGTCGGTACCATCAGCCTCGTAAAAGGTTGCGTAATCAGAAAAAGTTGCGAAGGAAAAACGTAATTCCCAATGCGCTGACTGACTCCGTCCGACCTGCGTCAGGAACGTATCCATAAATCTTGTTTTGGGATTTAAAATTCCAGCCATGCATCTAAGTATTAGCTACCAGATTCCTCAAGCTCAGCTTTTCGCTCTGCCTCCTCAAGCTCAGCTTTTATCTCAGCTTTCGCTTCTCGAATCACGGCTGTAGTCGGACCTGGGTGTGCACCGACTTCTCGCTTAGTGCTGCTACTTCGTTCTTCAATCGCACCAGAAGCAATTGCTGCTTTCAATTCTTCTTTTCTATTCTTGTCTTCCAGAATACGAGATTCAAAATTTTGCCACTCTGTATTAACGGAAACCCACACACCTAATTCTTGCTTTAAATAAGCTACTTGCTGTAACGCGTCTGTGAACCCACCTGCAACATACCCGGGAGCTCTGTTCAGAATTGCTACAAGCTGCTCAACAACCTTCTGCTCTCCATCATTAACGTCAATATTTTCTACTGCCTCCTGTAGCACCTCTGTTAGCCTTCGAGAGTGATACTGTGGATTCAGTACTTTAGTATTTTGATTTTTTATTCTTTCTTGAACATCAACCAATTTTCCCTTGATCACGGCGGCGAAATCATCTTCCATAAATTACCTCCCAGTGGAATATTATAACTTAATGTTCGAAGGGTAAAAATAAAAAGGGGGGACCTCGAAAGGTCCCCCCAGACATAAAAGCTGATTTCAGCTTGTTTCTTAAGATCTAAGAACGAATGTCAAAACATCACCGACTTCAAGACCAAACTCGAATCGGACGATGCCATTAGTTGTACCCTCGTTATACCAGTCCTTGTTTGATGCAGCAGAAGCTCCAGGCATCAAGAGCTGACCGTTCAGGTATATCTCTCTATCAGTAGCGGCGGATATATCAGCTTGTCCCCAAGAGGCTGCATTGATCGTAGGCACAGACACGTTAGCGTCGGCAGCAACGGCCGTACCGACTTCGGTGTAGCCTTTTGTGGTTTGACCGGAACCGATGAAAGTCTTAAGATCGCTAGCAGGTACCTTCTTCATTGCCCCGCCGTCGTCGACAAGGATTCCATCAGTGTCGGCAATCGTTATCGAAGCGTCATTGCCAACATCACCGTCCAGCAAACTAAGCTCTGTAGCGGTTGCAGTCACGTTTGTCCCGCCGATATCGAGCGTAGTCATAGATACTTCACCCGCAACAGTGAGAATGGCATTCCCAAGAGTTAACAAGTCATGGTCCGAGAGGCTCCCAATCGTGGCGTCGTCCTTGAGCTCTAGCCCAGCATCACCGATTGTGACTATATCAGTACCGTCGACATCGAAGATGAACCTACCGTCGTCAGCATTAGCTGTGGACGACGCGGTGGCAAACTCGACCTTTTCAAGGGTCTGAGCACCTGACGCGTAGCTCACTGTTATGCCAAGGCTGTCAGCAGCATCTTTACCTACTCTGATCGAAGGATTACCATCATTTACAGCATTGTACATCGTAACATCGCCAGCGGCAATGTTGGTTGTAGCAGCAGCCTTACCGATTGTAGTAAGTTCAACGAGGGAATCAATCGCAGCTTCAATAGTGCTTTCAGTTGTTGCGTCAATAGCATCAACATTTGACAGCGTCATTGTGCCGCCACTGTCGGACAGAATCGCAGTGCCAGCTACCGCGTAAGCCATGCTTGCTGATATGCTGACGCCTGCGTCACCGATGGACAGAATATCTGTCCCATCAACATCAAAGACAAATTTACCGTCGTCAGCATTACCTGTGGACGACGCGGTGGAGAACTCGACCTTTTCAAGGGTCTGAGCACCTGACGCGTAGCTCACTGCGATACCGAGGCTGTCAGCAGCATCTTTACCTACTCTGATTGTGGGGTTACCATCGTTTACAGCATTGTACATGGTGAGGTCACCAGCTGCGATATCTGTTGTAGCAGCAGCCTTACCGATTGTAACAAGGTTTGGCATAGCTGTTATCTCATCATCATAGTATGCAGCAAGAGACTGTACCGTGACCTGCTTCATTGTGCCGGCGTCGTTGAAGAGCACACCGTCGTTGTCGGCAACAGTAACAGTTGCAACATTTGAGTCACCGTCGAGGAGTGCAAACTCCGCAGCAGTAACAGCCGTAGACGCATCAGTAGCTGTATCAGTGATTGCTGGAATGAAGTAGTTACCCGCAGTCAGCGTTGGCAATGCGAAAGAACAATCAGCAGTTGGTTCAACAACCTTAAGCGTAGTCTCGTGGGCATTGGCAGTAGCACCTTCGAACACGAGGACATCTACTGTACTCTCGATAATCGTCTGGTTGACTGTAGTTGTCGTTCCCTGAACAGTTAGATCACCAGCAATAATTGCCTCGCCCACAATTGTCGTTGTAGACGCAGAACCAGCGCCGATTGTTACATCAACCTGGCCATCTGTTGCGTGCTCACCCTCTAGTATCAGACCAGCAGTAAGAGTTGTCGTTGTCCCGTTACTTTCTGCGACGAACAATGACATTTTACCTGCTTCGTCAGTATCATCAGACTCAGAGACCTCTACCAGAATTTTTCCAAACGCGGTCGCGTTTTGACCAGCATCATCACCGAGCCACTCAATGCTACCAACATCATCGCCATCAGCACCTGCGGCGCCCTTATCTTTAACAAACCGAAGACGAGCACCTAAGGCGTCGGAGTTGGTGTTTTTCAGGATCGCCAGCGGCAAGTTGGAGGTAGAAGACTCGAGATTCAAGCCAGTAAACTGTGGGCTATCCTCAGTTCCAACACCCAAAGCGCTTGCAGCAGCAGCGGCAGTTGAAGCACCGGTTCCACCATCAGCAATCGCAACGTCTGTTCCACCAGCACGGTAGATGATGTTTCCTTCAATGTTAACATCGCCAGAACCTTGCCTTGTAAGTGTAGTGTCAGATGCATGACCAAGTTCAATACCTGTAAATTGTGGACTGTCACCAGTACCAACACCAATGCTTGTGCGAAGTGTTGCTCCGCTTTCAACGGCGGGGTCAGTCGTACCGTCACCAACAAGCATCTCACCATCGGAAAGAACGTTCATCGCCTGAATAGCGCCAGAGCCGTTACCAAGTAGGATACCACCGTCTGTTAGCGATGTTGCTCCTGTACCACCTTGTTCCACTGTAACAGCGGTGGCGGTTGTCAGGATAGTACCTGTCGATGCAGGTAACGTGTTTACGCCAGCACCGTCTTCAGCGCGCAGCTTATTCTCGTTACCATCAGCGGAAGAGCCTTCCCAGATGATCTCACCGTTATTGTCTGTGGTGAGCTTGATATCACCGGCAGTGGCACCATCGGTACCGATAACGACAGGAGCACCAAACTCTGATTGACCTGATACCGTATCAAATCTTAAATATGATTGATCAGATGCGCCAGAACCATCGACGAATTCAAAAGCAGCAGCATTGTTGCTTGCGAGTCCACCAGAGAGCTGGAGCAATCTCATTTTTGTTTTTTGGGGCATAATTTATTTTCCTTTTTCGAAATTAGTGTTCTACAAACACATAAACGAAGAAATCAACGTAAAAAACATACGGGGAAAACAAACTAATAGGAAACGAACGAACTTGCCTCTAACTATACAAGTCTTAGCGTTAGTGCACGAGATTTTTCAAGTTTTTTAGTATCGCATCGAAGCGTGAATAATCACTGTTGATGTACCCAACAGCGTACTTTGTACACTCAACATTGTCTTTAAACACAAATTTATATCTGTTTTTCTCTCGACCCGCAGAGAGGAGCTCACACCCCTTCAAAAGAAGAAACGCTGCTAATCCGATATCCGCGGTAATATATTGAGATGTGTCTTGCATACTAATTTAAATTATGGTGTCCACTAGCTTACTACCTTGTATACCATTACATCGAGAACATCATCAATTTCAATATCAAACGCAAATTTTAATGATGATGCACCAGTCACATAGTAATCTCGTTCCACAGGATCTGCTGTTACCTGCGCTGCTGTGCCAGAATGCAATAACTGTCCATTCAATAAAACGTCGATCAAACCAATGTCATAAGATACCGTCGCAAAATTTGTCGATGACACTGGAACATTCACCCCGGCAGAATACGATTGTGCTAGAAAATAGCTCTGTCTCTGTCTTTCGGATACCCCAGTATTACTAACTTGAACATAACCAGATGATCCGGTGGTTATAGAGATACCAGTACCAGACCGAAGATACGACGTACCGTCAACGAGCCGCGTCAATGAACCCGACAATGCGGGCACGCTTAAAGTATTCGTTACCTTATTAAACGTGAATGTGCTGTCGCCACCAAAAGTGTTACTATCGTTAAATTGAATCTGCGTATTGCTTCCGCCGGGAGAACCGCTGCCTCCTGTCGAAGAAATAGTTATTGAACCATCAGAGGCTGATGTTATAGTAACGTTCGGCCCTTCCCGAAGATATGATGTACCATCGCTAAGTTGTTGTAAAGACGCGGATAGGCCGGCCAACGCTACAACAGACCCAGAAGCAAGTACATCCCCACCGAAAACAGATGAACCCCCTGTTGATGTCCCAATACTCCCTATACTTCCAGATACAAAGAAACTAGTATCACCAAAATTAGCGGGGTTGGGATCTGAGGTGCCGCCACCAGATAAAATCAGTATCTGTGTATTGGCACCTGATTCTGTCATTTTTATAAGATCGACACCACCAGCTTGAATGTTTATATCATCTGGCTGAAACCGAATAAAAGTGTTGGCATCATTTTTGTGGTAGATGTACTCTCCCACGTCCATATTTCCGCCAACAGAAAGCTTATAAGAAGGAGTATCAGACCCAATGCCAACTTTACCATCTGATGTAACGGTAAACATGCTACCAACACCCGCCTGACCCCTGTTGACAGATAACGTTCCGGATACTACAACATCACCACCGAAAACAGAAGTACCTCTCCTTGAAGTATTTCGAGAATCGATAGATCCAGACACGAAGAAATTAGTGTCAGTGAACGTTCTTGGGTCAGGGTCTGCTGCTGACGAGCCGTGACCAGAAGCATCAGAAAGACTTCCGGAAAATAGAAGTACTTGGTCTGTTTCACCGTCTACCTGCAAGGCGCTACTTTTATTTTGGGTTTCTACCCTAAAGTTTTTATCGACTCCGCTCTGGTTTACCACCACAGTTCCGTTAAGATTTACGTCACCCTGGACATCTAAAAGAGACCCGTTCCACGTAAAGTCAGCATCAGATGTTAGCGTATCTGAATCTGACCAGGTCGCAATTCTGTTTGCTGCTCCAGAACCATCAATACCTCCAGTCGATGAAATTGTAATGGCTCCTGAAGAACCTGTCACTATTGTCGTATTACTTCCAGCAATCAAGTAGCTAGTACCATCCTGCAGATTCGTTAATGAACCGGACAATGCGGGAGCAGAAACTGTTCCTGAAAATGTTGAACCAGTTAAAGTTGCGACAATTGAATCTCTAACTGCGATCGTATAGGCAGCACCGGCACCAGAATCAGTAGTCTTTATTCCTGTTCCTGCTGTAAACACACGCTCATTCGATAGCGATGCGGTGGCGGCCAAAACAAGATATTGTGCAGCAGGATCACCATCTCCTGCACCGCCAGCTGACGCGACAACAGTGTCCAGCATATCACCAATATACAGATAGCCCTCAATAAAGTCAGGATTATCCGCCTGGTCTCCAGTTCCAGATGGGTCCTGCTGGAAGAACACTCCGTTAAAATAATCTAGATACCAATCTCGAGCGTCCAGTAGCGGAATTAGTGTACCTGATCCCTTGGACGAATTACCACCGTAATACGGCTTTGCCTCGTATGATGACGCAAAAGATGGAGGTATAAGTTGTAACGATCCAGACGTTATATTAATGACTTGATCATTCTGGAACGGGTACGTACCCGCCTTTGAATTCGATGAATTGGATTCATAATCAGATGGAAGCTTTAATTCAAATCCGTGTCGACCATCCGATGTATCGCTACCGGCAATAAACGTTGCGGGAAATCTGAGGTATTCCACCTGTCCCGTGATTGTATATAGCGCGGTGTTGGATGGGCTGGTAGTGACCGATTCTCCGAATATATTTTCAGAAGTTGTAGTTATACCTGACGGCAGTCCCTCGTTAGAAAGACCCTTATCGTTTGATGTCTGCGCTTTACCCGCTAATTTCTTAAGCGAAATCAAGCGCTCAGTTTTTGCATCATACGCCATAGGTTAGCTCCACGAAACGCTCATACTAGAAATGTACCCAGTTGATGAAGCGTCTGCCTCTATTTTCACAACTATATATTCATTACTGCCTACTGACTGTGTTCCGAAGGTCGCAGTGTTAGTCGCATTGAGCGATGAGTCTAAGCTTCCATCTAAGCAGCCGTCGCCGTCGGAGGTTTGTCCCGTCGCGAATGAGATTGCCAAATCCATCCACCCAGTTTCAAAGGCAGCAGTTGTGGTCGGAAGCTTAATCAACACGTGAAGGTTCGACGTTGTCAATGTAGTCGCTTGAGAAGCGATAGTTCCTGATCCGTTGATAGTAAGATCGAAACCTGTCTTTGAGCCCCCTGATGTGTTCTGAAAATATCTATAAAACGTTCTTGTGCCTGACGTGATACCGCTATAATTTACATTGCTACTTGGACCGTTTGTTATTGACCCGCCGTCAGAAGTGTTTCTAAAATCTCCAGAATCTCCTCCTTGGGGCGGCGCGTAAAGTCGGCTATTATAAAAAAGCAAGCCATCAACGCCGGCGAGGCTTGTTGTAGAATCCCAAGCACTCCCTCCAGCGGTAACGTTAGCTTGAGTATTATAGCTACCTGATATTAATCTATAACTTTCACCCCTGAACGTCTCAGACGTGGCGGTGGATGTATCAGATAGATCGTATAACAAAATTCCGCTTATTGACTGTGAGCCGGCGCTGGAAAGATTCGATTTTAGCGGTGCGGGTACATTAGTACTTACAGAAATCGACCCATCTAAAATAGGATCGCCTGTAATCGTCGCTGATCCAGTAAGATGCAGAATTTTCGTTTCATCTTCGCCGCCTGCATGATTGATAGATGGAAACGCTTGAGACGAGACTGAGCAATTTGTGCCGTTAAAAGATATTGTAGATGTAGAATATACATTACGATACGCATTCAAGACGCGGATCCTATATTCAGCGGTTCCGCCAGTGTTATATTTCACTCCCGAAAGATTTTTAGTTCCTGTCATGGAAAGCGAATCCATGGCAGAATTATCGGAAGACAATGCATTGGAATCGGGATCGTTCACCCACTCCACATAGTTGCATGTTATATCTGCGCCTGCTATTGTGTGCACCACCCTCGCGTAGTTCCACCCGCTCTGCTGATCAGCGGCGGTGATTGTGTATGTACCTTGCCGGTGTTGGAAAGTTTCGAAATTGCTGCTATCGCTAAAATGGCCTGGCGTGGTTGCAGAAAGGTTAAACCCAGACCCGTTTCCGTTCAAAGAATTCCCAGACCCGAATGAACTTAAATCTACAGAGTGTATTGCAGTGGAATTATCATTTACAAAAAGTTTCAAAGTTCCCTGATTACCGTTGCCGAATGAATAAGCGGCGTAATTTACACCATCTGCTGACACGTCGGCGTTCAGCGTTCCGTTGATCACTGTCGAGCCGCCGAAACAAGCGCGCCGTAAGTCATTACTTGCGGCAGTTGAATTAAACGTTCCATTAATATCGATATCAGAAAGATTGTCAGTGGGCGTCAACGTGGAAGGTCGTGCATTTGTATAACCGGAAATTGACTGCGATGATCCGAAGGAAAGGACAGCCGAAGTACCAGAGTCTGAACAGTTCATATCGTCTAGACCTGGGGCGGCGGAGGGTGCAAGCCCCTTCAAGACCTCGTTAAACCTATCCACCGCTGTCCCAACTGGTGTTACAGTACTGAAATCGGTGAATAACCCATCAGAATATGAACCGTCTTCAGCATCTCCTATAGACCCAGTGACTGCGACGACGCCACCGCCCAGATCGCTTATAACTCCAAGCTTAGATAAGTTTAGAGTGCTGATGCTTGAAACGCTAGAAGAACCGGAAACAACTGATATTTCTCCACCGGACGCAGCTACTGTCACAGCTCCAGAGGAGCCAGTAGTAATGGTCACGTTACTTCCTGCGATCAGGTAAGATGTCCCATCTTGTAGTTTGGTGAGTGAACCAGAAAGAGCTGGAGCAGTAACCGTGCCTGTGAAGGTCGATCCAGTGATCGTTGCAATAATCGAATCGTCTATAGAGAGCTCTGTTGAATCAATCACCAACCCAGAGTTGCTCTTAAGATCGACACTGAATTCGGTGCCTGAAAGATCTAGACCATCGCCAGCAGTGTATGTTGTGTCTGTGTCAGTAGATGATATTGAAATATACCCAGCTGAGGCAGAGGTTATGATAACATTAGCATTACCTGGTCGTAGATAGGAAGTCCCGTCTTGTAGTCTTGTAAGCGAACCCGAAAGAGCTGGGGCGGTCACGGTACCAGTAAAAGTAGACCCAGTAATCGTCGCTAAAACAGAATCATCAATTGAAAGCTCGGCAGAGTCAATTACTAAGCCAGATCCGCTCTTAAGATCGACACTAAATGCGGTACCCGAAAGATCCAGGCCGGAACCAGCTGTGTATGTTGTATCAGTAGAAGACACTGTGACATATCCCGCTGAGGAACTTGCTATTGCAATATTCGAGCCCTCGCGGAGGTATGACGTGCCATCAGACAGCGCTTGTAAGGACCCGGAAAGTCCTGCTTGCGCAACAACATCACCGGAAAAAATCGAGCCAGTTAATGCAGCAAACTCGCTATCTTTCACTCGTAGAGTGTACGCATTACCTGCACCGTCGTCGCTAGATGCAAGGCCTGTCCCCATTGTAATAACTCTCTCTTGCGCGAGAGAACTAGTCGCGGCCAAAACAAGATATTGTGCATTACCATCCGCGACGCCACCACCACCAGCGATTGCGCTAATTGTAATCTCACCAGAAGACCCCGTCGTTATCGTGACGTTATCACCCTGCCGGAGATATGACGTACCATCAGGAAGCCGCGTCAACGACCCAGACAAACCAGCATTAAAGACAACAGGTCCGCTAAATTGAGACCCAGTTAATGTCGCGACGACAGAATTATCAATACCAACAGTAATACCAGAAGTCCCACCATCATAAGTGAACGTTGATATCCCTGTTCCTTGAGCCAAAGAATTTGGAACATTCGCCACGCTTATACCAGAAGAACCCATATCGATTGTGCTGCCGTCAAGCTTGACCCTTAATTTATCAGAGCTAAATTCTAGGCCTGCGGTTGATGCAAGATCAACCGCCAGGGTTACATCGCCGGAAGCACCGCCACCTGTCAATCCCTGGCCAGCGGTAACACCAGTAATTTCTGTGCCATCTGTTGAAACGACTATCTGTCCGTTCGATGACGTAACGATGCTTACACCTGTACCGCAGGCAAGATATGGTACACCAGAAGACACTTCTTGTAGAGAGCCAGTTAAGCCCGCTGTTGTTGATATACCAAACGTATTTTTCCCTGTCCACGTATTGTCGACACCCTTTCGAGGAACCACTGCAGTGTCGATTGCAACTGTCTGGGTAGAAGAGCCGTCAAACGAAAATGTATCAATGCCTGTTCCTTGAGAAATTGCATACGGCAAATTTGCAACAGATATCCCGTTATTTCCGATCGAAAGGGTACTGCCATCTAAATCAATAGAAAATAAAGTTGGTAGCTCAGCACCTTGAAAGTTCAGGTTGATCCCGCCGTTCGAAGCCGCGGCCATCAGCACGGTTCTGTCAACCAGGTCAACCAACGTACCCACAGTAGATTTTGTTATTGTAGTCCCGCCGTCAGACACAAATAGAGATGAAGACCTTGTACCAGCAGAAGACAACGATGTTGCGTCTAATCCAACTGTTGCTGCACCTGTGCCATTATACGTAAAAGTGCCAATACCTGACCCGGCGGTAAGATCTCCTCCGGCACCAAGCGAAGCAGCGATTGTTATCTGGCCAGAAGTCGGGGTATCATAAGAAATTGTAACGTTGCTACCGCCCACAAGATATGGAACGCCAGAAGACACCTCATCATGCTTCCCCAACAGTGTACCAAATGTATTTGTTCCAGACCATGTATTGCTACTTGCCAAAAGAGGAACCGTAGATGTATCGATACCGACTGCCACGCTAGCTGTGCCGCCGTCATAACTAAATGATGATATTCCCGTTCCATGTGTTAAAGCATTCGGTACTGACGCAACGCTTAGTCCAGACGAATTTACACTTAACGTTGAGCCATCCAGATCGGCTTTTAATTTATTTGAACTAAATTCTAAACCAGAATTTGTCGCAAGATCTACTGCGATTGTTGCCGCGGCAGTATTATTATATGAGCTTGCGCCAGAAGCAGAATCATAAATTCCGTCTCCAAAAGTAATGGCATTCGCCAAAGTGCCACCGGCGCCTGCCGCCATTAAGTTGGAGACGGAAACCTTTTTTACATTGCGTGCAGTGGGGTCATCAAGATCGTAGATGAACAGCAAGTCTCCGGAGGCGGGGGTCACAGCTAATTCTGAGTCTACATCATTTGGATTCAGACCCAGACCACTTGAAGAGAATGTAATTCCTCCGCGGTCATATAAGTCTACCTTTACTGATGCGTTTCCGCTTCCGTCATAAGTAAAGTCTTGAATTCCGTCCGCCTCTACTCCCGACAGCGTCCCGACCAGCGCGCCTGTACCCGCGGCAATCGTAACAGCGCCGTCTGAACCAGTTGTAATCGTTACATTGTTCCCTTCGCGTAGATACGTAGTACCATCAGCAAGGCGTGTTAAAGAACCAGACAATGATGGAGCGTACACCGTTGTGGCCTCAACATTACCATGGACAGCGAGAATCCGATGAAATTCCTTATCATCGAACCCGATCTGGAAGTGCTGGGGAGAAACTATCTTTAAGATAGAATCGTCAGTTTTCGATCTTATGACCAAAAAATCAGATTTATTTAAAGATGTCCTTGATTCACGTGCCATTCAACATTCCCGTTACGTAACACTAAATATTACGAAAAGCAACGTGGTAGCCGGTATTATCTAAGCGTCGTTCGAGAAACCATATTACCGATATCGATAGACACGAATGGGTTTGTTGTAGGAGTCCGTTGGGCCTCACCCTCAAAATACGGGATGGAAGAAGTCATAAACGTGCTTATGTTCTGGCATGATGTTTTGCTAGCATCATCTATAGGATTACCGTCAGCATCAACAAAAATACAAGAAACAGCGGCGTCACCTGTCCCTCGAGGCGTCTCATCGTCTCCTGTGTTGAAGAACTTCGTATAACGTCGTTGCTCTAACATGTCCCTCAGCTGGCCGTATCTATCCGGTCGAAAAACTGCGTTTGTGTAAGACCAAACATAATTCTTAAGGCCATACTTGACACCTTCTGGATGGTCAAGACGCATGGAGAAGGCCTGCTGGCTGGAGGGGATGGCGTATGTATTTAAGCTTTTGCGGTTCCAGGTAAATCCATTTGTGGTACCTCCGGTGGAAGAAAGATAGCCCGAGCCATCATAGAAATATGCGCCACCAGTTGTTGCGAATCCAAATAGAGCGGCAGCCATTGCCTTGTCTGCTGTGTCTTCTGATTGTCGACACTCCAGAGTCGGGTCTGTGAGGAGCTTCCCCCTCGACGCGTAAGCCGCCTTTACCAGCGGGCTTTGGAGATAAGCAGTAAGACTTCGGGGCGGACCGAGACGTGCCCATCCCCACCTAAAAGGCCTGGGGATGAGCTGGGCCCAGCCGTAGTTCAGCCCTGGTTGCGGAATGGTGCGGTAGCTCGATTGGTCGGCGGGGTCTTTCAATACTCTATCCACGTCATCATATCTACTCTCAAAAGGAAATGCGCCGACCCACCCATTATTTACAGCGGCAAGCCCTTCGCTGCTGCTAGGATCGGAATACCGAGTCGAGGCCTGGAGTCTATAGAACAGATTCTGACCAGATGTGTCGGGAGTCTTCCCGTCAATTTTCCAGATCTGTGATACAGTGGGCAGAACGGAGTCCCAATACACTTCACTTTGGTCTGGCAAGACCACAAATCGTTGCAATGACTTGTTAAAAGACAGGTTTCCATCCCAGCCAGTGGCTGCCACCTTCCGGACGTAGATATTACGATCACCCGAAAAGGGGTTGTCCTTCTTATCGTCCTGTGGTATGTATCGAGCGCTACCTGTTATATATTGATCCAGGTAAGAACCGCTGTATGCTGTCTTGTCATCGACCAAGAACTGGTCCATGACCGGGTTATCGAAGTGAAGGGCCTCGTGTACGGCGTTTGTGACCAGGGGCTGGTTCAACTCCGCGGGATGAGGTTTATTATCACGTAACAGAGTACCGTACAAGACAAGTCGCGCTTTACCGGCTTTCAAGACAGTTTGACGGATCTGCTCAGACAGGTTCCTTCGATTGACCCCAGGTCGGAACTCATTCGGTACATAATTTGGGGTGCTCTGGTCGTTCTTTGCGCTGAAATCGTTGCCCTCGACACCCTGATACCCTTTCTCGTCAGCTCTAGAAAATGGCCCAGAAATACTGTTCAACGGCTTAGGAGCACCCTCATTCATTCCACCGATCGCCGGCTGGAAGCCAAGCACCAGTTTATCTCCAGGCTCTAGTACATAAGGAGAATTATACGTATATGTACGAGCTAGGGTACCTGTCGTTTGGGTCATCGCACCGATACAAAACGGCCAGTTCGTTACCGCATTTGCAGCGACGAAATAACCAGAATTGTTTGTAGAAGCCGACTTCAGTGCTTCGAAAGTGGTCGACCATTCTTCAGAGTCTGCGCCTGGGGCATACGGCAGTGATTGGTTCAAGTGATACTGTGAAACGGCCACCCAGTCGCTATACGCTTGATTACCCTGCTGGGTTAGTGTAGATCTTAGGTTAGAAAAATCAATCGGTTGAAAGCTGGACGTCTGGACAAAATGAGCCGAGCCAATCGGACCGGTCCACCCATAGTCCCCCCAAAAAGATCGCGGATCCCATGACTCGAGAAAGTCGCTATATGCACCCGTCACTACCCCCTTCACGGAGGGCACATACGATAATTTTTGTGATGTGGGTACATCCCCCGGGACGGACTTGACGATTGATCTTCCAGACGATAGGCCGACACTCCTGAACACATGACTTACGCTGGTGAATTCGTCAATTTGATGGACATAACTACTTTCTCTCGGGTAGAAGACGCCTTCTTCGCTATCGCTTATATTCTGGGGTACGACAGGAGTAACATAAGAACCGACAGTGGTGGCCGGCCCCCAGCGAGCATCATATTGGTAAAAGAGAGTGTTGAAAGTTCCTCCAGCGACGGCGCCGGCGGCGTTGGAATTCTTGATGTCAGTTAACATCGTAAATGTTCCTGAGCTCAAGATATTCTGGCTAGCAGTATGATAATATTGGACATTGGTTGGCCACGGCTCCCGACTCGCCGTCGCGACGAGATACGCGGAGGAAGGCTTGAGCTTATACCATGGTGTCGAGACCAGGTCGCCGGTGGCTGGATCCCAAACTCCGCGCGGGACACCACCCCGCCACCCTAATACGCCAGGTGTGGGATCAGCAGCCCACAGCTTAACGAATCGCTCACCGTGATCCAATCTGATCGAAGTCTCACGGCGAAGACCAGCTTCGAGAAGAGTCTGTCCCGTCAAGGATCCAGTAATCCCAAAACCGCCCCACGTAAAAAAATCATTCGCGCCGTGGCCGATGGTGGCATTCTCTTCATTCAATCCTACTGCCGCTGCTTCAGAAACGAATAACAGCGGATTCGAAACAAAAGAACCACCTCCCGCTTCGTACGATCCAGAGTGCGGCTGACCTACAAAAATTGTGGGAAGACCTTGGAGGTTAGCAGAAGGCGCGCCCCCCTTGCCCGTGGCGAGATTCGCTGTATCTATACCAAGCGTATTGTAGCGCGCCTGGAATGGATAATAAGCATTCGAGAAATTGAGACCGACGTACTCCGACTTGATCGCTGGGTTCTGCATGTCTTTTGTGGGATGTCGCGAACCACCGCGGAGGTCGGCGTAAGGGAGACCTGACGAATCTGGGGACCGGTATCCAAGCCCCATCGGATCGAGGTATTGTTGTTTGACCGTCGTGAAGAGTGAGTGCGGAAACCCCGACCTCGGAGAGGCGCCCACATTATAGAACTTGTTGGTTGACCCAGACATACCGCTGCGCAAGACGTGAGTTTCTTGCCAGGATGAACCACTCTTGAATGCCTGACAGTCGGACGTAGAACGAGTGTAGCCGTAATGAGCTATCTGACCGTACGTTATCAATTCTCTAATTTTATCGGTTGAGACGGAAGTGATTGGAAACTTGTCGGGAACAACAGGATCCCAATCTTTCTTCCGGCCTTCCATTGGCCACTGCCGCGAGCGTTGAGGAGACGCTAATGTCGAGTACTGCGCTTTTTGTGGGCTTGAGCGATCGACAGTGCCCTTTGCTTGTCTCATTAGAAAGAACGTATCACATCTCCAGAAAGGTACTCCGCCAGGGGTTTGAACAGACATAGTTGGTATCAATTCACGAATAGCTCCGTTGAACGTCGTCTTAGGCGCTTGGGTGGCGGGGGTCCCGCCGGCGAACATTGGATTTTGTACGACCTTGTAAAATCCGTCATCCGATGGTAACAACATCCCCTTACCGAGATTGCTGAGGTGACTATTGGCTTGGTCGCCGTGCTGACCACCCATACCACCCATAAGCGGAAATCGGCCATACGAGAAAACGTCATGGGAAAGTACTCCCGGCGCCTTCGGACTATATTTTGACGGTGCTTCCATGTACCATTCTGGTAACGTAGTTCCTAATCTGTTGCGCGCACCGGTGACGCCCAGGTCGTTATTCTGGAAAAAACGTAGAGATCCGGAGAGATTGGTGTCCGTGTCGCCTGTGTGTGGGATGCACCCTTCCTCCATCTTCCATACCTGGAAATCGGCAAGTTGGCCATTGAAGCCGCGCGCTCCGTCGTTACGGTTACCTATCACACAGTCATGGTTAGCGTCCTCGAAACCGGCCCAATATATCGAGCCGTAATCAGACGGATCGATTGTCGCAGTCATCGCCTTGTAAGTGCCCCATTGTGCCGGCACGGTTTCGGCGTCTTCTCCTTCTATGGTGACACCAGGGAGGTCGCTTGTTATCCATGCCTGGCAGGACGCGGGGTTTCCAGTACCGGTGTACTCACCGCGAGAAGCGGACTGAGCGAACTCCCCAGGGTGGAACCTAAGCACAAGATGGTACCATGCCCCATTGCTTGGATCGATCACCACATCATTTGTGCCCCACTGGGCTTCATGCATGCTGCCTGCGGAAGACGTCAGCGCTGGCTGGTAATAATTGGCATTAAAATAAAGTTTTGGGCCCGGCCCGGCGTCATAGAAGAAAGCAGCCATATTACCGAGACCTGTGTTGCTATCGTCGCCAAAGTGGAATAGCCGACCGTAGCTGCCGCCGCCGGCGCCGAGGTACCTGAACCACATCGAAAACCATATATCGCCGTAAGCGAGAGCTTGACCATTATTACCGCGATATGGATTATGGGGACCGATATACGAATTCATCTGAGAACCACTTCCGATAACAAACCCATTCGTACCGCCATTGAAGGCGTAAGAACAACCCTGTAGTCCTCTACTCGGCGTTTGGTTACGATCGAGAGTCGGCATGGTGAGAGCGGCGCTCGGCGCGACGGCGCGGAGAAATCCATCCCAAGGCGTTCGACCTAACTGATCGAACGCGAAGAGGGTTTCGCCGAGGCCGATGTCGGCGGAATCACGGCAGCCCTCAGGATGGCTATCGTATATTTTGCCGGAAAAGTTAGGATCGTGATCCATTCGGTACCGGAGCCACGGCCCCCGAGGGTTAGTGTACCGTCGCTGGCCACCTTGTGGTCCGGTGAGACAAGAGGCAGACTCAGGAGGCACATGGGCGCCCGGGTACTCATTGCCATTCTTGTCTGTCAGGTTCTGAAGGCTTGTGTCACCGCACAGTACTGTTCCTATACCTTCACCGCCATGACCTGGGACATGTCCCAGGTCTCCCTGGAGGTCATTAGTTGTTACCAATGTAGTGCCGGCCCCTCTATCGGCACGCGCTCGACCGGGGATCGCTTTACTGGAATCCGAAGATGAAACCGCAAGGAGCGTCCCGGGATCGCTACCGTCTCTTACGACGTATCCGAGCCCATCATCACCCGACTCTATAAATTCCATATCATGGGTGATCTCCATCTTTTCCAACAAAAATGGAGCAGATATATACTTCGACATATCAAGAAGCTGGCTATCGGAAGCATCCCACTTTTGATCGAACGGAAATCCGAACCAATCAGTCGGCCGGCCGCGGGCTGCCAGAGGAAGGAGAGGCTCTGCTTCATCAGGAGATATCGCAAAACCTGTCGTTGCGGCGAAGGCAATCGACGTACTCGCCATCAGGAAAGAACCTGATGCACCAGTGCCTGGGACCTCAACTCCGCCGGAGGGTGCTGAACCTACCTCATCTAGCGAAACTGTCCCAGTGACATCCCAACCCTTGGTATTGAAATTATAATAGCATATACTATTGATGCTCGCAGGGTCGGGATGGCGGACGGTGTCCTGGCTAAGAGGATATGGATATGAATCGTACGGGCCCTCGGAATTGGGTGATATCAAAAGCGTTGACCTATGACCCATTGTGGTGTCTGTCTCGCTACTGAGGTCTATAACGATCGCGATCCTATCTCCCAGTTTTTGATCGAACCCCAGCATCGTTTCTTTGGCAGTCGCTATTGTCGCTGTTGTCAGAGACGTATCGATACGACTATCGTCGAATGGCGCCATGGTGCCTTCAACCCCACCGCGCAGCCCAGCGTCAGCAGTGCTACCAGACATGTTCATAATGAAGACTTCTTTATTCATCAAACCCGGACGAACGCGGTGGGAAAGATCTGCTGACGCAGTTATACGTGTCTCTATACGATGATCATCTCCCGAACGATCGCCGGAGCCCGAATGATAAGATCTAAGGTGGCCTTGACGAGTTGACTCATAAAGATATGTGGGTAGCATATCTGGAAACATAACGGGCGTGTCTGTGGTAAACACAAGCGTGTCTTCATCACTAAACGGAGTTACCGGCTCATTTCCAAGCCGTCCCTGATCACCGGTTCTGCTAATCGACGGGTATGTCCGGAGCTCATTATCCATACGCTTAAGAACGGTGCGCGGACCTCGGTTATCCAGTCCGGATGTATGCCGATTAAATCTAGCAGTGTGTGAAGTTGTGGTACCGGGGGAGCCGTCACTCCAGCCGGAACCTATTGCTTGTGACAATTCATCAGATATCCATCCATCGAATATCGCCAATTCACTAATTCTAGAGCATTGCCCCCAATCGTTGCTGTCATTAAAGCTTGAATTGGGAGATGAATTATAGTCACCGTAACCGACAAATATCTGTGGGTTCGTTAACGTAACAGGAATTCCGCTTATGCTTTGCGCGTTCTTGGGACGTTGCGAGCCATCAGCTTCCTTCCATGCTTCAAGACTCGTGGAACCATCTTTTACACACCCAACGATCGTGTACCATTCTTGTTGGGTTATACTAACGTTGGCAGCAGTTTCGGACTGGTTGGTAAAAACTCGTAATTCGATTGTGGGAACCCCAGAAGTGCTAGTAACAGAAAAAGACACTTGTGTGGTGTTCAATTGAGATATAGAGAAAATCAGCTCGTTAAAGGTACTGGTGGAGGATTTTGCGAATTTAAAACGAAAAACGAATGTACACCCCTTGGTACTTACTGGATCTATACCTTGTAAACCTTCCTGAAGAAGAAACCGGCCGCCTCGAGTAGAAAAATCAAACGTGCGTTTCGGATACGGACGGATGGCTCGTCGATCTGTACCGGGAATCAATTCAGCCGAGTATACGGTAGATGGATCCCCCCTGTTGTCAGTGAACATCTCCCGATCGAGAGAAAGTTCTGGAGGAAGGGCTGGAAGCATACTGCCCAATGTAATGCTCCCCGTCACAACATTCATCCCGCCCTGTTTCCCCGACCTGTCGGGAATTATCGCGGCGGAGTCGTCACCGCCATCAACATACTCGTTAAAGCGATAGTGCGCTAGACAGCTGCTGGACAGATCCCACCTCTTACCGTGTGCACCTTCCGACGAAATAAAACGCGAAAGGTCTGGAATAAACGGTGTTTTCTTCCCTCTAAACATTACAAGTCTCCGTACGTAATTGAACCAGCATTTTTGTCAAAGTAAAATCCATGATTTGCCCGCTCTTCTGTCGGGTCGGCGGTAGCTTGAGATCCTGTGTTCATCAAACGCATCGCCGCTATTAAATTATCTTCAGCTAAAGAGTCCTCGTACGTGCCGAAACGTGCGTTGTATATCGCACGTACCTCGCTCGGCTTTAAGTCATGATGACTCCACACAGCAAGATCCGATATGATACCCGAGAATGTCTTCACACGAGTGCCGGATGTACTCACAATAAGCCCGTAGGAGTTGATGGCGTCTGGAGTTCCATTGCCGGGCGTGTCTTCTGTAATAGGAACAATTCTACCATTGATATACATCGTCGGGTCAAACAAGAACGGGTAGTCGGAAGTTAAGTACGTAATCGCGAGGTGGACCCATTCTTTCTCGGGGACTGGATTTCTCGATTCCCACTTACCAACCTGGCTTGTGTAAATTCTCTTAAATGTTAGATAGCCAGTGGTATCGTCAATATAGAGCCTAACATTACCGTTTCCGATTGTAACAATAGACGACTCTTCGTTCACTCCCGTGTTTATCACTCGTGAGGTAGGAGCATCCCACCAGACCCAAACCGATATAGAACAATATCCACCGCCACTTCCCCAAGATGTGGCCTCCCAGTCAGCGGCGTTAGAGGAAATTACACGACAAGGATCGTCCCCCCCCCACGCAAATCCAGCGCTTCCTGTCTGGATCAATGCTGATGGAGAAGAGGTGGATGACGAAGGACCATCAGGGTCTTGCCACTCAAAGAAGACCGGGTGGTCATACGAGTTTTGCATGGAACCATCTCTACCATTTCCGCTACTGTCCACCACGTCGCCGGAGGGATCGGTAGCGTATGAGTTGTCTTCATTGAACCTAAACCAAAGAGCAAGCCTATTGGAAGCCGGAAAACGATATCTCATGGCGTGGAAGTCCGAGTTTGCGAGGTCCATAGAGAATATTGCATCTGTATCGACAAGATCGTAAGGTGCTGACATCCCACTGCTCATTAATTGATTGTTCAAAAATAATACACCGTTTGTGGCATCAAATGCTGTCGTGTCAAAAAAAGCAGTGTCAGATTCCTGAGTGATATTTGAGTACGCTCCTACGGGTATCGTCCCCCAATTTAGCGGAGCATCTAAAAAATGGGCAACTTTTGTATCTGAGGTCTTCCACGTATCAACGATCTGCTTACTTCCGAAGTATGTCTCAGCAGCGCCCCCCGTCAAGCCACCTCTCACGGCGTGGCCCTCATAACGATGGTCGGACATGCCCAGTATTTCTGGTCTAACATCTAGCGGCTCAATGATACCATCAAATTCGTGATCGAGCAATGAACCAAGATTAAAAAGATGCACAGGCCACATCGTCTCTTCCGATGCTTGCAAATAGGCAACTGGATCGTAGCGTTGCGTCTCGACATAGGGCATGCCCTGCTGGACGGTCGGTGCCTGTCCGAAATCTAATTTCTCCATATCAAAATCAATACGTTGATTTATTTTCACATCATTTTCGCCGCGCATATCATTTGGGTCTGGATTCATTTGTAGCGTATCGTCAAAATACGTGTCAGGGAGCTTGTCTCCATTTCGCCATAACGACATTGGAGCGCCCTGTCTGATCCTTGGAAGGAGGCTTGGGTAGTAGATGCCATCTTTCTGTGCGTCAAGGCCCTGCAGGGACATCTCGTACTGCGAACCGGTAGGAGATAGCCTTTCGCCATAGCCGATGAGGTCATAATTTCGATACGTATAATAAAAGGAGCCACCGGTGGCGTTATATAGCGCTGTCACATCAGCTTCAGATAATACAACTCCCCAGATCGCAACATCGGCCATATTTCCGTTGTAATAATTTACAGTTTGTCTCGCACCCACATAAAGAGACTCGGCGGAATTCTCCATCGCAACATAAGATGAAGCAAGAGTAGAATCATCAGACAGGGATTGCGCGACGCCATCAATATAAATTGACATGCAGCCCGTCGCATCGCCGCCTGCAGCGATTGTCTCTGCCCCGGTCCCGTCATATGTCGCGACTATATGGTGCCAGCTACCTCCTGTTAATGAAGCAGCTGGAGTTTGTGCTAGCAGGTTTGCATTTACGCTATCATCACCAACCTTAAATCGTATTCTAGAATTTCCGTCGCCATTGGCATCATACAAGACCAGCTGGTACTCCAAATTAACACCACTCTGCTCACCTTTGTGGATTATAGTGTCATATGTCAGAGATCCGGTTCCAGTACGGTAAACCCAAGCGCTTACAGAAAATGGTGTGTCGGTAGCGCCGTCACCGAACGAAAGCGCAGTTGCATCAGCGGGTACCGCAACTGTGACGACGTCAGAAGATCCGTCAAATAAACATGTCCTCATTTGGATATTCGATGACGGTGTTGATATCGAAAAGCTCGGTCGTTCGGTGAGAGCTGCAAACGAGCCGGGGAGTCCCATTCCGCTTGCATCAGTAATAGAACCAGCAGCGGAAACGTCTTCATTTAACCGCCACCATCCAGCTAATGAACTATGCGCAGTATATTGTGCAACTGGAGGTGGACCACCAACGTACATCGATGCAGTAAGATTATAATATGCAGTATTATTGACTGGCGTCGTTATGACATATTTTGGCATCAGTACTTCCTCATATCACCAACAAGTTGTCGGAGTAGTATTATCCCCTTAAGATTTCTACGAGTACTCTCGCCGAGATATACATCACCAGAACCATACGCGACCTTCGGTCGCTCGAGGCCATGGCCCTCAATTATAAAATTGAACCCCAGATAATTTGTCTTTCGAGGAATAAGGCTCTCAATAATCACATCAAATGAATCATCAAGCCATCTAAAGAAATCAAACAGCTTTTTGTAATTAATGGACTCTGTTAAGCGATTAAAATATATTTTTCTTAATCTAGCAAGATCTGGATACTCTTCTGCAAACATCAGCTCTGGGGCGCCTAACGCGAGATCAAGTGCGTCGAGAGTCGCATAGATGTTCATTATGTCTTCGTCAAGGGCTTGCATTATAGAAAATTCAATCATAAACCGGGTGTCATCAACTGGTTCAGCGGATTTAACGATCTCATAAACTGGGGCTGGATTACCGCCCAGCTCAAAAAGATTTTTTCCTTGAGTGAACCCGGCCACTCGAACCTTATTCTGTTCTGGCATCTCATCGTAATTTGGGGATAAAAAGCTAAAATCAAAACGCTCGGGCTGTATAATACGTTTTTTGGCTTCAAATCCAAATGCCGTTGCGCCGCTAGCATTGCCACCGGCGGAAACAGGATTGAAGTTTTGCGAAAAATCAACCAGCGGTAAAGTACCCAATTCATTGCTTTCTGTGCTAGGCTGATCTGTCGAAACATCAATACGAAGCTTCTCAAATGAACCCGTTACATCTGACGAAAAGCCAAAGTTAACAAGCGGGTCCTTCACGCCAAGCGACTTGAAATTTAAAATATGTTCTTTCGATTCATCTTCATCGAGCGCTTTTGACCAGAACCTGCAATGCCCCCAAAGGCCGTCAAAACGAGTTGTTCTTGCAGTGTTGCTTATAGCACTATCGTTTAATTGGTAAAAGCCGGTGCCAGTGTGGATATTTTGAGTACCAACCACTATAAACGAGCCGCTAGCATTAAGGATCGGATCAGACACTGCATTTTTTCGTTGAAATAAATTTTCACCGGGAAGATCAGAATAATCGTTTTCAGCAAAGTGCGAAGAAGTTACATAATACTCAGAAACGTCTCCATACTCTTGGCGGCCAGCTCTTATAAAATAGCTCGAAGACACATACGATCCAGCATGCTCTGATCGAATTCGACCACAAGAAATATACCAAGTTTTGCCATCAAAAATATCGGCGCCGGTTAACGGAAGAGCAAGCAAAGGTGCTGATGAATTGAAACCTGGTCGACAATACAATGTGAGCTGCTCGCCTGTTTTCTCGGCGTATACAGCACGAGATATTGGCGGAGTCGCAACGAGGTTCAGTAATACCCTGTGAGAATTATCAGCAGCGCTGGGATTACCCTCGTCCTCTGACGCAGTTACGTGGAGGCGAAATAAGCTCTGGTTCCAGGTGATGTCTCGCGCCATTGGAAACTTCACTCGAGTTTCGATCGTCCAGCTGCCTGACGTTAATAAGCCGTCTCGGGCGGCGTCTGAATATGTACCTCCGTCGGGATGTGCAACAAAATCGCCTGATATGTTCGGGTATCCCCTCTCAACACGTGATGCAGACAGAAACACGCTTTGCACGGCTGGCTTCACGCTATAAAAACCATGCGCATCTTCAACACCCGTCATATTCGCCATACTCCCAGAAAAATCTAGTAACGTAGACACTTCTGTTGCTTTTTCTCTTGCAAGACCCAAGCGTTGTGTCGAAGTGCCACCATATTCGACAAATCTGAATATGCGATTGGGGTCTATACCAGAGGCCCTAAAGACAGCCTTCATGGCATGTTTTGTACCTTTCGAAATTATAATTTCGCGGATGTTCGTTAAAAGACGTCGCCAAATCTCGTTTTGAACAAACTGCAGACTTTTTGTTATCTTCCCATCAACAATTTCTTCGCCAGCAAAAAATTGATTCATTTTTGCGTTTCTAAACATATTTGGCAGCTCGATACCATAATGATGCGCCAGAACTGGTAAAAATTGATCAGCAATTGATTCTTCTGTATCATATTCTGCGAACACTAAATTACTAGCATGATCAAGCATCGATTTGATCAAGTCAAACTCTCTTGCCCACACAAAAAGAAGCGAAGAAATAATCTGGGGTTGTCCCAACTGCGCGCCGCCAGGTGCGCTGTAGTCGACGGAAGTAGTTGATGATAAGCCGTCCATCAACGAACCATCAGGGTCAGACGACACATCAAGCGTCGCCGCGGCCTCTGCCAAATAATGTTCTGGAATCAACTTTGTAATTAAGTTAGGATTGTTTGTATCGTATGATGAGGCAGTCAATAATAATTGTTCGTTGAGCGTTAATACGGTGGGGTACGATGGAAAAAGCACAGGATGCTTTACAGACGCCTCAAATAGCATTGGCGGAATGTTATCAGTATCAACAGTCCGCATCGAAGCGGCAAAATTGCTTATCCGTGAATGTAAGCTCATCCCAGAGTGGTCTAAAACAACATCGTTGTTCGTATACGATCCTGTTGGTTCATTAAAACGTAATGACAGCCTAAGACCGTCTTTCGCGAACATCGTTCGCTGGTTGTAATACTCTATGTCTTCCGTAGTACGTACATCAGAAAACACTCTGAATTCGTCAATGGATCCGCTAAATGTTTCAGCTGGAATAAATTCTGACCCTCCCAGTTGTAATGTGCTACCAGTCGCTATAAAAAAAGAGGCTCCGCGGGTAGACAACGATCCAAACTTAAAGCGTCGAGACTTAGCTGTTATCGCAGAACTGCTCATTATAGCTGCAAATTTCTTGCCTGGCCTCTTGTCATAAACGAAATTTAGAAAATGAAATTGGTCTTTTGGTAAAGAATAAGATGCAGAAATATGATCAGACCCGCTAATGACAGCAAAGTTTATATTAGCAGCCGATGCATCGCCTGAATCTAGAAAGGCAGCATAGCCCACCCCTCCATCACTCATATGACTAAAAATTATCTGATTATCATTCGCTATGGGAGGCAAAAAAAGACGACACTCTACCGAAAAAGAGCGATCTAAAGGATCTAATATTGTTTTTGCAGAGCGGATTCTAGAAAGTGCTGGAAAAAGAACACCTGCTCTATCTTTTATTTCGATATATTGCTTTAAAGAACTTGAGAAGGTGAGATACCCAGTATAGCTTGGGAAAGAATCTAAGACATGTTTCTCAAATCCTGTCAGGTCATCCAAGAAGTCTTCATACTCCTCACGCGTTCCGTCGAACGGAAATTGATTTATTATCTTCTCAAATGCGATATTAACGTTTGATTCAGCAGAAGCAAAAAATGTATGGTTTTCAAATTTTGAAAAATCTAATGGAAGCTGCTGAGATGACTTAAGGGGTGATCCCGGAGGGTCATATCGAAACGAACCTGTTGTAGAGGACGGTGCAGATCCAGAAAGCGAGGCGGCGCTCTGGTGCTTTAACACCCCCGAAGAGTCTGTATACCTTCGGATCACCTGCGGGGTGAAAAGTCGCTGGTTTTCAAAAACCCGCCTTATCTTGGGTCCCTTAGCCATTAAGAAACAACCTTAAAAGAAATATCCCTAAGCTCCACAATTTCCGAAACCCCGCTATCCTTCACAAGCAAGTCTATAGTATAGCTTCTATTTAATGGAAGACCAGCAGTTAATAAATCAATATACATTCCAGCAGCATCAGTACAAAGCCTTGTCGAATCCGTTACGTCATCGAATGGTATAATAACCGTATTCGTTTCAATATCTCTTATCCTATAATATACTCTATCAACCACAGCTGTCTTTAATTTTCGTGGTAGCTTGTAAGCTTTGTCTTTTAATTGCGCGTCGATATCTTCTATAAAGAGACGAATTTTCGCGGTCGAGTATTGCTTATACTCTGGCTGCGCATTCAGCGCAGAGAACACCAAGCTTCTATTAACAAAATTATCAGTTCCGACTGCGGACTTCTTCACTGTAATAGAACTTGTCAGATATCCAATAGTTCTATCGATAGAAGACCAAATCTCTTTCAAGACAAGCTCATCCTGACTTCTCAAGGTCTTAAAAAATGTAGAATCAAACCTGTTAAGGGAAAATGAGGCAGAGTACACTCCAGTCATTCCCGCACCAGTTGCGGACCCGGTATGTTGAGATCCTGTTACAAAAATTGATTTAGCAGTTGGTCCAGACCCACTGATCAACGTCAGTAGTATGCAATTCTGACCTGTCAGTGCCGTATCAGATGCACCAGATCTAATGTTAGTTGCAGTTCCCCCAACAATATTTTTTAGGAACAAGCTCGCAGTAGAATTAAATATGAAGCTTTGATGACTGTCTTTTATGGTATTATTCCATGTTACAAGAATTCGGGGTGCCAATATTTTGTTTCTAACGTGGCGAGAGGCGAACCTTTTAGCGAACCTTGTTTTTGAATCTGTTTCGTATGACCCGCTAAAAGAAATTCTAAAGCCGTGGTTTGATAAATCACCAGCCAATGATGAAGAAACAACCTTTGTTACGTCAAGTGATATTTTCCCAGGCCCATCACTGAAATATTGAGACGCTCCGAAGTCAGTTATGGAAGATCCCAGGACGCCAGTTGTGATATAATCAATTCCCGAATCCCCCATAAACCCAGCTTTACCAGAGCCCGACAGACTCCATAATACCGGTGAGCCGGAAGAAGAATAGGATGCCGTCAAAAAATTTGCGGCGTCGACATCTAGAAAGCGGTTAACATCACGACCAGAGCCTTCAGAAAAAGCTTTAGCCAGTGGATAAGCAACAACCCAAAAATTTCTAGGAACTGGTGATCCTGTTTCTACCTCAGTTAATTCAAGCGTTGCTCTGAAGCTCGAGTTCGTAAAATCTAGAGAAGAACTCGCGAGTGTGGATAGCGTGCTGTAATCGAATTTTACTAATAAGCGTGACAGCTCACTAACAGATGACGTAACCCTAGTAGACCCAGAAGTATACGTAGACTCATCGTAGAGCTTAAACAAATCCAGTGTACCAGCCCTTCCAACATTCGTGTCGGTGGCTCTAAAACTATTATCAATAATTTTATTTGTGATGTATGTATCAGCGCTAGCCGTTAAGATATAAAACATGTTGAAATCACCTTACGGAAATCTTGATATCGGTATCTGGATATTTTAATTCAAAGATTGAACCATCTGGCCCTATTACCATTTGTTGAAATGTGTTCGCGTCGACGTTGAACGATACATCGCTATAAACTCTTTCCTCTACAGTCCCCGTAACATTCGTTACTTTGAGATCGACCAATGAAATTACTCCTTGCGTGTTCAGTACTACATTCGTAATATCCGACAACGCTATTGGCATATCAATTTGGAAGTTTTTTGTGTCTAATATTCTTGTCAAAGCCTTGATACACGACTGGGCGACTTGTGTCTTGTTTGATGTTGGATGCGCAACTATTTCCAAGCTTACAGCAAAATTAACAACTTGCGCATCTAAAATATCAAATGCATCACTTACGGCCCGAAATTCGTTTAGATATTTCCGTAGGTTCTTCTTTAGCGTATCTGGAGTTAGGCCCAGCTTTTTATCTTTGTCTCGAGACACAACAAATATCTGTGATGCCAATGAATTAATTGGGTTCGGACGAACACCAACACGGTACACTCTCCCAAATTTATTGGGTAAAGTGTATATTCTAGAAACCAAATCTTCTTTCGTGATAATTCTGTTCTGCGCTTGTCGGGAGGCAGGAATCTGAACTCGAAGTTCTTCTAGCGTAGGGGCGTTATCAGCACCGGAAGCGGGATCGTCATTCAGCACATCCACTGACGCTCGGACTGCAGCTGCACCAGATGCCGGCGCCCTGCTATCAAACGTCAGTATTAGCGAGTCGACAGTCTTAATTGTCGATGCAGCAACATTATGGTTCAATCCACCGCCGAAACGATACGTAATTTTTAGTGTAGTATTCTTTGGTGCTATACCAAGAGTGTGAGTTTGAAGCAACGAATTGGGGTCAATCGTAAATTTACCAAACGTCTTCTTACCATATAGCGGCAACGCTAGTTCAGCAGGGTCCGGAACAATATCATTGTCCAGCGTTGAGGCATCACCGGCGCCGAACCTTAATTTAGTTAATTTTGTGTTGTAATCATAAGTCGTTGTGAATCTGTAGGGCGCAGGAATTATTTCAATATTATTAGGAACTTGATCAGCATCTTCAGTAGTATTTGCAACCACCTCAAAAACGGTGTCTTGTGTTAGGTTGTTCACTTCATAGTACACGTTCTCTTCTACATCTTTCACGCTTATTATTTCTGTTATATTTTCAGACGCTAATGTTAGTGTTCTATAGGGTTTATGAACATTTGGAATTTTTATCGACTCCGTTTTTTCTTCACCAGAAAGACAAATTCCTAACCTAGTAACAACATAACTGACTGGATTCCCAGAGTCATCGGCCTCTACAAGGACTGCATTGTAAAGATAGTTTCCGAGATAATCTTTCTCTGTAAAATCCAGATCTTCTACCAGAGAAAATGGAACACCCTTAGCAGAGGCTAGCCTTGTACCCTGTCCAACTTTTGGTAGCAGCGTTGGAGAAGGCTCATACTCGCTACCCACAAGCTCGGCTGGGATTTCAAAATAAAATGTAACCCCGCAAACAGCCGGCGCTGCGCCCCGGACTTTAACACCCGCGCTTTTTAAGTGTTTTTGTACATTTTTGCTCTCGATGGCAGTAGCCCAATTCAATTCGTTAAATTGGTGGTCCAAATAAAACGCCATCGAATCACCGACAAACGCAGCCATATCAAGCAGCAACCCTCCTAAGCTAGCTTCAGTGAAATCTCTTATCTTATCAGGAAAGTAAACCCTCGCATGCGTTAATAATTCTGCTCGAAAAGAATTGAAATCTTTTGCAAGATAACTTCGCTGTAATTCTTTCTTAAGGTCTTTTTTGATGTCTGATGCCATTGTCAACTCGCGCTATAGATTATTACTTCAAGAATCCTGTTCTGGACGTTTAACTTCGGAACACTATAAGTGATTCTAACACCGACTTTTGCGACGTTCTTGTTGTCAAAATACTCAGTAATGGGTTCGAATGTGGATGGAATCACATAGGGCATGTATTTACCGACGGCGCGACTTATCCTATTTATCGCCTCAGTTTGCCCATCTTCGCTTTGAAGCTCAAACGACAACTCCATTAAGTTCGCACCGAAATCAGGAAACCCCAACCGTTCACCGTGATTTGTGAGGATTAAGTTCTTAAAATTATCGCTAACTTGATCAGCCATAGAATAATTCATTTTAATAAACTCAGTTCCCTCCGACGACAGCGCCACGGGGGTTTTAATCCCAAAAGCTATATTCCTTTTTTGCTCTTTCTGTCGAAGCTTCCGGGCCTCGGCTTGTTCACCAACAGACCTAAAAGAGTAAACTTGTCTATCTCCTAATTTCGTTAACGCCATACAACCACCTGGGGTTAATTATCAACTTCTATAAATTCACCACGCTATACGAAGTTTATTCCATTTTCTAGCATTAATAAGATAGCGTCCATGTTCACCATCTTTGCCTCAGCACCATCATCAACATACCCATCATGAACAAAATTATCCCCGTAGTCAACAACTCTCTTTATTCCACCATAAAAATTAAGTAAAGGAACAACGTTAACGCCAAGCATCATGTCAGCTGAGTCAAGTGTATACGATCCCTGGGCATTTCCGCCTTCTACCGTTGTGGTCAGAGCAACATTCGGAGACCCCACCGCCGCGGAAGCGGCAGCGTTTGTTCCAAACGTAGTTAGTTCGGACAGCAACTTGATGTAGTTATCATCTGGTAAAGACACTTTAATGATCGCTCTCCTCACAAATTTTTCAACCGCCAAAGCAATATAAGCTGCTAGAATTTTACCTGGAGCTTCTGGATCTTCTGCTCCTGCAGCCATCCCAGATCGTCGGAAAGCGTATGCTATCTCATCGAATAATTGCATTCTTGCAATTGAGGGTACAACACTCGTTATGAAATTACCATCATACGGAATTGGTGGCACAGTGTCCTTGTCATCTATACCAGCATCGCTAATGGCCTTATCGGCAGCTTCGTATATGGCAAGGACAGCTGGATCGTCTTCGGCTCTGATACCATTCAGGATCGGATCTAGCGTTTGAAAAACAGCGTCACCCATCGAAGCTTGTGCATCGGAAGATGCCTGTAATGCGTTAAAGGTCTCAATTGTTTCTTCATCTCCCTCTACGTCAGCACTACTCCCGCTTTTAGCAGGCAACGCGATTTCGGGGACATCGACGTCAAATGCCAGCGGTAGTGTTAACGCCAGGGCGCCACCAAGAGTAGCGGCGGCGCCAACTGCGGCGGCGGAAATCGTAACCTCTTCCGCAGTGGGTTCAACAAAGGAATCGAGAAGTGCTGCTGTCGCCGCGGCCAGCTGGGCGTCTTCGTCTATTTGTAATTTGCCGAGCGAAAATGACCAGCTAGATTGACCAATTCCACTACCTGATTCTTTAGACATACATTATTCTCCCCAAATTCTTGTTGACGCCAACTGATCGAAATCTTCTGTTCTTGTTTTATGAATTTTAAGTAGTGCCTGTAGCTGCGTGGAGGCTGCTGTAACTTGAGGGTTTGGCCCCCAAAGAGGGCATTGATTGGATTGAAGCGTCGTACAAAAATCATCTAACGCTTCGTACAACTGCGTAAACAACTTCTTCAAATCAGAAAACCTCACCCACGGTTCAGTGCCGTTGGGACCCATTGGGTCTCCACCATCTCCCATAGCGTAGATAGACGAACGTTCAGACTGATCACTTGACTTTCTTCCTATCAATATCTGCTTTCCACTGATCTGAATCGTGCCATCAGGTAAGAGGTATATAGCGCATGCGTCATCGCTGATATCACCTTCCTTGATCAATCTTATACTGCCATTTATCTCTGGGGCTCCAGAGACGGGATCATCTGACTCTTTTCTTCTGGCAATCAAACGAATCTCATCAGACTTTGCAACAATAGCAGCAGGAAACTCAATAGAAGACTCATCTTCTGCGGGAGCTATGTTACCATCAATTGCAGATGGGATTGTATCACCCTCCTTATCGATGTGGAAACTTTTGTCGACCTGCATTGCCATCGCCACGTACAGCCGCGCTGCGTCGTTCTCCAAATCGGGATCGCCCTCTGCTGGAGTATCAAGCCGATTCACGTCGGCAGTGTCGTCTCCAACAGGATTTTTATTTGTTTCATCATACGCGTCTCGGCCACCTTCTTCGGGCGGAACATTCTTAACCGACCTGGAAGCCGTCAACTCGGGTTCCGCATCGACACTTCCGCCAAGGACTCTGAAATCGTAACGGCCGCGTCCGGCAACGATATCGATGCAGCCAGTGCTTATCGAAGCATCCAGCGTGGTATCACCATCTTCCAATGTCGCGTTAGAGGCTTCTGCACCATCAGCATCTGTACGTGTAACACTGCTGTCTGGGTGGGTCCATCCACGATCTTGACCAAGACATATCAAAGCGTTGTTTGAGCCTTGAATAACAAGATCTCCCGGGCGCTTCGTAAAACGTGGAACTGGCTCGGGAATAAATGAAAGATACGACAGCGACGCGTTAACGATTTCTTCGTATGCCAGCTCAGTGTTTAAAGAAAATGCGTCTTCCGTGCCGGGACCGTTTGGAAAGCCAAAAATCTCAGCGTCTGCGTCTAACTCCTCGCCCTGAGCCGATGCGGACTTTTCCGAGGAACTCTTCTCACCTGTTGATCCGACAAACTTCCTATCTCCGTGAGTGTAATTGACACCATCGATATGGTCTGGCTCTGGAATCCTACACATCCAATAAGACACCCCCGCAGTAACATCAGGGGAATCGTTAATCACCCATACCTGCTCCCCGGGCTTTATAGGGAAACACAGGTGGGGAGGGAAAAATGGGTAACACAGAATGCCTACTGTGCCCTTCTCCTCGTTGGATTCTTCATCTGTTTCTACAGTCGCTCTTTTGTCTGCTCCCGCGGTCACAGAACGAGCGATCACAGAATTTCGAGGGGCAGAAGCCAGCAAATCTGGAGTAGACACAAGCTCCTGTAGCTCTGTGAATTCTTCTTCAGTAAACGCAGCTAAATCATATAGGATTTCCACGACCACTGCACGTTGCAGTACTTGCGTCGGGCCTGCTGTTCCAGCTTCTTCAACGACATCGCCGACATCGCTGGTGGGATTATTGATCTTTGCAACTGCATCTGTTCCCGAACCCTTTGCCATCACTCATCCTGTATTTGAGAAAATAATTCGTCAGCATTTATTGCATTATGTGCAGCTTCAGACTTCGATATCAAATCTGCTAATTTCAGTAATTGCTCGTTGGACTTTCCCATGCGCTCTAAATATTTTGCCAAAGTGCTACCGAGACTGACATGTTCTGATGCACTTTGCGTCATGCATGTGTATGCCTCGACAAATAAAATGTGGGCATTCTGACGATCTATTAACGCGTTGTCATATATCTCTTTCCAGAGTATTCTTTTCTTTTCATCAGCATGCTTTATCTTTTTTAAGACTCCCTCGAAGTCTTTCATCTTCTTCTTTGTTTGCTCTAGATCCTGTAAGCTTTTTTCGACTTTATCACCCATCATTCATCCTTAAAGCAAATCCACGATTCGAGAATCATGCACAATATCTTTGTAATGCTTTCGTATCTTCGACATCGCAACGGAAAGCTGCTTCGATGTCAATCCCGAAATTTCCCTCACATAAACGTAAATAGCACGCTTGTTTAAAAAGTCCAAATTATCAATGTTCTGAAAAACTGTTCGAATGGCCTGCACACAGATTTTTTCATTCTCTTTCGTAATACGTTTGTCAATTTCATCGATAACCCTTACTATATTGTCACGAAGCTCTCCCAATTCCATAATCTCCTGGGGGGAGGGAGCAACACTGCTGTTTGCAACAGTATGTTTATCTCTTGACGACATAGTTGTTAGATCGGACATCGAAACATGTCTTCTGTCTTCTTTTTTCGCATTTCGACAACGAATAATCAACCAATTTTTTGCTACAACGTTAAAATAAGAAAAAGCCTTTGTGCCGCGAGCAGGATCCCATTTGTGAATTGTCTCGTATAAGAACGTAACGCAGTCTGACTTCAACGCATGAAACCCATCGTACGGAGAATTAAATCCGTAAACAAAAATCAAGCTCTCTGCTAATTGATCGAATGCCGGAAGGATCTTCTCTTTATAGACTGTCTCTCTTTTCTTTGAGTCGTCTTCGTTCTGATATTCTTCAATCGATGCTTGAGTATCTTTATTGAAATACATGTTCCTCGGCTTACCGGGGTTTCTACGTATTTTCTTTCGTGCCATCCTCATTGTCCTTCAAACGACTAAAATCGTCCGTTAAAGTGTTGGCTATTAAAAGAATAGCTTCTCTAGAACGCACCAGGTCTGTATGGACCTGACGGATCTGTGGACTGTCTGAAAACAATGGTATTTCGACAATCTCTGTTATTGATGTGTAGCGCTCATCTAAAATATCTAAACTCTCTTCAAGCGCATCTTCGACTCGCAAGATTAGTAAAGCAAATTTAACAGCAAATGAAATTGCAATAATGGCAATAACTGTTGCTAAAACAAGCCCACAGACTAGTGCTGTTTCAAGAGTCGTCAACTATACGCTCCATAAATGCGTCATACTGCTCTTTTATGGCGTCTAGCGAAAATTTTTCCCTTAATATTCCTGAGCCAGTTTGTGCCCAGCGCTGGGGAAGAGAGGGTGCCTTCCTGAATTTTTTGACTCTGGCCTTGAAAGACCCTTCTTTTACATCTGCCCATGCGGTACCCTCTATAAAGACACGGCCGTCATGACGGGACGGATGAACAGGAACCATGTCATAATCTAGTGAAAGAAATTTAATGTGCTTCAAAAAGTCTAAATGGCCAGAATAATCTGTTGCGATAACGGGAAGACCTGCCGCGGCGGCATCTAAAATGGGTAGACCCCAACCCTCTCCGCGGGTTGGTGCCAACAACGCTTTTACGTTTTCATTTTTATACAGCGTAGAAATTTCTCCCTCATCCAGCATACCATGAGCCAAATAAAAGCGCGGATAGGGCCCTTGTTTTATTTCATTTATTAGCTGCTTAAACATCACCACCGACCTTTCTCTATCAGCAGTGGTAAAACGTCCCAAGTTGGTCTTCACGATAATTCCAACATCCTTATCGCTCTTAAACGTTTCCGCTAACCACTTCAGCGCATAAAATGTATTTTTTCGATCATTCTCTGGATTATTTCCAGTTACTTGCCCAAACATCAAAAAATTAAATGATGTAGGCAAATCGCTCAGCTGCTTATCTAGCTTTAGTGAAATTTCGTCGCTGTAGCTATGCGCCTCTGGTATCACAGCAATCTTGTGTTCTGGTACACCAGAGTCAACAAACGTCTTCTTTGTAAATGTGCTTGGAACAATTACCATGTGCATTTTCTTACACGCTTCGACCCAAGACTGTGAACATAGGTTTGTCTCAACACCGGCAGTCACACCGATATTCACTCGTGCAAGACCCGGATCCCACTCATCAGGTAATTGAACCTGAAACGAAAGATCAGGATCTTGAACAGGCGCGGATCGGTCCATGACCTTACCTATCAAACCATCTAAAGCAGTTGGGTCGAGGTAATACGTGCATATCCCCCACGGCACAATCGAAGCGTATACATCCCAATTTTTTGATAATGCCCAAGAAAAAACTTGACGAGCGTGTACGCCGTATCCTGTTACACTCAGCAGTGGCGCCCTTATTATTACTTTCATGTTAGTCCGATGCTCCCATTTCAATCACTTCAAAACGTGGGGTCATTCGCTCTCCAGCTTGCCATTTTTCAACAAGATTTAATAGCGTACCATGCCAATCATCAATTGTCGTTTGCAAATCAAATTCTTTGGAAGCGTATTCTTTACATTTTTCGCTTAGAGCGGCTCTCTCACTTTCATCCATCGAATATAGTTTATAAAAACCATCTGCGACATCGTGCACGTCAGCATAGTCCTCATATATGAAGGGTACGTTTTGCGAACCCACTAATGTCGTATGCTTAACGTCTAAGGCAACTCCGTTCTCAGTACCATCACGATGATTAACAACTTGACGTGTTAAGCCGCCAGTCTTAACTGCGACCACTGGGTTTCCCACTTGCATCGCTTCCAGCGTAGATAACCCGAACCCTTCAGCATATGCAATATTCACACAGCAATCAGAGATATTGTGAAGTATGTTCATTTTTGTGAAGTCTACTCTTTCTGGGGAAAACAACACCGAGTGTTGAACACCCAACATCTCCGCTACTGCCACTAAATCTGGGCCCTCCTGATCATGGGGGTCCGTATGCATCAAAAGTGTGGCATCAGTGATATTATGCTTCTCGAGAAACAAGCTCCATGCCCACAAAACATCGGCTGGCCTCTTCCGCTTTGCGTTCCGATTAATCCACAACACAACAAAGTCATCTTTCTTTTGATACCCCAAAATATCTTGGCGCCATCGTTTCTTTTCAAGCTCTGGAAGTGGAAAAAACACATCGGTAGGTAAAGCATGAGGAATAAAATTCGTTCTTTCGGGAAATTTTTCACTCACAATTTCATACGTTGGGTATGAATGACAATTTATTAAGTCTGTTGCAGCGTAATACTTGTCGTTGAACGTCGGGCGGGGACGATTGTCCCATACATGCCAATATGCAATGGGACACAACTGGTGAACTTCATCTTCCATTTCCCACAACCAAGTAAAAAATCTTGGGTCAGTAAAAAGTAATACGACGTCCGGACGCTCTGTTGCTAATGCAATTCTAAGCATATCTGGATTTCCAAATCCGTCTATTGGCTTAATAACAAAGTCTTCAGAGACTTGCACAACGTCGTAATTGTTATGCTTCAATGCTGCCCCGAACTGTCTTACAGTCCAGCAACCCTTCTCAATCAATCCATTAATAAGAAACCTTGACTGACATCCAACACCCGATGTTGAAAGAGCGTGGTCAGACAGCATTAGTATTTTATATTTCTTCATACACGTACCTCATCGAGATAATCATAAATGACAAGGGCTTATCGTATATGCTACATAATGCTTTTAGCCGCCAGGGCAATTAGAAGTGTTCTTAAATTCACAAAACAAGCACGAATTTCTATTTTTCAAAAAAATACCCCTGCGCACTGTTTTTACCATACTTCGTAAAATGCTCATCGACTTTTCTTCTGCTTTAGGACCAACAGATACGTTCACAAATTCGCACACATTTTCGAAAGGTGCGCCTCGTTTCAGGAGAACAAAGCCACACCGAACCTGTTTCGTACCAAGCCCAAGTTTGTTTCTCCAAAAAGTCTTATAAAGCGCAATCTGAGCCCAGGTCAAAATATCTTGGCGCTTATCCCTAAACCACCCCTTGTCGCCCGCGGTCTTCCAATCAATGACGTAATAAACATCTTTACCACGAACGCTTGTTTTAATAAGCGCATCGATAAAACCCTTGAAAAAGATATCAGAATCTGCATAATACTCGTACAGCTCTTCTTCAGCAGAGACTATTTCGTATTTCCCGAACGTTTCAGTTAAAAATTCTGGTAATCTAGAAAGGGCTGTTTCTGCGTATTCTTTCCATTCGACGAGGGGCGGGTGTGGTTTAGGTTTCCACCCTTGTGACTTTCGATACGCAGCATGATTATCAATAAAGGCCTGGGATTCGAACCCATGTTTTTCCCACTCACTTTCTATCATCGTAACAGCAATAGAAGCGTCCATTTTGCCTGTATTCAGAAAGTTTTCGATTGCCTCATGTACAGCAGTACCATAAGAAAGATATGGAGAGGGCTCATCAGTGCCAAGCTTGTCAATATAAAGAAGCTTATGTCGATAGGCGCACTCTTTCCAGCAGCGCACTTCAGAAAACGATACGTGGGGCTTTCCGGTACGAAATTCTATCTCTTCTGGTAACCTAATATGCATATAAACTTCCTATGATATATTATAGAAGTTGTGATATGCATTTACTCTATTTTTTTAAAACCTCGAAATGGTATTTTCTGACCATCCATCAAGCCTTGAAGCTTTAAATCACGACCTGCGGCTCGAAGGTCTCTTTCGGCCTCCAGTCGATCAGCCTGGTACATTAGCTTTGCTAATTGTTGAAATTTCATCTTTGGTTCCCACCCAAGCTTTTCCTTAGCCTTAGACGGATCACCCAGCAGCAAGGGTACTTCATGTGGTCTAAACAAGCGATGATCGATCTCTACGTTCCCATCGATCGGTAACCCAGCTTCCTTAAAGACTGCCTCGAGCCAATCTCTAACAGAGTGAGTTTCTCCTGTTGCAATTACATAATCGTCAGGGTTGTCCTGTTGTAGCATTAACCACATCATCTCCACATAGTCACCTGCATATCCCCAGTCACGCTTTGCGTCTAAATTCCCGAGATATAATTTTTCTTGTAGCCCCAGCTTAATTCTGGCCGCGGCGCGGGTTATCTTCTTTGTTACAAACGTTTCTCCCCGACGCGGTGATTCATGATTAAAAAGAATTCCGCTAGAAATATGCATGCCATATCCTTCACGATAATTCCGGCACAGATTATGTGCAAATAATTTAGCGCAAGCGTAAGGGCTGACAGGCATAAATGTCGTACTCTCATTCTGGGGATGGGTAGGATTATCACCGTACATCTCTGAAGATGAAGCCTGATATATTTTTATTTCTTTATCTACATGACGAATCGCTTCAAAAATGCGCAATGTACCCATTGCAATCGAGTCTACAGTCTCAATGGGGACGTCAAAAGAAACACGCACATGAGATTGAGCAGCAAGGTTATAAAATTCAGAGGGTCTGTATTCTTCTAGCAACCGATATAATGTTGTGGGATCATGCAGAGAGTAATATCGCAATTCAAAATTTGGATTATCATAAATTTCATTCACTCGGTCTGTTGTAATTAGACTTGTTCTTCTCTTCAACCCAATAACACGATACCCCTTTTCAAGCAAAAATTCGGCAAGATATGATCCGTCTTGGCCTGTTACCCCCGTGATCATTGCTATTTTCATAAAACGCCCCACGTCGGATTGTCCAGATACCAGCGTATCGTTTCCTCAAGGCCTTGTTCCAAACTTGTTTGCTGCCTCCACCCCATTTTTTGTAATTTTTCCCCGCACACAGAATACCTAAAATCGTTTCCTGGTCTTGTGCGCTCTGGGTACTTCAACTCATACCTTAACTCTTTTCCCATAATGGAAGCGATCATCTTCGCAAGCGTTAAATTATCTGTTTCAGCATCCGCTCGAACGTTATATTTTTCCCCAATGGTATGCGTCAGCATTAAAAATCTTACAGCTTCAGCAACGTCTCTAGAAAAAAGGTAGCGACGGCTCGAAGGTCTTGTACCTCCTCGGTCTGAGTGAATCACAATACTTTCATTATTTTGTAACTTCTTTATTACTATAGGAATAAATTTCTCGAGATGCTGTCGTGGGCCATATGCGTTCATTGTATGCGTGACGATAACAGGAAGTTTATACGTGTTTGCATATGCATTACACAGCTCCTCGGCCGCTGCTTTTGTTGCAGCGTAGGGATTTTTAGCATTATACCTGTCGTTTTCTTTGAACGTGGTTCCTGGCGGTGCTGGACCAAAAACCTCATCAGTGCTGAAATATAAAAACAGTTTTAACGTTTCACAGCGTTCCTTCGCGTAGTTCAGTAAATTACAAGTACCAACCACATTGTCCATCACAAACTCAAGAGGATATTGTATACTACGATTTACATGAGAACCTGCTGCAAGATGCAAGATGTAGTCTATTCTCCCCAGCTTGTGTATAACATGGTCGCTCAAAGGCGCTTTGAGATCGTGCCAAATTACATGAGTGCGTCGGCGCCACGATGGGTTTTTCGCAATAACATCACTTATCCTGTCTAGACATCCAGATGTATCCAGCCGATCAAGCGATACAATATCAAAATCGGTAGTCCTTAATAAGTGCTCTATTATCGCGTGGCCAATAAATCCCGCGCCCCCTGTTATTAGAACAGTCTCTTTTTTTGTGTTTTCCATATAAACAAAATAATATTAGAATTTTAGAAGATGTTTTAGCATACACTACCCGCTGTACATTGAAGCAACATAATCGCTGCAAATACCTGCACATATCGATAATTGCTCAGAGGAATATGACGCTGTTTCTGGCATCACACATATACACTTATCGTTTAATTCGCTACCGGGATACGCCCATATATATCCGGAAGATGTCATGGTGTATGCGTCGTTTTGATGCCAGAAAACATGCCACACTTGATTATCACTTAGAAAATAAGCATACGTGCTTAAGTCTTTAGCATGAATAAACAATTTTTCTCTGCGCTGGAGGAACCAAGAAATATCTAATTGGTATTCACCAAAATCATGACCCACAATAAACGTTTCGGAACTTTCACCCTGCCGAACATCGACCTCAGCATAGAAACCTGCCTGTAGCGCTTTATCAATATAGTCTGGATTATTTTCTAAGGACGGCACGGGGCCGTTGGTGTTTCCTCGATGAGCAATAAAAATCATTTGTAATTTCCCGCTATTATTTCTTCCATCAATTGGGTATTTACATCTCTAAAATTGCTGATCTCGTAAACAGTTGCGCCTGAGCCGCGAGCCGAGGCTAAACCTGTTACAGAGTCTTCGAATATTATGAAGTCCTCAATTGAGCCGCCTAATTGAAGCATCGCCCTAACATATGGTTCGGCGTGTGGCTTTGTGTTCTTTACATCATTATTCGTTATTAACACATCTAGGTACTTCATAAAACCAAGATTATTTAGTAGTGTAACTGTCGAAGCACGGTTCGCATTCGTTACTACCGCTATGTTTTTATTTTCTCGTCGTAAAAATTCAAACATTTCAATTTTGTCTTGATAGTCTTCAGAGTCTAACATACTCATCATTTTATTTGTGATTATTTTTTTTCTTTCGTATACAGCGTCTACTTTATTAAGAGTAAAGTACCCCTTTTGACAAAGCTTTATGAGCTTATCACGAGTAGTTATAGTTGACTTAAGGACAGAAATATCTTCTTGAGTTGTTAGCTTTAAATTCAAGACCTCGTCAATTGCTGCTAGCGTTGCTTTAACTTGTAGCTCAGTGGTGTCTACAAGCACCCCGTCATTGTCAAAAATAAAAGACGTATATCCCAAACTAGTGATGCTCCAAATAATATTGTAAGTCTTCTGGCGTTCCAAGTCCCCACATCTTCTCGACGTATGACACTGTAACGTAGCCACCATTATTGATTAACTCATTGTATACTGGACAGACATAGAATTCGTTATTAGTCCTTATATCTTTTTCTATCATTTGACTTGCTGCTTGTACGTAATCAGAGCCTCTTGCCCAAAAATATGCTCCAGCAGTGGCTATATCGCTGATGGGCTTTTTTTCAGCTACTTCCGTTACTCGGCCTGTTTCGTCCGTCTTCGCGAAGCTCCATTTTGGGTTCGTACCGTTAAATACAAGAATACACCCATCAACGCCGGGTTGCGTTGCGTCTCTTAAGAATGCCATGTTGTCCCAATCGAATACATTGTCAGAATTAACAATCAGTAGCGAGTCATTATTAGCGATATAGTCTCTAGCCAAAAGTGTTGTACACGCTGCTCCCTCTGTCATTCCGTCTACCAAGACTATTTTACACCCTGGAGCTATAGATTCCAAAAAACTTGCAAGACCATATTCGTGGTAATGCGAAGCCTGAACGACAAAAATATAAGTTGCATCATAACCGAGATTTTCAACAACAGTTTGTATCATTGGAGTACCATCAACGTCGATTAATGGCTTTGGTAGAACGTAGCCCGCAGACATAAATCGACTGCCCGCGCCAGCCATTGGAACTAAGACATTCATTTTCAAACTCCCCTTACATTTGGATAGCTTTCCTTAAACCATTTGCATGTCAATTGTATACCCTTCCGCAGAGGCGTATACGAGGCAGATGGCCAACCAAGAGAAAGAAAGCGCTTATTAGAGCTTGGTTTCTTAAATTGACCGCTTGGCTTTGTAATATCCCAAACAATTTCTCCGTCGTATTCTAAACTTTCACAAATCATGCTCACTATGTTTTTGATGCTTACCTCGTTTGTCGTGCCTATATTCACAGGAGCAGCCAAATCATAATTTTCTAATAAAAAAAGCAACGCAATTGCAATATCTCTTGAGTACGTAAATTCCCTTAATGGAGACCCATCGCCCCAAAGAACAGGTGGATTTCCCGTTTGCTTTGCTTCCCACACCTTTCTTATTATCGATGGTATGACATGCCCATTTTCTAAATCAAAATTATCATAAGGACCGTACAGATTGTTTGGCACTGCGCAGATGAAGTTACATCCATATTGCTGACGAAGGGCCCTTGAGTGTACGTCCAGCATCCTCTTAGCGTACGCATAACCAAAGTTGCTGGGGTGCGGCTCACCGTCATGAATCTGCTCTTCTGTTAGAGGATACACAACTGCATCAGGGTATACGCAAGTTGATAACAAAGAAACAACCTTCCCTACTCCAAGCTTATGTGCAACCGACAAGACGTTTGTATTTATCCGAATATTATCAGAAAAAAAGTCCGCGACAAAATCAGAGTTGCCCTTTACTCCGCCCACCCTGGCAGCAAGATGTATTATTGCTTCAGGACAGTGGTCCCTCACCATACATCGAGTATCATCAAGATATCTTAAGTCATAATCTTTCGAGCCAACAAATATAAGTTCATGCTCTGTCTCTATGCTTCGAAATCCAGCTCCGACCATCCCTGTTCCGCCTGTGATTACAACCCTCATATCTCCATAACCTCATAATAGTGACCAATAAGAAATTTGTTTCCTTTGCTTAGCGAAGTTAAGCGATAATTTGAGTTATAGTCTTCTGGCATCATGATCCTAAAATCGAAACTCACCCTGGTAACGCCAGTCTTGTTAGGGAGGTTTCCATGAGTGCACTGGTTTCCATTAAAGCGCACAATCTGACCAGGCATTAATTCAAGCTGATGAAAATCCATCTTCCCCGGCTCGCTTTCCGCAATAGTTGTATTACTCTCGAACATAGGAGTTAATGCAAGTATAAAATTTGTCTCCCCAAGAGGGTGATTGTAGTCGCTATCCTTATGCCATCCGCCCACTGCTACGTTATTTGGGAGGTGTACCCGAAATGTAGGCCACTTTTGATATATGAGTTGGTCTTTCGCATTAGTAATGGGAGCTATAAATTCTCTAATAAATTTTTGATATAATTCAAGAAATTCTGGCCAGCCAGATCTCATTTTGTTATAAAACTTTTGATGGAATATGGTATCCGAATCTTTTCCCGGCTTATCAAAAAACTCATATTCGTCAATGTGCATTTCATGCAGATACTGTAAATTACCACAATCAAATAAACCAGATATGGCTTCGACGAATTGATAATCGTCAACGCTGTAATCGTAATACTTTTCCATAATCCTCGATTCCTGCTTCGAGCTGATACTCTGGGGCCCAGCCCGGTAGCCACTTTTCTTTATCGCTGCAGGTGAAAAATTGATAGCCCTCTGGAATCGTGTGAGTGGAGTGATAAGAATATTCGATTTCTAGCAAATCAAGAATATCCTCAAATGCCCTTGATTGACCGCTACCAACATCGTAGTATGATCCTCTTAACGATTCGTAATTCTTGTAAGCATGAATGTTTGCAGACACAACATCTTTCACATACACAAAATCTCGAAGAGGTCGTTTTGGAAATAACTTGCACTCCAAATTTCCTTGGTGCCTTTTGTACATCTGATACACAATCGACGCCATCTTCCCCTTGCGTTCCTCCCCCGGGCCATACACATTAAAATAACGTAATGCGATGCCAGAATTACTCACCACATAATCTTCTGCGACGTACTTACTCCATCCATATAAGTTCGATGGATAGTCTTCAGTCACTCCATAGCTTGCAGCAGAAGAAGAGTAAATCATTGGAACGCTATTGTTGACGCACCAATCCATTAGAAACTTTGTTGTCTCATAATTTCGATGCATCATAAAATTAACGTTTTGTTCTAATGTGTCGGAACACGCGCCGACATGAAAAATGACAGCAGGAGACGCCTCTTCCAGAAAATGGTTCCACACGTCTTTCCATCTAGCGTCATCCAAATTGTCTTCAGACAAACAAAAAATTTGCGCTTCTTCTTTTAGGGTTGCGGCAAGATTCTTCCCAATAAAACCGTCAGCTCCTGTGACTAATACACGTTGCATTGTATCGTTGAAACCCCCCTCTTTGTAACAATTTCAGAAGCGCACTTATTTGCAAATTTTATACTTTCTATTATATCAGAATTTTCTAAAAACTTTACCACAAGAGCCGCTAGAAAACTATCGCCCGCGCCCGATACATCTTTTACCTCAGCCTTGTTGACTGGATAGACCACTTCCCTATATACACACCCTCTTGGGCCTTCAGTCCGAATAATTTTTTCGAACATTGTTTTATCAATATAGCTTTTCGAGCGCTGGTATTCTGTATGATTGATCTTGATATATCTAGCATCATGAACCCACGTCCCTAAAATTTTCTTAGAATCAATAAATACGTTATTATGGTTTGAGCATATTATTTTTATATCTGCTTCAGTCAAGAAACCCTTATCATAGTCTGATATTACAATCAGGTCATAATCATATGATATCACGCTTAAGTCTATTCTTTCTATTTCGTCTACCGAATCGGCCCTAAAGAACATGTGATTACTCTCTTCATGAACGTACCGTTTTTTAGTAATATCCCCCCAGTTATCGTTTGTAATAATATCGCTTGTCACACCCAAGGCGTGAATGTTTCGATGAACATTAGCAGCCATACCCGGGTTGTCAGTCCGATATTTTTCATTTAGAACAGGAACAGGAATATCTGGACATAAGCGGCTTGCATTACAATAGACAAAAATATCCTGACAACTTTCTCCTATGACCAATATCTTTTTCATTCTCACGCTTAACTTAAATTTTAGAAAAAGGGAAGACCGTCTCTCTTAATGCAGATAATCGCTGGTTCAGCCATAAGATATGCGTCGATCATTGCTTTTTCAGTTTCCTGTTGATTTCTGGGGAAATACCCAATTGTATTTTTTAAAAGCCCAATCAGCCCCTCTGGGTTTAATGGGCGGTGTGTCGGTCCATGGGTCGGATAATCAGCTTGTCCTACCAGCATTACAGGTAACTTCTGCTCATCGATGTCTATTTTGATCTGCTCAAACGGTCTCTCAATAAGAAAGGGGGTAATAGAATAGACAACTGGACGTAAGCCCTCCAGAGCCATTCCTGCAACCATACTGATCATTGATTGCTCACAGAGCCCAGCGTTCAAATATCGTTCTGGCCATCGATCTTTGAATTCCTCCATCTCTTGTTCAACATCTCCAGTCACTAAAACAATGTTCTCATCTTTTTCAGCCAACTTCACAATTACTCTTCCAAAAGCACGTCTCATTCTTCACAATCCTCCAGCTCTTTCATCGCCTGTTCTTCATAATCAGGGGCCGGCCACTGAGCGTGCCAACATGGTTGGTTCTCCATATAGCTGACTCCTTTCCCCTTTATCGTATTAGCTATTATAAATCTGGGCTTATCTTTTTCGTGTTCCTCTAGAGCAGCCAAGATTTCAGCATAAGAATGTCCATCAACTTGTGAAACATGCCATCCAAGAAGCGCTGTAACTTTTTCCATATTCGGAATAGGCAAAATGTCTTTCGTATATCCAGATCCCTGTATCCCGTTCCAGTCAGCTATTATGACAAGATTGTCTAGCTTGTAATGCGCTGCTAGCAGCAACGATTCCCATGTCGTTCCCTCCTGACACTCTCCATCGCCTACAATCACGTATATTTTCCCGGGCTTGTTTTTCATTTTTCTAGCTAGCGCCATTCCTATCGCGGCTGGAAAACCATGCCCCTCACTACCGGTGGTATAATGAATTCCGTTCTTTTCGTCTAGTGTGGGGTGACCCTGTAACCTTGGATTGAATCCCCTCTCTCTCAATAAAACATAATAGGGCCAGCAAGCATGACCCTTACTTAAGATAAATTTGTCGTTGTCTGTTAACACATAATCGTATAAAGAAACCAACAATTCAACAGCGGAAAAACAACCACCGTAATGATAGCCACCGTTTGCTTTGGATAGCTTTATGGTTTCGCGTCTTATCTGTTTTGATCTTTTGTTCAGCATTCTTTCCCCTCAAGCTAATGGATAATAATCTTGAATTTCTTTTTTGTAAGGTTTATTTGGAAAATCTAATCCCGATATAGGAAAATTACACGTTGAAGCGCTGACATCTTTTACCAGCGCTTTTCTCACAAAACTTACTTCAATAAGCGGAGGAAAACAATGCCCATCGACGTTAATCTTTCCCAAAGAATTATTTGGGTGGATATGAAAAGCGTAAAAATTTTCATTAAGGGTCTTCATCACATCGTAATACATGTCAAACAATCCAACATTTATCTTCTGATAAACTGATCTATAAAATGAATCAAAATAAGGAGTTAGCCCGTAGTCATCGTTGGGATTGGCAATAAATTTTTCATCAGTGTCCACAGCGATTAAATGAAATTCAACTAATAACTGATCAATCTTTTTCAATTGCTTGCTACTAAGAGATGCTAGCGTTGCCCATTCATCCCACTCAATATCCATCTTAATAGTCAAACCACCGACCTCAGAATCAATCATGTCTGACAATGCTAAAAATTGATCTGACTTTTTTGCGGCAATTCCTTTTTTAATAAAAGCAAAATTGGGGTGTTCTGCTGGTAGCCTATCGACTGTGTGGTCGAATAATTTCACAGCTGTGTGTGGGAACTTATCTACAAAATCCTGTTCAAACGTAATATTATCCTCTACGCCGAAAGCGTATAGTGTTCTGGTATTTTCACAGATTTCATGAAGAGCAACATATCCACCGTCTGACTTGTTTCCGATTCTTATTTTTTGAAACCCGCAATCATAAATCTTAATTTCTTCTAAAAATCTTTGAACGCTACCACTCACATCTTCACCATAATTCGACCAGCAGTACCCGTTTGCAAAAGATCAAACGCTTCATTGACTTGCTCTAGCGTAAATGTATGAGTAACAATTTTATCAACGTCTAGGAGACCTGCATCGTGCATCTTAACATACCGAGGTATATCTTCAGCTGGATTAGTTTTTCCACCCTGGCTAGCTTTAATAGATTTTCCAGAGCCACCAAAAAGAGTAACGCCATTAGGGATAGTTAGTTCTTCTTCTGGGGAGGGCTGTCCCACAAGAACAATTCTACCGTTTTTAGAAAGATGATGAACCATAGAGCCAATCACCCTTGAATTTCCTGTTGTGTCTATAATGACATCGACAGAAATAGCAGTCATATCATCTTTAAGCGGATTAATAAAGGTTGATGCACCGACCTCGAGGGTTTTTATACGCTTATCTTCGGAAACGTCAACAGCGATAATTGGATAAGCGCTCTTTAGCTTTGCACCTTGTATTAGGTTCAGCCCCACACCTCCGCATCCAACAACCAGTACACTTTCGCCCATTTTAAGATCTATTTCGTTGTCTATAATTCCAAGCGCTGTTGTCAATCCACACCCAAGCAAAGCGCAAAAATTATCGGGAGTGTCTGGAGGAACAACAGTCAATCTGTTTTCAGAAACAATCGAGTATTCGCTTAACGTTGTTACCTTTCCGCTGCTTATTTTTTTTCCATTAAGGATGTATTCAGGGAATGGCGCTTCGATACCTGTACTGGGCCTCCAGTGCATCACCACCTTATCACCCGGGGAAACTGTTGTCACACCGCTACCGATGCTCTCAACAATACCACAGCCCTCGTGTCCCATTAAGTGCGGTAGAAATTTTGCGTTACCCTTGTGTCCCCTTATTTCGTGCAACTGCGCGCCACATAACCCGCTTACTAATATCCTAACCAGCACTTGACCAACCTTCAAGGGGGTTAGTTCAACCTCTCTGATGGTCAGTGGAGAATTAAGCTTTTCTAAAATTGCTGCTCTCATAATCATTTCCTTACTTTCCTGACAAAAATCGACGAATTATCGTTTCTGTCGGAAGAATTGTAGTTCTTTCTTTTAAGACAATATTAACAATCGTTTCTGCGACTTCGTCCGGGTCCATGAGGTCGTCATAATTGCTTCTGTTTTTGCACATGCCAGTTTTCATTGCTCCTGGATAAAAATCAAGAATCTTTATATCGGTTCCAATCGACTCGATTTGCAAAGACTCAGAAAACCCTCTTAGACCGTATTTGCTTGCGCAATACACCGTTTCGTTGGCAGACGGACCTCGCCCGGCAAGAGAATTAATATTGACTATTGTGCCTTTATTACGCTTTTTAAAAATCCTATATACACGTTGTATCATCAATATTTGAGACACTAAATTTGTGTTCAAAACATCCTTGATATCTGCTTCACTATATTCTAGAAAAGCGCGAGGGCTGTGGATAGCAGCATTGTTCACAAAAACCTCAATTTGGTTGGCCTCCACGAATGCTTCCAAATTATCACAAAAATTATCAGCGTTTATATCACCCGCTAACTGGTTTTTTCCGCTTAGAGGCTGTCGAGTATGCCTAAAAACTTCACAATCATTTAAATCAAAATGATTCATGAGGTGTTTTCCAAGACCCCTGCTACAACCGGTAATCAAAACTCTGCGCATTCAGTCACCCTTTTCAATCCTAAGACTATCACTATCAAAATGTTGCGTAGAAAATTCAAAAAGCTCTGTGTCTTCTAAAGCTATCACTCTGTGGCGAAGACCCCTATAGACATGAAAATTTTGGCCAGGGCCCAGAACAACTTCATCTGCTTCATTTATGTCATCACCCTCAGAGTACTTGACTAAAACTCGGCCCGACTGGACATAAAACACCTCGTCTTTTAACTCATGGTAATGCCAAGAACAACACTTCCCCCTAACGAAATACAGGAGCTTTCCGCAATACTCATCGCAATTAACAATCCACTTCTCAAATCCCCACCCTTTCGGTACAAATTTGATCTCTAATGAAGTTGACAACTCTAACCTCTCTCTAGAATTTTTGTTGTAGAATAACCACCGATAAATTTGAATATCTTAACTTCACATACTTCACTCCCGGCGACTTCTTCTGGCGCGTAATCACCGCCCTTAACCATCACATCGGGTGAAATATTTTTTACCATCTCTAATGGCGTATCACCGTCAAAAATACGGACTTCGTCTACGTATCTACATGCCTCAAGCATGAATTTTCGATCGTCTTGAGAAAAAAAAGGTCGTCCATTACCTTTCAACTTCTTCACGCTAGTATCACTATTTAACCCAACAATAACGTACCCCAAAGAGTTACAATAGCGTAGGAGCTCTATATGTCCCCTGTGCAAAATATCGAAACACCCATTTGTAAAAACAACCTTTCTTGAAATATGTCTGTCCAATTTATTACCTGGCAATTACAGAGTATTTGATATTATCGAATAAAAAGAATCCACGAGGAATGCAGTAATCATAATCGACTTTTCGAATTATAGAGTGAACCTCTAAATCGCTGTTATATTCTTTGATCGCACTAGAAACTGCATGACCCCCTGAATGAAGCGTGATAAAAACATCACTAGAATAAATCATATCGCAATATTCGAATATCGAATTCACCACAATCTTTTCACTTTCAAAATCATTGTACAAAAATCTTTGATTATTTGGACTACTCCATGGTTCTTGTATTTTATTGCTTGCTGGAGGGTTGTTCAAAGAGTTGTGAAATGTCAATTGGTATATGCTTCTTCCAGGATACATAGAAACCAGTTTATCCACGGCTTCCGACACGGAATAGCCTCGATAATCACCAGATATTGATGTTAAGTCTAGCAAAATAGAATTTCTAGCCTTGCTTGTATCTTTTGGCTCGTAATATATTTTTGGGTATTTGTTTGTTGGCTTGAACCCAAACAACGTTTCCCAGTTAGAGATAACATTACCAGATAAATTTTCATACTTTAGCCCGGGGATGTCTCCAGCATTCCATTGTCCTGCTCTCTCTCCCTTCACAAAAGGATTACAGTCCCACACAAGCTCTTTTATCTCAGGATTTCTGAAGTATGCTTTGTCCCAAACATAAACATCGTGTCCCGCTTCAGAAAATAGTTCTGGAAGCGTCGAAAATTGCAGGCTGTCACCCAGTCCACCAAAATACGCGGCTATGCGTATGTCTTCCAAAGCGTTCGCTATCTTATAATTCCGTCCCATACATTGTGTAACCATTTTTCCGGATCGTACCTATCAAAAAGTTCATAATCTTGTCTATATCCAAACTCTAACAAAATATCCAATGACTCTTTTGTCAAGCGGGGCCATCCGAAATTCCGTTTCTCGCGAGGTTGTCCAAAGCGATCATCGCTGAGCTTTTTTAATGGACGGGCATTTGCATGAACAAACTTAAAATTATCATCACGTATAACGCTGCTTATGTAATGTGAAGCTGAATCCATATCATCTAAGTGCCCTATATAGTCGATGCGCGCCGAGACGTTGGCTAAAATTTTGTGCTGCGGTACTATATGACCATCCTCTCGAAATTTATGCAAATTTATTTTTTTGTGGCCCACGGTCGAAAGTAAACCATCTTCATATAAGAAATGATTTGTAATATACTCGTTAATATCCGAGTATAAAAATGGTCTATCTGCGTTGGAATAGAATGCAGAAACAAACCTCTCGATTGGTTCTCTTGCAATAGTAAACACAGTCCAATCATCACCTAAAGACTGGACTCTGTTCCATTGCCCGGCCCACGTAAAATACTCATCATGAATCGATGTTCCGTAATTGTAATCAACACCGTCTATATTGGGCTTATATTTTTGGTGATGGCCTAACCCCCCAGCAATTTCAAGAAGATAATTCGCAAGGGAGGTCTTGACAGTCGTGCAACCGGCTTTTTTTATCTCTATATAAGCAATTTTAAGCTCATCTAGATAATAGACTATAGTGGGGCCCCAAGTCACAGCTTCCACCCAATCTGGTATCCTTCAAAAAGCAGCTCCGCGCCTATATTACACATGAAGTCTTTTACATAAGAGCCTTTTCCTATTTTACCCTCTGGCGAAGACTCATCATCAACGACGTTATGATCATCAACCACAATTAAAGCACCTGGATTTAAATTTTTCATAACAGCGCAAAGCTCCTTCACATGATGAAGCATCGAAGGGTGGGGGTCTTCAGCGGAAAAATCAAAAGAATCGAGATAAAGAAAATCAATCTTAAAGTCAACGGGTAAAGACCATAACATCTCAACAGAATCTTGACAGAATACCTTCGTTTTCTCAGATGTCAGAGCATTAGAGTACCGACAATTTTTTTCATCGATATCAACAGACAATACTTCCCCATCATAATGGTTTACAAATTTATCAAAAATGTAAGTACCGCACCCATCATCACCAAAACACAAGTGTCCATGGTCAGGACGAGTTGTACCCGTTTCTACTATACGAAAATAATTTTGACCATTACTCTTTTTTTCATCTAGTAACTCAAATATCTTCAATAAACAACTCGCTCTATCACGCGGCACAGTTGCAGGGTGATTCGGACTAAGCAGCCTGTTATAAAACTCTTTCTTGAAATACTCAGCAAAGCTCATTTTATTCTCCTATTCTCAACAATCCAATGATTATTTAGCATGTCGTTTGTCTTCAAATTCAAACCCAAAAAAATCAATGTCTTCTTTAAATCTTTTTGCAATAAAATCTATTGACTCTTGATCATAATAATAGCTGTAATGTCGTCGTGCATTACCTCTTTCGTCTAATTTCCTATTTGGAGCCCTAATTGGTCCGCCTATATCTGGAAATAAATCTTTTAAGGGAGCATCTTGTATACCCAGTATTCCACACACTTTTTGATAATCTTCGTCCAGATTATCAAACCCTATATAAAAATTTAGGTCATCTTTCCCAAACCAATTAAGGAATGGTGCCCAGTGGCGGTGGTCGAACAATGGGTCGTTTAAATCATGAACATTCCAATCTTTGCTCCCCAAAAGAAATTCTTTAAATGAGGGCCCTGCTTTCACACCGCTTTTGCAAATCTCGAGCCACTGGTTCCAAGGCCTTGCTTCATGTCTATATTTCGCAACCATTCTATCCCATGGGTTTCTTATGACTGTAAACTTAAACAAGCTATCGAATTTAGCGTATATATCTGGTACCAAATGCTTACCAATTGGGCCAGGTCGGGAGGCTCGAACCAAATACCAGCGTTTAATTTCAGAATATGTAAGGTGCTGTGTAGCGCCTTTGTTATCCCAGGGGACCAGCTCGGTCGATGGAGCACGTAAGGAGTATTCTATACTTGTCCCTGCACAATTACCAATGTGAATAAAGACAAATCCTCTGGTTAGATCAATCATGGTCTATAAATCCTTGCTCCATTTTTAATGAGTAATTCTACGATTTTCCACAATACGACGTTCAGTCAGGACATCTTTGTTTCTACTATAAAAAATTCTACAATTTTTGTGATGAGATCGTAGCGCCCATGGCGGTACAGATCCGCTGACTGTCGACCCACTCCAGGCTGGTTTTGACTCAACACCAATTCGATAACCGCCGCAAATTTTCCCAAGTTGTTTGTACGCTCTAAACATTAAGTCATGATCGTCCATATCACAAGGAGCGAACTCATCATCGAGATAATTCATACTTCTTAAATCTTTATGATTGATCATCAAGGGTCCTCGGTTAACTGTCCCTCTCACAGCAAATTCATCTCTTTTATAATTTGTCATCTGTATAGGATACCCATAAGCATGATCTGTCGCTAGAAAAATATCACACCAACAATTGTCTAAAATCGTATCTGTTCCAAAATGTTTGCTATTAGGATTCAAAATCCAATTGTGCGCTGTTCTGGCAGTTACTGCGAAGACATCATCAAATACGTCAAATGGTTCTTGCATCCGCCGGTTCCATCCGGGCTCTGTCACAATTTGATCATCCTGAACGACTATGACATACTCACCTTTCGACGCTTTAAATCCAACGTTATTTGTTCGAAGCTCATATATGTCTGGTGTGATAATTGCACGAATGTCTAAGTGCTTACTCGAATCAATATATTTTTCAACAATTAATTCTGAACCGTCGGTACATCCATCCAGCATACATAATAATTCATAATCGCCCACCGAATTATTGATGAGACCATCTAGCACTCTTTCCAGTAATATTTCGCCATCAGCCATACGTCTCGCGCCATTATGGATGGTCAATATAATACTGTGCACGATTCATCCTCACTCATTACCAATACCCCAAACGTCGATAATTTTGGTATCAAAAAATGATAATCCATTATATCTCAAATCATAGTGCATTACAACTGCTACGTCAGAACAATCGACACATGCCTGTGGGCTTTTGCATGCTGTCACTTCATCATCTAAATTTTCGTATGTTTCCAAAAGTGGGTCGAATGTATAAACTTGCTTCCCAAGTTTTTTGAGGTCCTTTATCAATCGAACGGACGGTGACCCAATCGTAACTGGTGAATTTGGTTTAAACGACAATCCCAAAATTCCTATGCGCTCAAATCTCGATGCTTTCTTCAAGATGTCTTGGTAAACCATTTCATTAACTTCATCGGCAAATATTAAATTTTTCGCTTGATAACCACGGTCTTGGGCAAATCTTATAAAGGCCCATGTATCACGTGGGAAGCATGTTCCGCCATATGGCGCTCCCGATCGAAAGAAAAACGGAGAAATTCTACGATCATTTCCAATTGCTTCGGTAATATTATGAATATCAACATTTTCTAAATCATCGCATAACCGGCCAAGAAAATTTGCAAATGTAATTTTGCTAACAATAAAAGCGTTTAATCCCACTTTCGCAATCTCTGCTTCTTCAAGTGTCAACTTGTAGTTTGGAGGATCATTTTCATGTAAGCCTTCAAAAATCTCTTTTGTTACGTTATAATCATAATCACAATTCGCACCTATCAAGAAAAATTCTGGATTTCTAAAATCTTGAATAACAGCGCCTAACCGCACAAAATCTGGAACGTATGAGAAACCGAAACCTTCTTTATACTTTCTTTTAGAAATTTTCTCTACTAGAGGAATTAGCTTTGTCTTGATTGTACTGGGTAATATTGTAGAAGACAGTACGATTGTATGATACGGCTTATCGCTCATTCGAAGATTTAAAGCAATATCGGAAAGTGCGGACTCCACAAAGTCAGATGCATATCCATCATCGCCCAATTGTGTGTTCACTAAAATTATTGTCGCATTTGTCTCATTGATTGCTCGAAAATATGAATCAGTAAAGCCTATTATATTTGGACTCACCTCAAGCAAAAGCTCTTCTAATCCAGGCTCAAAAAAAGGAAGCGTCTTACGATTTAATTTGTCTAATACATGTTCATTTTTATCAACACACAGCACTCTGTTTTTTGACTTGGCAAGACAGCATGCCAAGGGTAGCCCTAGCTTCCCAAGACCTATAAAAGAAATATCCACTATGTGCTCCGCTCTATTATATTCAAAATGTTATCCACATGAACCAATGATCCAATAGTGATTCTAACACAATTTTCTAAATTTGTTATATAGCTGCGATCACGAACTACAATCTTGTTTTGTGTCATGGTGTCAATAAAAGAAGAAACATCTGGTACTCGAAGTAAAACAAAATTCGCTTCACTTTCTAAGGCATAAAAACCTGGAAACCTGTTTACTCCTTCGATGAACGCTCTTTTTGATTCCTTTATTTCACTAACACGAGCATGGAGATATGATAAGTCCTCCAAACAAGCTATACCAGCCACTTGAGAAAGTGCATTAACGCTCTTCCCATTTTTAATTTTTCTTAACAAGAACAAAGAAGAAGGATGTCCAAGCACATACCCTAACCTAAGGGCTGCTAAGCCGAATGCCTTAGAAAACGTTCTTATTACTAAAAGATTTTCATGCTCTAAAACCAAGTCTGAACATGAAATACCTGAATATTCGTAATACGCTTCGTCTACTACAAACAAAGTCTCTCTATATTTTTCCACTAATGAAGTAATCACGGAAAGTGAAATCGTCTTTCCAGTGGGATTGTTGGGAGTTACAAGATACACCACGTCGTAATTTGCACAGTGACTAAAGTCATAAACATGATTGCCTAAAGGGTCTTCGATTTGTACCTGCGTATAATGCTCTGTATTGAGAACAATAAAGGTATCCACCTGAGTGTATGAGGGTTGATAGGATAGGACCCGTGTTTCTTCATCTACGAAAACCGCAAAAATATCCCTTAGTGCAGCGTCAGACCCATTATAGGCCTCAATATGACTTGTGGGTAAATTCACATAAAGAGAAAGTTCTTCCTTTAAACGCTTATTTGAAATATCCGGATATTTTTCCATCTTGCCACTTTTCATGAACTCTTCAATAGCATTACGAACATGAGGAGTTGGAGGAAATGCAGATTCATTCCAATCAAAGCATTCCCACCCAACGGGTAATTCAAATCGTTTTCCGACGTTGTAGGGCTCTAAAGACATCACCCGCTTTTTAGCTTTCACACTCATTGAATATGCACCTGATTTTGCCAGTATCGTGGCTTCTTTTGATTTTCTCGACTACTTGAACACTAATATCTAAATTTCCTAATCTCTGTTTTAAGCCTGTTGTTATTTCTAATATCGTTTCCTCTGTGTAGTGTTCATTGGGCACTAAAAGAAATTCGATTGTTTCCCTGGTCTTCTGAATAATCTGGAACATTTTTACACCGTCAATCTTGTACATCATCGTATAAAAATTAACACCAGGAAGGCGGGCACCATTTTTTGAAACAAGAATATCGTCACATCTTCCATCGATATCTAACATACGATAGGGGGCCCCATCCGGGTTCAGTATCCCCACATCACTTGTGCGATATCGAATAAAAGGCATATAGTAATTTAAAAATCCTGTACCTACAATAACATTTTGACCTTCGGTATTATCAAATTCAGTAATGCCATACTCAAAATTTTCGATATAAGCAGTCGAATGCGACGTCTGATGGTGCAATACAACTTTTTCCTGCATACCATAATGAGCCTTTGGAATTATCCCAAAAACTTCTTCGATTTTGTCTTTCCATTTATCCAGCATTTTTTCTGATGCTACATGGATTGCCTCTATACCGGCCGGATATAAGCCTGATTCTTCGCACATACATGCAAAAATATAGATGCTTGACGGGTAGCCAACTAAAGTGTGATATTTCTTTCGATTAATCTCTGTGACATAATCCTTGATGGTATCAGAATTGATATTGTAAGCAGACATGTATAGGCGCCTGAGCTCATGATCGTAATACCAAAGCGGAGAGTTATTGTTCTTAGGAACGTACCTTCGTATCCACACACTGGGCTTATCGTACATCGTCGCACCGTGGGAGCGAAAAGCCCTTAAAATAAACGCGGCTTCTTTTTTATAAAGATCGTCAGTGCCATAGAATACTAACTTCTTTCCTGTTGAGCCGCTTGTTCTAAACTCGACCGGGCGATCATTCATGTTTGTTGCGATTAGATCTTGAATATTGTCTCTAATAATTTCTTTAGTAAGATACGGCAGCAAATGAAGGTCTTCGATGGTTCGAAACGAATCAATAGTAAGACCCCTTTCATTCATTAAACGCCTATAATATGGAACGTTCTTATACACATGAGAAATGAGTAGCTTAAATTGGACGTGTTGATAATCTAGAAGTCTCTGCAAAGTCCATGACTCAGACTCGCATAAGAACTTGTAAGTCTTATCGAAAGCGCTTCCGTATCGTCTCTCAAAAGGAACTAAACCATAATAGGTCTTTTTGAAAAGTGGTATGTGCCTATTCGAAGCTGCTATCTCGGCGGCCACTAAAAAAACTCCTCTGAATTTATTGCCTTGTCATCAATAAAATAGTCGGCAGCAAATTTTACGCCCGTTCTTAACTGATGGAATTTCAGGCCCCACGACGTTAATTGCTCATGGGTCTGGATATACCAATTAACCTTGGAAAACGAGCCACGAGCTGTCTCTATAATGATTGTGTGACCTTGTTGAAACAGCTCATTTACTCTCTCTATTCTGTCGAGATGTGGCTTAGAGTCTAAATACCCCCACGCTGTATCATCAGCGTTTCGCTTCGTGTCGCATAGCGTATTATCCAAATCAAACACATATGTCTTTTTATCACTACTCATTCTTCTGCTCTCCACTCCCCACGATTATTCCAATGGGAAAATATCCCAGATGTCCCAATACTAGACCCGCCATTTGCGTACTTGTGACCCTTTTTGTGCATATTAACGTTAAACCCCACGTATCCTCTATGCTTAGAAGATGTTTGGATATTATATTTTACTTGTAAAAGTGACAAAATACTTTGATCATGACGATGATCTATAAACTCATCAAAATTAGAGACGCCGAGCTGGTTTGGAATATCTGTTAGTATTCTCTCATCCTTACAATATTCTAGCCACTCCCGAATAAAAGCAATATTACTTGTAGTTTTCTTTGCTGCAAAGAAACCCGCCTCGACTTGAATAGCGTTATAATATTTTTCTTCTTCACAATCCATTAAAATAAAGGTGTCTCTTTTCGTCATTTGACGATTTTTGTTTCCGCCCAACGTAATTAATAAATCGTTATTTTTCATCCATTTTTTTACATAATCCGAAATACCCTTGTTGGGCACATCACCCACGTCCATATAAACAACAATCTGGTTTTCTTTTGCTTTCTCTAAAACGTCTAAAATAATAAACGGTTTCCATAGCATATACCCAGCTAAGCGCTCTCTATCTAAAATGGACTTATTTTCTTTATAAAATTCTGTCGTCACAAGCCATTCCCTTGTGTAGTCACAAACGTAATCGAATATACCGTTTTCAATCACATGGTTCACCATGTTTCTTTGATGATGCTCATAATTTTCATCAGCGTAATTGCAATATATCGTTTCAAATTCCATATTACTCATTCTTTATGGCAAAACAACCATATTCTAGTGTATGCTCTAAATTCCCAACAACGACTGGTCTTATAATTTCAAAGCCCAAATTCTTGATATAGCTCTCTAAATCTTCAGGATTATGAGTTATGTCTATATGACCAACATCCCCACCATCGAGGTGTGCTATTTCAGTCCACAATAACAAATAACAACCCTTTTTAGCATACCGACCAATATTGTCTAAAATTGCCCAGGGATTCTTGGTGTGATCAAGACAATTTCTAGTATAAATGCACCCATCAATTCTATCTTCGAGCTCAGATATAAATTCTTCGGCACAAACTGGATACTCGATTACATCCTTGTACCAGGAGTCGCGGCCTTGGAGCGCTTTCTCAAGGAAAGGATTAATCTTCGGTAACAACGGCTCAATATGTATACGAGTCTTTATAAAGCTCCATCTAGCCACTGTTCCAAAACAAGACCCCCCAATTTCCAACAAAGTCTTATCCTGAATTTCTTTTGCAAATTTTAACCAAACATCTTCATCATTAAGAAAAAATTGATTTAGGTTGGCCATTTCACCCGATTCACCGCACCAATATTCTGTATCATTCCTCTCCTCGACCCAATGATTCAAAGTAGGAAGAGCATGTCCTACCCAGTCAACTGTCGCAGCCCATTCGTATTCTTGAGCCGCGGCATGACGAGTCTCAGTCATTACAGACATATCGACGTTTTTATTCGTACTGGTATCTTTTTCGTCTATATTGGTGTCGTCACTTTCGAAAATCCACCCAATTTGATAATCTTCAAAAAGTAGATCTGCTTTTATATCACTCATAAAGTTCTTGACGTACAAGCTCTTGCACATCTTTCCTCCCGTAAAGAGCGGATCATGAGAATCGATAATGACTATGGACTCAGGTCTTAAATTTTTCATAGCAGCACAAAGCTCTTTCATACATTGAGACATAGAAGGATACGGATTTTCAGGATCAAAATCAATGGTGTCCAAATAAAGAAGGTCCACCTTGTCGGCTTCTGGCATTGACCAAAGCATCTCCACGGAGTCTTGATGGTATAATACTGTTTTCTGTGAAGTAATAGAGGTGGAATACCGACAATTTTTTTCATTGATATCAACGGATAATACTTCACCATCATAATGATTCACAAACTTATCAAAAATGTAAGTACAGCATCCGTCACCGCCAAAGCACAAATGGCCATGGTCTGCTCTAGCAGTACCCGTTTCTACAATGCGAAAAAAATCTTGGCCATTCTTACTTCTTTCGTCCAGAATTTCGAATACCTTTAACAAAGAATCTGCTCTATTGCGAGGTCTCGTTGCTGGCAATTGGGGTTGAAACAACCTTTTATAAAACACTTCCTTGAAATAATCAGCAAAACTCATTTTATTACCAACCGCGATTCTTTAGGTAGCCACACTTGCTGTAATATTCAATCAATTCGTCTTTGCTCATTTTTTGAAGCGTTTCCCACAGCTGTTCATTGTGTCGAAATGCTGGATTTGTCACACCAGAATCAGGACCTCGTGGGTGCTCTAAGTGATAAACGATAGATGGTAGCCTTAAAACATTATACTCTAGCTTCATAAACCTTACAAACCGTTCAACATCTTCGGCACCCCACGAAATAAATTCCTCATTTTCTCCGCCAGCTTGTTTGTACTTCTCTGTATTCGCAAATATCGCCTGGCCGTAGGCTGCGCCCCACCTAAGACCGCGGTCGTTTAATATACCACCAAAATCAGAATGGATAATAGCGTCTACAATCTTTCTATCAGATGACATGTCATCTTCAATAAAAAGACGAAGCTGGTTCTTACCATGACCATACGGATAAACAAAGTCAGCATTTTCATCTCTAAGTGCCAATGCAGAAACTGCCATTGTTCCCAATGGAAGCAATATGTCTGCATCGAAATTTACGACATACGGTGTATCTACGACTGCCAACATTTCATTCAAATAGCGTGTACGATGGAACGGTTGATCAGTCGAACGAGTAGCACTTATTATTTTTACTCTTTCAATAAATTTTTGGAGAAATTCATTTGTAATATTCGGTGTGTACAAGCCTTGTAACCCAGCAACTAAATTTTGTTCTATATTGAGAGTTGGGTCTTCTGCTGCGAAAATCAGTATATTGGCAGATGTATGAATTCGCAGGTATAAAACGCTGGTTACAAGATTCCATAATCTTACATAAGAATCTGTTGCATATGGAATAATAAATGTGTGATCGCTCAAGTCGAGTTTTTTCTCATCAGGACGGTACAGCAATTTGTATAACGTACTCTCTGTATCGAGCTCTACGTTACCCCACTCAGCATTTTTCATATCATCTGGAAACCAAGACATTATTTCTCCTACAGCAAGCCCCATCCCGGTGGGTAAATTGTACTCCAGTCTTTCGGCCCCTCAGGACCAAACCAGCGCTGGGGCGCGATAACAAGATTAGTACTTGTTGATAACCAAGCCCCCCACCAGCTAAACGAAGAATTAGCGATTACGTGAGCGTCACATTTAGTCATCATACACATATCTTCGAATTGGTTTTCACCTGGGGAAGCCAAAATCTCTGGGGGCAAAGTCTCTTGAAGCCACTCAGCATCATCTGAAAACGCTACAAATTTAATGTCAGGAAATTTATTTAGCATAATCGAGATTGCCGTGTTGTAGTATTCTGCTTCTAGATTAGTGTGAAAATTTGGGAACTCTAGATAATCGGAGCGCCTGAAATGTACGGCACATACAAGAGAATCAGAAGATCGAATATCATCTATTTTTCCTTGAGCAACAGAATCTATATCTCTGCTAAATTGAAACTCTTCTCTCAACTCCTCCTGGAATTTAGAGAAGTAAAGGGGAGACTGGAAGTAACCATGAATATCACAATTGTCCATTAACAAAAACAGGTTTGGTGAAAATAAAAAGCTCTCTTCTTGATATTGCCCTTTAGCCTCAATGTCGTCTATTTTTTTCGCGGACAAATTGGGGAAGGCCTCAACAATACTAAGCGGCTTTGTAGTATTCTTAAACACCTCAACTGCAGCGGCAGGTATACCAATGTCAATTTGTCTATTTTTGCCCAACGCAAAAAGCGTGGCATATTGGAACATTTGATTTCCAATCCTTCCATTTTTTCCTAATTCAGAATAAAAAAACATCTAATTTTCACCTATTGCCATTTAAATAATTCACCCATGTCCAGGCTCTTCCATTTTCGAGCTTTGTAATATTCACAATTTTCATAATAATTCTTGATCCAATCAACATCTTTGTCTTGTAGCGAAACCCACAAGTCTTCATTCGATTGAAAATGCGGATTAGACTTTCCAGAATCAAGACCTCGAGGATGCTCGAGATGTACAACAGGATAAGGAAATCTCATAACTTTAAACCCAAGCTTCGAAAACCTAGTAAACCTCTCTATATCTTCAGCACCCCACGAAACAAAATTCTCATTCTCTCCGTACGCCCTCAAATAAGCTTCTGTCTTCGCAAAAAATATGTGACCAAAGGCCGATGACCAGGGAACACTCACTACGTCTAATATTGTATTTTGATAATATAACAAATCAATATTGTCTTTTGCAATCAATTCAATGATTGCATATGCCAACTCCGCTGAAGCTGCTTCTTCAGCTTCGCGGTGGCCGTCGGGGGCGCTTGAGGTCTCAAGCTGGTGCTTTGCCCATACCCTTAAAGAATACTGGCCATGACCGTATGGATAAATAAAATCAGCAACGCCATCTCCATCCAGTGTGGTGCTTAACATAGTCTGTGCCAGCCTGATCGTCGATGCGTCGATTAAGACGTCGGCGTCTAAATTTGCGACATATCGAGTTGTAACTTGCTCAAGCATATCATTAAGATAAAGTGTTCGATGAAATGGTTCTCCAGGTTTCCGGGGTCGTAATATTACAGTGAGCCGACCAAGCGCTACCTTTTCAAAGGTGTCGCCACCCCACCATTGAGCAAGCGTAGCAAAAAAATAACCCTCGTAATTCCAGTTTCTACCGTTGTTACCAAGTCTCGGGTTATTTTGTAATTCATCCAGTGTGTAATTTACGTCTGCTATTGTAAGAAGAATCTTTGAACTGGTGTTCATCAATAAGTGCGATACAACAAGACATAAATTGATTACCCGTGATAAAGAATCTGCAGCGAAAGGTATCATAAAAGTGAGCTCTGGATTGGAACGTGTGCACCTATCCAGCAACCGACCCTGTCCTAAGAGTCGCCAATCGATTTCAGGAGCAGTACCATCGAAATTGATCATATCTTTTAGCGCTTTGGGTGCCCATTGACTATCGCTCATATTTCCTTTCAATCTCCCAATCGTAAATCACTTCCTGCCTATCACCAGAAATTACACCCTGAAGTTTGTATAGTTGGTAATACATCGTCGACAAAACTCTGACAACTCTCGGATCATATTTTTGATTGTCCCAGTCGGTCGGTGCCTGAGTGTAATCAACTAATACTTCTGGTAAATTTGCAAAGGCGAAATATGGTATAGCCTTTAACCATAAATGCATATCTTGCGCTAGTGGAAAATGCTCACTATAACCACCAGCTATTAGCGGCACCTCTCGTCTCATGACAACAGAAGAATGACAAAAAGCGTTCTGCCCTTGGATCAAAAAATACTTGATATTGTGATCATCAGGCGGGTACACAACTGGGCGCCCCATTGATCCAAGCTCTTCTTCTTCGCCGGCCGCATTCACTAATCGTATTCGAGTTCCCAGAACACCTACTTCTGGATTTGAATCTAAAAATGCGACCTGCTTCTCTAGCTTACTTGGATACCAATAGTCATCATCGTCTTGTCGAGCGATATAAGGAGAATCGCTGTTGTATATCCCAGTGTTTAAAGCTGCTGGATGGCCAGGAGTCTTGCACTTAACAACTCGTATGTTCGCAGTCTCAGAATATTCTTTTGCTATCTCAAGTGTATTATCAGTACAATTGTTGTCCACTAAAATTGTTTCAAAATCCCGATACGTCTGCTCAGCAACGGACTTAAGTGCTCGACCGATCGTTTTTCCGCCATTGTGAACTGCTAGTACAATACTGACCTTAGCCATTGAATCCTTCCTGGCTAATCTGAGTGCTTCTTAAGAAATGCAACGGGATGTTCTCTATTAATCGTTATGTGTGGTGTCGGTTCAGAAAAATCAATCTTTCTGTGAAATATCCACCCACCAAGTTGATCAGCCAATCGAACTGCCAAATTATCAATATCGTTATCCGTCACTTCCTCCCACGGCTTATCAAACATGACGTTGTTCTCGGCGGTGTCCTCAGCATCATGACGATATTGGCTTTTCCAAAACGCCCCCCAGTGCTTCTTATATTGCTTTATCTTATTACCAATGTCAAACCATGAATAATGGTGTACGCCGGGGAGATGATCGACAACGGCGTTAAACCACTCTTCGTATGCTTCTAAAGCATCTGCGTTCCCTGACAGCGACGCAGCCCTCATTTCATGTACATCCTGAGAGTAAAATGACCAAAACTGTAGTCTCTCCCGTGATTCGGCATGGATGTAATCGCACGTGTCAGTGCCAAATGCAGCGTACTCATTACCATCATCATCAAACCGACGCAAATCTGCTGGTATACCTTGTGTGATGTGTGGCAGGTTCCTGCTCAAACGCCATTTCCAAGGATTCACATCAACCCTAACTTTCTCAATCGACCCCCAATACTCAATAATAGGTAACGCAATAACATCGATAAGCTTCGGAAATGACATTAAGATTTGATGAATTTTTGCATAGTCTGTTTCATGCACAATTTCATCAGCGTCCATTTGCCAACAATAGTCGCTAGTGCATAGCTCTCTTGCGCGAGCCTTTAATTTACCATCAGATTCATATGCAAAGCTTGGGTGTGTCGGATCAATTGCGAAACGCTTAACGACTAATCGCGATTCATCTCTTGAATACGCTTCCAGCTCCTCCCAAGTGTTGTCGGTTGAACCACCGTCTACAACAACAACCTCATTACAAAATCCGAGCATTGACTCTATACAAGCCTTCCATGGATATCCCATATCATTTGCATTTCTAACAGTCACATATCCACTAAGCGTTGGAACATAGTTCATTGTATTTTTAATCGTGCTCCAGAATCGATTACGAGCTGCGTACAAATACGACAATGTGTCTATAATCGAAGAAGAAGTAAACCATTCTTCGTCCTTATGTTGAACGTGGTCATTCAATACTAGCTCACATCCCAAAAGCTTTGCCTCAATTACCATTCGCGGACATGTATCACCACCCTCTGGAAGGTAAACGAATCCTTGTGCAACAGCTAGCTTCTGAAGAATATCTTGATACGGAATATTCCAAACAACCTCATACTCTAAATTGTTTTCCTGACAATAGGCTTCTGCAGCGCCGGCACCCTTAATCCAAGAATCAGAACCGAGGACAATCCATCCTTTCTTTTCTGTGTCTTTATTTTGCTCAGTCAATACCTTGATAGCAGCAAAGAAACTTTCATCAAATACGCTGCTAAGAACAACCCTTGTATTTTCTGACAAGAAAGGAAATCTCTCTAAATATCTTTGTTCTTGTTCTTCGCTCATCCACCAGATAGACTGGGCACCGTGGAAGAAAGATGATATAATTTTACCATGAATTTGATCATGACAGTTACATTCATTTCCTGTTTCAAACTTGTGTTTTTCTATTGAACGATATGCACAGAACTTATAGTCATATTCTAGAATAGAATATTTCATATTCCCCACTATACTAGGAATTAGTTCTGGATTAAGCGAACTGAAATTTCCAAATATCCAATATTTTTCCACTCCAGCGGCCAACAGTTCCATTGTGACATGTGCTGCATGTAATTTCTGTACATTCAAGCCTGAGGAAGATGCTAACGCTTCTGTGGTTAATTCAGCTCCACCTACGTAATCTTCAACAAACATGTCTGCAACGAATACAACATCAGCAGATTGATCAATTGTTACTGTGTTGGTTTCAAACGGACTACTAAACATTCAGGTACCTCACCAGAATAATAACCCCTGGCGGGCCACTGTATAAAGAAAAGAAATTGAATTATTTTCCTGTACAAATTTTACAGAGCTATTATTCTAATTCTGAATTCAGCTCCTCAGTAATCCAGTATATCTGTTTTCTTTAGTAAATTTTTCTAATTTAATAATTTAATTGATCAATTAACCAATTTTTCTAATACTAATTGTCGACCCGGTATTGACAGTACCGCCAGAAGTGTCATCTATATAAATCTGGATGTAGTCATTAGCATTCAGGTGAAATATTCCTGTGAGGGTTCTCTCCACTGGATCGACTGATGTGTGGACTTGGGTTGTCGCCGTTATTTCTGCAGTGGTGTTGACATATAGGAGAAGACTGCAGTCTGTGGACTGCGCTTCTAGGATACCAACGAAAGTGACGTCGTATACTCCAGCTGCATCGACGGTAAATCTTCCGTTAGAGGCAGTGTATGTAATCCCTTGTTGTACATGCTGGTCATAGGTTATGTTGCCCCCGGGATAATTGGCTTCGTCCCAAACATTTTGTACGTTTGTGAGAGTAGATGACGTTTCCCCACTAGTGACAGAAATATAAGCCGGTGCATAAATGTTATGACTTCCAGACAGCGCCGGCGCCATGGTTCCAAGTGAGACAGTTTCTGCGGTAGCATCATACTTGAGCCAAGTGTTGGTAGTCCCTTCGTTAGCATAACTTCTGGCTTTCCACTCTATATCCTGTTTTCCTGAAAACGTTTCATGAACAATTGAGTTTGCATCACGATAAGTTTTGACACCCTGTTGGTGATACTGGTTAATAGAATGTTGATGTACAGCAAACCCCCTGTCTTCAGACGTTGCATCGCAGCCAAACCTACCTCTAAACGATGAAAGATCATGTTCAGAGTCCAGCGGAAGATCTATTTCAAACCATTGCCATTCATAGCCCATTTCCGAACCGTCAATAACACCGTTATTGGCCAGATCGATCCAGTAATCTTGGCCAAGGCCGTGGGAAGGTACTGCTGGCGGCGCGCCTGTGGCGGTATACTTTCTCCACTTCCAATCCGCTGTGCTGTAATTTGTACCGCCGTCGTACGAAACCATAAAGACGGCGTGTTCGTTATTGCTCATGGCGCTCATGGCTCCGTCACTATCTGGTTGGTCAATTGCTGCGCCACCAGTCGACATCAGAAACCTTAGGGTGGTCCACGAAGCGCCTTCAGCGCCAGTATAAACTGCATTATTAAATTCTAGAGCGGTTGCAATATTCCCAGCAGTTCCTGGGGTATCATTATCAAGATAAGTTTTCGCTGCGACGTCTTCGTACGGAGGGTTAGCTCCTGTGTCGTAAGCAAAAGCAAACACATTGGAAATATGAAGTTTTTCGACGTTCCCAGTCGCGGAGTTTGCTATAAACACATGACTGAGAGAACCCATGTTCGATGCCTGGACGGTGATTTTTACTTGAGCCCTATTCGCGAACCCCTCCCCTAAGGCCGAACTGGCAAGAACACACCCGGAAGTATCTTGAGGACGAAACTCAACATTTGCTGTAGCACTGCCGGTGTCGGTGGTGGCATCAGAATTTTCCCAAGTAGCCGAATTCGAAACTTTCCGGGCGAGGACTGTAATATTAGTAGCACTTAGCTGGGTGCCATCGGATTTAGTAAAATATACAATGAAGTCATCACTGCTCTCCCAACTGGCATTATCAGTCCAGCATGTAAAATGAAAGACGAAATTATCAGAATTAGCATTAGGAGTAGCAGAATATGTACCTTGGTTTATAAAATTACCAAGGGCGAAACGAATACCGTTGTTTCCCGAAGAATAGCCGTTATGAACTTCTATATGTGCGTCGACGACGTCTCCGCCGATCGGATCTAATGTGTGTTTAGCGGCATCATGATCTGGTGTCGTATCAGATGAAGAGTCCCCTAGCGAAGATGCGGCACTGCCGCCATGCAAATTATGAGCATTTGCGCTTGCCGACCAAGAGGTCGTGGCGCCAGTAGTTAGAGTTCCTGGAAGGTATCCTGTCCAGACGTCAATTGCAGTTGTACCATCATTGGTTGTAGATGAAGGATTCAATCCCCACCTCGGTACAACATCGGCCGGCCAATTGTAATTATCGCCGCTAGCGCCGCCGATGCTGATGGCATAATTACCAGTGGTCTTTCCGTCATGTGTCGCCAAGAGATTTCTTACTGTCGGGACATCGGCCGCGGCCGCAGTGGAAGTATCACGGGCGGTAGAGAGGTATGAACCGGGCAAGGAGCTGTCATTTTTATAGATATTGTCCGCCTCTGCAAGGACATTTTCTCCGACCCAGCTAGTGTTAGACCTGATAGACCCAGAAAAATATGCCGCTAAATTATCTATCTGTTGTCCTGACGCGTTGGAAGTCAAATATTTACCGACAGCTTCCGTTGGGGGTGCATCAATCCATAGAGCGGCCGCCTCAGCTATAGAATTACCGCCTGTGCTAATATTTGGTTCATCGATCTGAAGGGATGAAATTCTGCTTACATGAGCAGCGGCAGTTATTGAGGCTGGTTCGATTAAAACAGTGGCAGTGTTGTTAGAGGAAGCAGTGGCGTTGTTGTTCGTGGTTGCTGTACCCTGGATTGTCAACTGTCCCCCGCCAGTAGCTGTTAACGTGGTGGTGGTATTTATTGTAGTGTGACCATCACCATCGAATAAGATGTTGTTGTTTCCACCGCTATCTTGGATCACATTCCCGGATACAAAGAGCGTTCCAGTTTCAGCGATACTAAAGACTTCAGTCCCAGCACCATCCAGGAATGAATATTTCTCCGATCCGTTGTTATCTGTGTCAATTTGGAAGATAAGAGACTCGCTTGACTTAATGTAAAAGTCACCGCTACCACTTAGTACTGGAAGACTCTCTGTCATATCAACGGTCAGACGTGTGACACCGCTATCTTTAAACGCTATCTGATCGCCTGCGGCGTCCAACGCGATGTCCCCTGCAACGTCTAATGTGAGATCGCCGGAAGACGCATCGATTTCATTGGCAGTGATTGTCAGTGTGCCCTTCTTAAGATTGCCACCAACTGTGAAATCACCAGCTGTCTGGAGGTGTGTGCTTCCGGCGAAATATAGGGCACCACCCGTATCGTCGTAAAGATATTTCGTACTTCCGACTGTCAAGCCGTTATTGAACTTAACGTTGTTGTGAACGTTACCGGAACCATCAAAGGTAATGACAGCGTTATCACCAGAGTCCCTAAGATCGTTACCCTCAATAGTAAGATCACCATTGAGCCAAAGATCACCGTAACCATTCATCTGGGCGACGAGTGTTGTATAGCGTAGGAAATCCCAATGCATCGTACTGACGTCACCCGTGTCATCACCATCCGCATCAGTTTGAAGGATCATGCTCTTATCGGAAGACATAGATAAGGGTAAGTCTATAGGACCGTGCACAGCTCCCTTAGTTTCCAGATATATTTCTCCATCCGGGGCCAGCGTTAAGTGACCTGACTCACCCGATCCGTTATCACCTGTCGAGATCGTCGACGCGCCATCTGCCGCAACTTGGAATGAAAGATAATCTGCTGCGAACGTGTCATCGTAGATCGTGAATGCTGTATTGTTGCAATCAAACTTAAAGTGGCTAGCACCGCCATCTTTGATGTGGACAAATCCGCTGTCTGAGTCTAGTACGATACTATTTGTTACTTCAACAGTGAGATTAGAGCTGGCTTGCTGGAAGGCAATACCCGTACCCAGGTTGAGGTCACCTGACAGGAGAGCATTGGACCCCGTCAAATTGCCACCCAACGTCGTATTTTGTGAACCGTCAAATGTGACAGCTGCGTTCCCACCGGAGTCCTTGATATCGTTACCCTCAACAGTAAGATCGCCACCAACATCCGCGTCACCAGCTATGGTCACCCTGCCGCTCGAGCTGATTGACAGTCTTACGTCTGGGCTTGCCGCGGCATTTCCCCTAGTGTAGAAATCTAGCTTCATTGGAGACTTGGCAACGGCTGTATGGTTAGCGTCTGCAACCGCTTCTATAAATGCACCAACTCGCTCCCCTTCAGAAAGATCCGTATCGGAACTCCACCAAGAAATTCTGCCCATTTCTTGACCAGAGGTGACTGATCGGGCAGCGTATGCGTTGGCGGGCCAAGCCACAAAGTTGAGCGTTGGCTGGCTGGCAAAATTCACATTAGATAACAGCGTCAGCGACCCAGACGGTACCTCAACGTTTACCTCATTATTCGAGACTTCTGGTTTCGGCCAACCAGCTCCAGCGGATGGGTTAGTACCGCTTATAAAAAGAGCGCCACCTTGGTCGTCCACCCTAAATCGACTTCTTGTTGAGTTTGCGTTTCCAGAACCGTCATACAGGCCAAGTGAGAAATACGCAGTATGTTCTGCTGCAACGCCGTTGCTAACAGCTATCAAGTGAGCAGAGTGCTTTGTATCATCTGAGTCAGATGACACGTCAAGATATATTCCGGCCGATGCAGCGTTTGTTGAGTTATATGAGTTTCCAATGAAGAGCTGCGCGCTTGTCAGATCTTTGGTCATCGAGTACGCGATGGCTTTCGCATTTTCCACGTGGAGCGTGCCCGTAGGAATTAAGGATCTGCTGTTAGTGGAGCCTCCAACGCCTACAGCTGCGTCATCGCCACCCTTTCTAAATGTCATTGCAGTAGTATTTGACATACCAGTTGAGCTGCCGGGACTTGATGCGTTTATCTTGAGATACTCGCCAGCGCTATCACCATCACCGTCAGAGTAGGGATCAATTCCCATAACCCAATGACCAGTGTTGGTGCTTGTGGCTGCTTCCATCATCCACGAAATTGCAGGATACGCTTCTTTGCTTCGGGAACCGTGCTTGGTACGAATACGAATCATTGACGGATCACGATAGTCAGAGCTTGTGATGACAAGACTCTCCGCGTCATACCCATCGCCTGCAATATCACCCCCACCGATTCTTACAGATTTTAGGTCATTATGAATTACTATCGCACCCTGGCCTTGCTCTTCGCCCTGTGTGCGCCATGATGATCTATTTTTAACGTCTGCATTGTGGTCTACAAACCATCCAGGTGCCGCGGTTTCTAGACTTCGCTCAGAAAAAAGAAGCGAAGCGACCTTGTTGTTTCCAGCATCAATGACTATTCCTACGTCATCAGCATCATTTGACACTCTGAACGGATATCCAGCATCAGGAACATTGTTACCATCGTAATCTGTTCCGACCTGCAGCGCACCAAATGAACCCGTGTGGGTAATCTGCAAGTCTCCAGACGCGACGACCTTACCACCACCACCGATTGTAATCGTGTTTGAAGAAGTAGCCGTTTCTGCGAAAATAGTTTTGCTTTCGTCTCCGTCTCCAGAGATATTTCCGCCAATTGTTATATTTCCGCCGGCTACTACATTCCCATCTGCAGAAACTGCGCCGGCTGATGTGATGGTTACCCCAGAGTCACCGTAACCACCACCAAACTTAGCGGCATTCTTAAAGAAAACAGACCCAGTAAGGTGAACTCCCTCGTTCACCCCACCTGATAGAATTAAACTATCATTAGAACCGCTTATAACAGAAGTAACAACAGGCATTATTCGTTCTCCTCGAGGGGTGTGAGATTCATTTTGTATCTTTTTCCTGTTAGGTTATTAACTACAACCAACATATCAGCTTCCTCGAGTATTGTCCAGTCCCCGCGATCATTCTTAAGATGTAAGTCGCCCGTATATATATCGGACCAGCGATACGCTGCCGTTCCCAATGTGTAAGTATTGTCGACATCCGGAACGAAGTTACGGGTAGCCACTGCGCTGGTCGTACCACCATGAGAAGAGATCGTCTTGTGCGCCAAGAATGCATTCGTCTCCGATGGTGAGAAAGCAACTTTTTTATTAGACGCCAACATAATGTTTCCAGCCCCACCGGTGAGCTTGAATACTTCACTAACTGATCCTCCGCCTGATATGTAGTTACCGAATTTCAGATCAGAACCCTCAGTGAGGCTCTTAACCATTGGGGGTGTTGAGTTACTGGAGGTATCTTGGAAAGCTAATGATCCTGTTATTGCAACTGCTATATTTGTTCCGGTATTAACAAACTGAACTGGTTGTCCATCGACTGTTATAACTGCGCCGGCACCCGTACTTGGCGACCCTCCGCCCGCGGGGGTGTCATACGCGTCGTCAAGGCTGCCGCCTGAACCGATCTTTGTTTCGGTCACTGAGTTTCTAAAGTAGAGTTGAGTAACACCTGCGCTAGCAGAAGCGTAGAGTGCGATTGCGTTAGCTGTGACTGTCGAAGGCGCATCATCAGCGGATTGCTTACCGAGATATATCGTTCCAGATGTAAGTGTATCGCCACCAAAGACAGCAGCCCCCCGAGTGGCGGTATCTTTCACACCCTTCGAGCCGCTTATGAAGAAATATGTGTCGGCTCCTGGCCCCCCCGCACCGGGTGTGTAGTTGGTGGGCCTCCCATCTGTGTCGAAGGAGAACGACCCAGTCGTAACGACGTATGACGGCACACCATGAGTGATGGAGAATACATCTGTGTTGTCCGTGACGGAAAGTGCTGCAAGCTGAGTGAGTGTGTAAGTGGTTCCTCCAGCCGAGTCTCTAAATTCTACATTCGTGCCATTCTTTCTTACGTAATGATCCGTGTCATAGAATCTGAGATATGCGTTTGTGTTTGTGAGAGTAAGGTTACCAAGCTGCACTGCTTGTAGGTTGGCTGTACCTGATACATAGAGGTCTCCACCGAATACCGCGGTTCCCTTTGTCGTGGAATCCATAGAATCGATCGATCCTGATATGAATATATTCGTATCAGTGCCAAGACTTTCACCACTTGCATCGGTGGAATTTGTACCAAGCAGAAGCTGGTCCTCGGCAGCATCTAACAGTAACATTCCCTGGAGGTTGGATGATTGAACTCGGAAATCTATATCATTTGCGCCCTCGTTAATGACGAATTCATCCTGACTTGCTTCCTTCATCTTCAAGAATTGCAAGCCACCCACATTCGCAATGATATTGTCAGCCTGGAGTCTTAGGAAAGTGTCATCGTCTCCATCATGATAGATGTATTCGGCCGCGTGGAGATTTCCACTAAGAACAAGATCTCCTCCGAAGAGGGCCGCGCCCTTGCTTCCACCGCCCTTCGACCCAACACTACCGGAGACAAAGAACGCAGTATCAGTATAGGAGGCTTCATTATCTGATGAGTCACCCCCACCAGACAAAATAAGCACTTGATCTTCAGAAGCGTCAATGAATATTGCACCTTCTCTTGTGTTCGACTCTACCCTAAAGTCTACAGCGGTCCCCGCCAGTCCATCTTCGTTCCATACAAAGCCTGAGCTGCCCATGGTGAGCTGTGCGACACCACCGCGCTGGAAATTAGTGTCGACATCGTAGTCCACTGTGACGGTGTCATCACCATCGATCGTAAGAGTGGTGCCGTCTCCAGTAATAAATTGATCACCGCTAAGACCGTTGAAGTAAAATTTATCACCAGCGTCTAGGGCAAGGTCCACACCGTCGCCTAGCGAGATATCTGTCAGGAGAGATATTGCGCCCGAAACGACCAGGTCTCCACCGACGACTGTCGTCCCTCTTGTCGTCCCATCTTTCGAACCAATCGCGCCCGAAACAAAGAAGACCGTATCTGAGCCCACCGCGTCAAAACCTGTTCTGCCGCCTCCGTTAAAGAGCGCCGCCTGAGCGACTGTTGTGAACATATAATCGCCAGCCTGCAATGAAATATCGTCAGATCCGCTGACTGCAACGTCGCCAGCGCCAGCAAATATATTCACCACAGAGCCAGAGAGTTGCATTGTCCCAAGAGAGCCAGCAGCACCTGATGCGTGGAGGTATAGATCGTCGCGACCCTTCACAAAAAGATCGTTGGAATCTTCGTATATCCACGCGTCACCGACACCACTTGAGTCGAGGTTCCAAGTGATTCCATTTGAAAGCACTAAGCTTGCATCACCAGCCCCGTCGGATACGCTACCCATGATATAGAGCGCACCGCTGGTAGCGAGATCTCCGCCGAACAGCGCCGCGCCTTTGCTACCGCCGTCCTTAGAGCCCACACTACCAGAGACAAAGAACGCGGTGTCAGAATAATTCGCCTCGTTAGCAGAAGAGTCTCCACCGCCAGATAATATAAGGACCTGATCCGCGGCTGCGTCGACGAGCAATGCCCCAGACCGATTTACCGAAGCGACTCTAAAGTCTATATCACTCTGACCACCGTTTATAACGACCTTGTCTTGTGCAGCCGCAAGCTCGGACATCTTTATGAAAGTAGTTCCGCCTACGTTAACCATGACGTCGTCGCCCTGGAGTCTTATAAACGTATCGTCATCATCTCTGTGGTAGATGTACTCCCCAGCGTAGATGTTTTCTGTGTGAGTGTTTCCACTGATGACAAGATCCCCACCGAAAACCGAGGTGCCTCTTGTTGCCCCACCTTGAGAGCCGATTGCTCCAGAAACGTAGAATGCGATGTCAGGCTTAAGCGACGGGTGGCTGTTCCCGGCCTCGTTACCCATAACTCTTACGGCTCTTGTCGACTTAATCTTAACGTCTTGCCCCGCGACGACGTTCGTGTCTGCAGAAGCGCTTAGACTAGCTGTTCCACCGCTAGATTCAAGAGCAGCGTTACCACCCGACGATGAAAGAAGTAAGCTGCCATCGCCTGTATAGACTGTAAGCTTCCCATCGGTAGGGTTATTAACATCAATATCGAAGTTACCACCACCGCTACCATGACTCGAAGTTACGAATAGCATGTTTCTTATTCGTAGACCCGCCGCTCTGAGATCCACCGGAACTGCTCCGGTGAAATCTATCTCATCACCGTCTTGGACATCTAATCGACCAGCCAGAAAGGAATTGTTATTGCTTACATCACGTCCAAACACTAATGCTACATTGGCGATGTTTGATCCAGATGCAATGGCGATACCACCACCAGAATTACTGGTGAGTGATCCAGAGTTCAATAGAAGAACTGGATCCTGGATCGATGCTGATATGACGTGACCCTTAATGAAATCACCAAATACAGTTAGGTTGTCTGTTAGTGATACATCACCCCGAATCGTAACGCCGGTGGTTCCGATTAGCTCCAGATCGCCGGAGCCGCTTAACGTTATGTCACCACCCGCTCCGATGTCTACACCGCCGCTTCCGGCATTAACGTCTATAGCTATCGCGTTCAGCTCAATCTCGGTCCGGGTGCTGGTGTCTCCACCGATTGTTATTTGTTGCGCAACTGCAGTAGTTCCGATTGAGATAGGGCCGGCCGAAACGTCAAGTGTCACATTACTCACTGCGTTTATGTCAACGGCACCATCGACGTTCATGGTCAAGTTCGCCGCATTGGCGTCTCCATCCACCGTAGTGAATATGGTGCTACCATCAGCGCCCACATCAATCTGGAAATAATCTGAGTCTGAGGCTCTCAGTTGGAAGGCAGGAACTGTTAAATCAATTGTGCACTGATTGTAGCCAACAGCTGTATTCTCTGCCGCGTAGATCTTTCCGCCTTCGGGATACATGAAGATCTTGTCAGATGCCGACAGTACAATATCATCGCCAGACTTGATGAAGGTATCTAGAGATGAGCTTAAAGTAGCACTCCCTGCGCCTGCATAAACATTGACAATTGATCCGCTTATATTTGCTGTTCCAGAACCGTCTGTACCAGATGCGTGGAGAGTTACACCATCTTTGCCCTTCAAGTAAAGAACATCGCCAAATTCCCACAACCAGGCTTGACCATTGTCTCCAGCAGAACCCGATACATCCCATGCGATTCCGTTACGGAGGACCAAACTGGATCCACCATATCCAGGTGCGCCACCATCAGTGATAGCACCGTCAGCATAAAGGACTCCACTCGTGACAAGATCACCGGTGAATAATGCTGTACCCCTCGTTGAGGTATGTCTTGTATTTAGCGAGCCAGAGACTAAGAAGTGAACATCGCTAGCAGCGACAGGAACCGACTTGTCGTCACCTGCAAAGAATGCCGTTTCACCGCTTATGAACACATGGTCATCGGCCGCTGTAGAGAGTACATCATTACCAGCGAGGAGGATAACTTGATTAGAACCGCTTACCGTAGCACTACCCGCCGCGGCATAGACATCAGCAACCGATCCAGACACTGTTACGGTACCAGAACCAGCAGTACCTGAAGCATGAAGATAGAGGTGGTCTCTCCCCTTCACAAAGAGATCGTCACTATTTTCCCATATCCAGGAATCTCCATCGGGATCCGTCGATCCGCTCATATCCCATGTAATACCCCCACGCAGGACCAGAGCAGAACCACCGTAAACAGGAGCGCCGCCGTCGCCTGTGGTACCATCAACATAAAGGACTCCACTCGTGACAAGGTCCCCACCGAATAGCGCTATGCTTCTTGATCCCCCATGTTTTCCACCAACCGCACCTGAAACAAAGAACTTGACGTCACCTTGTGGGGTAGGAACAGCGGCAAGATCCCCCGCAAAAGTTGTGTAACCTTGCGGAACCATGAGTATATTTGTTTCAACATCTGCCCTAAGTGACCCGAGGGCCCTGAGCCACATGTCATTCGAACCACTGATCTCGATATCACCCGGCTCAGCGCGCGTTCCGGCACGTAAGGTTAAATAATTTCCAGCTTCGATATGGATGTTGGAGCCGGTATTCGACGCGACCATGCACAGAGTGTTATAAGTTCCGCCCAAGACTTCATTTACTAGGTTATCTTCGTTGTAATATATCCCTGCATCGCCTGGGCCGACTCCATCACCGTCGTCTCCAGAGCTACCCGCGAACATAATTCCCCGAGTTTGCCCTCGGGCCGAGGCGATATAATCACCTCCAAATGTATCCGCATCAGGTAAGTAAATTCCATTCGACGCTGTTACTACACCACCCGTAAAGTTGAATGATGTTGGGGTGTCAAGTGATGAATAATAATGCTTAAAGGCAAGTTGCCCATTGGCGTAATTGGTCGGTGAGGAACTATCTGGCACATTATATTCGATATGTGGTCCATACCCGCCGCTTCTGCCAGCGAACCTTATCTCTTTCCCTGGGTCAATGGCAATATCACCTGATGCTGATACAACGAATGCCGATCGATCTGCAAGATCTGTAGCACCGTCGTTTACCTTCAGTCTTATGCCAGAGTCTATGCCGCTGGGAGAAGCATTCGCTCCAGAGTGTACAATGTCGAGATGCCACCAGCTCGGACCGGAGTCCACGTTTCTAATCGCGTACTCGCTATAGACCACCTCACCACTGCCGCCGTAATCCTTAGCATGCTTTATGACAGGAGGGGCGGTCGTATCGTTATCGAGAATAATGTCTGTGGTGAAGGTACCGCCTTCATCGACACTGAAGTTACCTGAGACGTGCACGTCACCGTCGAACAGTGCAAGACCCCTATTGTTAGTATTCCTTACGTCACGGCTACCTGAAACGTGGAAGAAAACGTCTGTCTTTAATGTGCCGTCGTATCTCCAAGCGACACCAGCGCCGGGCGCTGTAACGATATTGAACGATACTGTACCATCCTGCGTTCCAGTTCCTCCTGCGTTCGTTGTGAACGGATCGACAAGAAGTTTGGCTGCTACCCCACCCGCTAGATCCTCAGGTTCGGTGCCGGCCACCAACGCGTTCGGTACCATCATGTCACCGATAACTTGGTTGTCAACTTCGATGACGCTTCTTTCAGCCCACAGCGTTCCGCTAACTACGACGTCACCCAGGAACAAGACAGACCCACCAGCAGGTTTTTGTTCTGCCATATACGAAGTATGGTCAGCTGTACCACTAACGACCATCCAGACATCATCGCCTACGAACTTGAGTATATTGGGGTCTACATATCCTCCATCGAAATCCGATGCGCCCGAGCCGCTACATATTACTAACCCAACCTGATGACCTGATGGTGTTGCTGTGCTGAGCGATCCGGAACCGATGATCGTTGAGGTTCTAATCTGATTTGTGCGAAAGTCTTTTGCCATCTTATATTGACCTAATGTTGGGGGCTCTTATGCCGTCCGGGGCAATTGATTGCCAATGAATAGTTTGGTTACCGACATCGGAAGAGCGTCTCACTGTAAATGACCATCCCTCGCTGGGCTCGATACCCGCTATGCTAGCGTTGTAGATTGCCTTTATTTGTGTTCCCGTCAAGATTGAGTTCCATACGGCAACGTCAGCTATCTGGCCGTTCCACGGTCCGGCTGGGGTTGCGGAGTACGCGCCAATATAGGAATCCCCAACGATACCGTACCAAGGGGCAACTGGGGTAGTCCCAGTTTCGGTAGCGTTGCTGAGATTTCCATCGATATAAATGCGTGGATTATTGGTTGCGTCGGTGGCGTCATATGTCACGACCACATGAGTCCATGTATTGATAGGCACCACATATGAAGTCGCTTCCCACGTAACCGCGGAGGGACCTGATCCCCAGAGGGTGTAGAATTTGACGTCTTCGCCGCTCAGATAGAGCAGCACGTCTGTCCCACCGAACGAGATGATGGTCTGAGTACCACTAGCGGTGATGTCGCGATAGACCCAAGCTGAAAACGTCATTTGCGACGTTCCATTGGTGCCGTTTCCTATAATACTATCCCAGAAACCACCAAGTTCGATATGGTCTGTTGTACCGTCAAATGTACAACTACCACTCTGGACATAACGAGATGGAAACAATGTCTGAGAAAATGTTGGTCGATCGGCGGATGTAGGTTGTGATCCATCATATGCGCCATTCGCTCCGCTGTCCTTGGCTATACCGTCACCTGTTATATCTTCATTTAGCCGCCACCAGGCCACCAGCGTACCCTTGTGCGGGTAGTCATCATCGGCCCAGGCGGCAGTATTGGGATCGTACAGGTTGAAGGGCTCACCATCTTTGCTGAAAAAGGGTTTTGTGAGATCGTATGTCGATGTCGTGTAAGCTGTTGCCGACTCATCAACAAAGACGTTCACATTAGCATTCGTCCCAATGGGCGTCAGCACTAGCGACGGCATTGAATTTTTATAACCCGGTACATAAAAACTCACGCTATCGTATTCATCTAGAATCTCAAAGGAGCCGTGGGCAATGATGTGGTCTGTTTGATTAAATATCATATCATTAATGCCTGTACGAAAACGTCACCCTCGAAATGAGTGCTCGCGCCCAGTACTACCGACACGGATTTTCCTCCGCCCGATGGTACGCTACCAAGTGTTAACGAAGAGATGAAGATGTTGACGTCTCCAAGATCAGCTGTCGAACCGATGGGTGTTACCACAATACCTGGTAGACTGCTGTATCTTCCGTTAAGAGTAAAGGTAATTTCGTCTAAGCCCTTAAACGAAACGCGCAACGTCTCTAATACGATTTCCTTATCAGAATGAATCCCCCAAACGGGCAATGCACGCACGGGTTGGTAGGTTTTCCTGTATCTATTCCTATTATATTTCTTAGTGCGTGCGCTAGACATAAACCACCTCTGAACTAAATATGTGAACGAGAAGTTAAAGAATAGCAGAAGCCCTAGAAGCTATATTTGATCTTTGACCTCTTACCAATTTGATGTGTGCAGCGTCCGGTTCATTTTTGAATTTATGTACTACGATAGACAACCCATTGCTCAATTTATTTATATACGGTGTATCTATCTGGTCAGTATCACCTAGCAAAACAATCTTTGAATTTTTCCCCACCCTGGTGATGAGGGTTTTCAATTCGTGGATTGTTGCATTCTGTGCTTCATCAACGATAATAAATGAGTTGTTGAATGTTCGCCCGCGGATGTACGCCAGCGGCGCAACCTCGAGCTCACCACGATCTTTCATCAACTGGAAGTATGTGTAATCTTTGTCTGATAACATAGTTCGAAAATTATCTAAAATCGGTGCCAGCCAGGGCTGCATTTTATCATCAACATCTCCTGGTAAAAAGCCGAGTTCTCGACCAACGGGCTGGATAGAACGACTTATTACAATACGATCGTAGTTCCCGCGCTGAATTCCATCGAGTCCAGCCATTAGCGCAACGTAGGTTTTACCGGAACCTGCTAGACCTGTTAAGCTCACTAACGGAATATCACTTCGTAACAAGGCCTCAGCCGCGAAAGCCTGCTCTTTATTTTTTGCTTCAAAATTTGACATCATAGGTGCCGGCTTACATTCTAATGAGTGTAGACGTCCCTTACGATGCATTGACAAAGCTGATGAGTTTCCACCATCGCTTAAAACAACAAACTCATTTGGGAAAAAATCTCCGTCAATATCGATCACACCATTTTTGAAAAAATTATCAATCTCTTCTTTAACGATCGTAATCTTTCGCCATCCAGAATATTCCACCTGACCTACTTCTATATGGTCCTTGTAATAGTCCTCAGATCGTATTCCAAGTGCATCGCACTTTACCCTTAGGTTGATGTCCTTGGTGATGACCACGATGGCATCTGCATCCCCCTTGGCCTTCTCATTCATACATGTGGCTAGTATCATATTATCGCCGCTATCATGAGCTAACCCGGGGGGTAACATGCTCTTGTTATCATTAAGTGTAATACGAATTGTTTGTTTTTCTGAATACTCATCAGGTACTTCCACTCCTTCGTCTAGTCGCCCAATGTCACGCAAGTCATCGAGAAATCGATTGATATATCTTGCTGCTTCTCCTACAATTCCAGATTTTTCTTTAAATCTATCAAGCTCATCCATCACTTGTAGAGGTAAGATAACATCATTTCCAGGGAACGAATGGATGGCTTTTTTATCGTACAGCAATACACTCGTGTCTAAGACAAACCTCTTTCTTTTATCTTTCAAATTTATTCTCCTTGAAAAATGCAATTGTTTCCTTTTAGAATAACGTTAGATCGAACTAAGAGGAAGCTATATGGATAATAATGATTCACTAAAAAATGATAACATCGATGAGCCTGAGATAATCGAGGGTATGACTTGCTTTGCGGCGCATAAAGAAGCGGGTCAGATGTGCGAAAAAACTTCATGTCGTTATTGGCATGCCATGGAAAATGAAAAGCATCATAACTGTATCATTCTGGCTGCGCGAACCGGACCGTTTACGTTGCAAGAGGTGGGAGACATGTTTAATGTTACCAGGATGCGTATTTGTCAAATCGAGAAAGCAGCGAAGCAATTTTTGAAAACCTCGGGCCCAAAAACACTCAAAGAATTTAAGGGCCCCCATCACAAACATTAAGTATTGCGTTTCAAAAAAACAAAAAAAAGGAGGGCAAAGCCCTCCCTCTTAAAAGGATATACTACGGTAGAATTTGATTAATCTGCTTTTTCTACGCTTAGCGTCAACTTAACAAGAGAGCCAGCATCATTCTTAAGTTGACGAAGACCTCTTCTTGCGCGGACTCCAGCAGACTTGTTTCCATTCGCATTCTTATGAATGTCAAGCTCCAAAGCATTTACAAGCTCTTTAATGCTTTCCCAATTCTCAAGAATATTGTTAGAATCACTCATTTGTTTTCCCTCCCGGTTGAAGTATATTAACTGTATCTAACGGCTCGTTAACATTTTCAGATAAAATTTCTGAAATTGCTTTCATTGTTGGAACATCTTCAAGTTCGAGCGCCAATAACTTAATGATGGTTTTTATCTGTGATTGAGACACACCGTATTTTAAAATTTCTTTTGTAATTTCACGAGATTCTTTGGTTTCGTTTAGCCATTCCGCATCTTTTTTTGCTTTGATTTTTTCGGTAATAGTCTTCATTTTATTTCAGTGGTGGAGACAAAGGGTTCTATGGAAAATGTTTTTCCCTCTTTGTACCTAAGGATCTTTCCTTCTATTTTGGAGCCTTCTTGTTCCTTTGTCAAAATTGTAAATTCGCCCTTTACATTAAAATCGTACATAAATTTTACATGCTCGTATGTTGGTAAGTCACATTCATAATTTTCTAAAATGCCAGCGACAGATTCTGGAAGTGTAAATTTAATATCTTCAATTGTAAGCGCGCTCTTTAATTCTTCTCTTGATGCTAAAATTTCTGATTTGCATAAATCGTATACTTTGTGTACTACGCCGCAATTATTACATTGAGCATATTTTTCGCATACCTTGTCATTATCATCTATAACAGAAAAAACTACAAACTGATGTAATGGTGGGTCTTTCTTATTTTTTAACGTAGGCAAAATACATCTACACTCTATGATGTGCTTTATACCACGCATTTTAGCAATTAATACTTTGACAAAATTGTGAATGCTGACTGTCTTATAGTCTCTGTTAATGCCGCCAATATTGCTTGCGCTTGTTCGTTGGTCAACACATCAACATTATTATTTTCACTCCACGATACAGTTGTGGTTTCAACAAGCTTCCTGCCAACTTCATCACCTGTAAAATTAATAATATTATGAACTAAGTCTCGCACTTCTTGTGGGTTCATATTTCCCTCCATAATCCTTCAACAAATTTAAGGCTGATGCTTAGCAAGTAAACAAATTATTTTGCAAAAGCATCCGCCAGGCTTGAAGAAGCCCAAGATAGAGGCTTAATCGCTACCTGAAACCCTGAAGAAATTACGTATGATGTAGCTGGTCGTAATACTGCTGCTGATCGGTAACACGGATCAGCGTTAATGTCGAGATGCACGGCAACAGCCTTTGTTGGGAAATACTCTCTTACTAATCTTGCCACGCTGATGGCCAACTCTGTCTCTTCCAGCAGTCTTATCTTAATATTGTCAAAGCGCTTATCTTTTACTTTTCTCCTATAAAAGAAAAAATGTCCCCCCTTACCGGGTTTGTGCAACGCAATCACTGTAGCAAAAATATATTTTTCACTGATCTTATGAGAATCACACCCGACAAACAATTCGAATTCAGCGTGCTCTTTAATGCTTTCAATTATATCACAAAAACTCACTGGCGAAGAGCTTCCATTGAACCAATGTTTTTCTTCTAGCTCTTTCGGCATCACCGATCCACTAAAATTAATGCACCAATTTTATGTATCTGTTCACAGTCTGTAATTGCTTTAAGAATAGAAAGGTGTGCAGAGTAAGCTGGTAAAAAAATAGGCAGCTGTGGGAGCGTACTGGCACCCACATCTTTATAGATTTCGTGAGTGTGGATAACACCTTCATTTGCGCAACACTTCACAAATGTAAATAAGCTAGCAGCTCTATCTTTAACTAGCCCGAACTCATCAGATTCGCAGGGAATATAGATTGTTGTTTTTCTGCTTGTTAGCTTGGTTAAGCGACTAGCCAAAACGTCTTTAATGTCTTCAACTTCTTCTTTACTTCTCTTTGTCTGTAATTCCGCTCTCAATGTAAGAACTCTTCCCAGACTATCGGTGTCTAAAATAATTTCACACTGCTTTCGTATGTTATCAAATATCACTCCTTTCATCTCTTTAACTTCATCGATATCAAGTGATGACAATGAATTACCTACGTCTGTTGAAATTGGTATAACACCAGCAGTAGAAGCAAGATCTCTAACCTGGTTAATATCATCAAGATCTTCATTGAAAATTGCAGGAACGACTATTAGCTTTCCCTGCTGCCAATTCACTACCAGCGTATTCAGCACTTCATCAGAGAACTGGCTGGCAAATATTGCAATTTTTAGCTTGCTCTCATTTGCACGTACTAACAGCCTGTTCAATTCACCGACGCTTGTAACAGCTCCGTCAATGACAACAACCTTGCAGTCTTCTAATCTAAGAAAACTAGAAACCCTAGCGGCAAATTGAGGGTGGATAGATGCAGACACAACAACACCCTCGTCAACCTCTACACGAAGTGACTTGTCTCTTTTTAGCTCTATAGCGCCCAGTGCCCCCGCTGAATCAATTGCATCTGATAAAACACACAAAATCTGGTTTGTTAATTCATCATGGACTGTTTTTTTCCATACATCTTTCGCAGCTATAGAAGAAACTCTTTTTTTATGAAGAACTTGCTTATCAATAGTAGCTCTAAGCTTTTTTGTTAGCTCTTCTCTTTTGTGATTTTTTAATAATTCTTGTAGTGTAACAAGGTAAAGCGGAACAGCCAGTGAGCACTGACGATATATAGTGTGAGCTGAATTTAATATTAAATTTCGGTATACTAGTGGACATGCATCTAAGCCGTCAATGAGAAGACGAAAAGAATCAGACCACCCAAGTGTATGCAATCTATGACCAAGAATTATTGAATTTCGATTGTCACGCAAATCATTTATAAGGTGATCGATAGAATTTACAGCTGCACGAGTAACTTTATCAGCTTCTTCGCCGGCAACAACTGAGGCGTACAGGTCCATAAGAAGCCTCAGTGAAAATTATTCTTTTTTTTCCTAAAAACGCTGCCAATGGCATCGCCGACTTCTTGAACTTGTTCATTCAATAATTTTGCCGCCTCCGCCTTTGCTTCGTTTTCTTTAGCTTTTTGATTTTGCTCTATTGATACACGAACGACTGCACCGAAAATTGCCAAACTCATCGCAATAATGGCCAGTATCTGATTGTGCCATAATGCAGCTATTGCAAACACTAATAGCCCCTCGCTAAACCCAATTTTTGACATTAGCTATCTCTCCATAAGTTATTGCTGGCGAACACCAAGATCTCTTCCGCGGACGCAGCTGTATAACCATATTCGTCGATCAGCGTTTGTACCATGCTTGAGTACTTTTGTTTTTGGTCGTCATCTCTTGTTTTTGATTTTGTAACAATTCGTGCCAGATCTTTCACAGATGTGATGAGATATGTTTCGATTGCGTCTTTTAACGGTTCATAAGATGTATAGTCTACAACTTCGCCACGTCTCATTTTTGAAAACATATATGCGGTAACGTCAGCCCTGAAGCCCTCTCTTCCAGAATTGCTCACCCCGATCGCTCCCTCAATTGCTTTCATAAATTCTTCGTCAGGGGTGCGCTCTTCCTTTGTTACTTTGTCTTTCATTTTAGAGTGAGTTGTGAAGGCTTCGGCATTGTCGAGGTAATTTTCGAAAATAGCCTGTGCTTGTTCTTCGTATGCTGTTATAAACGCTTTTGCAATTTCGTTTTCCAGCATACGAAGATACTCGTCACGTACGGTATTTCTGAGCAGATCTAGACAGTGGTTTTGAAAATCAAAATCAGTAAGTTGCTCTTTGACCTGCTTCACTAATGAGTCAAGAATAGAAACAGGAGTAATAAAATCTTTATCAGAATCGCTCAAAGCATTATCGATAGCCTTCATTATAAAGCGCGTTGAAATACCCTGCATTCCCTCATGCGGAGCTTCGTCTCTTAGGTCTTTAATATCAATTTTTTTGACACGACCCTTTTCAACAACATCTTCGCCGTTATAAATCTTAAGCTTCGTAAGAAGATCGCACTTTTGGCTAGCATGGAGCCGACTAAGAATAGAAAACATTGACGCCACACGAAGTGTATGAGGCGCGATATGAGAAGAAAAATGGGAACGATCAAGAATTTTTTGATATATCTTCATTTCTTGCGCTAGCTCTAGAACATACGGTACTTCAACTTTAACAATTCTATCTAATATTGCCTCGTTTGTATGTTCGCTTTGAAACCGGTTCCATTCGGCTTCATTACAATGAGCAAGAATAACACCGTCGAAGTGTAGCATGTCATGCTTTCCGGGGGAAGGAATCCTCTTCTCCTGTGTTGCAGTAATGATAGTATGGAGAAACTCAATTTCGTTCTTAAAGACCTCCACAAGTTCGACCAGCCCTCTGTTACCGACGTTAAACGCACCATTTAGGGATAGCGCCCGGGGGTCATCTTCAGAATATTTGTCTAGCTTCGAAATGTCTTCTGACCCAATTAACACTGAAACATCTTGGCTGTTTGCATCCATTGGCGGTACTGTTGCGATCCCCCGACGAGCACGTTGAGAGAATGTTGTTTCAACAACTTCAAATTCTTCGTAAGACCCCTCGTACTTTTCGAACAATAAGAACCTGGCAACAGGAGAAATATCTCCCTCAATTGAAACGTTAAGCATCTTGCTGAAACGTTTCCGTAGCGATCGCGGAACTAGCTGTAGTGGATCGCCTCTCTGCGGATCGTCTTTTAGGTGATAATATTTTACACTTTCAAGCGAAGCTTTGATATGCTCTGTTAAAGCAGATTTCCCGGCACCAACTGGACCCATTAATAATAACACCTGTCTGGACTCTTCACCATTATGCGCAGCAGACCTCAGGTATCTTAAGATTTTTGAAATAACATTTTCCATTCCAAAAAATTCATCAGCGAAATAATCATAAATCTTAACATTGTCACCATCAAAAAGCTTGTACTTTCGTGGGTCTTCGTCTTCAAGTACTGAGACCCCGTGTGACGTTATAACATCGTAAAGCCTCTTATGCGCGCGGTCAGCTAACGATGGATTCTTTTCTAAGAGTGCAAAATAGTCAAGCAAACTTCCCTCAAACTTTTCAGAAGACTTCTTTTTTCTTTGACTAGTAATGATATCAAGATATTTGCTCTTATTCTTTGACATATTTTTGCTCCGTATTAAATCTCAAATGGCTCATCTTCAATGAACGTATCAAGTTTAACTACATCCCCCCATAACGTTGTGATGTGTTCAATAACTGATTCTGCATACTCTAGCTCCAAATCGCGGCCGTCATGATCGTGTTTCAAGCACAGTATGTTTGCGCTGTCCACTCTGTCAACTATAATTGAAGGAATATTATTCGCAGAAACCTGTTTGATTAGGTTTTCTTTCACTGATTTCCATCCAGGTTCATCCGATACATCCTCTATTACATAGCTTTTTTTGTCCAGTCCAAACGTAAACAAGTTTAAATTAACACAATCTTCCTCTGTTAAATATTGTCTTATAAACGATTCATCATTTAATGCTTCTCTTGCGATGAAACATTCTTTTAGCCCGTGGCGCTCTTCTATTTTTCTAAAAAGATAAAATCCCAAATGGTAAGGGTTAATGCTCCCCAGGTGAGGTTTTGTAACTTCATTGTGCATTTTGAGAAAAGGAATATGCATCGAGGTTGGGAGCTGAAGGTCGTGCATCAATCTGTAATGCCAAAATGACGCCCACCCTTCATTCATGATCTTTGTCCTAATTTGTGGCATGAAATATTCAGCATCCTCGCGCGCGAAGTGTAATAGCTCCCGCTCCCAGTCTTCGAGATGAGGACTGCACTCGGCGAGGAATGCCAAAATATTTTGCTCTGGACTAACCGGTATTGCTTTAGGGCTGGGTGTTATGTCAGCATTCTCATATTTACCGTTTTTGATATCATGAATTAAGTGCATTTTTTGTTCTTTCTGCGTCACATATTTTTTATAACGTCTTGGCACTTGAAGAGAAAGGGCATGAGCAGCATCTAGAATTTCTTCTACCCTTTGTACACCGATTGAAGGATCTTCTATTAGACCGTCGACAAATCTCTTTGCATTGCGCATGCGTAATAGAATATGGTCTGGCCCTGTATTTGCAAAAGTAATATTGTTCTTAAAAAAATCTGAGTGACCAACGCAGTGGCACATAATCAAAACTTGTAAGTACAATGGGTTTTCTTCCATCAAGTAGGCTAACGAAGGATCGCTGTTTATTATTAGTTCGTATGGAAGACCCTCTAGTCCAGCATCATACATTGCATGGGTACGCTCGAATGATTTCCCGAAGCTCCAATGCCTATAATGCGTGGGCATGCCGTGATATGCCATGTTACCAATCATCTCATAATAGTCACAGGTTTCATAAATGATAGGAAACCAATCTAACCCGTATTCGCTAGCTAGCTTGACTATCTTTTCATCCCACGCTTCAAGAGATTTTAAGAAATTAGCGCTCATAAATCATTTCCAAAAAACGTTCTAAATGCTGGCCAGATATGCTCTTTTGAGCTGACCTCAGCAGTTTTAAACTTTTGTCCTATAAGAGGCTGATACACTTCTTGTAAGCTGCCATGGTTGGGGTGAGCGGCTCTTTCTGCGTTCGGCTCTATTTGACAATATCCAAAAAATTGAACTTTTTCAAGCAACCGATTTGCTAGCTCAGTCGTCTTCTGGTTATCAGTAGGCCAGTTATCACCATCAGAGCACTGAAAAATATATACATTCCAACTATTAGGGTGATATCTAGATGATATAACGTTATCTGTCATGCTCAGCGCGCTGGATACCAGTGTTCCCCCTGAAGATCCTCGTCCAAAAAATTGTTCTTCTGTCACTTCGTAGGCCTCTACATCATGAGCCACAAAAACTAAATCAACTGTATCATATCTCGCTCTAATAAAATGATATAACAGAAAAAAGAAGCTTCGCGCTAGATATTTTTTTGGCTTTGACATCGATCCTGAAATATCCATTAAGAAGAATATGACTGCATTAGAGCTTTTTTTCTCGTGAACCTTGTAGTGTCTATACTTTAGGTCATTATCGTGGAACGGGAAACTTTCTTCTTCTTGCTTTTCTGCACTTGAAATAAATTTGCTTTTATTTTTTCGCTTAAGTTTTTCAACTACAGTCTTTTTTTTGTCTAATCGTGGTCGGATACCTTTGCTTCTGTAGCCATGACGTTTGATCTTTTTCGATATCACATTCATGTTTTTCTTTTTTTCAAAGTTTGGAAGCTCTAAATCTTTGAAAAGATATTCTGATAATTGGTCTAGCGTAAGCTCTACTTCGTAATACTCTTCTCCTTTCTGGTTTCCAGCCTCGCCTTCTCCGGGAGCTTCTGCTTGCTCTTTTTTACCGATCACTTGTCCACGCTTGACATCTTTACCCTGCGCAGAGCCCACTCTTTTTGATCCGTTGTCACCATAGACAAAACGATACTCCTTAATACCGCGGACAGGAATCCGAAATTTCTTCTTTCCCTCTTTTCCTATTATGGATTCTTCTGCAACGATATTATAGATACCCTCTTTAATAGCGCGCTCAATTTTTTTGCGATGTCGGGATCGATCTCCAGCAGATCGATCAGCGATTGTCTTGTGTCTTTGAAAAATTGACATGCTATCCCTGTGCTTAAGTATGGTCCGAGACTAGAGGGTGTGATTGGTCTGCCAGCGATGACACAATTTTCTGAAGCATCGGCTTTAGATATCCAACACAACTTTCTTTAAACACTTCTGGTTTTACCCACTCATATGACGTATGCTCTAAGATACCAGTTTTTTCATTTGGGAAAATTACTGGCTTCTTTGACGTTTCTGCGCAAAACATTATTAGTCCACCTTCTCTAAAAGGACCGCAGCTCATCAACTCTTCTTCTTCTATTAATATAGAGCATTCTTCGAAGCATTCTCTTGTTGCTGTTTCTAATGGTAGCTCCCCAGGCTCTTTAACACCCTTCGGAAAATCATAAAGCCCATGATTGTTAACGAGCGCCAACATAAGATTCGTTGCAGGATCTATTAAGAAAAATCCAGCACCGTGAAACTCTTTTTTTTTCATAATTGTTCTCCAGCTCCAACCATATTATATCACTTAAATATTTCACCTTGTGCTATCGCTACCAACCAACCATGAAGAGCTTTGTATTTTCTTCCCACCAACGTTAAAAAGTACTTTGCACCCAACTTCTTGACATATATCCCATTCTGGAATATCTTCTGGTGATGCCCTGTCTCCACCCTTCGTGAAGTAATTCGGCTTAAGCACTTCAATCGCACCGATGACTGTTTGGCTACCATCGTCCCATTTTACGACTGCGTCGACTCCCCGAATCCCTGCAATTATTTCGCAACGCTCATCTTCTGGCATAAACACCGCTCCCTTTTTTCGCTGTAAGAATCCGTCGCCGTTAACAACCACCACAACAACACCACCGTCTAGATCTGCCTTATCAGCTGTTTCCAAGATACACCGCAAGTGTCCAATGTGAAGTGGGTCAAATCCACCACTGGTAATATAGACCGGGATATCTGCGCCCCACCCAGTGGCGTCGATATACGCTCGTAGGTCTTCAACGTTTTGATAAACTTTCATTTTAATGACTCCCTAAAAGAATCTGGAAATATATTTCGATTTCGATTGTAAAAAAGCTCCCAGTCAGAATCTAAGATGTACGTTACAGCAGTGTCATCTAGCGATCTAACAGACCTGCCTGTTCCTTGTACAATAGTTTTGGCCGTCTGCAGTGGATACCACCACTTCCACTTATTCATTTTTTTTCTTATAAGTTTATCGCCCAAATATGGGTATGGTATCTTACATATGATTTGAAACCGGCTTAAATCACCGTGCAAATCAACACCCTCTGTCATAGAGGGTGATAACAAAACCGTTGCAGATTTTGATTTTCGATGCTTTTCTAATATCGCATCGCGATTATCAGAATTATGGGAAAGCAATCTCTTGCTGCGGATGTTCTTTTTAAGATAATTCACGATCCTGTAAGAATGGCAGTGAATGATACCCTTCTCACCCTTGTGCTGCTCAAGAATCGCTTTTACTGCCTGTGCCATCTTGGGTAACGTTTCTTCGATCGTTTTAGAGCTCATTTTCCCCATACCAGAATAAAAAACAGGACGATTCTCGGGCGGGAATGGTGTGGGCATAGAAATAAAGGTGTACTGGTCTTTGGGTATACCCAACATTTCCACAAACGCTTCCGCGTCTAATATCGTGGCAGACATAAGCAAAACGTGGTCGCCATAATTTAGAAGCATTTCGCTTGAAAAGGGAGCAACATCAATAGGCTTAAATTCTATTTTTCTTCCTGACCTTCCATCTGCGGGAATTTCATTTAACACCCAGTTATCAGTAGAGTATAGCTTTAGAAATCTCCGCATTTTACATACATGCTTATCTAACATCTCGAATTTCTTTGCAACGTTAGCAAATTCTCCGCTACGCATCTTGTCTTTTAGACCAACATATTTTTCCATCATTTGCTCAAGATGCTTAAGCCTCGAAGCGATGGCTGGAACGTACGTGTCTTTTATCCACTTGATGTATTGAGCGGGGGTGCCCCCAGTTGGTAACGGAAATTTTAGAAAGTCCTTGCAAAATTTATCTGATATTGTTATTTCAATAAATTTGCTGAGCTCTCCACATGCGTTGTGAGCTTCATCAATCACAAGAACTTGTCGCTGTTTTAGCTTTCCCGCGTACTGCGTTTCTGCCAGAAAGTATGGAAAATTGGTGACGCCTTCGGAAGACTGAATAAATTCATCTTTTGTTTTTCTATACTTGCAACTAAACGTGCATGCTCTCCAAAACGGTGATCCTTTTTCTGCCGTCCTTAATGCTCGTAAACTTTCAGCACAAGTGGCCTTCTTGTTATAGCTGCACTTGTAGTTTGTTGAAGACATAATCGACTTCATCGCTCCAGCTGTTCCACCAAAATCATTGATGTATTGTTGCTGTAGGATTTTTTGAGTTGTGAGGAAATATCCACCAGCAACACTCTCCCCCTTCGGCGAGAAATTCGCGGTCATATAACGAGCAACCGTGAGACCTACAGCACTTTTCCCCACACCAGTCCCTGCTTCCAAAATAACAAAACGCTTTTGTTTATTAATGAAAGAATCTAAGATAAAGTCGACAGCTTCTGACTGCTGGTCTCTAATTGATGGATACGGAAAGTACCCGTTATACGTAAAGCTCATATGTTATCCATATTATATCGTAAGGACTTTTCTAGTAATTTACAATCTTGCGCAAATATCAGGAGAACCATTTAGCTATGTACGGAACTAAAAAGAAACCGACCAATAGATATTAATAGGGGCACATGCGAAATTTCTTGACTAGCCGTACTGTTTTTTTGTCACTTTGCTTTGTAGCAACAGTGCTGGGTGCTGCTAACTTGATGTATGCTATGAAGCTCGGGGCGGTGCTTCGAAGTCCAACGGTGCAGACAGCATCTGATAAGTTTCCTATTGAATCGTTTATAATGGTAACACAGGACATTGATCTTTACAACCTTGCTTGCGATGATAACAAAATAAACTGCGCTCCTGCTGGAGAACCAGTTGCAGGAATATCTGCAACCGGTTCTGGTGTGATCATCGGTGAGCATGATGGTCGTTCGCTGGTCCTGACAGCTGGACATGTTTGTAGCGCGCCTGGAAACTCAACTCCAGTAACGAAAGATCTAAGCATACAATATAAAATGCATCTTCAGTCTGGCTTTGGTAGAGAGGGATATGGCACAATCATAGCCGTTGACTCAAACAACGATTTGTGCATGTTGATAGCAGATGCAAACCTGGGTCCAGAGCTACAGGTTGCAGATGATGATGTTATCTTGCACGAAAAAATTTATACCATGTCATCGCCACACAACTTGGCTGTTCCATTAGCAGTTCCAGTCTTTGATGGATACTTTGTGGGACAAGTCTCAGACATATACATATTCTCTGTACCAGCTGCGCCTGGTAGTAGCGGGTCTCCAATACTAAATGAAGACGGCGAAATCATATCTATAATAAGCGGCGCAGCAATATCGTTTGATGAATTCACTATTGGATGCGTAACACCAGCATTAAGAAATTTTGTGTTGGCTGGAAAAGCTTCACTTTCTTTGTAGACGTTGAAGAACTCGAATAAACAGTCGTTCTTCCAGCGTATTTGCGTTATTAATCTGCGTGATCAGACGAGTATACTCGTTTCTTGCAAACGCTGTTGCTTCTTCCTCTGATCCGAACTTTCTCATACCAGACTTATATTTTAACTCAGGAGCTGTAATCGACACAGCGAAGTCCCCAAGACCTGTTGGAGATATTTCAACGCTCACTCGAGAATCGTGGAAAAAGTCAATAGGCGTTGGGTCGATTGTTTTATAATTTCTACCGATTTCTTCTTTGATCTTTTTCATTTTAAATTCTGCAGTTTAATCTGAGTCGTGATAATCTCGATGCACTTCTTTAGTGCATGCGCAGTCTCAAAATTTCCTGCAGCTAACGCATTGCTTCTTGCTCTTGTGAGCGATAATAACGACTTTCGCAGGTGGTATAATGTTTGTGAATGCCTTGGGTTTTGCATAACAGAATTTCCTTCTTCAAATTAGTACTCACAACTTAGCATTCGTAATAAATGTAATCGTCTACATAAGAGGATCCAGCACGCTTAAATATAGCAGCACAAACAAAAGCGGCCCGGAATTCCGGGCCGCTTGAAAGAACATATTCGTTCTTTTACTTAACTTCAATCTGAAGCTTCCGCGCAGACTTAGACTCAACAGGAATGCTTAGAGAAAGAATACCCGAATTATATTCAGCGTCAATTCCACCAGCACTCACTCCATCAGGCAACGTCCAGCTACGCTCAAATGAGGCGTAGTTAAACTCTTGTCGCTTTAGAGCGTCCGTATATTCTGGCGTATCTTCAGAGCTGACGGATACAGTCAGTACATTATCATCAACAGAAATGTTGAAATCACCTCGAGAAAACCCGGGCACGGCCATCTCGATTGAGTACCCTCCCTTACTTTCTAGAATATTTGCGCGAGGGATAGTAGGCGTACGCATATCATCATATGCGCTGGGAGATCCCGCCGCCGTGCTAGCACGGGTGGCTGTGGTTGCATTCAAAAGTGCATCAAAAACACGATCAAACTCAGAGACGGGATTAAGAATACTCATACGAGTAACAGGAAAAAGATTCATTGTTAAATTACCTCCAGATTAACTTTTATCTTTATAATTCCCCAATCCGGGGGAACATATAAAAGATAATCACCACAAGGTAAAAGTACACACGGAAATTGATTTTTTTTTCCTATAGTTAAAATAGGAGGAAGAGATGAGGGGCTTTACATTTTTACTTCTCTTAGCCACAACTTTGCTTAGTGGGCTTGGGTGCACATCTGATAATATACTAACATATGAGGTACCCGTTGAGACGTATCCACAGCTGTGGGTCGACTCATTTATTCAGCCAGATGAAACAGACGGGTACGATATCCTATGGGTTATTGATCGATCTGGAAGTATGAATAATCATGACACGCAGCTTTTGTTGGGACTGGAAGAAATGTTAACAAGTTTGCCAATAACAACATCTTGGCGATTGGGAATAATCAGCGCAGATCCTGATGAAGCGCTTTCTAATTCAACGTTTCCACTCGTGCCTGGTGATGATATCGTCGACGCAACCGACGCATTAAACGCACTTGGCACTGGTTATAGCTCTTGGGGCGAAGCCGGTTTCGAAGCAGTTCATTCTTACATGGAGCTAGGTGCGTACTCATCTACCTGGATGCGTAATACAGCTGCTTTACTAGTTGTGTTTGTTTCAGACGAAGATGAACAGTCATTTAGCTGGACAGCAGCAACATTTGCTGATTGGATAACTAGCATCCGATCTAGGGTATATGTCGCATCAATCGTTGGGTTAGATGAAAGTTCTTGCGCTGACCAAGTGGGGGAAGCTTACCTTGAATTAGCAAGAGATTTTAATGGAGTCGAAGTTGATATATGCGATGATGACTGGACTCCCGGCGTAGAGGAAGCTAGTAAGGCTTACGAACCGATTGAAGAAATCGAATTAACATTCACTCCTGTTATAGAGACAATCACAGTATTCATAGACGAGGCCCAGATCGCTGAAAGTGCGTGGGACTACGATCAGCAGATAAACACTGTTTTCTTTACAACTGCACCTGATCCGGGTGCCTTAGTAGAGGTTACCTACGGTATCGACTCTCAAGCTTGAGGTGCATCGGGGAGAGAGCAAAATACTGCAATGACGCTCTCTATTTCTTTAATCTCGGCGTTGTGCTGATTTAAAACGGTTTCATATTCTACAAGCGTTCCAGATTTTATAAGTGACATGTTTGTCAACGCATCTAACAACGCAAGCCGGTCGGCAATAGCTTGAAATGTTGAAAACGTTTGCATCCCACAAATAAACTTTAAAGCATCCTCACGAGCAGCGTCGAATGGTCCGATCATTTTATCTTTCTGATCGTTTTGACCTGCGCTTCCGGATAGTACGTTTTCCATTAGTTTCACGAACCTCTAGTTTTTTTCTACTCCTGTAGACAAGTTTAAGTATTTGGTAGTCGTACGTAAAGGTCTCATCTTTTTCTGGCTCGATCCAAGGTACCCCGGCCTCCTTTAACGCCTTGGCATCTTCTTTATCTGTGAGGACCCCGAACCACCCCAGATCCTGGCTGTCACGCTTTGTAAGCTTTACCTTCACCTGTACACCAGCATGGGAATCTGTAAGGACCAGTTGTCCTGGTTTGAATTTTCTTTTATTATCTTTAGATGTCATACAAAAAAGAAATTTTGTGGTCTGTCTATCTGGTCGAATGCAAAGACGGTTCTTTATACTGCGGCATCACAACGGGTTTGGAGCGCAGGTTATGGGAGCATAATAATTCAACAAAAGGTGCCAAGTACACTCGAACAAGAAGACCGGTCCTGCTGCTTGATTCCATAGCAGGGTTATCTCAATCTACTGCTCGTAAGACAGAAGCTTTTATTAAGGCTTGTCCAAAGTCCTTAAAATTAAGAGCTATAAAAATATTAAAAGAAGTAGCGTGAGTGTACTCTTATTGTGCTCGAATAATATCTGACATTGCTTTCTTAAGATACTTTTTCCCATCATCTGAAAGCTGACCGATTAGTTGAGTCAATATTTCTTCCACTGCTGCCTCTGATCCTGCTTCATCAATCGCGATTAGTAAAGGTTGAACGCCACTTTTATCGAGGGCTTTACCAGCTTTTTTCCCTGCTGTTGTCTTCGCTTCAGGATTAGCTGGAGCAGCTTCTTCTTCTGCTTCCCGCACTAATTTCTTAAGTCGTACCTTTCGAAGAATCCGTTCAGAAATTTCTTCTTCGCTCTCCTCTGCTGGTTCTTCTTCGCCAACTAGACCCGGCTGATCGATCATGAGTGAAAGTCTATCTCCTGCAGCCCAAGCTTGTTCTGTTGCTTCTGCGTCTGGTAAGAATGCCATAGGATCAACCCAATCAATTTCTTTAATAAGCCGCTTGATTCGTAGTTTACGAGCAACACGTTCGACTATTTCTTGGACCTCAACTCCTGTGGTTGGTTCTTTTTCACCACCACCCGCTTCTGAATGGTCCATGGGCTCGACTATGTTCTCGCCACCAGCCCAGGCATCTTCAACTGCTTCGACGTCAACTGGTGATTCGATACCCTCAATGCTATCAACGCCTTCAAGATCTTCGAGACCTTTAACTTCTTCATGTATAATTCTTAAAATTTGTCGCTTAGTGAATTTCATTGCTTTCTTCCTTAGCGCCGGTATCTTCTCCAGCTTCTGGTAAATCTTCTAGATCATAATCTTCTTCTGGCAGCTCTAGTCTAATCGGGTCAGTAGGCCAAATATGCACCGGTTTTTCTTCTTCGATTTTCTTTGGGCAACCAGCCATCAAAAGAATTCCCACCAATGGTGCCGTATGGTTCATGCCTGCCACGCTCCCCATAAAAACAATAGCGTTATTCCAACCAGGAAAGCCATTGGAACTAAGGCACCAAGGGCATCTTTGGGTGTAAGACCCCTCCATTCCATCCAGTCACGGATTTTTTTAAGTGGGTTCGCCATGCTCTAGTAGTCTTCCTCTGTGAGACCGCCTGCTTGCGGATCACGTAATGTGATGTATTCTCGTTCGTCGATGGCGAGTCTGCTCGCGGCGTCCTGTAGTAATTTAGATAGCGCAAAAGTATCGTCAGCGTCTAGTCTTAAAGTCATTGAATGTCCGAACTCTACAACAACAGAGCCGTGATCGATACGAGCCTTTGTTCTCAAAGCACCACTCTCGTTACTCTCCAACGTATATTCGGAAGTCCACCCCTGTACCTCAGCCAGCGTATCCAGCTCACCTGTTTTATACTTGGGATGAGTCTGATATCTCGAATCCGCGTATTTTGCTTCGCTGGAATATGATGTTGCAAAATTGGGACGACTCGACGGTCTCCATCCTGCAAAGCCAGTCCCCACAGCGTGCCCGGTCCGGCCCTCACGGATTCCTCGTCGATATTCTTTTCTTACGATACGTCGCAGCTCTCTACGAAAAGATTCCGTGACATCCCCATCATCATCGTGCTTCATTTGTTCGTCATTTTCATCAACTTCATCAGTTTCAGTGGTGACAGTTACCGAGCCGGCTTCGTCTGACGCTTCGGCCTCTTCGCGTATAATCTTTAATAGTTGTCTTTTTGTAACTTTCATTTTATCCTCTCATCTTTTGAGCTGCTGACAGTTGTTGTTCATCTGATTCGGCTGCCTCGACATCACCAGTATCTAGATCTTGTTGTCGCTGCTGCGTTAGACTCTTCACTGCTTGTCCTGATGCTTGCGTTCCTTCCTCAGACGATTGAGAGATGTCAACTCCCATATCACCCACATCTAAGTATCCACCACCATCGTCATCATCCCCTTTTTCTTCTGGAGCTGTATAGCCGACAACTTGTTCTTTAATAAGAACTTCGCGGATGAGACTTCTAAGCTGTCTAGTGGTAATTTTCATTAGAGCGTATCCTTCGGAAGACCAAGCATCACTTCTGCTGCTTCCATTGCTTCATCACCGATAGCAAAAATTTCATCGCTTGATGAGCTCATGCCAAGGGTATTCTCTAGATAATTGTGAATTTCATTTTCAACTTCTGCACCGCGAACGTTCGGGTCATGGCCTAAAATATTTAAGGCCGCCTCGGCTGCCTTGATCGATTCAGGACTGTAATTTGCCCACAAATTGTACATGGTTTCTTTGAGAATTCTTCTAATCTGATTTTTTGTAATCTTCATTTTACCCTGAAAATCCTTCCCACTCACCATAATAACGTACATTTGACGCTCGAGCTCTTCGGTCTCTGTCCCATTTCTGATGAGCTTTATCCTCAGCTCTTTTTTCAATTCGCTTCTGCGAAGAATAACTCATGCCGCTTGTCAAGCCAGTTAGCTCAACAGAAACTTTGTCAGCAAGGCTTCGCACCATATTTGTCCGAGCCTTCTCACTCATCTCTTTCATAGTAGGTACCGCCTCAGCCAATTCATCGATTAGAATCTCTGTCCACTCAATAAGCTGTGGTTTGAAACGAGCGATATCAGATGCTGATGCGCCTTTCCTCTCTTCCAAGATAGACTCTCGAATTATCTGTCTAAGCTGGCGGCGAGTAATTTTCATTATCTATTCCAGTCCATCGCGCTTGTTTTATGACCGCGGTCTGCATCTTCGTCAAATGCCGCGCTGTACAAGGCTTTTAGCTTATGAGTAGAAAGTGCGTTAATTTGACGTGCAATATCTGGCTCATTCTTAGAAACCCATGCCAGAGCTGCGTCTCCTTTCCGCTGGGGGGGGAGATCTGGATCGGCGATGCCCGACTGTTCCCACCCAAATATAAGGGTATCGATAAGCGCATCATCACCAGGATCGTGGATCGCTTCCCTAATAATTCTTCTAAGCTGGCGGCGAGTAATTTTCATTATTTATCCTGTAGTGGTAGCGTATACGCTGTAAACGTCATAGCTTTCCACCGGACCGGCAGACTTCGGAGCGTGCACAGTTGCCATAGCGAGCCCTATTTCTGGATCATCGCTATCTAAAAGTGTTACTGTTCTAAACATGTCTTCTTGAGTCTTTGGTGGTGAACCCTTTGGAACAAATTCAAGCCACGCTCGATCTCGATCAATGATCCTACGACCCTCATACCCATAATTGCGATATGGGATCTGGAAAGACTCCAGCGGCTTAAACCCAACCTGTGGGTTTGACATCTGCTCTTTGATTATTCTTCTTAGCTGTCGCCTTGTGATTTTCATCTGATCCCTGCTAACTTTTGCCACCTTCCCAATTCATTTGCGGCATGGTTTTCTCTTAGGATCTTTGAGAATTGTTTCACACCTACCACCATAACTCTCTGTCGGCCGGTAGATATTTGATAGGTTTCTGCAAGGCTAGCCGACCGTAAAACGCCAGCTACTGCGTCGTCTGTTACACCGAGGTCTTTCATCTTAGGACGCTTTTCGTCGTTTGACCATTTTGACAGGGCTGCCATGATGATATTCTTTGCCTCGTCCTTGCTCATTCCAGCTTTTTCAACAGCACTTAGTACATCATTTCCTACAAGGTAAATCACTGTGTACTTGTCTACCCCGCGGGGGCGCTTGTTTCCTGCACCCTTAATGTTCTTCCTGATATCACCGATTGAGGCAACTTCTCCAGCTGTTGTGTACCCACCTGTCACTGACTTTTTGCGAGTGGTTTCACCTGTCTTCTTGTTCTTTCGGGTCCTGGTGTAGGTTGCTTTGTACTGATCTCCCTGAGGTCCACTGGAAATTTGCGTTAACTCTTTCTCTAGCTCGGGAGTATCAACGAACACGCCGTCGGCTCTTAGGCTGGCTAGAATATCGTCATATCGCTTGTAGCGATCAGCAAACTTTGGTGCATCCTTATCACCGGATTTCTTCGCATCAGAAGCATATTTCCTATACGTTACCTTCTTTAAGATTCTCCATACCTCTGCACCATCCTTTACAGTGAATACGCAGACTGCATGCTCTCCCTTTGCAATATTGTCAGGAACAACTGGAACGGGAGGCTTAACTGGTTTCGTCTTTTTTGCTTTTCTGTTGTCAACAACTTTTACATTTACCGTCGGATCGTCCAGATCTAAATCAGGTAACTTAGCATTAATTCCTTTAATGACATCTGGAATTTCGTCGATGTCCGCTACTTTCGGCGCGGGATCAGTTAAAGCAACGCTTGGTAACATAAAACTCAATTTTCCGCCTGTCTTCTCTAAGTCAGGGTCACCCTCAAGACCAGCCATGGCCACCACCGTCGCTTCGTCCATGGGGTCATACAGGGCATTTACGAGGCTATACTTGTTGTATCTGCGACCTTCGACTACCTCACCCTCTTCGGGGTTGGTAAGCACAACCTGGACCGTTACATCTTCCTGGGGAGGTAGGTCCACCGGTTTTGGTTCGACCAAATTCAGCGTAGCTAACAAATCGTTCAATACTCCCATTCGAGATTTTTTCTTGGCCCGCTGTCGGATCGCAGCTAACGATGCACCGGCGACAACAGCACCAAGACCAATACCGGCTAAAATAGGTCCTGCAGCTGTCATTGTGGCTACTGCCGCCGCGGCGCCACCGCCGCCGGCAGACTTTACACCACCCTTAACAACCTCTTTAACAACTTTCTTTGCAACACCCTGTGCTATCTTCTCACCAGGGTGGACTGCAAAAATTGTACCACCTGTGCCAGACATTTCTGTTGCCTGTTTGAAGAATTCTCCGATGGGCATTGACTTGCCACTATCTGCTAAACCCTTTAGCGCGGTGTATGCAGCACCAGGATCACCTGCACCCTCTGTAAAAGATGCTATATTTTTTAGGCCCTTGTCAAGATCACCCCCGCCGAGCTTTTCAGCAACTTTAAGAAAATTATCTGATGATGCATTCGGACCGAGATCGGGAGCACCTTCAACGGCTCTTTCGAAAAACTGTGTCAGTCCTTCTCCGCTTTTTAAGTCACCCGAAAACTGAAAGGGAGGTGCGGCCTTGATTTCATCTACAATCTTTGGGCCTGTAGGTTTCTCTAGACCTAGAATCCGTAAAATAAGATCCTGGAACCAGGGCATTTGTGACATCCACCCCAGCGCGGCAAGCGAAACACCAAGTCCAGCAATAATCACAGGCGCCTTCATAGAAGACATACGCTTAAATGTGGGGGAATCTTGACCCCGCATAATCTTTTCGTATTCCTCTTCTGGGTCTAACTGCGCTTCACCCTCTTCTGCTTCTTGAAGTAATCTTTCGTAACGGGTGTAGGCTTCTCGAGCTGGCAATGCTTTTTCGTCTGCTATAGCCTCGCCTGTTCCTCCGAAAGAAACGTACATCCCACCTTTTTCTCGTTCAACATCAGCGATATATTTGTTGACAATAATCCGCAATTGCTCGATTATCTCGTTGGCTACTTCAACAGGGAGATACCCCTCAGCACCTGCATCTTTGTCTGTCGCGTCGACAACGGTGTCGTAAACGGAAGCGATTGTATTAACACCAGACTGGAACACATTTGAATGCTTGTTGTACGGAAAAGTAAGGTCGTTCTTTCCAGAACCGAGACCTGATTCAAGCTCTCTGGCTTCCTCGTCAATTGCTTTCACAAGGTCTTTGACTACTTGGTTTCCTTCTTTTTCTGCAACTTTTTGAAATATCTTTTGTGCCTGGTCCCACCCCGCGGGCTCTTTCTTTAGTTTAACTTTCTTTAAAACTTTATCAACGCCACCCGCAAAGTTTCCAATTCCAGACTGGACAGCATCCCAAAATCCCTCGCGTAGTACCTCGGCTTCTTCGTCAGTTAACTCATAATATTCTTGAATTTCCCTGACGGTCCCCTCAACAATTCTACTCTTTAGATCCAGACCACAGGAAACCAGAAGGCGACTTTCAGGTAGAATGAACTCATTTAATTGGATCAGCTCTAATTGAAGAGCTAACGCATCGAACTGGGGATTACCTGAAGCTTCGAACAAAAGACGTAAGCTTTTCTTCTCCTTAGCTAATTCAAATAATATTGTTTCCCGCTCTTCCTGCAGACGCCGCGTAAGCGCCGCACCGTAAAATTGCGTTTTCATTTTGGTGTCTTCCTTAACCCTAGCGCGTCTAACAATGAATATGACTCTGTAACGTTATCCCATTGCTCGGATCCGCCGACGTACATTCCTGGTCCCGGAGGCATCTTCCACGGTTCTTTGGGTCCTCGTTTTGTGTATTCCCAATCGATAGCATGCATCGGAAAAACAAGATCTTCGTGGTTCCCAAGACCTGGAGCAGCTTCATACTCTCCAACAAATCCAGGCCCGGTTGCACCAGCGACCCAATCCCAGTCAGACGGTGGGTCTGTTTTCGCAGGTACAGTTGTACCGTGGAGATCTTCGACGTTGCCAAGTTCTGTGACTGTTATCGGTGGCCAATCGCTACCAAACTTATGTAGGTCAGCATCACCGTATGCCTCAGGTGTAAGATACACGACATCTCCAATCTCCAGACCTGTTGTCCCTGCAGGTGGGTGCTCTGAAACTTGCATCCCTTTTTCCCTACCCGTTACGATTGAACCAAGCTCTTCCTTGATGATCTGTCTGAGGCGCTGTCGTGTAACCTTCATTTGTATTATAACCCTTGAGAGCCGGCTGTGTAACCTATAGCGAAGGCATCTTCACCAGGAAGCTCACCGACATCGCCTGTAAAGTCAAGTTCAACAGATTCTGCAACAAGACCAGCTTGTGCCTCCAGCATCTCCTGGAGGGCTTCGGCCTGTGCGACCATTGCTTCCATTATCTGAGCTTGAGCAGCTACTGGACCGGTACAATCCGGGCATAGATGAGCAGCATTCTGGACTGACTCAACAACTTGTTCGAGGGCCCTACTTGCTAGTTCCATTTCAACAACTAGCTCACCGTCAGCAGAGGTTGTCTCTGCCATCAACCCAGAATCAGACTCAACGGGTTCTGGACTAATTTCAACGACGTCAGCGGAGTGACCCATGTCCATATCACCAGGACACTCATCCATCATTTTTCGTTTTTCTTCTCTAATAATTCTTTTGAGCTGTCTCTTTGTAATTTTCATTTTACCATCTAAATCCTTTATCTTCCAGCCACGAAGCAGCTACCCTTCTACCTTCGGTATCTGCGGCACCGTGCTCTTCAAATTTTATCTGCACAGGATAGACATATTTAACAAAAGCATCTCGCGCCTCGTAGAACTCTCCTTTCTCAAGGGCTTCTTCAGCCTTCATCAACCCATCGTTCATCTCTATAGCAGCGGCGATCCAGCCTTCAGCTTCGTCCATGGTTTCTGGTGGATACAACTTCCAATCGGCAGGGCCAGGATAACCAGAACTGCCAGAGCTGCCGTCAGGACTGAAACCGCTGATCTCCGGCCGGGCGGCTCGGATTATGGAATTCTTTGAAAAGTCACCGTGTTCAGACTCTGCAGCTACTTCTCTAATAATTTTTCTTAATTGTCTTTTGGACATCTTCATTTTATTCTCCAGCTTTTTCTAATCGTGCTTTGAGCGCACGTAATCTATTCATTACCCATGAGCCAGTGCTGGAAATCTTACCCCAACACCAACCTACCGCTCCTCGAATGGAACCGTTAATGATATTCCAACCATCACTTGCTACTTCTACAACCTGATCCCAGGCGAGGTCTAAAACATCGAGCACCAATTTCAAAGGTGCACTTAAGACGCGTAATACCGGATGACGATCTCGGCGAAGAAGCAACCACGCTAGCGTGACACCAACCACCAACCCCTCAAGACGAGGAGCGTCGGTATGAAGATGTAGCAAAACATCACCAACTAAAACCGATACCGTAACCACTAGTCCCCAAAGAGACGCAACAAGTCCTGCTACTAAATTCCAGCACGCTTGTAATAGTTCTAACATAACATTATTCTCCTAAATAAAGTCTTTAGCCTCTGAAGTGCCGGGTTCCCCACTCTGCTGCGACGGCAGCTAGATCGTATTCGTCAGCGTCGGGAGGTAGGTCAAGCACGAGACCTTCTAATTCTTTATCTGCACCCACGGGAGGATCATCAACCCATAGCGCGTCCATAATAGCATTGGCGACTATGCGACCATCACCGGTCGCGAGTCCGTCCATAGCTGTATCGATGAACGGCGTCCCTGTGCGAGCGCTTTTTCCCTTCGTCAATGCATTAAAAACATAATCCGGAGTCATCGGTTCACGGGCCTCATTAATGGCTTCTTTAATAATCTTTCTAAGGTGTCTTTTTGTTATTTTCATTCTAGCATTCCCTCGAGGACTTAAGCGTGTACACACACCACAACCTGAAGCAGGTGATCTGGTTACTAAATATTGCTTCTGGCTGGAACTGTCCTCAATTACAGCCTTCAAAATGTCGACTCTCTCACAAAGCTCTATCTTTGCAACTAAATAGTCACCCCAGCATATTAATATTATTGCTGTAAACCTAAAAAAAGAGCTAACTGCCCTTTATATTAATCGGTCAGCAATGAGTCTAAATGATGCCACATTTCTTTTAGCTCATCCTGCACTCGCAGGGCTTTCAAAAAACCTGGATGCTCTGTCTTGTAGCATGTCAGATAACGTTGCGCGTGCTGCTTATGGGAAAAACGGACGTTTGCGATTCGATCAGCTACCTTCACTGTTGTTGCACCAGGAATTGTAGGGAGCATGCGGTACGGCTTCGCTTTCTTTTCTGCTCTCGTCTTTCCCGGACCGTCGGTCAATGCATCAACTAGTACACCGACCCGATCACCAAATTCTGTCTTAACCTTAGTTATAGTAACTGATGTATCTTCAACTACGTCGTGAAGCCATGCAGCAGCAAGAAGATCTGCGTCCTTCACGCCGAATTCTTTCAAAACATTCACAACATCTCTAAGGTGGTGCCAAAAAGGTCTCGGACCATGAACTTGACCCTTGTGGTGTTCCAATGCAAATTGTTTAGCTCGTTCTACTATGTTACTCAAACTAACCCCTCACTTAACATATTGTAATAATAGACTGTTACGTTTACACACTATAAGCATCCTGTCTTGTAAGCTCTGTCATATAATTCTGTCACGTAAGAACGTAATCCGTTTTCACGGCTTAACCACAGCTCAAATATTTCGTGGTACTGCTCTTTTGTGAGCTCCCCCGCTTTACGACTATGGATAGCGACTGCGATCTCTTGATTTAATTCTTCTCTAAAATCTTGGATGATAAGAATTTCTTCGAGCAGTGGGGTGCACCTTTCAGCGGTGCGTCTACTCGGGCCTGTGTGCGCGCATGCGCACAAGGTTAATAAAAAAAGGAGCCCGCCAACCTTATTCATTCCAATGTATTAAGTATCATCCCACACTTTTTTGTTGAGCTCAAAGAGCGTCTCCCAGAGTATTTCAAATGTTCTACCGTTGAGTAGCACAACTGCAGTGTATCCGACATAGGGATTTTTTGTTGGTACGGAAAGCAGCACAGCACATTTTATTGTGTCGTCGATGGGATCCCTTATGTTGACTAAATCACCGACGTTCATCTGTCCTTTCGAGAACAGTTGCTACGAGATGTATACGTTCTTCTTCTCCGCCGTTTAAGGCTGTGTGGTACTTCGTTGTGTCCATAAAATATGCAGACCCATCTGCCTTCATATGAGTTGCGAAATTATTAACGATCATCATGCTTCCTGGGTTTGTTATAATCGGAATGTGAATTCTCGGTTCAGGATCGCGGTGATAGCTTAAACATTTTCTTGAGCCCAATCGCAATATTCGAACACGTCCCATCACAAAACGTCTAGACATATCATCATAAACTTTTCTGAAGTAGGTGTCTTCTAAAAGCTCTTCGAATTTGCTATATTTCGTTTCATCAACGTACTTTTCGACTTGCACTTCTTTATAGTCTTTATTGTTCATCCAAAATATTCCACGAGGATTACTGGATGAGCCATCAACTCGTTTTGTGATGCTTATACAATTAACCACACCGCTAGAAAATCCGATTCGATCCTCCGCAATGTGGTAAGCTTCAACCATTTTTTCTTGATCAAATCTAAAGTCTAATTTATAAATGTCATTATTTTCTTTAGAGAATATCCTGTTCATTAAGCACCTCAAGCTCTAGATCACGGAACCAACTAGACCACCCCTCAAAAATTACTTCATATTCGCAGAAACCATCATACATCTCTTGGCAATCAATGATAAGACCGACCCTCGTTTCTTTCTTTTTTTGGAGCGTATCTAAACCGAAAAACCGATGCACATTAATATCAACATGATCTCTTACCTTGACAATATCTCCTACCCTCATTGCAGAATTCTTTCCTTCTGCCAACGGATAAAATAACGTATTGGCTCCCACACCTTAGGGCTCAGTCCCAGCTCGGCAACAAAATCCTGAAGAGCGCTTAATTGTTTTTTCTCTGCTAGCTCGAATAAGTCTTTTGGGTCTAGACCGATGGCTTCAAAATCTTCACGCAGTTCTTTTAATCCATGAAGCTCGAGCATAAACACTCTCATCTGCCACATGATAAGAGAGATAAGCTGCGGCGTGGATAGATCTTTCACGACTGACGGGAGATGGTAGACGCCCAATGCAACATGCCGAGCCTCGTCCCTCTCAAAGTACTCAAGCAGCTCAGCCAATATTGGTTCAGGTGAAGTACGTCGGACCTCTTGAAAGATGGTTAGAGCCACCGGTTCAACCATTAATTGCATACCGAGGAGCTTCTTCGATAAATTTTTAGTAGAGACTACCATCCTCAATGCTTCGCGAACGGGATGAGGTACGGGACGGGGAACGTAGTCAGTCAACTCCAAATAGTCTCGCATCACGTAAAAGTGGCGCGCCTCGTCATGCGCTTGACTGGTCGCAGCCATTCTCGCTTCAACTTCTTCTACGCTATCTGCCAATTGAAGAGATATTTTCCAGGCCGCGGCCTCACCGGCAAGAATGACTGCAAAAATATTCTGCAAGGCGCGCTTCTTTCCTGGTGGTAGCTCGTGGGGGGCACCGTGTTTTTCGACAAGTTCTCGTAGCACAACTCGGCCGTCCCAGATTTTTTCTTGTCCTCTGTGATAAATGTTTTCAAGCGTCTCTGTCGCTTTATCTTTCATTTTATTTCTTATGTGGTTACCAATCGATAGGGTCATTTGCAATGTCATTTGCCGGATACCCAATTCCCTCAAAATTCGTATTGCCCTTCTTTAACTCTCTGAGCTCGGCATCTCGAGCTGCTTCATACCTTGGGTGGACTTGCTCTTCTTCAAAGCACTCCATACAGATAAGAGATATATCAAACATAGACATAATATGTACGTCACTTTCTCTATCACACCGCTGGCAGCTACCAGCCCATTCTTTAATTTTTTGTTTCAACTTGAACCCGCTTTAAATATTCTCTTATTCTATTTACACGTGGTTTATCTAGAGATTCATCAAGAGAGATGTATCCTCGTAGCCAATGGATAAATTCACGCTCTGTCATTTAACACTCTCTTTGTCTAGACGAACATCACGCGGAAGAGCGAACATCTTGACATGTCTATCTTCACAGTACATTCCCCAGCTACTTTCTATGAGGGGATGGCCGTACGGCACCGCATAAAAAGATGTACTAGTCCACCAGCTTTCGTTAGGAGAGTATGTACACCTGATTTTTAGAACTTCACCGCTAGACATTGTACCCCAGTAGAAACTCTCGCATCCTGCTTGTTCGATGTTGAGTACTGTGCCGTCGACACAAGGACTCTCTGATAGAGAAAGATACTTGGTTTTGAACAGCTTGTTAGGGCCGCAGCTAAGCAATAAAACTAGTAAAGAGAATCTAATCATTTCTTATCCGCTTTCGTGACACAGGCCTTCTTCGATCATTTCCATAGCAGCTCTTCCAAACCAGCCTTGCAGTCGCCAGCATAGACCAGTATCAATTAAGTATTGCCACGCTTCGATAATCTTCTTGTTATCGTCACACTCAATAAATCCTTCTGCAATTCCAACTGCTTCGTATTCACTCATTTAATCACCTCTAACGCTAGCCAGTTGACAGGTACCACTTCTCCATTTACAAGTACATCTACGAAAGATGAATTCATGCCGTGACGAAGCTCGTTCACTACAACACCAATGACTGTCCCATGGACTCGCACGTTTTTCCAGCGCACCGTGTCACCTACCTTCATTAAGCACCCCCAATTCATCTTGGCATACTTTAGAAACGTAACCGTCATCCCACAAAACTTCGATAAGAGGTGGGTACTCCACATCTTTAATCACACGAATTATGAGCCCCGTGACGTCTGTGTGCCAGGTTGCCTCCTCACCCCACGGATCTTGAGCAAGACCGACCACTATATCACCGACTTTCATCGATTACGTCCAAAGAATTCTCTGCCATATTCTCGATTAGCTTTCCATTCGACCACAGCACAGTAACAGAGCGTCCGAGCCACTCTGCCCACTTGGCATATTTTTCAGGGAACTCGTGTCGGCGGTCAGAGACCTCAACAACCACGCCAACTTGATCAGGACGCTTCGGTACTTTACTGCCTCTAAACTCGATGAGCTTGAAGTTTTGTCTAACTGTATCGCCAATTTTCATCACACCACCCGTATTTGTTCTGGATACTCTTCTTCACAAGGGAAATCTTCCCCCCAAAATACCAGCACCATCCCACGAGAGTATCCCAGCACGAGGCCAATTCTTATCCACTGCTCCACCACCGCGTTTGTCAACATCACTGAGTCACCAACCTTCATTTGCTAGCCTCAAGTTGTCTAGACGTATGAGAGTAATTCCTGTGTCGAACAATACTCTTGCTGATCTGCAATGCTCTCCGCCATGTACCAAGATGATAATCCCCACCTTTCCACCAATTTCCTCTAGCCATGAATCTGCTTTTACAATATCACCCGCGTACATTAACCATCTCCAGTTCATATTTGTGAAACCACTTTTTCTTCAATCCAGCATGCGGAAAAAAAACAAGCAATGATGTAGGTGTTCGATAATCGGGTTGGGCTGTTCTTGGATGGTGTACCTCTAGAACCACACCGATATCGTCATGTGACGAGAACATGTCTGCATGGGACTCCTTAGGCCGTACTAGATCACCCACTATCATTAGCCCTCCATTCATCCCAAACTGATTCGAATGTAAGATGTGCAGCGGTCAACACTACATGAAGAAGTACAGTAACCCATGTAGCGGCTTTCATATTTCCTGTCGCAGCTAATAGCACAAAGAGAGTAATGACGATAGAGATTAATCTCCACACGATTACTTTTTCCAGCTTGTTCATTGGCAGCACTCCTTTTCAACTTGGTTAATCCTCCACAAACAATTCACTTCGTCTTGTATGATTGTCTGGTTTAGAACAACCACTGCTGTCTCCAGCTCTGTGTTTCGTTCAAGCAGCTCAGCGCATGCTTCATCGACATCTTCAATATTGTTAATATACGTCTGGTGGTCTCTACTCATCTTCGATATTCTCTCGTTACATCGGAAATCGCGCTGCTCTATCTCTGAGTCATGGCGATGTGACATAAAGACAGAAGCGAATACGGCTCCAAGAAAAAGTCCAATCAGGAAATTGCTAACTTTCATTAACACACCTTCTTACTGTACTTGCCAGAGACTCTAGCGCTTCTTCATCTTTCATCCGATGGTCGGTACCTGTTTCAACTAAGGTGGCATCGTATACTTCTACAAGACGCTTACTGTCTTCGAACCTGATAATCGTATCATCTCTAGAATGGAGGACCACAGTGTCGCTAGCTAGCTTCTTCCCCGCCGTCTGGCGATAGTGAGACCAGGCGGGAGCGATCAATACGAGACGCGCATGCGTCTCGAGGCACATGGCAATTGCACCCCCGCGGCTCGAGCCCACAATGATATCGGGCGATTGGGTATCAACAACCTCTTGAGCAGTTGCAACAGACTCTTCGAACGAGTGCTTTGTCAATAGGGGGTTAAAAATAGTGTATCCGTCTCGCTCGAGCCGACTAACCTTTTCGCCACCGGGCTTCGATTCCTTTCCGTGCAGGAACAAAATCTTTGTCATAATATCACTTATCTTCCTTGCTCACCAAGTCAACGACACGTACGGTCTTGGTGAGAAAATCTGCTCGAGCTGACATGTCTTCGCTACATCCAACTCCGTGCCAGAGAATATTGTAAAAACAGAAATCAGTACCGACAGAAGCGTTACTGACCCACTCACCGGAGATGACAGTACCCATAGCACCGAGCAGGGGTCGACTCTCTTCATTTCTACGGATGTCGTGCTGAAATGTTGGGAGGTATCTGACTAGTGCACCGATCATGTCGGTCTTCCACGGAACGATCTTCTTCCCCGTCAGCATGATCTTCCACCGCTCACGCTCCGCGAATTTTACCATGGAGTCATGTGGGTTGATGTATCGAGGGATGTCTTCATCCCTGACAGGATACAGCTTATGTGCACTCATGATCTGTCTTCCAAATAATAGAACTTGCGTCCGATAGCGTAAAAGATACGAGCGACGAAGTCGCCGAGGCGCTGACGGATGGGGCGAGGAAGCTCCTCCCCCGTGGCGATCCAGTGGGTTTCCCATGCATGGTCAGTCGATATATCCCACAAGCGAAATGCGAATTCGCAAAAGAGCCAACCAAACCAACCGAAGATCTTCTTCATTAATTCTTCTCTTACCCGCCTTGGGCGGGAGAGCGACTTGGAGTTTCGAAAAGATTGAACCACCCGGGTGCATCGCGGCTACGCCGCTCGAGGTGCACGAGATTCTGGCCCAGCGGTTCGAGCAGATCTCGGTGCACACGATCGTAATCCTTTGAGCGTAGCAGCCTATCAGCCGGGACGCATAGCGACCCCGCGCCAAAGTACTCGACTCCAAAGTCGATACATTGGTCGCGATCTAGATAAACAATATTTCCATCAGACATATTCTCTCCTCATTAGTACCGGACACCCCAGCGCCGGCGACGTTTTCTATAGTTCCAAGCCACAGAGTCCCGATCCTTTTCTTCATCGGTCTTCCAGCAGATTTCAGCGCAGACTTGCTTCCCATTCTTCGTAACGAACTTAGGAGCATTGCAGCTATGACAACGAACTCCCGTCTTGCAGCTACGCCAGGCGTCACGCATACGTGTCACCATGCGATCTACAATGTCCTCGATATCTCCCGTACGGTTCACCCTCTTATCGCTTGTCAGGCCCCTCGTCTCTCCGTCCTTGGTCACATATACCGCCGACACCCGGATAGCATCAGACCCCGCGAGACGTACCTCGTAGGGCATTGTATCACCATCCCCGATGACAGTCGTGTATACCATCACCTTGAGCCCGGTCGTCGGGTCACCGACCACTCGTGAGAAGATCTTCTCCGCTCGCTCGGGTTTGACGAGCTTACGCTTCGGTGGCTCCAATTCAAAGCCGGCCTCCTCTAGCCTCCCAAGGATAGAGAGAGCCAGCAGTTGACGGAGCATTGGTACAGTGGGATCGTAATTCGACATGATGTGTAATGGGTAAAAGGGTAGAGTGTAATGGGTAAAAGGGTAGAGGAGAGATGGGAGCCCGTCCGTACGATGCGGGTATTGGTTATTTAACTGTTCACCAGCCCTCAGAGAGACGCGATACATTAGTTAACTGGCTCGCGAGCTTCGACTTCAACGACGACTGCCGACTCCCATCGACTCTGCTGGGTATCCCCAACAGCTCCTCATAATATTGCGTAAAGGCCACGTGATTGGCACAGGTGCGTGATCGAGAACCGGACATCCCTTGCGGGTCAGACGCTCTCTACTTGCTCGATGGGTCTTATACCATCGTCATCCTAAGCTTTGCCGCTCAATATTGAGCCGGACACGTGGAGCCAAGCCATTTGCTACTTCCTTTACGAGATTCAAAGAACAGAGGGAAGAGGACTATCTACCCCGACCTTCATTTATATTATACCACACGTGGGCTCAGTTTGCACGAAGAAAAACAAAAGTTATCCCTTTGAGATACCGTAGATCTCCGTAGATTTCAAGCGCCGGATCCTGCCATCACCACATAACACGTCGTAGAAATACAGACAGTCAGCAGTATACACGTAGACGTTACTCACGACGATACCTGTGTATAAGGCAGTACCCGATTGATCGTAAGCAGCTCCATCGCTATCATGACACACGACACCAGTAGTTTCCCAATCACTGTTAGGATAAAAATAGATGATATCGCCGCTTAGGTGTATCGGCCCAGCTAAGTGATTGATCGGGATAGGATCTTCGCGCTTCGAAATGATACACCTTCCGGCGTTTAACTATTATCGACATCATCACCTTGCCACTTGGCAACGTATACTGCGAGGTCAGTCATGTGGGACATCTCAGACAGGCTCATTTCGCTCATGCCATCCAGGAGTCTTATGCGCAATTCGTCGACATCGACCTCTACTGTACCATCTTCGGTCTCTACTTTGAAGCTGAGGATCTTGAACATAGGGGTGAACAGAGCATGGGCGGCTTGTCGTTGGCACGATCCCATCAATACCTCAACGGCGTCTTTCGCGCATTTCAAGGCAGGGGAGTAATCCAGCTTGTTCTCTTCCCCGGGCATGGAGCTCTCGCGGGGAGGGTATTGCTTCCCGGTCGACCTCGCGTGCTTGATGGCTGCGATCTTACGCCCATCCTTGATGTGCTCTTTCACTATGGCGAGATCTCTTGGCTTGATGCGGATGTTGTACTTGCTCATGGTATTCCTTATTTTAACGGTCGGTGGTGTCGTGTTCACGGTGGTCTGGGCACATACACTCACAATCTGACTGTGGTGGGATATCATGCGCCTCATTGGCGAAGTAATGCACGATGAGTGCTAGCCCTATGGAGATCAATATCATGAGAGTGCGAGCTTTTATTTCTCTTGGGTGTAGTTGATGTTTCATGATACCGGTGCTGTTTTAGAATTTGCTTCGAGAATTTTTTGTGTGAAATTAGCTTTTGGTTTTCAAATTAGCTCGAAAAAAAAATTTCCCTCGCCTAAGGCAACCCCTACCAGTGGCCTCTGGGTGAGTACAGAGGGGCCTAAATTTGGGGCTCAGATGGGGCCAATTTTGGGGCCCTTGAGGTAGGCCCCTATGGGCCTTGAAATAGGGGCCTCGTATGGGGGGTGAAACATTAATGTTACGGCCCCTTGGTTCACCCCATGTGTAACATAAATGTTACGGTGTTACATGTATCTGTTATTTGTTACACGGATTTGTATCCCTGGACAAAGGGTGGCAACTCCCCGGCGACCATGCCGCCGTGGGAGTCGATACAGAGCTGGACCACGACGGCCGGGACCCAACCGTAGACCGTCTCGGTCGGTCGGCTCGGGTCCTCGGCGTAGGGTTGCAGGTGGATATCGTAGTGACTTGGGAACCCGCACTCGACAGACTCGTAGGGACCGACATCGTTCCTGGGAGAACAGTACGCACCCTCGTGACCCTGTACCGAGACCGTGAATCCGTCTGCACACTCTACCTTCTTACGATGTTGCATTCACTTCTCCTATTGGAGTTATTAGCTCTTTAGATGTTTTTGTTTTTAGCCGCGTGCGTTTCGAATGACACGACCGTTAGGATGACGCTTGACCCGCGGCCGGATCTCTCCATTGGCCTTACGCTTGAGCATCACACCAATGATTCCAAAGGCGATTGAAAAGCAGACGAAGCTAAAAGCCGCCAGCTGTAGCATAATGAACTCGACTTCCGTGGTAGACATGTAGTCTCCTGATTTTAAGCGGCGACCCTGCTGGCCGGCCACTTCATGTGGATGATGGTGTCCTTCTTGTACTTGTTCATCCAGTCTTGGACTGCACCGTCAGGGGTGATGATCCATGCCCGGGGCAACTTGCTGGGACCGGGGTCGCTAGCGTAACCATCCGTCAGGATGACGTAACCGTCGAACTCCTTCCGCCGATCGTTTGCGTGCTTGGAAGGAGCGATGAAGCAAGTACCTCCACCCCGAGTCCGGTGCGGCGGCTGTGTCCGACCCTTCTTCCAGACTGTCTTGGAGGCCTCATCAATCTCAGTGTCAAAGTGGAAGCAAGTGAACTCAGTCTTCTTAGCCAGACCGGACAACTCACCGAAGAGCAGCGTAAGCTCCTCATCTCCAACCGACCCACTCTGATCGATGTAGGTGGCTACCGAAGAAGTGTACCCTCGCTTCGCGCCAGGAGTGATGGGACCGTAAGCGGAGTGGATGGTCGACCAGCTGGTAGACCGGTTGGCCCGACGGCTGTAGCCGAGGAACCGATCCAGCACCTTCTGCCAGGGAAGTTCACTGATGAGGGCTTCCCGAATCTTCTTCCGAAGTTCCGCGGGGACGTTACCCCAGCCACCCTTAGCATCACACTCCCGAGCAGCATCGCCGGCGGCCTGCTTGATCTTGGCCTTCACGAACTCACGCTCTTCGTCCGTCATCTCTCCCCACCCACCGTGGTCATCGAGAGTACCGGGCATCTGAGGAGTTCCGTTTCCGGGACCACCACCCTGACCGGGCTGACCCTCTCCAGGCTGACCTTCGCCGCCACCATCACCTTCACAATCGTTCTTATCGGGGTTAGGATCCTGGATGGAGTCAGCGACGTCCTTGTCTTCCATCAACCGTGCGAAGTACCATTCCCCTGCCATGTGCAGCGGGAAGGATTCGATCTTAGCGGAGACCAGTTCATACCGACGGACGGCTTCCTCTCCCATTTTTTCCTTATCTTCCGCGGTGAGGGCCTTGAACCCGCGACCTGGGAGGAGACAGAACTCGGGGAGCTCATCGGCCAGGTGGCTGTTGATAGCCAGGTCGGTAGCGTAGTTCCAGATGATGTGAGGAGTGAACTTACGAGTTGTGGTGTGCTCGAAGACCAGGTGGAGCATTTCGTGCTTCATGACTCCACGTACGTGCTTGGCCCGGAGACCAGCCATGAACCGTGGGTTCCACCAGAGCTTAAGATCACCATCTTGGCAGAGAACACCGGCGGTTGAGACCTGCTCGGTGCGAATCTTCGAGACCTTCCGAAGGACCTTTCCGTAGAAGGGCTCTTCGAGCATCATCGCTACGATGTGTGGCTTAAGAGTGAATGCGGCGGCAGTTGCCTTATCAGCGTGGGTTACCGTGCCGATGTCGCGTCCAGCTTCTGGGGTATTTGATTTAGCGGCCATATCCATTCCTACCTTCAATTATATTGTACCACATGTTGAGCACAATTGCACGAAGTGTTAGATTTAATTACTCTTTTCTGAGGAAATATTAGTGATCAATCCCAGCGTTTGTAGAGCTGCTGTTGTGGTGGCATGCACCGCTAGCAATTTCTCTTTATACCCGTGCTGGACATACCCATCATTCCTGAAGTCTCGTGCTTCTATAAGCCATCGTTGGACAGCTTGTATGACTTCAGTATCTGTGGGTTGATTCGTCATATCTTTCCTGGGTGATAAAAGATGGCGCCGGGGGGTCACCCACCCCCCGACACCGGGGACGTCATTCCCCTTTAGTCCTTCGACACTGCCCGTGCATCGTTGACCAGGGAGACTACTTCCATTCCAATCAACTTGTTGAGGGGGAGCAGGTTCGCCATGTTGTTGGCTCTCTGCACTGCCGTGAAGGTTGCAATCAGGAACTCACCACCGAGTTCGGTTGCGAACGCCGCGATCCTCTTGACCTCTGCCTTCTTCCACTTGTTCTCAGCAGCGTGAGTGCTGATCTTGTCGATGAGGGCAGTCTTCTGAGAAGCGGGGAGCTCCTTGACATCTTCTGCCGTGACCTTACCGGCCAGGACATCCTCTGCGGTAATGTTACGTTCGTAGTTCTTGAGGAAGTCAACGAAGGAGATCGCAGCTTCCGTACCTACGAAGCCCATGGTCAGAGGGTAGGTAGTCGAGCTAACCTCGAATCCAGCCATCTTTGCAGGCTCCAATCCGGCCGAGACCAGAGTGTCGCTGAGACGGTGCCAGGAGGCGGGAGTAGGAACGACCGTTCCAGATTCCACATCGGCGGGGTCGACTCTCCAGTGCTCGGGGTTCTGCTGGATGAACTCCACCAGGACCTTATCGAGACCGGCTTCGGTTGCCCACTCAATCCAGTCGGCTACGGTAGGCTCGAGGTCACAGACCCAGAAGCGCCGCAAGAGGGCGGGATCCATGTCGTTGACATCGTATTCGTTACCGCAGTTAACTGCCGCGATGATACGCGTTCCGGGGTGGAGCCTCAGAGGTACACCGTCAGCGTCGTTACCGAGCTCTCGGTCCAGGACAATCTGAAAGAAGGCCTGCTGTACCTGCGGCATCGAGCGGTTGAGCTCATCGAGCATCAGGAGAACTGGCTCATCGCAAGCGCGCTTGAACCAAGAGGGAGGACAGAAGGTGGACACCCCACGTTCCTTTGAGGTCTCGAAATCCGGGATTCCGCCGACCTTAGCCTCGTCCATGGTGCTTCCGCGGACATCGAGGAATGGGAGCCCGAGGACATCTGCGACATCCTTGGCTACGTGTGACTTACCGACACCGGTGGGACCGCGCATTAGCGCAGCGATATTGGGTGGAAGGGCTGCGATACATGTTTTGAGAGTTTTGACGTCCATGATTTGTCCTTAGTGGGTGACTATTTGGGGGGAGAAGGACCTCTTCCTTTCCCCACCTTCATTTATATTGTACCATATTATGGGAAGAATTGCACGAAGCTGCAAATAAAATTCACTTTATTTCACCGCCTCCCCGTCCTCATCCACCTGTTCTTCTCCAGCTCACCGACGATGAGATAGTGTTCCTCATCGCAGCGGCCACATACTTTCCTACCAGTTGCCACGATGTTGACGACACTGGTTCGAACCCTGCACATGTCGCAATACGACGTGCTGATGTAATCGTAATTCCTATACGATCTACTTTCTTGACTAGTCTTCTCTGCTGCTACTGACACGGTATCCTCCTTAGTAGAACCGGACTGTATCTGTGTGACTTCCCTTTAGGATGGCGAAGACACTACTGTGAAGTGGCTTGCGGCGTTCTGCTTCTAGCAACGCTTCGTTGTAATCGTTGCCACATGTCGTGATTGTGATCGAATAGCTGACGGTCGCCTCGCTGTATATGACTGTCCAAACCATGATGACTCCTATGAAACCTTTGTAAGCATGCTAAGCGGGATATCCCACCGACTCTTCATTATATCTTCCGTGACGAGAGCCTTCTTACGCTTGACCTTCGTTACAGTACCGGTAGCATTCCCAGCTCGACCGTTCCACTCAACGCGGTCACCGACCTTAAGCAAGTACCTATTATCATTGGACTTTCTCTCATCACGGGATTTACGCTCACGAATCAGAATATTGATTGCTGCACGTAGTTCAGTATTATCCAACGTTTTCGAGAGAGTGTGAAAGACTGCGAGATTATCTGCCATTCGACATTACCTCCATTCCTTATTAAATATGGTGTTAGTTAAGCCTCGATACCAAACAATTCAGACGCAAGTTGCCACTTCAATTCCATCTCCATGTCAATCTCCGCCAATTCTTGCACGCCTGGATCGTCCAAAGATTTCGTCTCAGCCAGCGCAGTGGTTATCCTGACTTGCTGTGTGGCCAGCTCTTGGACTGCCGCGCCATAGACAATACCGGCGCACAACTCATCCACGAATTCATGTGCTTGAGCGAACAGTCCGACGTGGATCTGAGGTGGACCGAGTGTACGTTCTTCTTCCATTATGCTGCCGCCTCGTCATCTTCATCATCATCGATACCGTAGGTAGCTGCCATGTTGACCGAGTAGCTGTACACCAACTCCCTAGCGGCCTTCATCGCTTCCACTTCCTTCTTCAGCTTTTCAATGTTAGCCAGGCTAGCAGCAACCTGACTGTCCATGTCATTGACGAACTTCGAGTTGAGAGTCATCAGCGCGGTCGGACTATCGGCCGGCTTAACGTAGCGAGCTTGATTGTCGTACCCTTTACGAGCGTCCGGGATTCCGGCCACTCCACCCTTGAGGAACATTTCGTACTGCATGAACGCTTGTTCGTCACTGTCACCGTGGACGTGGACCTCAGTGCCGTAGCCGAGGGAGACGCTGTAGATAGCAGTCTTGATATTTTCCTTGACCCACCGCTTCGCTTGGTAGATACGTCCGCTAGCGCGGCGGGACCTACGAGTCAGTGCCGATCCTCCCCCGGGGAACAGCTTCCGATTGCCATCTTGGACTCCCCAAGTTGACCCACGACCGACATCCTCAGGTACTTCGATACGCTCGAGGAGTCGCTTAAGCTCCCACTCGCCGGATTCGATTTCGTAAATCTCGCGAGGGTCCCATCCCCCGGTAGCGGGTGATCCTTCAGCTGTCGCCGGGATTGAAGACTCTTTCAGCACCAGCACAGCACCGACGTTATTGTAATAACCCTCGTGTGGCTCGTAGTCACGTGCGCGGAGCTTAGCTTCTGGTCCGCGTGGGTGGCGCTCAGTTAGATCGAATAGCATCGCCGCTTTGCGGTCTGATACGAGGAGGGCTTTGTAGTCACGGAGTCTCATATACTTCCTAAGTTAGTGGGGGAACCAATCCCTCCATTCAATTATATTGTACCACATTACCACTAGTTTTGCACGCGCTGTGCAAAATATTTTCCTCCGTAAATCGGACCAGGGAAGGGGGAGTGGGTGGTCGGAACTCGGACCCGACCACCCGGGCGATGTTGCGGTCTGACGGTTCGTTTGCGTCACCGCTTTCGCCGACGTTCCACCATTCCCAAACACGGCGATGACATCACCCTTGCGTCCCCCCAACGCGCTGACTTTTTCCGCTTCCACATTCCCCGAGTTTCTACGGCATCTTCTTACCTCTCCCTGATCCAATTCAATAGTAAGAGCGCTCGGCCTTTTGTTCAAAAAAAAGCCGGGGAAAAATCCCCGGCTTTAAATCACGTCGGTAAAAAATTACCCTACGCTGATATCACTCTCGAGAGTCTCGTTGAGGAAACTCTGAAGTACTCGGGCTTCCTTGACAGTCATTGAGAGCTGCGTGGTGGGGGTCGAGTAGTACATACTGTCGTCCGCGTTGGTTGCGATTGTTACGACATTCGCGCCAGCCTTCTTGCTGGTGGAGTTACGTGTGATACCAAAACTAAAGCGCTTGGTGGACTGATTCTTGCTATACGGCATTTATTTTTTCCATCCTTCATGGTTAATGTTGAGGAGCCATCCCCAACGTGGTCCAATAATAAGAGGTTAGCCGATGTTGTTCATGATAATGTTAAAACTTTTTTTTCACTTCCGCCCCCGCGCCGGGTAGACTCAGCGTACGCTCTCGTGGAAAACAGTCGTGAACAGTGAGACGTGTAATGTTACAATAATATACTTGAGAGGAGTTGAGCGTGAGAGATCCACCGAAGTGAGACATAAATGTTACGGAATAGTGTTACAAAAAAATGTAACACCGTAACAAATGATACATAAAAATGTTACAGAATGTGATACAAAAGTGAGACAAAAAAATGTCTCACCCGTACGGGGGCTAAGGAGAGATTTCAATTCTCCCTTTTTTTTATACTCCACGTGGAGAGCGACCGAGGGCACTAGTGCAAAAACTACCCCTGTCGACCCAAGACATATGGTCGTTTAGCCACCTGTCACCGACTCAGAGAGGGCCTTGCATGCCGCTATCTCTTTAGTAACAGAATTCAAGTACGTAGTCGTCGTCGCACGGGTAGGACGGTATATTGTGGGTATTCGACTCTTACCCTCAGAGCCGATATTTTGTAGCGCAGTTACATCGTCTTCAGTACAACACATATCTTCGTATACGAAGTCTATATGGTCTAGATGATGCATAAGATCGTTCCTTACGTAGACCGCATTACCAGTATGACATACTAGCGTATATCCTTTTGCTTCCGCTAGATCGGTCAGTTGTCTCAAATTACCAGAATGTGGATCTGGTCCGGTGGATGTCTCGATAAGAGCAACTTTTGGAAGATGCCGTTCCATAGACTCGAATATGCCATAATCGGATCCGTCGATATCACTAGAGACCAACGCAAGCGAGTCTTCCGTAACATCAAAGGCAGAACGATCCAACATATTGTCGAGCGAATTCTTGTGGTCTTTAACAGGAGACACCGCAGCGTATACAGCCTCCACGTTATCGAAACCTCTTGTCACGGAGACTAGTTCTGTCGCTTTACACAGATCGCTTTCTATCAGTACCGCGTCGAAGTCCTTGTACCTCCATAACAGGTAAGTGTTACTAAGATACACACCATCCCAGGCGCCGAACTCAACAACGATACCTGCCTCGATATGCAAGTCCTTGAACAGCTGGTCTAGGATACCGTCTTCACCGTTCTGGGAGAATCGATTCTTTGCGTATTTTAAATAATGACTCATATATCTTCTCTGTGCAGCGGGTTGTTGAGACGGTCACATCGATTGTCGGCAGTGTCTTTGGAGTAACTGACACCATAGCACACAGGCTCGTCTGTAGCGCAGTACTCGTCCATGAGGAAGACACCGTAGCCTCTCTCTCCTACCTCTCTTACTTCCCACTGCATGTCTCTTTCTTTGACTCTCTTCTTCCTCTTTACTGGCTTCTTCTGCATTGCTCTCTTCCTTTAGGGATTTCTGTTTTTAGCCGCGCGGAGCAGGGCTAGCACATCGCCGTTGTTACTCGCCTTTGCTTGTGCTATCTCTTCGTCAGTCACTCCCCATCGTTTAAGGCCAACCCCGCTTACTCTCACTTGAGAGGGCAGCATCTTCCAGATTGGATTGTCATTCCAATCATTTCCCACATTCCATACAAGAGTGTTCGAATCGTATGGAAGAAATACATTTGGTGTGATATGGTGATGAGCTGCCATTAGCATCTTTAATCCCTCCTGATCAATTCCGTCAGGGCCGTTGAAAATCATGTCCATTGCGCGCACGATACCCTCTTGGATATCTGATTTCATTGTAGGGTTAACATTTTTCATCGCTGTTAAAGTCATGACATGATAGAATAATCCGTCTGGATTAATAAACTCATAATCATTAATCGGTCCATCGAAGTCATATTCAAATAACATCAGTTCAGCATCACATTTTTTTTCGACCAATTCACGTAACTCATCAGTGTAATATGATCTGTAATCTTTCTTCTCGCGCGCGGGTGAAGCATTGATGATAGATTCTTGTAAAATCTCCTGTCTTACCTCCTCCTCTTTACCCCGAAAACGAGAGTGTAGACTCACAATCTTTCCAACAGCAGAATTAAGCATCTCATTTCTTATTATTATGTCGACACCGCACGATCCGTCTACTTGAAACATCGTATGAAAGAAAAACGTTCTAGTATCCGGGTCCACAAAGGGAAAGTCCGGGTCGCAGTATTTTTTGATATACTCGTCAAAAGAACCTATTTTATGAACTACGTTAGCACAATCCATTCCAGCTGGTACCCCGGGGATGCTATATTTTTCTAATGGGTGAAACGTGCCCTGGAAGCCATCTTGATGATATCGACTTACAAGATAATCGAATGGATTCCTACAAATACTGACTTTTGTTACATCATGAAATTCAGGGCTGTGATAGATATCGTTAAGATGTTTCCGGGAGAGGTTTAAACGAGCTCCAGCGTCTCCATACTTCCAGACCTGCGATGCTATATTGTATGCGGTTGGCATAGCAATATAATCGTTTTTTAGATACTTCGGTAGTATCGTGTTCAACCAAGTGCCACCGGTCTTTGATTGGTGTATGTGGATAATCTTTTCAGAGGTTTTCTTGCGGGTTGACTTCTTCTGCATTGCTCTCTTCCTTTAGGGATTTCTGTTATTAGCCACCATCAACATCAGGCAAAATCGTAATACAATTCACGACTGTTCTCAAGAAATGCGTCGGCATCGGTAGGGCCGTCGAAATCGTAAGCATAATCTCGCAATTCTTTTGCGCACTTCTCTGTCACAAGATCCATCAATTCATCAGTATAATAACTACGATAATCTCGGGTCTTTCCCGGAGATGTATTTACTCGCCTATCATGTACTTTCATCTCATCAACAGTGCAATAATCCATTGATACTAAAAATGTGCTTATTGCTTCGTGCAATCGTTCATTCCGCATGATAATATCGATACCACAGCTACCCGATGCGTCGTACATCTGGTAAAACAGGTGTCGTTGTCGGTGCACATGATGCCACTTAAAATCCGGATCGCAATATCTTTTTATGAAGCCATCAAAATCACGAATCCCATGAATCGCATTGATATTGTCCCAACCCATAGGATGATCACCAAGGTCGGCACTAGCTGGAGCACCAGCACAATCCCAGTCATGGCAATAATAGCTGACAAGAAGATCGTAAGGATTTCGACACACGCTGATTTTGGTAGCCGAAAGATATCGTTGCGGATATTTGGCTGGTCCTGTAGGCGCCACAACCAACGTACACGGTATATCATCAACAACCTGTTGTGCCGTACGTCTCCATGACTTAATCCCTTCCAATTGCGCACCAACTGCTACATGATCACGCTCACCAAACGAAAAATAATCTGGAATAACAGCTGCTAGGGTCTCATTCAACCAAGTACCGCCTGTTTTTGGAATGTGTATGTGTATTATTTCTCTTTTATGCATGGCACCTTATAATACTTCTGTTATTAGCCGCGCCGATTTAGTCGTTGGTAACAGTGAGCGTCCCGTTTGGAGTCTTCACTTGAACATCCCACCCAGTAAGAGGCGGACACACATCAAGAAGATTCTCAAGAGTGACTCGGACATCAGCGGTCAAGGTACAGAACCCGCGCTTGTAATCGTACTTCTCGGTAGAATACTCGATAAGATCTAGATCGTAGAAGTTATCGTTCATCGTCTCCGCAAGATAGTCAGAGAACCACCCTTCTCGATCGTAATCATCCAGCAAACCATCATCACGGAGAGAGTCAAGCACGTTCGTTCCGTATGCAGTGGTAACTTCAAGTCCCTTGGTCGCGACGAGCTCTGCAAACTCTGATACCACAGTTGTCTCCGTTAGCGCTGTCTCGACCTCTGACTCGTTATGTACGAAGACATCGGTGCCCTCGCTCAAAGACAGACTGACAACAGAGTCTCCTGGCATATTCATTTCCCGCAGCGTTTCAAAAATTGACATTATCGGTTGCTCCTTTCATTTGTGAACCTTTCTTATTTTAGACTTCGCGGTCGATAAATACACACTTTCTTTCTGTTATTAGCCGCGCCGATTCTTAGTCTTGATCCTGTTGTCTTCTAGCGTTCCGACTATGACGTCAGTGATCGGTAATACAACACCCCAGCTCTTATTCTGGTTCCGCATATGATGGTTCCAGTGCCACCAAAAATATCGTTGTGCGAAAAGCGGATAACGATGAATCAAGTTATGGACGACGATGAACAGGAATGCGTATGTCGTGATGGTGTAGAAGAACACAGGAAGTATCGACAAGAACGGAATATGAAGCAGGACAACGATCGGTAGTCCAATCAGCTCATTGTGAGACACACGGTCATCAAGAAACCCGTTACTTCTAGCTATCGAATGATGCACTCTTAGGTGGAATGCAAAGACGCTTGAACCCGATCGACCAAAACCGTGGAACAAATAACGATGAATGCAATATTCAATTAGATTCGCATATAGGACACCAGCCAGAATAGACATGAAAATAAGCATGCTACACCGTATATCCAAGTGACTCGGCAAAAAGTCGTAACTCGCCAAGAGGCTCGTTGGGTCGAGCTGACCTAATCTGAGATACTTCATCAGGATAAGCATCTATATAAGCACCAACTCGGCCTTGCGTGGCTTCATTGATATGATGACCCTGGATTCCGGTCACTGTATTCTCCCACTTGTGAAAAGCCACAGCATCATCAATATTGGTCGGAATGTCTTTTGATCTTGCTCGATTTGCAGAAAGGCTCACATATTTTAGAATATTCTCTTGTTCAGCGGGCGATCTTACTACTCCCATAAATTCCATGATGTCATTAAGTCGTTTTCTGTCATCACCGAAATAGTCTTCGTATCGTAGCCACAAGACATTTCTTGCCCTTCCTTTGTCTAGCTGCAATTTTCTCTGTGTTCGAACGTGTTGTAGGATCTCATTTACTGCTGTTCGATTAGGATACCATACCACCGCCGGGCTCACCCTTGAAAGAAAAGAAAGGTATGCCTCCACAGGGTTCCGGTATGTATAGATTACAGGATCGCTACCAGAAACATAGTTGTGAGACCTGTGTGGCCAAGGAGAATCCTGTGGGTTCTCTACGCGAGCACTCGGGGCATCAATATTCATTCTATCCTGCCACCAGCTTGGTTCTGGCGGTGACAGTTGTTTAGCCAGTTGCCATGTCATCCGAGATGCCGATCTTGGCATGCCGATGCATATCGGTACAATCATACCGTTATTCTAATAGATCTGTCGAGTTTTTTTACTGGAAAAAGCTTGTGGGACGAACAGACGTGTAGTAGCCGTCGATATCATCAATAATGCGCTGCGCTCGCTCTGCGTCTTGTATGCTCAAGAACTGCTCTGCTAGCTCGAATGGACCGTATACGATCGTTCTTCCTCCGACAATCTCAACAAAGAAGCGTTCATCCCAGCTCACTCCACTTCGCTCTAACACATACGGAGGAGTCTCTAACTCTTCCTTGATGATCTGTAGCAATCGACGATTACTAATTTTCATTTTACCACTCAAATCCTGCTTTTTCAAGCCAGTTACCGGCGACTTCTCGACCTTCGGTGTCTGCCGCGCCAGTATCGCTATATTCAATTTGGACTGGATAGACGATCTTCTGCCATGCATCGCTTGCGTACTGGTATGTGCCTCGATCCAGCGCTGTCTCTGCTTGCCTCAGCGCATCATTCATAGCGATGGCAGCATCGATCCAACGCTCTGCATCTTCTATAGTTTCTGGAGCGTATAATCGCCAATCGGCAGGACCAGGATAGCCATCCATACCGAAGCTACCATCGGCATTGAAGCCAGCAGCTTGGAGCATTGCCTGAACTTCCGGTGTTCGTGCGAACTCCCCGTACTCTAACTCTTCCTTAATAATTCTTCTCAATTGTCTTTTTGTAATTTTCATCTTACTGGCCTCATTCGTCCTGCCCAGTGCTCTAGTCTACGCTCTAGCTCTTCATATGTAGAGTGTCGATTTTCGTCCCACAGCTTCTGATCGCCCATTAAAGGATCATAACATTATTTCAGAAGTGTGTCAAGCGGGATTATCATCACCAACACCAAGAAGCATTACGGCTAGGTATTTAGATTCGTGATAATCGATGATA